TCTAGCCCATTGTCTAAACAATATTTAGTTATTTCGGGGTACCTATCTTCTTTGCATGCGGTAAAGATTACCACATATGCACCAGTTTGTTTTGCGGTATTTAAAATTTCAAACACACGTTTAAAGTCTTGGTTTTGCATCTTCCATGGGGAGATGGTATCATCATAATCACAAGCTATGATTATTTTACCATGTAATTTCCATTCTTCTTCCAATCTTTCAAGATATGGAATTGACTCAGGATTCTTGTCAAAATATTCTTTCATTGTGCTCATGCTTAACGCTTATCAAAATAGGTGGTGAATAATGCTAAAAGCGCAATACATACGCAAATGCCGATTACGATGATCCCCACAACTTGGGCTACTGGGTGTAAATTTTCCATATTAAAATACGTTTTGTTGTTTTACTAATGAATGAATTGTTTTGTGTCTTGAGAACGTATCCACAATGGTCCCGTCTCGAACATCTTTAACACTATTTGTACAATAGATACCGTCAAAGTGTTGTACTAAGAAATCAAAACCAAAACTGAAGATACCGTGAGTTACAATCAGGTAATTCTTACCGTAATGTTCACGTTTAACGGAACTTGATAGTTTTCTAACCTCATCAACCGCCTTAGCTATCTCAATGAATGTTCTACCCCCATCGCAAATGTCATCAATGATGAACACATCTTTATCAGCGTCATTTACTGACATAGGTACATTGGTGTAATCGATCTTACCTGTTTCAAGGTCACGATGTTTAGATGCGATGATAACCTCGTTTCTGTATTTAACCGCTTCAGCAACATGAAACACTTTTTTCAACGCACCAGCATCTGGAGAGATGAATCGAACATTTTCAAAATTCTCTGCACTCCAAGTTTCAAAACCTTTTGATAAGAAGTAATCTACCAAAGCAAATGAAACAAGATCGATGTTATCTTCTTTTTCGAAGTTATTAATACACGCTTCAAGTACATCCGAATGCGGATCAAGAATTGTTACTTTACTGTAACCTTGCGAGTTAATGATTGGTGCGATCACTGTCTTAACATAATTGATCCCACCTTCCATAAACTTACGGTCACTTCTGGCACCAATACAATATGGGATGTAAAGTTCGATGTTTTTAACACCAACTTCTTTCAATGCTTGTGTTGCACAGATGATAAGTTCAAGGTCACTAAAAGTGTTCAGCCTTGATTTAATCATGATACCATGTTGCTTATCAGACTCTCTAAGTGATCCGAATGTGTTGTACCCATTTTCAATCAATCTTATCGATTGTTGACCATCAGGGAAACGACTAAGTTCATATTTGAATGTAAATATGTCGTTGGGGTTTACCAAGTTTAATGTTTCTGCCATGATTATTCTTCGTCTTTATTTATTTCGTCTTGTTGTTTTCTGATTTCACGGTCATGTCTATATGCCATGATGCCAACCGCTGTTACTATTACAAGTAAGGTTGAGACTGCTACGATTACGTCCATATTTTATAATTAATTTTTATTCTTCTTCATCAGTAAATTCATACCCATCCTCATCATAGTCATATTCCGCACAAGGATAAGGCCTACCTCTTTCATCCAAGTATTGCCAATATCCATCATCTTCCTTGGTAATTTTGTCAACATGTTCATCCCCAGGATGTTCCAACATGTTCATCCCCAGGATGTTCAACCCAAGCCCAATCAACACCTTCAACACCTTCGGGTAAATCTATAGGTAATCCCTCTTGTTCTTTACCGTAACGCCAATTGCATGAACACCCGATTTTATTATCGGGTTCCATCACGCAATCATCACAATGAAATGGGTTTGCATTACCAGCGTAACCTGGCATATACATCCAAACGGCTTTTTTACCGCAATCACATTTGTGGTACTTCCCCATTATTTTAAGTCTTTTAGTTTCATCAATACCTCAACCAATGTTACAGTATCTTTTTCACAGTAGTCTGTAATACCATCAATATCTTTTTTGGTCCAGAATGCTTCATGAACTTTATTACCTGTAACTTCCATGTTCTTTGGTGATTCAATACCAAGGCTGATACACATCAACTCCAACGTACCCAATGAACCGAAAGCACCGCACGCCCAAATCTCTTTGGTGTCAATAACTTTCATGTCCCATGGTTTTGTGTCGTAAGTTGGTAAAATCTTTGGTAAAGACATACCGTTGATGATCATGCGTTTCTCAAGCATCGGGATATCAAACCCTTTGATGTTGTGACCACATAAGGTATAACCCTTTGCATGCACACGATCCATAATATCTTTCGCACCTTCAAGAATTGTTTTTTCATCTTCTCCTGAGAATGATTGAACTCTCACCTCACCAGCAACCATGAACGCAAAACTAATACAAACAATTTTAGCGAACTCAGGTGTCAACGCTGCTTTGTTAACAAACAATTGATCAACTGTACTTTCAGCTTCCTCTGAATATTTCTTCTGGAAATAATCCAAGTAATTGTTAAATTGGAAAGCCAAAGCTTTATTTGACTTCTGTAATTTTTTGTAGGTAGCATCGCAACCCACGGTTTCGATATCCATGAAAAGGATTTTGTCTAATGGTGTAATTATCTTTTTAATGTGATTATTGCGAAATAATAATCTTCATCATATTCGACATCTATGTCAGAGTTTTCTCTAATATCGTAATGACACATATCACAATCCCACAAAGCCGTTCTAACACCCCTCTTAAACTCTTCCATGTCAACAACGTTAAAAGGATCGATATGACACGTCAAAACTTTCGGGAGATACTTATCCTCAAGTTCTTTGTGATAATCCCGTAGAGCCAGCCAATTAGGGTCCTCAACGCCATGTAGTTTCTCATTATGGTTATCGTACCAAACATCACTTAATCTTTTAGCTTCAGCAAACTCTTCTGGGGTAACGGTGATCACCCTACTAGTGTGAATCATATCAACATCAAGACAGGGTAAATCCTTCCTAACGATCTGCTCACCAACATAATACCCGATTTGGTATTCCATTGTCATCTCTTTGATCCACTTAATCCTTGCGTTGCGGATTTCTTCACGCTCTTCAGGCGTTATATCAAATATTTTATTGCGCTTTATCATACTATTTTTGTTTATCAATTCTAATTACCGAACCCTGACCATACATTACTTGAATGTAATAAGACCCTAATTTATACATTTCACCAGTAAATTGGTTAGCGTAAATCTCATATTCATCACCAACCTCAGAACCGTACTTCTCAGCTACCCCAAGTAAAATCCAAAATAATTTTTCACGTGGTTCATAACCTCTCCTATATTCACGATCTCTATATTTATCGGAACCATACCAGTTATCAAGATGTTCTATTGATCCGTCAATATCATCCTTAATACGATTCCACATACGATCAACCCATCGATCTTTATACTCGTCTTCTCGTCTAAGTTTCTCCGCAAATTTTTCCAAAGATTCTTTTCCTTCAGGGGAATCAAAGAATGCGTTTATTTCCTCAATGGTCATCATTGTTCTGTTGTTGGTTTAAGCCACATACCCGTACCAAACATGATCTCAAGTATCCTCGGGTTAATTATTCTAATCTTCTCAAACAACTCAAGGGTTTTTAACGTGTCATGTTTCATCATCTTGAATACCTCATCTCTGATTCTTTCTTGTGAAACAACCAGTTCAAGTTTATCAACCACACTGTCCATCAAACAAGTTTCCATTATTGATGTTGAGATGGTAAATCCTTTGGTAATTGAGAATCTAAACGCTCTTAATAACCTCAACGGATCATCCAACATAGTATCTTTAGCATCCAATGGGGTGATCAACACTTTGTTCTCCAAAGCTGACATACCATCAAAAAAGTCAATGATATTACCATTCTCATCTTTTGCAAGTGCGTTCAAAGTAAAATCCCTACGCTGTAAGTCATCATGTAAAGTCCCAGGAAGAACAATTGGTTGTCTTGTATCTTTGAAATAACCAACTTCTTTACGGGCCATAACAAAGTCAGCCACACCCTCATATTTGTGGTTCTTAGGGAATTTCGCCCTGATTGTAAAGCAATCATTTGTTACCAAGAAGATTTCAAAACCCTCTTCCTTAAGGTAATTCTCAAGCACATCAAACATATCGGGTGCAGAGTAATGGGTCAATAGTAACTTCTCGTCAGGAACGGCAACATAGTCAACGTCCTTAGATTGAAGCCCTAAGATCTCATCTCTTACTTTTCCACCTACTTCATAAAACTTAAACATAACTTAATCCTCAAATAAATTAATTAGATACTTGTACATCTGATAATATTCGTGACCAGGATATTCAACACCATCACCTCTAAGACCAAGTGCTTTGGTAAACTCCGTATTTTCTTTTTTATACATCTCAAACATACGACTACCTGTCATTTTTGAGTATTGTACGTTAGCAATGCGATCACATAACTTAACAAATACAGCACCTGGTGTATTACGAATACCCTCATAGTATTTGTCGTTGGCACGTTCCTTTCTATTCTTACCCTTCTCATTAGTTACAGCGTAAATAATATCCGCAGCTTCTTGACCTAAGGCATCTTTAACGTCATTGTAAGACACACGAGTATCTTCAATCAAATCGTGACCCCAAGCACCAAGCATAATGTCGTTAACATCTTGGTTACCAGGGTGTAAATAATTCTTAGGTATCATCAGATACATAAATTTGTTAGCCATGTTAGCAACCATGCGCAAATGAAACTCATAAGGCAAATACTTATCGTACATATGATTTGTATTCTCGTGTTGGGTTAATACCCATTTAATTTCTTTTTCCATATTTTTTTAATTAATTTCATCCCAAAATCTTGGTGCGTTAGCCAGTGCGATTACAAAATAGATAGCGTAGAAAACTCTACCAATAATGGTTGTAAATAACCACCAATTCATCGGGTTCATATCCCATGCAATGAAACAACCAATGACGTATATGAATAGGTTTGCTATTAACAAAGGTAATAACACCATCCAAATAACATTGAGTATCGCTTTAATCCTGTACATAACTTTTTTTTACAAAGATAAGGTAAATAAATTTAACCGCCAAATAAAATCGCAAAATATAGCAGCCTTTGTCTTGGTTGATATTATGCAATAAAAATACTTTCTGGTCTTCCATTTTTCTTTTCGGCCAAGGAAGGATACGGTTTCAAATGGGAATGATTCCTCATCCGTAAAATCATATTTATCTTTCATCTCAACCTCGAACAAATAGCGCTGGCCATTGTGTTCTGTTACGATGTCAATACCATAATCCTCATCAAATGTTTCTTCTTTGATCACGTGACCCTTACTAACCAGATAAGCGATTAATAGTTGTTTACCAACCAAATCGTTTTCAGCGTAGGACTCGGCAACGAATTTCCTTGCTTCGTATAAGCTCATTAATTAAAATAGTTTTTGATTTTATCAGCCAATATGATGATGATAAAATAAATTAAAAAACATAAACCAATAAAAATACCAACTGGTGGTATTAGTAATAAACTTTTTTTAAACTTGTTTAAGTTTTCTTCATAAATCTCATTGTAACCATCTTTAATTAAGACAGCAAAATAAAAATTACCCAATATGAGTAATACGATTAGTAAAATAGATCCTAGCATGTTATAATAATAATAAATATCGTTTATTAAGTAAAATGGATTTATTTATATAATTCAATAAAATCACTGCAAACACCAAAAAAACCTTCGATGTTATCACCCTCAACTGGTTGATAAACTATACCACCAGGCACAACCTCACCAGATTCACACCACATGTAACCTCTATTTGTTAAAGATATTTTATTACCGTCATGCCAAAAGAAATGTATATTACCACCTCTGGAATCCAGCTCAACAAATTTAGAAATAACCTCGATACTCTGGCAATGAATCCATATTCTACTTCGGTTCCTTTCCAACCAATCAATATCTAATAAATCTTTTGGTCCATCGGTACCAAGATGTAACTTCCCATCCTTAACCCAGAGATCCAACTTAACATCATAACCTTTGTTAATTGCTTCTTGGATGTATCTTTGTGTGTTTTCTAATTCTGAGTTAACACCATTAATATTACCTCTGTTGGATATTAGTTTCATGAGTTATTTCTTATGTGATCTTCGGTTTCTTGTGAATCATTTAATATCACCACTTCATTATTTTCTTCATCAACAGTTAATGTTGTGACTGGTTTATCAACACGATACATGTATTGACCGTCAAGCATTCCGACTTCACCGTTAACCACGTTAAAATCTAAAAAGTCTTCTGGTAAGTTATCCAACCACGTCTTTAGTTCTCTTAATGTCATAGTCTTTTGTTTATTTCATGGAGAACTTCTGTACTTTCAGAACGTTTATTGTAGACAGCATCCCATAGTGTTTTATTTTTAAATTTTGGGTGTGGCTGCGTCTTAGCCCATCTTTCACCCCATTGAAAATCGTTGACTGTCCAAGTCAATTTTCTGTTTGGTTTCTTAACAAAGAAACTTCTAATTAATCTAATCAAGTACATCTCCAGTGAATAAAAATATAAGTGGTACTATAACATATTTGATCCATATCAGAGCCATAAAAACTATAACGGTATATGTTACAATCGCCACCCAATTGTATTGTTTTATTTTATTAAAAAACCCGATGTTTTCGAGCATTATGTATCCGCTTATAAATGGGTAGAATATCATACCCATAACAAACGTTAATATTCTTTTTAATGTTTCCATAATTAATATTCTAGATCTTCAAAAATACGGATGCCAAAATCCCACACCAAGAAGTTAACGCTTATCACCCAAAGGTTTGTTGAAACACCAGTTTCAATAAAATTACCTTCTGGGTTGTGCGTAAAGTACGGACATGGTAGTAAAGCTATTTGCTTGAACCCACCTTTAGTCCAAGTCCTGTAACAATAACCTTCAATTCTAATTTTTTTCATATTCCTATTACCAATTCCCATTTAAGCCAACCGATTATTAATTCGTAGTTACCATTTAACCATCTACTATGTGTTACTTTAACGTATGGTAACACATATATTTGGGACATGACTGTATCTATACCTATTCTCATAATTAGTTACTTAAGGGTGCTTTAATTGTTGGATGTGATTGGTAGTTTTCAACCATAAAATCTGCTGGGTTTAGATGGTGGAATAGTGATTGATCCTCACTTAAAGATTTGTAGAACTCATCCGTTTTCATGTGTTTTAAAACAGGTAGTGGGTATGGTTCTCTTGTTCTTTTTGGTGTTGGTGTATAATACCCATCATCAAAGTCTGGTAAATTATTTGGGTCAAAATATCTTTCCATACCAGTTTCGTAATTATTTGTGAACCAAATATTATATCTTTCCTCGTCAGTTAACTCTCTACCGATTTGTTCTTTAGCTTGTTCAATATGGTTCAAGTAAAGGTGTGTGTCACCTAAGTTTCCAATCAATTCATCTGGAACCATGTTAACAGCTTTGGCGATGATCTCAAGTAACAAACCATAAGATGCGATATTGAATGGTAAACCTAAGAATGTATCTACTGAACGTTGATTCCACATTAAAGAGATTGCTCTGGTTGGGATATTTTCTTCATTCATCCATTTCGTGGTCATTTCTTTCGGATGCTGGTCATAGTCACCATTATCTAATCTTGAATACTTCAATGGGTCTTCATTTGTTCTACTTTTCAATATTACATATCTCTCTTCAAAACTCAACCCTCTTGTATAAACTTGAAATCCATAATGACAAGGTGGAAGAACCATTTGGTCTAATCCACCTACATTCCAAGCATTAACCATTAATCGTCTTGAGTCTGGGTTTGTTTTAAGGTCGTTGATTAGGTTTGCAATTTGGTCTATACCCGTTGTTGTGACATGATAAACTTTATCACCTTTTTCATTTGGTACTCGTTTGAACCCCTCACCCCAACTTCTCCATTGCTTACCATACACGGGGCCTAATTCACCCCATTGTTTAGCAAACTCATCATCGGTCTTAATCATGTTAATGAATTGTTCCTGATTCCAGATTAAATCGGGGTCACCTTCACTCGTATTCATAAAGTTTTTGAAAGCGTCTCCGTCCCAGATATGGCAATTATTATCAACAAGGAACTTAATGTTTGTATCACCACGTAGGAACCATAGTAGTCCTGTCTTTCTTTTCAACTCCGTAATCTAAAATTGATTGAAGTAAATCTTGATATTGTTTGTCCAGATTATTCATGTTATAATAATAGTAAAATGATTTTAATTAAGCAAGTGCTTTTGCGATTTCTCTACCAATCTCACGCTCTTTAATTGTTGCTCTTTTATCGTGCAGTTTCTTACCACGAGCCAATGCTATTTCCATCTTAAAAACACCACGTTCATTCTTGAATATCTTGTAAGGAACGATAGTAAGGCCTTTGATTAAATCCTTTTGTAACTTAACCAGTTCTTTCTTCTTGAGTAGTAACTTTCGATCCCTGATCGGTTCGTGGCTGTAAGCGGTTCCGTTACCAGTTATGTTAATATTTTTAACATAAAGCTCATCATCAACAAAAACGCAGAAAGCTTCAGTCATTGATATCTTACCATCCTTAATCGACTTCACCTCTGACCCGTGGAGTTGCATACCAGCGACCTCAGTCCTGATAAACTCATATTCAAACCTAGCTTTCTTATTTACAAACATAATTTTATTTTTTAGCAATGAATGTTCCCATACATTTTTCTTCAAAGTTTTTTAACACATCACCCTTTTTCATCTCAACATTGAAACCCAAATTTAAGAACCTATGTATAATTTGTTCAGCTTTATCTTCGTAGTTGTAATGAAACTCAACAATCCATGTGTTAATCGATTTGATAAAGTCATTGGTTAGTGTATCAAACATTTCATATTCCGATCCCTCAATGTCAACCTTCATCAAGGTTGGTTGTTCTAATCCGTTCTCTTGAATAAACTGCTCAATATTAATACACTGAACATCAACAGAATTTGGGTTACCTAAATCAGTGTATAAACTATTACCCACACTGTGCCTACCCATATTAAACTGTTTAATCTCATGTTTACCAGTGATTGCTTTATCATAAATCATAACACGAGGGTGGTATGTGTGAAATGTTTCGTAAAGATAAGGTATTAAATAATTTGTTGGTTCAAACGAGTATATTTGTTTGGCTATTAAAGACCACATAGTAAATACACCCACATTGGCACCAAGATCGTAAACAACATCATCTTCTGTGATAACAATCTTACCGCCATATTCATCGTTATAGAACAAATCAGTTCTATTATTTGTTCAAGTTTTATTATGTGTTTGTCCTTTGGGTTTACTTCAATGTATTTCTCAACATTACCTCTTATCTTTGGTGTTATAATCGGATACGGGTTTGCCTTAACATCCATGAAAAATTGTTTGTTAAGGTTGATACCACGAATGATCTTCTTCCCATTTTGTTTATCATCTTGCACATGAACAATCAAATGTAACTTACCTTCACCAGTAACAACTTTTTTGTATGTGTTATTCAGTTTGTCTGGCCTAAACCATAGATCATCAAATATCATCATGGGTACATTGGGTCCAGTAACCTCAATATGTATATCTTTGCTTTCGATATACAAGTCAGCGTCACCTTTTTCATGGTTGTTATCCTGGGCGCTACCAGATATGTAATCAGTTGTACCAGCACCAAGACCCACAATATCAACCCTTAAACCTGTTTCAGCTTCAATTATTTCTTTGATGAGATTCTCTTTGGTAGCTGATTGTTCCCAACTATCTTTATATGCGTCCTTCCAAAAATTACTCATTGTTGTTTAACATATTGTTTATATAATTCATCCCGATAGTACTACCTGATATATAACCCATAAAATTACTCATGAAATTTGGGTCAAATGTCAATGTATCCATAAAAGTTTCATTGTCATCTATTTGATACCAAGTTTTAAATTCGGATTCAGCTTCTTTAGATATTTTAACCTCAATTTTTTCTTCAGAAATTGTCCCACCGCATAACGTACAAACTTGTTTAACCAAAGTTATATCACCAATAATATTAGGTATTATTATCTTATGTTCTTTATCAGTAGCAACGGAACCATTTTCATCCGTATGGTCACATATTTTGGGGAAATTTTTTATCTTAAGTTCGGTATCCAATAGCATATTCTGGTGGGCATAGTTAAGCGCCTCAACCTTTTTCTCGAGCTCATCTTTTATTTTTTTGATATCGGAAGCTATCCTATCTTTTTTAAGATGGAGTTCTGTTAACTCATTCTTTCTTTCTAAAAACGGATTCATGTGACAAAAGTAAGAAAAAGAATTAATAAAACCAAATAAAAAACCCCGCTTTTTTAGGGCGGGGTATAATATTGATGATACGCAATGTTTTATAGATAAGTTTGTTCGAAATAAAGTACTTCGAACTTGTTGTTTTTGTCAACCAATTCAAGTGCGTTTAACAAATCGTTGTACTCAACAACAGATTCTATAAACTTGTAAAAAGTCAAACGTTGTTAAATCTGTACCAAACAATTTAGCAGACGACATATTGTATTTGTCCATCAAATCTAATTCAATGGCATAAGCTTTTTCGATAATCTCAACAAGACCTGTAAATCTTTGGTTTGTATCGGTTACAGGGATTGTAGGTATGATATTAAAATCAGTCATATAATCCATCAAACCTTTAGCGTGCTCTAACTCAGTTAAAGCTTCAGCTTCAAAGAAAGCGGTTGCTTTCTTATAGTTAGCGTCTCTACACCAATTAGCAGCGTTTGCATAGAAGTAGTGAGCTGTATATTCATCTTTTAATCTAGCTGTTAACTCACCGATTGTTTCTGGGTTTAATTTTCTAAGGTTTGAACCACCCATACTTGGTTCCATTTCAATTGTTGGCATCCCAGCGCCCCCAGCTGTTTGATCTACTGGCATATCCATCGGTTCGTCAATGACAGCATCTACTGGCGGAGCATCAATACCTTCTGGGTTATTGATATCTAGGTCTTCAATAGCTTCATTCAATGATTTTTTATTTAGGTTTAAATCCATAAATTCTGATTTTTTAAATTTAAAATTACTCATATCCTTTGTTTTACTATAAATACTTCTTTTTGTTTAAAAGTACCCCTTATTTATTGTTTAAAAAATTATTTAGTTTAGACAGGTTCATCGTAACATTTTTAGGTACATGTGGTGGTGACAATATTAACTTAACATCTTTTCTTGATTGAGAAGCCAAATGATAAATTGTTTTGGTTTCTGTCCCAACATTATAAACACCAACTGCTTGGTTATTAACCAGTTGTATAACCAAATCGGAAATAACTGGTGTGTAATCAGCGTTTGTCTTAACATCATACCAAGCGCTATCATAAGGGAATGGGTATGGTTTGTGTGATAGCCTACAGATAAGATAGTTTTTTGCGAACGTTTTAATATGCGAGTCCGCTAATAATTTGGTTAGGCTATACCAATTTATATCTGGAACTGGTACATCCATTTCGGAAGCATTCTCAATTGAGTTTGAGTAAACATAATCTGTTGAGATGTGGACTAATTTTTTACCAGTTTCTTCACAGAAATTAACTAGGTACGTTGGAAACAAGTAATTAATTTGCATCATTGATGCTTCATCCTGGGAATATGTGTTAGTGTTGGCAATACAGTTTACAATTACATCATAAGGTAACATATTGTGTAACCAACTGTCAAAATTACTAACATCAAAACCATCTTTTTTTCTTGATAAGTAATCCCAACCAGTTTGTTTTATAATCTCACTGGCTAACTTACCATCACCTAATACTAAGATCTTCATACTAATTCTAATTGATTTTTATACCACTTAGGTACGTCTCTACCCTTCCAAGAGGCAAAACCAGATTTAGCACCACAGTAATAGTTGCGATACGACTCAACCGCATCATCAACTTTATATTCGTCAGGCATTGCTTTAGCTGGCTCAGTGAACCCTTTGTCCTCAATGTTTGGTTTATTCACAATACACCACTCAATTACATCTTGCGACTTATGTCTTTTACCATATCGATAGGTGTATTCGTAACACAACTCAAGACCTAACTCACACAAATACAAGTAGTTAGACAAAGACTCACGGGTCCAGATTGAACACGGATGGTTCTTATGTGATAACTTGTAAGGTGCTGCGGATTGACTATCTGTTATCCAATGAACACCACATAACAATTGCGCTGTTTCAAGTATCATCTTTACAACGTGCTTGTCAACATGACTTTGCGCACATTTTTTAACATCGTAATCTAATAAGAATATATTCATGGGGTAAAGATAAATACTTTTTAATTAACAACCAAATTATCTAGCGAATTTTGAGTAATCTGGTTTTATACCATGTTCATCTAAAGTATGACCAAGAAAACTAATCTCATCCTCACGTAACTTAGTTGACTCCTCAAAATAATCTAATATTGTTTCCATTTCAACCCTTAATGAATCACTGACAGCTTCTAATGAATCAACCCTGCATTCTTGTACTTTAATGTTATTTTGTAACTCATAGTTCTTTTGTTTTAAACTAAGGTTATCAGATACCATGTATGCTGCAATTACTGACACACACACCACCGTTATTATTAACCATGCTATTGTATCTAATTTGTGTTCTTTTTTAATCATAACTTTATTTTTTAAGGTATATATAAGATTGTTGGATTATCTTTATGTATGTCGATCATCCATTTAAATTTATTTAGATTAAACGGGCTTGAAATTATGTGACACCCACTTTTAGTTGGTATCTCCGCATAGATCTTACCGCCAGCTTTGATGATATCTTGAACCCTGTCATCCTTCTCAGCCATCCATTCGTCATCAAAGTCAACAATCCACTTCTTGTTCTTATCAGAATGGTGTTTACCACAGATTGTATCATAGGTATTCTTTACAGACTTGTGATTACCATCAGCAATAAGGTTAGCGGTTCTCCTCAAACATTCTAATGCAATCTTCTTATCATCCCGAACATTCAACCTAAGATAAGCCCTAGCATTGTTTAACTGACACTCACGGACAGCATACAGGTAGTACTTATGGTAATCTTCCAAAGAGTATATCTGGTAATTAGATATAACTTTGTTGTTACCAGTAAGTTCTGGGTTATCTTTCCTGCGTTTTATTACTTGCAGAAAATAGAACTTCGAGTTATCCTCAAAGGTCATAAAAGGTTTAAGTAGTTCGAAATTATCGACCATTACATTCCGTATTGATTAGGTTCAACAGTATGTTCAATTTGAACTCTAACACAATCTTGTGGTTGCGCTTCGTTCTTTAAAAAATTGTTTATATAACCCATAATGTTAGCGGCCCCAATTGGGTTAGCTGAGTGAACATAAACATGTGGAAAAGGGAAATAAGGTGTTGTTCTTTTCTTAGAACCTCTATCCATATCCAAGTATTCTGGGTGGACATTATAGAACTCATCGATCAACCATTTGGCGCAATCCAAACCAGTTTTCTCTTTGATGTTATTGTAATCCAACTTATAGTTTTTAATACCGTTGTAATACTCTGCCATGGCTGTCTCACCAAGATCATGGTCCAATGAAATGTGTTCGATATTATCGAAACCAAGTTCATTTATTTTAGCCACGAACTCATCGTAACTACGAACGACAACCCATTCATTTGCTGTGGGTGTGCGTACATCATCTAAATAGATATTATATTTCTGTGTCATGACACAAAAGTAATAAGATTTATTTAAATAACCAAACTATTTTTTAGATTTTTTATTGAACAAGAAATACAGCCCAAAGAAAAGTGCCGCAATACAATAGAAAATAACGTCCGTAATCCAGTAAGAATTTGTCCAGTTCATCGTCATCTTGAACAGTGCATCGAACCCAAAAGGGTTGAAAAACATAGCAAGCATTAAACAGATTGTGGAAAGCTTTTTTAAGAAAGCTGCTCTCCAAGTTTTTGTTTCTACTGTCATCGTCCATACTCAGATATTAGGATGTTTATAATCAACACAGAATGTGTATCATAAACATAAATATAAAGTATTTACGGTTTATTCTAAAAATGCGATAATTTTTTCTTTAATACCTGATTGTTTGATACCCTCAATACCACTTGGTGTGAGTACAAAGTTATCTAACCCCCAGTCTTTCCAGGATTCACCGTTCTTGCCCATGTCCAAATCATCAACAGCAACCCAATGAGTAATTTCGGGGTTATCGTGTAAATATTGTTTAATTTCGATAACACGAGTCATTTCCAAGTCCCATTGTGGTGACCATATCCAATTATTATACCATGTACATTGACCCAAATCTGGTGTCAACGCAATTGGTTTTTTAATAATCCCTTTGGATTCGTAGTACTCACCCATTTCTTCAAGGTTTGCCCATCGTTTCCAATCGGATGATACAACAATCTCGGCACCAGTCTTTTGAATGATCCCATTGAGAACCTTGACAGCCTTTTGATTGAAGTTATCAAATCGATATTCAACTGGCATTTCTCTAGTGGTCATGGATAATTTACGTCCACCCCATTTATCTTGTTTCTTAAAACGATTACCCCACTCTGAGGATAGACAGATTACTCCGTCATGGTCTAAAAATATAACTTTCATATTATTTTCTTCTTAATATTAAATTCTCGTAATTCTCTTCTTTTTTGAATTGTCTATCAATTCTATACAAGTGATTCGGGGTTAAACCAAACCATGGGTCAGAATGGTGGAATCTCACAAATTGTTCTGGCAACATATCAGAATCATCGTCTAATATTGCGTAGTCTACGACCTCTGGATGCTTATCCAACCATTCTTGAATTTCCTGGCCCCTTAACTCTCTTCGATCACCTGTAATTCCAACAAAGGTGCCTTCTTTGAAACCGAGTTCAGTCAACGCATCTGCCCATCTTTCGGGTGTAGATACATAACCTTCAATACCAAAGTGATGTTTCCACACCGAAGAAACGCAAATCTTGGTATCTGTTTCGTTACACCATTCACTAAGCCATTGCCATTTTTGTGGGCAAGTCTCTTCTTGTAATCGCTCAAATTGGTAATTGAACGTGAAAGACTTTTTGGGTGGTTTATAGTCGGCCAGTGAAACACCTTTAGATTGAATACCGAATAGTTTTCTAAAACGGTATTTTAACTCATACCACCATGTTATGGGTTTTCTCCACCGTCTCTTATGTCTCTCCTTATAAAAAACGGTGGAGTTCATAACCCCATCAATATCCAAAAAGATTACTTTCATGCGTATTGTGTTCTTAATAATTTAACGATGTCCATAGCATCATCAATTGCGTTATGGGTAACGTGTGGATCCATCTTTGCACGCTCTTTACAAAGTGACAGCCCTGGGATAGCCTCATCATTCTTCCAATCAACAAATAGAATTGACGGATCGATTGTTCTACCTCTAGCTTTCAACACTTGCTTCCATCTTGGTAATCTCTCCAAGAACTTATTATCGAAGTTAGCGAAGTTCTTACCAGCACCGTTAAAGTAATACGGTTTCATCTTGGATGTCAATGCTGGGTAAGTCTTACCGTTAATCACCTCAACCACTCTATTCTGATAAAGAGGGTTAAAAGTATCGGGACCGCCATCCAAAGCTTTGTGATCATATAAGAAATGGAAGATTCGTCTGGTGACATCTTCTTCATAAAGATATTCACGACCAGTTTTTTCCACTATCTCAGCCTTAGCCTCTGGAGTCTTAGCTATTTTATAACTAAGGATATCAGAGATGAGTTCTTTGTTCATATTAAGAGCAAAGATTTCACCCTCAATACGTTCACGTATGATTGCGATTTCGAGTTTAGGTAACTCGTCAAACGGTTTCAAATTATTGGTGTCCTCAACAACCAATCCGATTGATAATGTTTGAGTATTCTCGTTATCCAAACCTGTTGTTTCTATGTCAATGCTTACGTATATCATTACTTTTCGTTTTTTAATAAGAATTTATTTGAAATAGCTTTGAAGCTTACAGTTCTGTCCATGGTTCTGAACACAACACCTTCTCGATCAAATCTGTCGTTAAGTACTGACTTACCATCAGCAAACGCCAAACACTCATCGATTGTTTGTGGTAACTTCATTGTCAAGTTAGTTAACATCGGAACAATCTCCAATTTAAACTGATGTTCAAATAAAGCTAAGAACATTGGTAAACCATAGTAAGTTTGAGAATCGATATCAAAGGCGTTGAAGAATCTAACGGTATGGCCCTTAATCTTATATGGGTTACCCTGAATACCTTCTCCGATTAACTCACCTTGTATGGCCAAGTTCCGTCCATTCTCACGTAACTTTTCTTCAAGTTTTAACTCACGAGCCACCTTCCAGAAAGTATTACCTTCAGTCTCCTCAAGGTCTAAGTTTCTAGAACAAACACCAAAGACATCACCATTCAAATAGAATGTTGCGGAGCTACCATCAAGTTTTTCGGTTACATAGAAATCCAAACCTTCCTCAACCCATTTTGCGTAGTCTTTGGTCAAGTTCTGTACACGCTCCTCATCTGTCTTGCGTAAGAAACCTGGGAAGTTACCACGAACCTTACCAGCAAGTTCAGCTGGAATAGGTGGTTCATATTTAACGATACCCAATCTCTCAGTAACATCAAGACCCTCATAAGCTGTCCAACCAAAGTCCCCAAAGATACTTATAGGTAAGATCAAACCTTGTGAAACTTGCCCACGAAGTCTGATTGTTTTAAGACGGAAACCTTCTTGGTCACCCATTCTCTTAAATGAACTCTTACGTAAGAACTCAAACTCTTCCCTAACGGGTAAAAACGAGTCGATCTCACAGTAAACTACATAGTCACCAACTTTGTGACCAACATTCTTTGCAACAACAACATCCCAGTTGTTGATACGTGCAACTTCAATAGCATCAGCGCCTTCAATAGGTCTGATATCGGCTATTACTTGTATGCTTGCTAACTTTCTTTCCATTCTTTTTTATATTTTAATTCCCAATGTTTTCTGTATTCTCTAACATTAATCATTCTGATTGGGTATTCCCAATAACGGTCTTCATGCCAAATAGTAATAAACAAAACAAGTGTTGATGGTGGGACGTGACTTTCTTTTGCCCACTTAAACAATTGTTTTATATTACCCTTTTGTCTTATCTTCTTAGCAAAGGTAGGAAAATCACAATCCCAAACCATCGGGAATGTGTTTAATATACCTGAGCCAACACCCTTATAACCTATGTTATGAATAACTTGTTTCATCTTATAATTTAACCTCGAAACGATCCTTCATCGCTTGTAGTTTATCCTCTGGTACACCATGTTCATTAACACCACCATGTCTGTTCTCAACAATGATACTGAATACTTTATAGTTCCATTGTTTTGCTAAAGCATAGTACGGTTCCATCTCCCACTCCTGTGTGAATGTGTTTGATACTATGATTGTGCTGTTATGGCCAGCAGTGTAGTTCACTAACATTGCTCGCTCAACACTATTTTGACACCACTTATGTGCATCCTTTATTTTAGCTGGGTCAAATTTATAAACCCCGTCTTCCATGAAGTACATGTCGGCTTCAAAATGTGCGTAGCCAGACCCACCTGCCCCCAATAGTTTGGCAGTTGTGCTCTTACCAGATCCTGGTATTCCTCTTACTAATATTAATTCTTTACTCATGATGGTCGTATGCGATCATTGATCTTTTTTCTCTTTTTTCCATTAACTTCAGGATGTCTTTTAATTCGTATGGCTCCATCCCGTTTGAACCATCCATTCCAACGTCCATCATCTTACCTGGGCCGAATTTCAAATGGGCTGGCAAGTGAACGTGTCCGTGCAAGTGGATAACACCTTGGTTAAGGTCATGCCAAGACGCAATAGGAAAATGGCACAATACCATTCTATGAACGTCATGGGAGCCACCCTTATCGACTTTAAGCGTCAGGTAATGGTATTTACTCACAGAAGCGAATAAGCCCTGTATATCCTCTTTATTTCGATCGATGTGGTGATCATGATTACCAAGCACCAAGTGGATGTTTTGACACATAATTCTGTGTCGAAGTTCAGCGATTCTTTCAAACCCACCAAACGACCAGTCACCTAAGTGAAATAGGATATCGTCTGGGCCAACATTGTTGTTGATCGCATTCACAATTGCAGCGTTCATCTTATCCAAAGATTCAAAATCTCTGGTCTTACCCTCATCTGGCCAATTAGATGTTGCACGGCAAATATTGCTGTGTCCGTAATGTGTATCCGATGTGAACCATACCTTTTGGTTCCTTCCTACTTGTAGTTTCATTTTGCAAATATAATTAAAAATAATCATTACACCAAATTGGTGTCTTTTCTCCCACATACCCGCCATGGATATTGTAGTAGTAATGCTCTAAAGCATCTTCTTCAGTCATCTCATCATTAATGATAAGTATATCGATAATTTTACTCATGGAGTAGATAAGTCTACCAGTTTGGTCATCATAACCTATGATAGCCTCATCTAATCCATCAGCTTTTAAGAACTCATCCTCTGGATTCTGTTCAATTATTAAATCTAGCATGCTCATATTTTTCTGTATTCTGGATAAATTAAGTCCCAAATTATTTTACTGCAATCTCTTTTGTCTAACATTGTAAACAAAATAGACGGGTGCTTGTATTGCAAAGCATATTGAGCAAAGGTTGCTCTATACTTTTCTTTTGGTACATTGTGGGTTCCCAAACCTTTCACTATTGTATTAAAAATCCAAGTGTACTCCTTTTCAAGGGTTTTAAACTGAGAAGTTAACTCATCTACATAGATTTTAATCTTTGCATGAAATTCATCTGGTACGTCAACCAATGAAGCCATTAAATCTTCACCGTTGGATAATGTTTCCCAGATGTTTCTTGTCGAAAAGTTTGTCATGATTTTGTGTAATCTAACATACTCCTCAAACTTGATCTTAACACGATAACCAGATGGGTAGAATCTAATAACAAACCCCTCTTTACCAGATTCATTTAAATTTTGGTATCTTTTAAATAAATCTTCAGTTAATGGATCTATCGAAGTCCAAACAACATCCTCATAGTCTATACCAGAAGCTCTAAACATAGATTTTGCTGTCGCCCAATTCAACTCACCCTCAGGTGTTGTTGCACCAAGAAATGTTATCATATCTTCACCATAGTCAACAACAATCCTGTTCTCAGGATAGATGATCTCACATAGGTAAGTAACATTAGGGATAAAACGTTTTAAATCGTATTTTGATTTAAGAATTTCCAAACCTTTAACAGATTGGTCAGATGTAAATGAACCCCTTGTTGCTAATAACCATTCACCATTATAGTTAAATAAAATACCCAAAGAGCCGTCCATTTTTTCTTGGACATAAACATACTCGCTATCCCATGGAATGATATCCTTATCAATAACTTCTTCATAGTTAAAGAATTTTGGGAATGGTTTAGCAATCACAGCACCAGAATCATCAGTGACAAGTCCACGGCATGCAATAGTAACCTCATCCCATAACATTTCGTACTGCACCTTTTCGGTGTAGTTCCAAATTGTCAATGGAAGAGTTGGGTGTGTTTGTTTATACAACAACCCATCCTCGTGATACTTGTTTAATGTTTCTAAGTTCATAACCTATTTGCTATTTTTCTGATAATTTCTTCTTCTTCGTTTGTTAACCTTAATCTACCTCTACCAGCTAATTTACCTATAACCTCATCCCATTCTTCATCTAAAAGATTTTTATCCTCTGTTGGGACACTGTTAATTGGGTTGACGATGTAACCATCTTCAGCTAATGCATCGATTAATTCTCCAATCTCTCTTTTTGAGCATGCACTGACAAATTCACTTGGGTCAATGTCGATGTCTTCTACGTAAAATTCTGGCATAGTATTTTTATTTGTTCAACAAAAGTAAACAAAAAAGACTTAACAAGCAAATTTTTTTAGAAAAATTGTTTAAAAATAAAAAAGCCCCATCTCTGGGGCTTTCTCTTATGCTGGTTGTTGGCCAGTCATTGGTATTTGTTTATCTGGTCTCAGATATTTTTTGTTTAATGTATCAATTAAAATTTTCATAACCGATAACATGTTCTTTTCATCCAACTTAGTATCTGTTTGTCTACTGATAACTTCAGCCGCTTTTTTAGATAAACCAATTCTGAATGAATCTTTTTGGCCACTTAAATCATAACCCTCAACATTGTCTGGTTTGAATGTGTCAACAGGGAAGTTCCCACCTGCTATTTCTTCACCTGGCTCAAGTGCTGTTATATTAGCAAGAGCTTTTGAGTACATAGCGATATCACCACCGCTTTCTCTAATATATTGAACCATCTTATTTTTAGGCATCATTGCGGCACCCATTAATACTGCTTGTAAAAACCCAACTAATTTTGGTGCACTAAGTCTATCCATAGGATTTTGTTGGTTGTACCTCATGGTAATTTTACTTTGGAAAGCTGGAATTACGCTAGATAAAGACATCATTAATTTATAGTTAGCACTTTGTTTAATAGCGTCTGAATTAGCAGCATTCGCTTCATCAATTCTATTTAAAGTTGCAATATATGCAGCCATGTCCCCACCACCTTGTTTGATATAGGTTTTCATTCTACTTTCTGGTATAAACGCTATCGCATTTAAAGTAACAGTTAAATAGTTTCCTAACTTAATCGAACTAATCTTTTGGTCATCTGGATACATATCATTATAAGCTTTAGCGATTGTTCTTGCATATGTAGGTGCAACCACGGCTAATGATTTCATTATCTTAAAGTGTCTTCCGTTTTGATTAATCTGTTCTTGCCCAGCGTTTTCTTCACCACCTTCTTCTGGTGCAGCAACCCTAGCTTCTTCAATCATTATAGCGATCATTTCAGCTTTGGTAAGAACTGAACCTTCTTCCAAGTTTTGACCAGCCGCTCTAAAACCACCAAATGTGCCACCACTATTTCCAGTGTTCAAGCCTTTGTTCATTTCAGCTTTACCTGTTGAGGTTAAACCTGGGCTTTCTTTACCACCCTTTTGTCCAGTTAAGTAATCAGCTTGTGCGGCTTTATTACCTTCTGGGTTTTTACTCATTTGATCAATTAAGTAAGAGAAGATTGAGTACAACGTTGTGATGTAACTTGGTAAATTAGCTAAGAATGTACGTCTATCATTATAAACCTTATTCATAGCACCTTTGGATTGAACTCTTTCAGCTCTTTCTTTAAGTTTATTAATTTGTATTTTACCTAATTGGTCTACAATGCTATTACCGTTTTTGAATTTAACGGAATATAAAGCTTTATTAAAATCACTAACAAATATTTTTAAACTCTTAGCGTCTGATTGTAATAAATTATCAATTGTTAAATCTTTAGTACTAACCACTGGATTTTGGTTAGCGCTTTGGATCATAGCATTTAACTTAGGGTCTTGGCTATTGAAACCTTTAACCATCTCCATAAGTTGTTTTAATTTTTCAATATTTGTTTTAAGTAATTTCAATTGATTTGAACTTAAACCGATATCATCCAATGTTTCTTCAGATACTGATTGAAGGCTTTCCATCAATTTCAATAGATCATCAGCGTCTTTAGGTGTTACTTGTAAGTTACTTGGAACTTCACCAGCACCGCTATAAACTTTATCAGCATTACTGGTACCACCTTTTCCGTAAGTATCTTTGTTAACTTGTGATCTGAAATTATAAAGATCCTTAAAATAGTTTTTAAGTTTGTTATATAACACAAGGTCACTACCTTGTTTTTGTTTCTTTGGATCTGGGTTTGGATTTGGATCTGGATTCGGGTTTGGATTTGGATCTGGATCTGGATCGATTGGGTTCTCATTACTCATGGCAACTGGTCTTAAACGTTGCATTAAGTCGTTTAATATTTGTGCCCTTGACGATCTCCTACCTTTGTATCTAAGTAAAGCTAGGGCAACAGCGCCAATAATCCCCGCTTTACCCATAAACATTAAAGCTTTTTTATTAGCGCCAGCAACAGTTGCTGTTGTTGCAACAGTTTTTAATTTCCATGCCGTAACTGCATTAACAATAATACTAACTATTTGACCATTCCTTTTAATTGTCATTAAATCACCTGGTAACCTACCAGTACCTGCCCAATTAGTTTTAGAACCAAATGTTTGTTCAAGTGGTTTATTATAAAACTCTGAATTTGGGTTCGTAACTTGGGTGATAATTCCTTTTGATTCTGCATGATTACAGAGATCTGTAGGACCCGTACCTGTTGTAGCATCAATACCTGTTTGAAGATTACCCCCACCAATAGCTTTAAGCGCTTCAGCTACATCTTTACCTGTTGATTTTGGTGTTAACACAACTTTACTTTGAGCTGCGTTTACAGTTTGTGTCCAACCATCACCTGGTTTTACACTAGTAATTGCTGTACCTATTTTATTCTCAACAGTTTTTTCAAGTACTTCTTTTGTACCATGAATAACTTCATTGGGTGTTAAAATACCTTTGATAAGCCAACCAAGACCGCTAAAACCCATTAAAACAGGTAAATTCCAGGACTTAAGCGTATTCATTCTTGTTGAATCGTAAGCTTGTAATTTACCTTGTGCGATATCCTTTTTAGTTTGGGCACCTTTTGCGGCTAACATTGTTTTTTCATAATCAATATCAGCTTGTCTATTTTTACCCGCTTGTCTATTAGCTTGAAATTTACCAACAGCACGACCTAATGAGCTAGCAATACCTTCATCTATTGATTCTAAAGCATCATTATCATTTAAATCGGTTGTATCTTCTTTAATAACATCACTATCAGCACCTTCTTCCTCTTCATTGAACACCGAAAATTTAGCGCTTAAATCATAATCTAAAAATCTGTTAACATATATTTTTAAATCATTAATTAAGTCATTTGCCTGAACATCAGTCATGAAATCTTTATCGTTTGGATCTAATTTAGCTCTTGCAACTATGGTATCGTAGACAGAACCTATCTGTGATACAATTTGAACGAAAAGTAATTGATCCGTTGTATTGGGGAAATCTGGTGCTATTTCTTTTATTTGTTTATCCAAATCCCTGATAATACCATTGTTTTCTTTTTTTAAAATGGTTTGAATTTTTTGTGCATTAGCCTTGTCAAGACCCCATCTTGTTTCTAATTCCCAGTTATTTGGGTTAAAGGCTTTAGCAATAGTTTTAAGCACACCCTTTTCAGGGTTTTTCATCTTAAGTTTAGCCAAAGCAACACCACCCTTTTTATAAACTGTATTAGGTAACATACCCTTGATTTTTTCCCATAAACCCTCATCTAGATTTTCAGGGTCAAGTTTTGAGATTTGAAGTTCTAATAATTCTACTTCATTTAATGGTTGTAATCCCATTTTCTCTCTAATGGTATTAACCTCATTTAACATATTTTTTTCCATAATTTAAAAAGCGTATTTAGATACTTATAAATATCTGGTTTTTACTAAAAAACCTTTATTTTGGGTAATTTTTATACCCTGTACCAAACAGTATCGCACTGCTCCTTTAACATTTCAACCTTATAAGCTTCTTTAAAACCATATCTGGTTAATAAATCACATAGGTCTTGGTAAAGTTTCTGCCCTTTCCAGATTTCAACGTATTCACCCTCAGTGTGTATAAATTTAACCTTTCTAAGATTTAATGAAAAACTTTCAAGAACCTCATATGTTAAACCTTCTACATCCAATTTAAGTAAATCAATTTCTGGTTCATCAATTAAATTAACAAGGTCTTCACCTGTAATCGCAATCACATTAACCCATGTTTCACCGAAAACTGGGCCAGCTGTCTTTGGTAATAAAGAACTCATACCAAGACCACCAAGATCTAAATTCTGGATTGCATTGAATTTCAATATACCTCTTTCTGGTGCAACCGCTGCCTCGATAACCCTGTAATTTGGGTGATCTATTCTAATAAGGTTGGCACAATAAGGGTGTGCATCAACAATAAAAACTTTATTATCAGGTATGTTAAAGTATTTTTTAAGATAGTCAGCGTGGTACCCATCTCTTGATCCAATTTCTAAGACGTTCTTAGGTGGTTCATTAAAGTACTTACCGTACTCCTCAGCGAATCTTTTCATTTCGCCAAAATAGTCACTGGTATTTTCAACCAGATCTTTTAATATATCATCGTGATTTTTTGTCATGTAAAAAGCAATATTTGTTATCTTTTTCTGTTAACCCAACACGATGCGTTGTCCCATTGTAATTAACTTTTATTGTGTTATCCTGTACCACTGGGTCAATAACAACCCCCTCATATAAAGCACCCAAAAAGTTAAAGGTGATTTCCTCACCTTTTTTAAAACTTAATCCCACCAGCCTTCAATATTTTCTTCCATTATTCTAAATAAAAGCTTTCTAGCTCTTTCATGGTTATATCTACCAATGTTCATCGCAATTCTTTGCTTAGCATCAACCTCGGTTTCACCTTCCCTAGCTTCAACACCGAAAATTTGTAACTCTTTATTGGCTAACACTTTCTTGTAAACCAATGGATATTTTTTGAAGTAATCATCAAAATGCTCGGATGTGGTTTGCATATCCAACTCCTTGTACCCTGGTTTATCTGGGATATCTAAGAAGTCCCATTTTGTTTCATGATAATCCATGTACTCACTAGAATAGAACTCATCCTGGACCTTATCCATCAGATTGGCGCATAATCTCATACGTTTGGCATCCATGGCCGCTCTGGTATGAAAATCACGATCACCGATGTATTTAGCTTGCCATCTTAGTTTATTCTTCATAAGCTCCCAGATGTAATGGTCATCCCAGTCACGATCTTTCCAGATAATTGGGAACCATCTGATAAGTTTATTAACGGATGACCTGAACTCTTTTATTCTCCAGCCAATTGTTTTCCAATAAACCTTATCGTAAATGTCGTTTAATAAATTTTTAAACCAATTAGATTTAGCCTCAATCTCATCATCAAAATCAAAATTAATTTGCTTTGAGTTTTCTATTCCCATATCACTCTTTTTGTTTTTCTAATAAATTTAGTTACACTGATGTTAACTCTTCTCCTAAAACATTTAAATTTAATGTTAAATTGTTTTAAGTGATCCATTGTGTAATCAGCCTTAATGAAGGCGTTTAATTCTTTAACTAATTTTTTATCACGCTTCATCGCTTTAACGTAATACTCGTTAAATAAATTGTCATTATAAACGGTGTATTTTCCGTTTACAAAATCGGCTAACTCACAAGTGGTTCTTGTTAACCCATCAAAGCACAATATTTTAAATGTGTTTTCTTCACGTGGGTTCTTCTCGACAATCAACTGGTTGTAATCGTCTACGGATAGCAACACCTTTGTAACAGGTGCACGCCTTAAATCTAAATCTGATTCAGTATATAACATAACGTTTATTTCTCTTTTTCTATCTTATTACTACTAACATGTATCAAAAGACTGAATAATATCTTCAATCCAAATGCTTGTAAAAATGTAATCGCCTTAATACCAGGGATTGCTGGTATTAAACAATAATTCCATAGTAACATAATCGGTAATGCTGTGATTACAGCATACAATGCTAATATAAACAAAAAACCTAAAATTGTCCCTAATAATTTAGCCATAATATATTTTATAATTTAATTTTATCCGTTGTACCAATTGTCATATTCATCATATTGCCAAGTAATAGGTTTTTTGTACTTTTTTTTAATTTCCTCTAACTTATTAATGTAATGGTTGATGTCAAACTCTTCTGGTTTGGTTTCTGTTAATGTTGATTTTACTTCTTCAAAAATGAGACTATTTAAGTTTTGCATTTTCAGTTTTGTGTGGGTGTTTTATTTGATTTTTATTATTAAAATATTTTATACCAATTACGGTTAATGATATTGTAATATGCAATGCAATTAATACCGACAGTATCCTACTGTATAAATCACATTTACTGTTCTGTGAGTCCTGTTTCGAGTATGACATAATTTTTTTGTTGAAAGTCTACATTAAATTTCCTCATTAAAGTCTTTAAAGAGTCAATTGGGTTTAATAACGGGTATAACTCAGCAGCATCCTTTGGCATGTTATAATTTGGATAGCTATGCCCTGACTCTTTAATCCATTTATGATTCTGATTCATAAACTGAAAGGGTCTACCTGAGTCATCAATAAAATCAAATCTTTCCCAACCCGTTTTATCCCTGGGTTCGGTCCAACTTTCTTCATACTTAACAAATCTGTCAATATGGCCAGTAATTTTATCAGGATTATCATATATGTCATGTAAATCACCGATTAATTTATGTTTACTACACTCAATACCAGTAAACTCCAATAGAATCTCTATATCTTCTCCACGTTTTTTTATTAACTTACAGGTTGTCTCATCGATATATATCTCATCGTGAGCACCTTCCAACAAAACAAATAAAAGTCTTGTTGTGTAAGTATTGGCGTAGACACCACCCCAAATTCTATTTTCGTTGTCCATATTGTTACAAATATAATAAAAGTTTGGGAATAAACAAATTTTTTTACCGAGAAACTTCTATTTATCTTAAATAGAACGAAATATGAAAAAAATTTTATTGTTAATATTCTTCGGATTATTACTAATCACGCAACAAGTTTTTGCGCAAAGGACTCAAGTGGCTTTTAAAAATGAACTTTTTACTGGTGTATATTCAGAAGTTTATCAACAACCACTATGGATAACATATAAAGTTTTATGTCCAACAGGCACCGCATCCAGAGAAGGTATGGATTTTTATACCAATGATAGTATAAAAACCTCAGATGATCTTGACTACGCCAACAATGAGTATGATAAAGGTCATTTAGCCCCAGCAGCTGACTTTAACTGTGATAAAGCTATGCTATTTAAGACTTTTAGTTACTTAAATTGCGCTTTACAACAAGAAAATCTAAACCGTGGTGTTTGGAGATTCCTTGAATTACATGAAAGAGAGCTTGCAAAGGGTGGTAACGCTGTTACAGTTAAAATAGAATTAAGTTTTACAAGTGGTTCGAAAAAATTACCAACAGGTGCAACAATTCCAGATGGTTTTGTTAAAACAATTATAGTTAATAATAAAACTGTTGAGAAGTATTATTTTCCCAACACAGCCCCAACCAAAGGTAAAAAATACCAAGATTACATGATTAAGTTTTAAGACTTAATCTTTTTTTTGTTTACTTTAACAGCTTTATTAGTAGTTTTGATATAATTTTCAACCATTTTATTTTGGTTGGTCATTGCAATTTTAATCTCCGTAAGTTTTTTATATGTTTTCATGTTGCAAAGATAGTATAAAGTTTGTTAACAACAAAATATTTTATATTATTAAGATATTTATAGTAAAATAACTCGATAAAATGGGATCAACAAGAACACCTACTGCGGGAACGATTAAAATGAGCGATTTGGATAAGTCGATTATCCAAGGATGGACTTCAAATTCTCCAAACCAATCATTACAACATTACGCTGTGGATGATTTTAATCCTGGTACCCAACCAAATGGGTTTGCATATTGTTATGGTACTCCTGGTACCGCTTCACCACACAGATTAAGTTATTTTTACAACATATTAGGTTGGGTTGATTATACAATTGTAGCGGTAAACGTTAATAATGTTGGGTTTATAACGGTTGATTTTAATCCGATGAACGGTTCAAACGGCACCCCACCTAGCTCAATGACACTAGATACTACATTAAGTACTCTACCAAACGGATCAGCTCAAGCTGAAGGTGCTCACTGGGAGACTTTACAGTTTGTTGTGAATGTTGGTGGTATGACAGGCGGTTCATTTGACGTTTATTTTGAGGGTACTTACATAGATACGATAACTGGTAACGGTATATATGTTTATGATAATGGGGGGTTAGGGTATACAAATGGATCTGGTAGTGCACCCGAGGTTAGATTCCAATAAAAAATTAAATAATGGCAAATTTAGGAAGAAAAATAACTAGTATTGGTACTTTAAACAGTTTTACAGCAAAAGTTGTATATGACGCTAGTACTAGATACGGTACAGCGCAAGCTAACCAAACTTTTCAAGTGGGTTATGAATATACTGGATCAAATTTCTTTAAGAGTCTTAATAGGCCACCAAAATTAAGAATTTTATCAATATTTCAACCACTTCTTAGTGGTAACCCAAACGCATCAAATGACACATATGTCGCATTCCAGGTTTATGATTATACCTTAAGCGCTTGGCGTGGGCCTTGGTGTAAAAGAGCTAACCAAAACGCTTCTTGGACATACGTTGATTATTTTGTTACAACAATTGATTCATTTGGTAGGAAATATGGTAACTACTACACTGGGGCTAATTCTATTGCCACAACCTTTACCCCGCCAACAGCACTTTTTAGCCAAAGCGCTTCTCTATCTTTAACCACATTAGCTGGCAGAACAGTAACAGCCATAGCTGGTCACAACCCTAGCGCTTTTGTTCTTGGTGGTAGCACCAACAAACTGTACCATTTTCATGGTTTTTTAACTTTAGCTGGTTATAGCGGTACATGGTGTTTTTATTCTATATCCGCTAATGGTGCTGGTATCGGTTTTAACCATCTATTGGACGTGGCACCGTATAATACTGGTACCTATCCAAACGTTTTACCCGCAACTAATAAATTAGCAAGTGAGTGGCGATTAGCAACTTTTTGTAATATAGATAATTTGGGTTATAGTCCGAGGATTAGAATTAATAGTACTGGTCTTGGTCCTGTAAAAGCTTATTTTGGTCAAGATCCAGGTAGTATGTTTCCTAACGGAGTTGATAATATTAACGTTTTTGAGGCTGAGGTTTGGTGTACCTATGACCCTGGGGATCCAGCTACTTTCTTTTTAACACCTCTTTGGTCACCAGGTGGTAGCACTGAGGAATCGGAACAGGGGGTTGAGGGTACGCAAGCTGCTAACTATGCACCAGCTGGTTGGTATGGTACATCTGCTGAAAATTCATATGCGTATTGGGATGGTTTGGGTGCCTGGACACCTAACTCTTACGCCACATACCAAGTGGCACCAACTAGTACAGAATTTACTTACTATGGTTTTTACCAATCACAGGATCCTATGGAAGTTTGTTCAACAGGACCTCAAGGTTTGGCAATGATTGGTTACTACGATACCTCAACAGGTTTTGATATGATGACGCAATTATTTTCTGACAGTTTACTACAAAACCCTATTTCGACTTTTGTACCAAATAGATTCTATTACAATCAAACAGATGGTGTGGCATTTTCAGCTGATCCAAGTGCTAGAGTGCAAGTAACATTTAAATGTTAAATAATCTTATGAATGATTTTGTATTTTGCGGCTTCTTGGGCTGACATATACCAATCTTCTTTTCGATCTTTGTAATCTTCCATTTTATTAACAGGTATTTTAGTTCTACTTAAAACGTAGTCGTCATATACCTTTTGAAGTCTTTCACATTCTTTAAGATTTTGTTTTGCCCCAGTAATATTACCCCAAAATACATCTGATATCTCATGATACATCAATGTTGCTGTTTTATGGGCAAATCTAACGTGAGTTGAGATGTAAATAATAAAACCCATGGACATTGCGGAACCGTAGCAATACCCATGGATTGGTGTTTTTGAGTGTTCAATCGCAGCAATCAAAGCGAAACCATCATAAACCGAACCACCAAAACTATTAACAACTAACTTAATCGGTTCCCTTTCATAATCCTGTAAATCTTCCTCAAACTCATCATCAAGAGTGTTGATGTCAAGAATTGATTCAATTATATCTGCAACGCTTGATGCGGTAATGTCTGAACTTAATACGATGTTCCTGGAATTATTATCCTTTACATCAATATTTGATTTAAATTTTTTCTTATACGATTTTTTTAACATAACTACATGATTTCATCAAGGGATTCCGTAATTATCTTAACGGGTTGTACACCTAATGTTGTTTTAACAATCTCGTTATTTTTAACATATTTTAATGTTGGTATTGATCTAACTCCGTAGGCTCTTGAGAGTTCCTCGTTTTGATCAACATTAATTTTGCAAAAAACAACGTCTTTTTGCTCTTGACTAACCTGCTCTAGGATAGGCATTAATTGTTTGCATGGCCCACACCAATCGGCATAAAAATCCATAACTACCGCACTATTCTCACTAAGAATCTGCTCTAAATGTTCTTTGTTTTCTATCTGTATCATATTTATAATTATACTGTAATATTGTAAAGAGTAAAGAATTTTAACCTTATGACTTATAGGTTTCCTTTAATTTTTTTGTTTTCTCAATAACAGGTAGCTCTTCACTGTCTGTTCCAACCACAACTGTATGATAATCAGCCATATCTATTTTAGCGATTTCAGCCAATAATCTAAAACTGTCCCCATTATTTGTAATAAAAGAAGGTTCTGAGTGATTTTGTAGCCACCCCGTGATTGCATCGGTTATATAACTTTCTGAGTCTTTTAGAATAATCACTGTACGATCTTCATTACCCTCAAAATGAAACATGTAATCATTGTAAAGTAAGTCTTTACCTATAACCCCATCATTAATAGGTTCAGCGTAAAAACTACCGATACTACTTAACAAATATAAAGCTTTTAGCTTATCACCACTACTTAGTGTGTTAAAATATATATTCATGTTACAAAATTAATAAATTAGTTTTTAATAACCAAATGTAAGAACCAAATCTTTATATTTTATCTTATCTGGTTTTTTTGAAACCATGTCCATGTGGTCAATATCAATGATTTTTTCATCATCAATACGTTTTTCATAATTGGTGGTTTGTCTGGTGAACTTTGAGTATCTTTTTAAGTTTGTTGCGATAAACTCATCAATCTCGCCACGTTCTTCTGGTGATGTTTCAGTTATTACAATCCTAACAAGATAAAGTTTTTCTTCATTTAAGTAATATCTCGGTATCAAAACAAACGACAACCGATTTCTAAATTTTGATAAGAAATTTAATAAATCTTTATCAAAACGATCTTTGGCAAAAATACTTTTGTTCAAAGCGGACAACACACCCAATTGAGATACCGTAAAAATACGTTTTTCGGCTTGTGGTTGATCCCCATTTAAATCTTGTGCCGTTAAATAATATAGTGATTTTTTAAATAAAAAATTGTTATTAAATGACAAGTATTCATTTACCATTTTACTAAAAAAGGTTGGTGAAATTATATTAACCTTGATATTTTTTGCCATTGTTACAAAAATAAGAAAAAGATTTTAATAATCAAAAATAAATTTTGTGGTATTGTCTTTTTCGCTCTTACCCTTTTTAATAACTTCTTTGATATTAACACCAGCCTGATTGAATAATTTCATTATCTTTTTCTTAGTGACAATACCCGTTTTATTGCTATCGCAACTATACACAACATACATAGGGGTAAGTTCTTCAGTATTATATTGGAAGACGAAGAATAACTTCTTTTTAAACAAAGATAACTCATTAAAAAATGAGTTATCAAGTGATGACATTAAATGATTTTGTTTTTTTGTTAAGGTTATAAGTATGTGAAAGTTATAAAAATTCATGAGCATTGTTGCATGCTCATACTTTTTAATATCCAAATACCTTATTACATTGTCATCCACCTTTATAAAGGTGGCGTATATTTGTCCCATTAGAATGAGAATTTGTAGGTCTCCTCAAGATCACTCTTTGTTATGTTACTTAATAACCAAATATGTTCTTCCTTGATTAAGATTAAAGTTCCAAAACCCTGGGCAAAATTTTTATAATTATTAACGTTAGCCTCGTTGTAATCACCGCTTTTTAATATATCAACAAACACTCTCCCATTGATGATATATTCTGGTCTAATCAGAAACCTTTCGTTAACGAAAAATATTTCAGCATTTTCTTTTACGCTTAAATTATTCTTAAGACACCAATTTAAAAAAGATCTGTTAAGCTCAATATTTATTTTTCTATTCTGATTACTCATACATATAAGTATCTGCTTTTAATACATTAATATAGAAAAAGGGGGTTCTTTGACTTTATTTTATTAGTCCGTTAACAAGTCTTTTGACTCATTAGTATTGTTGTTTATTTTAGTTAGCATTTTGTCGAATCTTGAATCAACGTATCGATTCAGTTCGTCAACATGTCGGTGAGCTTCTTGGTCAACCCTTTCGAGCTCTCTTGATAGGTCGGTAGATCTTTCATGAATTGTTCGATGTACCTCATCAAATTGTTTGTGAATTTCTCTTCGGATTTCATCTAAATCACGAACAAGGTCATTTCTACCTTCTTGATTATATCTTTCGATATGGTTTATTGTATCTTCTTGGTTTGATTGTTTTTTCGTTAATCTAGCAACCATCACAACCCCGATCACAAGTAAAATTGCAACCAAAGCAGTAACAATTCCTAAACTGAAATAAATTGTTTCCATGTTTAAAAATTTTTTTTAATGTATTATCTCAAAGAACCCCTTTTTCTTGCGGAAGGTACTGGATTCGAACCAGTGGATCCCTTTTCGGAGATCAACAGTTTAGCAAACTGCCGCATTCGGCCTCTCTGCCAACCTTCCGATGTGGTCCCACTTGGGATCGAACCAAGCACCTACTGATTATGAGTCAGTTGCTCTAACCGAATGAGCTATAGGACCAAATTCGGTGGGGAGTAGTCACGGCCAGCTCTGATCCTTCCTCACCTATCTTATAACCGTGGCAAAATCTGGCTCGACCCTAGTTATAATGTGGCGGAGAGTGAGGGATTCGAACCCCCGTTAGCTTTCACTAAAACAGTTTTCAAGACTGCCGCATTCGACCGCTCTGCCAACTCTCCGTATTCTTTTATAAATATAAGTAAAAAATTTTAATTAAGCAAGTTTTTCCTTATCTTTTTCAATGGTTTTCTTTGATACAAGCCCTCTACCGTATTTAGTTATACGTTCTTTGTATCTTTCTTTAACATGTGGGCTAATAGGGATTGGTGTACCATCTTCATCAATCCTAACGAATTTAATGTTTGTGTGTGTAACAATTTCCTGGTCACCTGTACGAACATTGTGTTTCCTAACTTCGATATATAAAGACACCGATGTATTACCAAACTCAATAACTTTACCATAGATCTTAAGTAATGCGTTAACTTTAACGGCTTTCTTAAAGATTAATTCATCAATCTTGATGGTAACAACCATTGGTGTATCACAAATCTGCGCAGCGTATGCGGCTGAAGCGTCATCAATTAAACTCACTAGTGTACCACCGAACATATTGTCGTGTACACCTATATCACCCTTCTTACAAATGTAGGTAGTTATTAATTCCATCTGTTCCATTAAACAATTTTAAGTACTTATTCCTAATTTCTAAAGATTTTCTTTTAAGACTGAAGGACTCACTGTCAATTGCCTGAACAATAATTTGTTCTTCTTCTTCAGTTACGTGTTCTAACATAAAATCAAATTCGTTGTCAGTAAGATTGTAAAATGATAAAAACATATCATCCATTAAATCAAACACACCATGTTGTCCTGGTTGGTTTGATTTTAAACACGCTTGCACCTCTGGCCTTAAAACTTTCATATTCAAAAAATTAGGGCGATATAAAATAATACCGCCCGTTAGTGGAGATGAGGGGATTCGAACCCCTGTCTTGTCTAGCCATTAATTAACCCTCGTTCACATGCTTATTCAGTTTTGCTAAACTGACAAACTTCACAATTCCCTTATTTTTACGGTTCGGTTTACTGAGAACTAATCTTCCGCTCGCTGTTACGGTAGCGAATACCGTTTTGCAGTTTTGGGTGACTGTTGTCAGCCAAGCTTTCGCTTAGACTAATTCTAGATCTGCAAACTCAACAGACTGACCGTTAAACGTGATGTTTCCGTCAGCATCGATAAAGCTCTCGCCATTTAAAACTGTATATAGGTTATTAAAGTGTTTCCAATACTAACACTGCATGCATCAAATTAAAGAACGTATCTATCAATCAATTCCAGTCATCCCCATGTTCTGGTACCGAGAGCGGGACTCGAACCCGCACGGACGTAATGTCCAAGGGATTTTAAGTCCCTCGTGTCTACCATTTCACCACCTCGGCATTGAAATCTGTTACAAAAGTAAGTGCTAAAAGTTGAATAAACAAGCGTTTTAGAAAAAAAACCTAATTTTTTTATTAAAATAGGTTATATTTATGGATAAATACTTCATAAATGAATTTAATCCAGGAAATAAAAAGAATGAGACAGATTATGTCTGTTATTAATGAAGAAAAAACCAACATTTCAATATCATGCCCAAAATGTGATCATGGTTGGACGATTGATAGTGAGGACAAAGATCCTTACCTATGCCATACATGTGGTTACGACAAACTTGAGGGTAAGTATGAACTTGAAAAACTCGCTAAATGGAAAAAAGAAAATAATGTCAATGAGAATGAAGATGAGGATAATGAAGATGGTCAATATAATGATTACACCTTTGACATTAGAACTGACTTAGCTGAACTTAAACAAGAATTGATTAGTGTTGGTGTAAATGATAACACCAGATTACATTTAACACATGATAGTGAATTAAAAAAAATAAACACACCACAAAGAGCTTATGGGCCAAAACCAGATGGTCTTTGGTATTGCGTTGGGTTTGGTTGGTTGGATTTTACAACTCGTGATTTCCAATCATTTTATACAGTTGGTAACCGTGTATATCCGTTTGAGATAAGTTTAGATGGTTTAAATGTTCTTAAGATAACTAACTACGAAGAATTAGTTGCATTTGAAAAGGCTTATTCAGCACCACCTCAATTTAAGTTTAGAGACAATTTTGATATTAACTGGTCTAGAGTCGCTGAAAGTTATGATGGTATTGAAATAGCACCTTACCTATATGAGGCTAGGTATGAACATAGATGGTACCAGGGCTGGGACGTGGCATCTGGATGTATCTGGAACACAGCTAATTTAAAATCAAAAAAACTCCTACAATAAAGGTATTTATTAAAAATACAAAGTATTTATAATATAGTAAAATTGTTTAAACATGAAAATTAAATTAACCTTAGATCAAATAAAGAATTTAGTTAATGAAGGTAAATTACCTTATAGATTCTTGGAAGACAATAACCCAGAAGACAATGAGCCAACAGGTGATGAAATGCCTGATGATGGTGAGGGTGAGGGTAATGATGATGAAACACCAAAAGAGCCTGATATGTCACCTGATGATCAAATCAGAAACATTAAAGGTGGTAGCATCTTAGATTTCTTGGAAAATATGCCAAAAAGAGGTTCTTTCGGTTATATTTTTTACACAGCACCAGTATCTGTTAATAAATTTTATATTAACGACAACGGTGAGAAAGAATTAAACCCAATGGCTGGTAAATTATTTAAAAACACTGTTTTCAAATTCCAATTCGACAAATCTTACAATAGAGCGGTTGAAATTAAAAACGAGAAGACTGGTGATGATTACGAAGTTGGTGCAAGAAATTCTGGTTACAAAGATGTTGAGGGTTACAACATGCTTTTATCTGGTAAAAGTGGTTTATATTTCCCAATTGTTTTAGATGATTTTAGAACTGATCAAAATAGTAATTACGCTTTAATGAACGATGCTGGTAATTACGAAGTGGTTTCAAAAGAAGAGATTCAAAAATATTTAAAACCAGTTTCAGGTACGTCAACATTCGTTGACTACAGATCATTGATTGTTCAAAGAGTTTTCCAAATTAGAGCTGGGGGTAGAACATTTATAAACTCAGAATTCCCTTACGAATATTTAGGACCGAAGAATTTACAGAAATAAAAAAAGCCCCGATTAAGGGGCTTTTTCTTTACTTATTAAATCGTTTAAACGATGCTTCAGTTATTAGATTATACTTGGCACGTCCGATAAACTCACTCAGGTCTTTCGCATCAGTGTAACTCATAGCTGATGTTAGATAATGTTTAAAGTTATCAACCCAACCATCTATAGTATATTCAACAGCATGCACCCTTACAACACCTTCGGATGTTTTAACATCTTTCTTACCCCAACTCGCTTGTACTTCTTTTGTTGACATACCTCTAAATTTCTTGTGGAGTTTACCACCAGCTTTAAAAAATTCCTTCGCTTTTAAATTATATTGGTTAATCTTTTCACCATCCTCATCAACTGTCTCACCAGCACTTTCCAGGGCTTTATTAAAGATCGAACCAAGCATTACATAGTCAGCACCTAAAGCCAACGCTTTAATCACATCGGAATACTTCTTGAAACCACCGTCTGCTACGATATAAGCCGCTTTTTGTAGCGTACAGGAAACTTTATATGTTTCAACTATCAAAGATGCCATTGGGTACCCAACCCCTGTGTGTACGGTTGTTAAACAACCACCACCGTTCCCAATCCCAATTCTAACATAATCGGCACCAGCGTCAGATAACAAAGCGTATGTTTCTGGATTAGCAACATTACCAACCATTAAAACCAACGAATCACCGTATTTTTCTTTAGATTTTTTAGTTAATTCGTGTACAGCTGGCATGTGTCCATTTGCAACATCCAAAAGAATATAATGTTTTAAATCTTTTGGTTGATTGTTTTTAATAAACACCTCTTCAAATTGATTAAGTCCGTATGAAACCCACTCACTAAAACTCGTCTTAGGGTGTAGGTTAGTAACAGCTGTTCTTGGTAAAATTACGTTAATACACTCTTCTTTAAAAAAGTGAGCATTATGTGTGTTAACAACAGTATCCATAGGTGCTGTAAATAACGGCAACCCACCTTTGTTATCAAATGGGTATATTTCCGATCTGGAGTTAATTCTTGTTACCGCATTGGGCATCAATAGCACATCATCGAAGTCAAATAAAGTCATATTTTAATATTTTGGATAAAAGTAGTAAATAAAAACTACAAAACCAAATTATATCTCAACTATTCTAGCCGAATCTATGTAAAACCTATCATTTGGTTTTCTTAAATCCAATTCCCTAAAAATTGAACCGTTTACAAATATCTTAATATACAAAGCATTTTCATAATTAACTTCCAAATTAACCCATAGACATTTGTAGTATGGTGCTATAAATGATTTTGTCTTGTTACCACCGTCTTTACAGTAAATTAGTACATCGATAAGGTTTGGTTGTGGGTTACTTAAATTATCATGTGTAATGTGTAAAACGCCATCAACCGTATGTATACAATATTTATCAGTTAACCCTAAAGTATAGTTTTGGTTAATTTTCATTGTTGATTTTACCTCATCACTATTTTCAACCTTTACGTTAACCTTTGACCATAAAATATCATAAACCAACCCTTCTGTTATGGGAAATAATTTAGTGTGATATCTTCTTTTATATTCGGATAATAAAAAATTTTCATCATATGTAAATTGATTGAATGAGAATTTTTTTACATTAAAACTAATAGGTAATAATAAATGTTTATGTTCGTGATCCCTTTCTGGTTTAAAACCAACTAAATCATATTCACCTGCCATAATTGTTTTAGACACATTGTTAAAATAGGTGAAATCGTTTATCTCACAATCATACTCTAATAAATGTACAATATCATAGTTAAGCGTCTTTAAATAAGACATCGCCCCAACCAATAATTTATATACTGGTAGTATCGTGATAGCCGATTTTAAGTTTATAAATTCAAACTTCTTATTATTTATTCTACTATAAGACCAAAATTGTGCATCGGTATCGTACACCAATTTATTATCTTTATCAAATATCGTGTAATAACACATATCCTCAATATCTTTAGGTATTTGTGTATGCGAAACAACCATTATTTGTTTACCATGCTTATTAATACTATATACCAATTGTCTAAGCATTTGTTGTTTCTCAAATGAAGGTGTGTGTGACAATATTAGATAAATCTCTTTCATATTACTTAACCCATTTCATTATAGTCGAACCCCAGGCCCAACCTGAACCAATCGCTGTAAATACGATGATATCACCTTTATTAATCTGTTTATTCATAATAGCGTCATCCAATGCTATTGGTACTGATGCCCCAGCTATATTCGCATATTTGTTCATAACAGTTTTAACCTTGTCCATGGGCAAACCAACTTCGTTAGCAACTATTTTTAATATATTAATACTTGGTTGATGTGGTATGAGCATATCTACTTCCTCAGCTTTAATATTTGATTTCTCAAGTACGCTTTTTATTGAGGTTGGTAGCACCTTAATCGCTTGTTCCCAAACCTCTTTACCCCTCATCACAAATGGTGAATCAAGTGGCATATTAAAACCAGTCATACCTGTATCTTTACCATTAGCACTACTTTCAAATGACATCCACCCTTCTTCATCATAACCTAAAACAATCGCACCAGCTCCGTCACCAAAAAATACGGAGTGTTGATTAGTCCAATCTGTATGTTTTGAGTAAGCTTCTGTTGCGATAATTAAAACGTTTTTATGTACTTTATGACTTATAAGTGGTATCATAAGGTTAATTGCGTAAACAAAGCCAGAGCAAACAGCGTTTATATCAAAAGCTGGTATATCTCTATCGATGTTAAATTTATTATGTATAATACATGCTGTTGATGGTGATATTTTCTCTGGGCTAGATGTTGCAACAATAATTAAGTCAATATCATCAATTCCCATATTAGCTGATTCAAGCGCCTTTAACGCTGCTTTATAACCCATTTCAGATGGGGATTCTTCAGCAACTCTCCTCTCATCAATACCAAGTTTATCTTTAATCCAGCTATGCGTTGTGTCAACACTTTTCTCAAGATCATAATTAGTTACAACCTTACTTGGTAAGTGGGAACCAACACCTTTTATACCAACATTATTATAAACCATAATCTAACATTTTATTCTCCCTATTTTTAATTAATTTAAGTGGATTACCACCATATATACCATAAGCAGGTAGGTTTTTACTAACCAAACTTAAGGCACCAATTGCGGTACCCTCTTCGATCGTTACCCCAGGTAAAACAACGACATTACAACCCAAAACAACATATTTTTTTAAATGTACCGTCTGGTGCCTTACATTCGTATATTCTTTTGGGACTGTTGGCCCAACCAAGTAATTACCCGAAAAATCATCAGATGACGAATAAATTGAGACTTTACCTGATATCTGTGTGTGATCTTCACAAACTATTGCCCCAGAACCAATTAAATGCGCATAACATGCGATATGTATATAGTTACCTAATTTAATACCACCTTCACCAGCACTTAAAATACAAAAATCATCTATTCTAACATTCGAACCAATCTCAATGTTTTTAGCATTATAAATTGACGCTTTATCTGATATTAAAACGTTTTCACCTAACGATTTAAAACCCATTTTTTCTAACTCACCTCTACTGTAAAACATATTATCTATTCGCTTTTGTATAAACCTCAAATTTTGATAAATCTGGGTAAGGTAATTCTAAATCTTCATTATGTTTTGGTTTACCTTGTATATCATAAAATTGCCCCATAAGTAGTAAACCTCTAGTTGCTAACTCTGGCATCATATAGTAATTCCACCCCAACATATCCAAATTATCATCATGATAAGAACATTCACGTCTACCAGAATATCTGGCACGTTTAAACCAAAGATAAGCTTCGTGACTATCTGTCAAAATAGCACCACCCTTTGATAATTTGAAGTGTTTGTAAGGCCCTGTAAATGAGATACACATGTGTGTCCCAGTTTTATACATATTGTTTGTAAAACTTAATGCGGAATCCCAAACATTACTACCTTTAAGTTCGTAGGCACCTTTGATGGTTTTACCTTCAACAGGTTCAAAATCTACTTTTAAACCATTATGTATGATTTCACAAGGAACCGATGGATACGTCCTACTAGGTATAGTAATTGTATCAACTTTTATAGATTTTTTTACATTTTTTTCGTAATATAACGCCAAGAATAAAGCGTTACTTTGGTTATCAACTGTAACCACATAAGGAGCACCAGTATAATCGGATAGTGCTTTTTCGAAATCTTCAGTTATTTTATAAACACCGTTTGCCATATATTTTTTTATATAATTATATGAAAATAAACGGAAAAAACAAGTGTTTAGAATAACATATTGGAAAAATGGAGCCTGAAGAGGGATTCGAACCCCCGACATCCTCATTACAAGTGAGGCGCTCTGGCCAGCTGAGCTATTCAGGCAATTTGGTCTGGATCAGAGGCCTTCTGCCAGACGAGACCTCGTAGTTGACTTTCGTCAGAGCTTACCGAGACACCATTTTTAAAAAACCCCGACCACCATTTCAGTCCGAAGACATGCTTTCAGTGAACTTGGATCCTAATCCCGTTTCTTCGGGTCGTTCACTGGTGGCACCAGCCTCTGTGAGGGTTTTTTGTGGCTGACACAGGACTCGAACCTGCACTGGGCAACCTTACAACCTTTCGGTCTTGGGGGCTTGGGCACCATCCCGCATTACGCAGTCAGCCATTTTTCCCCACCTTGAGATTACAGATGAGTAGTCATATCGGTTTGTTTACTTTGAAACAACCTGCTGGGCATCCCCGTTAAAAAAAGTCAAACTACTGGGAGCTTCTGTTACCTAGCTTTATTCCCACGAGACTGGCGTTTTATAGAGCCACATCCAGTTTCTACCCATGGGATAGTCTTTTACGTGGATATTAGGATGTCCAGTCCGATACCCTATCAAGTTTAAATGAGACATTGACAAGTCTGCTGAGTATCTCTCACCCATTGTAGTGATAACGAGACTCGAACTCGTAACCTAATGCGTATAAGGCATGTGCTCTCACCAATTGAGCTATATCACTAGCATGTGCTCTCACCAATTGAGCTATATCACTAGTTATTACCATGGTCTGCCTTGTAGTACAGACTGTACCCCTTTAAGTGACTCACTAACCCTAGGTGTGGGTAGCATGGCAATTGTAGTCAGGACAGGACTTGAACCTGTATTCTCTATTATTATCACCAAGTTTCGGTTACATTGTTTCTGTTTGCTTGGTATAGAGTTTAGGATACTTTCAGCGTCTACATTCCGCCACCTGACTATTTCACTTTACGGTCCAAAGTGTAAGCAGGTTTAGTTGCGGACTTTCCTTCCTGATGGGGGCTCTTTTCGTGACACGTACACCATTCTTACGAACAGTCCCATTGGTCATCACTGGCACGTTATCCATCTTTTTAACACGTAGCCACCGTGTTGCTCATCGTAGTCAGGACAGGATTCGAACCTGAACTCCCCATTATAGGGAGCGTGATACAGCCCCCGAAGCAGCTGTGACACCCATTTGCCACCTGACTATTTGAGGGAGAGAGCCCTCAGTGTTGTGTGGTGTACCGCCATCAGCCAATAGTTTAAGTTTGTTGTTTAACCACCCTTAACTTAAAATAACTGTTATGACCGCACTCTCTTTTCTCAAGAGAACAACACAATGGTGCTAGAGGTTGGTTTACATTCAGTGACCATGGCTTGTACTTCGCCTCAAGGGTCAAGCCCTATACCTCTATCGTAGTCGGTACGGGATTCGAACCCGTGTGGCAAGGATGAAAACCTTGAATCCTAACCCCTAGATGAACCGACCAAATAAAAACAATGATGGAGTACCCGTCTCGCTCCATTCTTAACAGCTTCATCAGAGTTTTCTCTGGGCCCAGGCTGAGGGTGCTGAATTCCGATTCCACTCTGGATTGTCGACATCCGTTGAGTGGGGAAAACCATTGTTTTTTGCTGTGATGGGGAATTCCGAGATCCCGACCTGAGAGTTAACAGCTCCCTGCTCTGCCTCTGAGCTACATCACAATTTGCGGGGATGAGAGGAATCGAACCTCTGGTTCAGGCTTGAGATGCAAAATTATATGCTGTATGGAATCTCATCAGATTCACTTTTTTTACAGCGTGTTACCACTACACCACACCCCCAATTACTAATGAGTCGACCAAATTTTTTACCAGTGCGGAATAAAGAAGGCTATTGGTGTGTGCCTTTCATACTCAGTTGGGATTGCGGCCCCATGAGTTCCCGATGCGCCATTGTCTTTCATTAACTTTTCTCCGTCCTATCTGTTGTGGGATTCTGGCAGTGTTCCCTCAGGATACTCGTTTAATTACTCTTTCATCATTAGTTGAGCGGATAGTGAGAATCGAACTCACATCTCCAGCTTGGAAGGCTGGAGTAATAGCCATTATACGACATCCGCATGGAGCGGGAGACCAGGTTCGAACTGGCGACCCCAACCTTGGCAAGGTTGTGCTCTACCGACTGAGCTACTCCCGCATTTGTGACTACTCCCTGGGAAGTTTCGTCACGATTAACGTGAATGGGGTGATCAAACCCACTAACATCACGGGCATAGGTTTTCACAATAAACCATTACCAAAAACGCCAGTTTTTAACACCCAAAACTGAATAAACGGTCCGACTCTTTGTAACCCCGATTTTAAGTGTATGTTACTACCGTCTCGAACAGACCCCTACTGCGAACACTCCCAGTAGCCCCAGTAGGAATCGAACCCACCTTGTAAATTACATGCAATAATCCTTAGACTTTCGCTCCGATCCTAGTATTAAGGAGTGTCTAACCATTTTACCATCATTTACCCACTCGCAGCTACGTTAACGTGCTTGCTATAGAGCTATTTTAGTAGCGGGAGAGGGATTCGAACCCCCGACCTCTAGGTTATGAGCCTAGCGAGCTACCTCTGCTACTACCCCGCAATATCTTATGGTTTTGCCTCACCAAAAAGCTTCCATTGTATGAAGTCCAATAGATAAAGTCCTCGGTTTCTTAGTAAAACTAACTTTCAGGAACTTCACCTGCCTTCTAGTATACATGTACCTCTCAGTTAAGAGTCAGTACGAGCTTTCTTACTTTAGTTAGTTTTGTGATCCCGACAGGATTCGAACCTGTGACCTACTGCTTAGAAGGCAGTTGCTCTATCCAGCTGAGCTACGAGACCAAATTTCGGAATGCGTTTTTTGTCAAAGTAAAAGTTTAAGATAAAATACAGGATGAATTGTACGTGCTCTAACCAACTGAGCTACTCTGAACGTGCCACTTAAGGCTGTGTTCAAAGGTTGGATTCGAACCAACGACCACGAGGTTAACAGCCTAAAGAAATATGCAGAAACCATCCTCATTATTTTATCTTTGCGGTCCATACGGGACTCGAACCCGTGATCTCTGCCGTGACAGGGCAGCGTCCACTCCAGCTGGACTGATGGACCGTTTTGATTTTCCAATATGTCAAAGAACATGATAGGGAACCACGGTTTTATGGCAAAGCCAACCTATCTTTGGTGGTGCGGGCAGGAATCGAACCTGCGACACAGGGATTTTCAGTCCCTTGCTCTACCAACTGAGCTACCGCACCAAATATCGGGATGGATTTTGTTTGTATTTATCCGTTACATGTTAATGTGCTGTAACCATCCCCTTTATCTTTCGATGCTACAAAATTAAGAAGGATTTTTTAAACTTCCAAATGTTTGCAACATTTTTTTTTATTTTTTTCTCAAAGAACGTTTTCTTTTCAGAATTGTGGTACAAAACTAATAACTAATTTCTTTACCACCAAATATATTTTAAAGTTTTTTCATTTTTTTTCTTTTAAACGAAAAAACCCAGAGATCTCTCCCTGGGTTCCTTATTGTATCTAGTATATTTTTACTTGAGATTTTTACAATAGGAACCCTGGGCGATTCTCATCACCAAATGTTCTTCCTATATTTGTAAAGTTTCTCATCGAAATTCTTATTATTTTTCTATATATACTTCAATATTACGAAAAGTTTCAAAAAAAACAATTATTTTTCTAAAAAATTTTTCAAACTATGAATTGTTTGTCTGAAAATGTAGTCTTTAGATTTTTGCTCAGTTGGTAATTCTTCGTATGGAACATAGCATGGGTGTTCCTTTTTATCCGCATCTTTAACAGGTCCATACTTCCAACCTTCTTCAGTTTTTTGTTTCATCCATGAGTCATGTGATGCTGAAGGTGATGCTTCAGGGTTATTGATGTGAAACTGCACACCGTTAACTGCTGATGATTTTTGCCAATCTGGTGCATTATCCCAATCTGGTTGTGAATGATCACCTATGCTTTCGCAATAAGCTCTATTCAATTCATGTGCTACTCTAGCGATTTCTTGTATAGTCATAACTTTATTTTTATCTACAATAATTATCCGCTGCTGAGCTTGCGGCCCATGCATCTGGCTTACCAACGGCATCATATCCCATTGATTTAGCGTAACCAATACCCGCTTCGTACAATTGATTTGACTTCTCACTTTGTTTTGAATTGTAATCAACGTGCACAGTTATTTTAACATTAATGTCCTTCAAAGATTCAGCAACATTAACTGATCTAACAACTTCAGACCATAACTTTGGGTGCATGTTTGCTACAGGATCACCTTTCTTTGGTCTTGGTTCAATTTCTTTAAGGTGTATAACATGGGCACCTCTACCAAACTCATATAAACAAATTGTTGTAACATAATTAACTTTGTCACCAACTTCTTGTGAGTCGCAGCCAATATAAACCTCAGAATCTGGGTGTTGTCCTAACCACTCTGATACATACTCGGACACATTCTCAATAATAACTCCATCTCTTGTCCTAAAATTTTTCATCTCTTATATTTTAAATGTGGTGAAACCTGTTTCACCGTTGTTGTCTTTAATAAAATTAATATGTTGTGCTCTCCCATCTTTATGGATAATCACATGCGATTGTAACCATGAGCTTGGGCCAATATTATAACCAACTCTTAGTTTTGTTGAGGTACCAACCGCTAAAGCACCGTCTTTTCTCCCTGGTGAATGGTAATGACCAACAATGATCTTCGTGTTTAGTGTTCTAAACTGATTTAGAGACCCTCTGCTGCCATTTGAACCCACATCGCCATGTTGTCCTAGTTCCCAATCTTTAACAATGTAAGAAGCGTTCCTATTCAATGTGATGAACTTAGGAAACTTCTGGTTAATTATCTCTGGTATAACACCTTTAACATCACCTTTAGCGTATTGTCTCAGAAGCATTGCGGAGTATTCCATATACATCAAAGAGTTTTTACTTGTTGGTTGTCTTTTCCAATCCTCATTCTTTAACCATCGATCTAAAAAGTCATCATGGTTACTTCTAACAATAACAACATTTTTATAATCTCTAAAAGACTCCAACCCCTCGAGCATATTATTTATCTCGTTTTCAACTGAGTTGGTGCCGTTCATTTCTTTCGCAAACTGAATAAACGGATCTTTCATTTCATGGTGGCTAATTGAGTTACCGTCAAACACGTCATGTAGGATAACATGTTCTGGTTTCATTTTACCCAATAATTCATGTGTCTTATCAATCACATCTTGATCATGATGTCCATAGTGAATGTCACCAAACACAATTGCTGACAATGAATCAACTTTACTCACCTGACCACCCTCAACTTTATGACAAAGATCGGTAAAATTACCAGTTCTATCATGTGCTGTTACTTGTCTAACATAGAATGTATCCTCATCTTTAATCTCAACGATCGCAAAACCATATGTGTGGTGAAACTCACCTTTCTTACCAGCTTTTGAATCCGTGTAGTTTAATTTGGTTACAGCGCCTGTGGTTAACATCATTTTTGGTTTATTACCCTCAAGAACTGAAATCATTTCAAGCTGTACTTTCGGTGCGCCAAAGATGCACGAATTAATACCACTCACACCTTGCAAACCGCTCATTGGGTTGGTTGCTGTTGGTTGGATCTTAAAGTCGGACATGATTGACACATATTTGTGCACATCATGTCTATTCGCATCCAAATAAGGTACAACAGCGCTGTCCCACTCTTCATGGTCTTTATCTGTAAACACTGATGTTGGGTTTTTGTAACGTCCAGCAATAACGTGTATATCAGCACCTAAAAAGTCAGCATATGCTTTTATATTTTCAAAGAATGGTTTATGTACTGGTGTGTCATTCTGAGCCCAAGTAATAAGGAACATTTTTTGTTCTTTATTTGTTTGTCTCTGCTTAGCCATCAGATATTGTTCTGACTCAACCTCAACCTTTTCTTTAAAGTTTAATTTTTCAGAACACCATTTTCTAACTGTTCTTTCGGATTTACCAAATAAATCCATAAGCAATTTCATTCTATCATCCCAAGATAAATCCTTGTCGGTGTAAATCTCTCTTGCTTTGTTAATTTGTTGTTCTGTTAAATCTTTAAATTTCATATCTACTATAATTTACTTTCAAGTTTTTGTAATTGTTCATGTTTCTTAGCGAAATCGGCTATTAGATCCTCATGTTCATCAACAGCTTTGTTAATCATGGTCATTTTATCATACCAAATCTTTGTCATTGTTGTTTTGATCAAATTATCTTCTGTTTCAGCTAATAAAGTCATAACGGTTGGTTCGATAACTTCAATAAGCTGGTTTTGTAACTCAATTATTTCAACACGTTTAAGCGCAAATTTATCCTGCAAACCTATTAACTCCTCATTCAAGGAATTAGCTGCGGTTCTGATTCTTTTTGTTAAATCATCGGTTTCAACTAGGTTGGTTAAGTCCACGCCTTGTTTAATTAATTTGTTTACGCTCCACTTAGCGATACTGTACAATAATCCCATATTTTATAATAATAAAAAATTTTTTATTAAAAAACAAATTCTAGCCAACATTTTTTTGGGAATCACCTCTCCAAACTCTGTATGAGTCCGAATCAAAGTGTGTTGTTGACACTTCAAATACAACACCATCTGTTATTGCTTCCAATTGATGTGGTTGACCTGGTAACTGTCTAACGGAATCACCTGGGTAAAGGTATTGCTCATTCACCTCAGCTGTCTCAGTATCGATCCATCTATAAATGAACGACCCTTTATCCACAAACCAAGTTTCATCTTTAATCATGTGGTAGTGCATTGAGAACTTACACCCCTTTTTAAAAACTAATAACTTTCCACAATAAAGTTCGTTATTAGCGATTATAACTTCGTTACCCCATCCTTTGGGGATATTACATTCTGGGCATTCCAGTAAATTAACTACCTTTGGTTTCTCCATTTTCTAAACTAAAAATTCTAAGTGCATTTATTATTACTTCTGATTCTTCAAGCGAGAAAGCGCCTTTTGATTGTGCATATCTTAACGCAGCGTTTACGGTTAAGATAATCTCCGCTTCCGAGCCTTCTTTTACTTTTCCAAGAAAAGTTTGGTATTCTTCATCTGACATGTAAGCTAATACACCGAATAGCACGCCTTTTGGTTTTTGTTCGTTACTCATATTAATGGTTAAATTCGTAAAATTTATCGATACCAAGCAACATAAAGTTAGTATCTTCTATTAATTCTTCTTTTGTAAAATGAAAGTGTCCGTTGAACCAATATTCAACTCTATTACCGTTTAATTTCAACGTTCTGTACATTGTTTCAAAATCTTTTCTTTCTTGTAGTAATGCATCATGCAAAGAAGGGTCTTGTGCAACAAACCACCAAACTAATTCGTTAAAATGAACTGGTTCACAGAAACTTGGGGAGCTATGCGCAATCACAACATCAATGTTTTCTTCAATCGCATTTAACTTATCAACATCTAAAACAAATCTTTCTTCTGGCCAATAATCAACACCAGCTCTTCTTTGGCATCTATCAATACTAATGGCACCACCAACAAATAGATAACTCCTACCCTCAATGTTTCTAACAGTATAGTCAGGTAAGAACTCTATATTACTAAAGTTGTAGTTACCGTCAAAATATGCTGGGTCATCGTGATTACCACGAATAATTAATAAATTGTTATTGTTTTTTGCTAGTTTTTTATTGATGTCGATCATCTCCTCGTCCATTCTAGCACGACTACGGAAACCAACGCCAAAATCACCAACCTGTATAATAGTGGTGTCTTTTACGGCCATGGCCTTCATGTAAAGTTTTTGGAAATTACCGTGAATATCCCCTAATATCTGTACCATAGGTACAAAAATAGTAAAATTTAGTGAATAACCAAATCTTTATGGTCAATTTTTTTCAATTCGGTATCTAATTCGTGTTTTTTTCTTTTCTTATGGTTGTATTTGTAAACATTAAAAAACAAATACGGTAGATATATAAAGTAGAATGACCATAAGAATAATGTTACCCCACCACCAAATAATAATAGGAATGGTGAAAAAATGATCACGATATCCATGCTACAGGATATTATTTCAATTTGTCTATAACTCATGTTGTTACTCTTCTAAGTTTCCCATTTAAGAAGGATTTATAATTAGGACCTTTCAAAATAATAATTTCATTACCTTCCCTTTTAAATCTGAAGATACCAGCTGCTTCAGCTGCATCAAGCAATGTCTGTAAATAACCTTGCTTATGTTTTAAATTATTTTGTTCAAAAAAGTCGTCCAGAATTGGTTTTCTAGCTGTGCTAATGAAACCTATTAAGTCTAAAATAATTTTGTTCTTATTTGGTGAACTAAAAGAGTACGAGAAACTTGGATTGTCTGTTTTCCAGAAAATAAACTCAGTATTAAACGGTTCTAATGTAATAACTCTAGTATCGATGAATTTTTTAAGTAGATTAAAATATGTTTTACGGAAAAATCTTTCTGCTACAAAAGCGTCCGTTGGGATTCTATAAATTTCAAAGAAATGGTTAATAAAAATTTTACCTTGTCTGTTTTTAACTTTGATTTTAACTTTGTTTGAATCACCTGGGAATAAAACTGTTTCAACAAGAATTGTTGGTGCTTTAACTGATTCCCATGTAATCATTAATTTACCATCCTCTTTTAACGTTTTAATTGGTTTCCAATCCCCAAGATCTGTAGATAATTTATAATCATTAAACTTACTTTCAAATACGGATTTTAAAACCAAATCCACTCTCCTTGGGTTTTGTGTTTTTTTAGCTTTTGCTTGTATTGGAATATGGGGTGTTTGACCCGCTGTTGGTTCCTTTGTAATTGGAACGTTTTTTACTGTATTTTTTACCTGTTTATTGATAACAGGCGAAGGTTTTGGTGCTGGGGCTGGTGGTACTGGTACTGGGGCTGGTTTTGGCTCCAACTCAGCATCAATCTCATTAAATAAATCCTCTAATAATTCATCACCTTCTTTTAAGATAGGTATTTTCATTTGGTACCCATCGTAAAAATCAGATGAATTAATGTCAACAGCATCCATATCAATGGAATAACCAGACTCTTCTAAAAGACCTGAGATTCTGTTATGTAGAAAATCTTCTAGAAAAAAATCTAAAGAGGTTTCCTCATCAAAATTTTTTGTCGCTTTTTTAATCTCATCGATTGTGATGATTTCACGATATAAACCCGTGTTTTCCAGGCGATTATATGACAACTGAACACGGTTGTTTTCCGATTTTCCTTCACTAAGGATTTGTTCAATTATCAATTTTCTATATTGGTCAGATTTTCTCATTATATATAAATATCTTGTTTTTTCGCTTTATTCTTAAAAATAAAACTAATATTATTGTATTAATGATTTTAGAGGTAAGAATATGTAGAAAAATGGCTGAAGTGCATGTCATCGACAGCGCCAACAGCCACCCAATTTCAATAATAAAAAGTAATTTAGAATCCTTAAATTCGCTTATTTTTGATCTTATGGGTAAATACACCATAACAACGATTAAACGCAATAGGAAGCCGTTATTAACAAATTAATTATCGTATTTGATAATCGCAACTTCTGGACCTCTTTTATTTTTACTTAAAGAGGTTATCTTTTCTCCGCTTATTGAGGTATCATCAATACAAATAGCAATAATCTCGGGTAATGAACTTAATTTATCGGGGATATTTGATAATTTTTCGTTACCGTGAAAATCCACCAAATATAATTTATTACAATCCAATATGTCATCTGTAATTGTTTTTATATTACAGTTAGATGCTGTTAATCTAGCTAAACTACTCAACGTGTTTATACCAGTTGGTAACTCTTTTAATTTACTGTTGTAATCCAAAACAATGTCAGTTAAATTAACCAAACCAGTTAAATCAAATTTATTTTCAATTTTGCAGCCAGATAAATCAATAAAATTTAAACCTGTTAACTGATTAACCCAAGACGGAACCTCAGTCAACAAATTATTTCTAACCTTTAAATATTTTAAGTTCTTAAGGTTTTTGATTGACTCGGGTAATGACTCTAAACCGCAATCAGAAAAGTCTAATTTTTCCAAACTTTCGATGTCACCAATTTCATTTAAAATATCAGAATCCATTTTATTACCACTGAAATCCAAAACTTTGGGTTTAGACTCCTTCAACATTTTAATGATTTGATCACCGTAACCTAATTTCAATAAAAACTGAATGTCATCATTAACTTTGTTCTTTAACTGTCTTTTTGGTAAAACAGTTTTAGTAATGTACTTTTTAAAATAGTCTTTAATATCTTTATTTGTATAAAAGAAGTCGTTTATGTCAATCGGTCTGTCTGGAACGTTCATATATTGCTGATCCTCAAAATGGAATTGCATGCGGACATTTGGGTCGTTTTTAGCGGCTTTCTTGGAACCATAACCTTTCTTAATTAACACGAATAACTCACCACGTCCATGATATGAGTCAAACATATTACCATATCTTGTACCAGCAGTACACCAAGTTGTGTATTTACCAAATTCAACGTTTGCTTCTCTATCATGAGTTATAACAATAACCCAATCTTTGTTTTCAAAAACTAATTCAGCACGCCCAATCATTGGGTCGTATTCCTTATTTTTTTCAATAAAGTTTTGGTGGTTTTGTATACATCTTAATTCCTTCGGATCTAGAGTGTGTACATTATCAGAAGAACCGTCATCATCCATCATAGTGTATGGTAACACAACCTCATTAAGCGTTTGGTAATCTGGGTATTTGTTAATATCTCTCTTACTTTCCGCTAAAACGTTTGTTTTTTTAAGGAAAGCAAAAGTTTCCAATGACGATTTAACAGTTGTATATAAATCCTCATAAAAATTATGGTTAATAACGGCATCAGGGTTATTTGGGGTGTAAGAGATTAATTGGTTTCTATATAAACCGAGTAACCATTGCAAGTTTTCTTTATTTGGGGTTGGATCGCACTCAACTAGAAAGCTAAAAGCAACCTCTCTTGGTGTTTTTTCTTCACCCAAATAATCGGTTGGGGGTATCCCCATATTTGATAGGAAGGAGAATAACCTGTAATCATAGAAAAGATCTTCTGGGTCATTATACACCATATGGTGCAAACTAGTAAAACCCTCGTGTCTATTGTCAAACTTAGTTAACTGTTGTCTTTTAACAGCCTTTCTATATGTCGCCTTAAATGAGTTATCATAGAGATACTCAACTCTAGATTTTTTTTCCATGGCACAATATTAGTAAATAATCTTTTAACAACAAAATATTTTCAAAGTTTTTTTCATATTTATATGTATGCTATACATCGAAGTAAAGGGTAATATAGAAAAAGCCCTAAAGACCTACAAAAATAAGGTTTTTAAAACAAAGATTCACGATGAATTACGTGAAAGAAAAGAATTTAAAAAGAAATGCGTTGAAAGACGTGAAGAAATCTTAAAAGCTAAACACAAACAGTATTTACAGACTAAAGAAGAAGCTTAGTTGAATTTATGTAATCAACTGATTCAAATAAATTCTTACCTCTTTCCTGCGTTTTGATGAATTTCTTAACAAGCTGACCCGCAACTGCGTTTGCCTCGTCTTCTATTTCACCACCAATGTCTTGTACTGGTTTTACAATACGATCATCTTCATATTGTTTCTTATGAACCATTTCATGGGCCACACTTCTCATGACATCACCTAACATTCTGTTTTTTGCGTAAACACAAACAAGTTTATCTTTATCACGATAAAATGCTGTTGTTACAACACCATTTTTATCACGATCATGGCATAACAAACATTTGAAGTCGCCAGACAAGTCTAATTCTTTACAACAAAACTCAATAAAAGCTTTTGCTGTCTCAAACTTATCCTCAGGGAACTCAAGACCATCTTCGATTTCTAAATCGCAAGACGGACCTTTACCTTTTATAACTTCTAATAGTCTCATTATAATAAATTGTTTATGTCTCTATTTTTAAACGAACCTGCGGTTCCGTTTGTCCCAAACAGTAAATAATTAACAGGTGTTGCTTGAACGTATTGTTGTTTTTGTGTATTAACAACCAACCAATCATAACCATCGTATAATAACTCAACACTTTCTAAAGTTTCTAACGGGAAGAAATATCCACCATTTGTAACTCTAGTGTTTATGTTAGATGCGATAATTCTATCTTGTGTACCCCCTGAAACCCATTTACTCGCAACAATTAAATCATTTAAATTATTTAAGTTGTTTCTTTTTGTGACAAACTTAATAACTCTACTCTCATCGTTTGCGCTTACAAATGGTGGTAATACAACAATATAGTTTTCTGTTGATCCCGTGTTAACCACATCTAAAACAACATATGTTAATTTAGCTGTAAAACCTGTTACCTGTAATTCTTTAACCTGTATTGTATCCGTATTAGAACTTGTTGTAAATATAAGATTAAATGTATCACCAGTAAAGCTATTTTCATCTAAGAAAATAAATCCATGTGTTGTTACACCTTCTTTTGATTGCACATCGTCAGTTGGATCGAAATCAACTTGGACTGTTGTGCTATCACTGTTTTGTATTTCAAGTATTGTATTAGTTAATGTTACGCCTGTTACAGCTGTGCCACCACTTGTTGATGTAAATCCGCTTGTACCTGATGAACCAGATACAGCCATCACATCCCAATCAGGGTTTGAGTCTGGTGGGTTTGAACCTATACCAGAAGCCGTTGTGTTTGTAAATATATAAGTTATTCCGTTGTAATAAACAACATCATTTAAGCCATAAGATATTGTTGACCCAGTTATTGGATCACCGTCCCAAACACCTAACCAATTAAAGCTATATCCTGAAGAACCACTTGTTCCTGATTCACCTGAAGATCCTGATGTACCATCAACGCCTGAGGTTCCAGAAGAACCCGAACTCCCTGATGAACCCGCAATAGCGCCAACCGAAGTCACTACAAAAGAATAATATGAATTACCTTCAGTATAATAACCTACTGAATGTGTTGTTGAATCATTATTGCTAATGTATAATCTAACAATCATTCTATTTGTTGGGTCAATAGTTGTTGTTGGTAATACAATATCCATATTAACTTCAACAGGAATTATCGAACTAACCCAACCAATTAGTACAACATTTGATGTTATTGTCGGTCCAATCGGTGTTCCAGTGTTATCAGCTAATTGTATTTCAACATAAGCATCAATATCATCATTACTTGCAGGTTTCAAATAATGTAAATGAAATCTTTGCACACCACCAGGTATTACCGAAAACCCTAATTCAGGTGTTATATAATCAGAAACCAATACGTTTTGTTGTCCGCTAGTTAAATTTGTTGTTACTGTTTGTGTTGTTCCTGTTGATGGTTGTGTCGATAAAACTTTGTAACCTGAAACATCGCTGTTTTGGCTCTCATTAAAATAATATGTTTGACCAACCGAAATACCACTCACACCTGATGTTCCGCTTTCTCCTGAAGTTCCTGATTCCCCAGATGTTCCTGAAGATCCACTTTCTCCGCTCGTTCCAGACTCACCTGATGTACCACTCTCTCCTGAGGTTCCGTTTTCACCAGATGTTCCACTTTCTCCTGAAGTTCCTGATTCCCCTGATGTTCCTGATTCCCCTGATGTTCCTGATTCACCGCTTGTTCCTGATTCCCCTGATGTTCCTGATTCCCCTGATGTTCCTGATTCACCGCTTGTTCCAGACTCGCCTGATGTACCATCAACACCGTTTATACCAGAAATACCTGATGTTCCTGATTCACCTGATGTACCACTCTCTCCAGAACTACCTGAAGAACCAGACTCACCTGATGTTCCTGATTCACCTGAAGTACCACTCTCTCCAGAACTACCTGAAGAACCAGATTCTCCACTTGTACCAGATTCTCCGTTTGTACCAGATTCACCTGAAGATCCAGCAGAACCACTCTCACCGCTTGTACCAGATTCTCCTGAACTACCTGAAGAACCACTCTCACCGCTTGTACCAGATTCTCCTGAAGAACCACTCTCACCGCTTGTACCAGATTCTCCTGAAGTACCACTCTCTCCTGAGGTTCCTGAAGATCCAGATTCGCCACTTGTACCAGATTCTCCAGAACTACCTGAAGAACCAGATTCTCCACTTGTACCATTCTCACCTGAAGTACCGCTCTCACCAGAAATACCTGACGTACCATCAACACCGTTTACGCCAGAAATACCAGAGGTTCCTGATTCACCAGATGTTCCTGAAGATCCAGACTCACCTGATGTACCACTCTCTCCTGAGGTTCCGTTTTCACCTGATGTTCCTGAAGATCCAGATTCACCAGATGTTCCAGATGTTCCCGATTCACCACTTGTTCCTGAAGATCCAGATTCACCAGATGTTCCTGATTCACCAGATGTTCCTGATTCACCAGATGTTCCTGAAGATCCAGATTCACCAGATGTTCCTGAAGATCCAGATTCACCAGATGTTCCTGATTCACCGCTTGACCCAGAGGAGCCACTTTCACCAGATGTTCCGCTTTCGCCAGAAATACCTGACGTACCATCAACACCGTTTACACCCGAAATACCACTTGTTCCTGATTCTCCTGAGGTTCCTGATTCTCCTGAGGTTCCTGAGGTTCCTGATTCTCCTGAGGTTCCTGAAGATCCTGATTCACCGCTTGTTCCTGAAGATCCTGATTCTCCTGAGGTTCCTGATTCACCGCTTGTTCCTGAAGATCCTGATTCTCCTGAGGTTCCTGATTCACCACTTGTTCCTGATTCACCACTTGTTCCTGAAGATCCTGATTCTCCTGAGGTTCCAGCAACACCGCCAGTTCCACCACCGCCACCAGATATATCAATAGTTACAATTTTATAGCCACCAACTCCTGTTGTTGAGCTAATTCCGTTAATACCAGTACCAGTAAACTCTATATAACTTGCACCAGCGATACCACTTGTACCGTATTTAATAACAGGGAACTCATCAGTGTAATTTAATGCGTCTAAATTATATTGAGCTTCAGCTGATCCAGCTTGTAATGTCGCATAAACACTTGCTGGTATAGCCCATTGTAAAGATTTATTATCAGTTATTTCAGATATAGCATTATAAGCTGCGTCTAAGGGTACTCTTTGTAAACTTGAATATGATCCATCTTCAGCAAATTTAGCAAAAAATGAAATAGTAGATGATGAGGGTCTTTCTGTTACCTTTATTATCTCAAATAGGTTAAATATACCGATTAATTGGATAAAGGCATTTGCATCAACAGCATTGTTAATAATTTTAAAACCCTCAACAACATCATTCGTTGTTGTTAAACCATTAACTTCTAAATACGTTGTATCTTCGCAATAAAAAACACCATCTGGTGTTGCGGTTGTTATCGTAATACCTGTATTTGTACCTGTCGCTAGATTATCAATTTCAAATGAATTGGCACCAATATTTATACTAGTAATTACAGATCCAGTTGGTATATCTGTACCTGAAACCACCAATCCCTCAACCAAATTGTTTATATCAACGACATTTGTAATGGTGTTACTACTATTTGTTGTATCACCAGTTATATTGGGGCCGTAGGTTACCCAACTTGGTATTAGTATTGTACCTGTAATTAAACTATGACTCATTTATATATTTTTTTTTAAAAAACCATTCTTATTCCATTGGAGTTTGATGCACCTAATGAACCTAAATTAAACACATGGTAATTACTAGCCGTAGCTAATGTCATTGAGGCACCCACAATAGTACCAGCAACAACATCTTGAACCCTTATTATTGGGAAATATGCGTTATTAGTTGCACTATTTGCACCACCACCGTTTGTAGCTGATATTGGTGTTGTTAATGCATATGTTGTACCCGATCTTGAACCAGTTGCGTGGTAATAACTCATCAACTGAACATCACCACCAGATGGGGCAACAATCGTAGCGCCAGCGGCTGAAACAGATGAGACTGTAAAACCTAATGAATATGCCGCAGCTGACCCTGAAGATGTACCTGAACTTGATGAAACGGTGATATCAAATGTGTTTGTTGAAACGTTACTAACAACGCAATATTCATTATCAATATTAACATTTCTAATGATGACAGCATCACCATTACTCCTACCATGATTATTATGTGTTACGGTTACAGTTGAACCACTTCTACTCCAAGATAAACCAGTATTAACTGTCGCACTTGAGACAATGTATATGTTTGCTGAACCACTATTATATGCTAAATATCTGGATACATTGTTATAAACTGTTGATGTGCCACCGCCAGCTGATGATGTACCGCTTGTACCAGCTACACCAGATTCGCCAGAAGATCCAGCTGACCCTGAAGAACCAGGTGAACCAATACCAGATGTACCTGAAGAACCAGGTGAACCAATACCAGATGTACCTGAAGAACCAGGTGAACCAATACCAGATGTACCTGAAGAACCAGCTTCCCCTGAAGAACCAGCAGATCCTGATGAACCAGCTTCCCCTGAAGAACCAGCAGATCCTGATGAACCTGTTGCACCAATTGTTCCTTGTAAATTTGTTGTTGATGGGTTTTGTGGCCCAGATGATGAAAAAGCAAAACTGGTTACGTCAATCGATAATTGACCCGTACCAGCGTTATAGGTTATTACAGTACCATTAGCATAATTTAAATTATCATATGCTATAATAACGGATTGACCCGTTGAGTATGATAAATTTGTTAATGTTGTTACAATTAATGGTACACCGACAGCCAATGTTGAATAATCAACTGGTGTTGAAGATAAACCTAAATATTTGTCACTATAACCAGACGTTCCTGATGTACCAGGTCCGCCACTCGTACCAGATGTTCCTGGCCCACCACTTGTTCCTGAAGAACCAGCGGATCCTGAAGAACCTGATGACCCAGTGTTACCACTTGTTCCTGAAGAACCAGCGGATCCTGAAGAACCAGCGGATCCAGATGTACCGTCACCACCAGAAGCACCATCCAAGTTAACAACCCAGCTACTATGTAAACCACTGCCAACAACTCTTGTTGGGGTACCAAATGTTAAAATACCTGTGGCACCATCATAGTTTATAACCTCACATTCTTGGTAATTACTTATATCATAAGCAATTATAATTGATTGTGCAACTGTATAAGCTAAACCTGTTGCAACTGTTATCGCACCAGGACTACCTAATGTAAATGGTGTTGAGGATGTTGTTTTATATAAATCACCATTGGCACCACTTGTCCCTGTTTCACCTGATGAACCTGAAGAACCACTTACACCGCTTGTACCAGTAAAACCTGAAGAACCAGCAGATCCTGAAGATCCAGGTGAACCAACACCTGATGTTCCTGAAGAACCAGCAGATCCTGAAGATCCAGTGATACCAGATGTACCAGATTCCCCTGAAGAACCTGATGACCCTGAAGAACCAGTGATACCACTTGTTCCTGAGTTACCAGATGTCCCCGAAGTTCCAGTACCACCACCAGCTATTGAGCTTAAATCAACGTCAACTGTGCTACCATCAGCAGCTGTAAAGGTTATAATATTTGTACCGCTATCAAAAGTAGCATTAACGAATTCAGCGCCAGTTCCACCACCGCTTCCAGAGATTTTTCTCCAAAGAGTAATAGGTGTGCCATCAACAGTTATTGTTTCAGCAAAATTACCACCATTATTATCATAGACAAACGCAGTGTGCGTTTCAAGGCACAAATATAATGTTGTTGTCCCAGTTACAGTTACGTATGCAAACTGATCAGCCCTGAAGTCTTTTGCCGACCATTCGACAATCTCAAGGAACTGCATATTCGCATCCAACTCATTATGTGTTAATGGTCTGGATAGATTTGCTCTTAATACTAAATTTGACATTTATTTATAAAATTTCTTTGATTTTATTATTCCTTAATATAAATAGTTATTAATCGGAGAAAATGTCATGTAAACCGATTAAAACTTAATTTATTAAATTGTGTGTAATTAAACCTTTTATAATAACCTTTCAATCGATATAAAGTTATTAAGATAAGTACTACCTACTTGTAATGTAATACGATATGCTATATTGGTCGCATCATCGGTAATAATGTATATTGATGTATCGCCAGCCCCAGTAAAGTTCCAACCAAACACTGAACTACTAGGTGTTGTCGTTATTGATAACGCACCAGCGCTCCCACCCATACTATTGTTAGTTAGGAAATAATGGGCACCAACAAAACAACCATATGAACCCGATAATGTTGCCACACTTAAACCACGATTACCTGAACCTGTTAATGTTGCTTTAATATTATCCAGTGTTACATATGTTCCAGCGTTTACAAAACCAGATGCGTATTTAACACCACCGTCACCAGATGTTCCAGAAGAACCAGCATCACCAGATGTTCCAGAAGAACCAGCTGAACCTGAAGAACCAGGGCCATTTAATTCCTGTACATTTATTGTTGGTGCCGTTGATTCACCAAAACTAATATTACCACCACTGATTTCAACAGCTTTTAAATAATATGTGTATGTACCAGCAGATGGGTTATCAATATAAGAAAGCGCAAATGGCGAATTTTCACTTCCACCACTACCTTCAGTGTGAACAATTGCGCCTAAAGCTGTTGAACCTCTATATAATTGTAATTTAGACCAATAACCAGCACCAGCATTTTCAGCATCACCATAGGCTGTCACTTTAACTGGACTACCTGTTGTTGTGATCGAAACACTTACAATATTTTGTGCCGATCCACTTGCACCTAATGTGACTCTAGCACCGCCACCAGCTTGTGCATAATTTAAAACGTATGCTGGTGTGCTTCCAGATGAGCCAGATGAACCACTTGTTCCTGATGTACCTTTTACACCCGATGTACCTGATGTACCAGCAGAACCTGATGATCCTGTATTACCTGATGATCCAGAAGTACCTGAACTGCCTGAAGAACCAAAAGTTCCACTTAACCCTGATGTACCAGATATCCCTGATGTACCAGATAAACCAGAAGTACCAGCATTTCCATCTCTAAGGATTACATCCCAATTAGATGTATCCATGTCTGGAGACGGTGAACCTACTGGTCTATAATTTAAACAGATATAATAAATTCCATTATATGTAACGTGATTGTCTTGGTCGTAGGTAACTGTACTGGAACCTGCACCACCTAACCACTCTCCTAACCATTGATATGCCATGTCGATTTTTTTATTATAAATACCAACAGGACATAAAAAAAGCCATCCGAAGATGGCTTGTTTATTATTTCTTTGGTTTTCGATTCATTACCGAGTCGATCATCCCGTATTCCTTAGCTTCATCAGCTCTCATCCAGTAATCTCTCTCAGAATCAGCGTACACTTTATCATAGGTTTGACCAGTGTGGTGAGAAATGATATCGTACAATTCTTTCTTCAATTTACCAATCTCTCTTGCTGTGATCTCGATATCAGTTGCTTGGCCTTCGGCACCACCCAATGGTTGGTGAATCATAACCCTTGAATGTGGTAATGCGTAACGTTTACCTTCAGCGCCAGCGCAGAGTAATACAGCGGCCATTGATGCCGCCAATCCTGTGCAAATTGTCGATACTTCTGGTTTAATGTATTGCATTGTGTCGTAGATACCCAAACCAGAATAAACAGAACCCCCTGGAGAGTTGATGTAGATCTGAATACCAGCTTCTTTGTCAATTGATTCCAAGAAAAGTAATTGTGCTTGAATAATGTTAGATACTTGATCGTTAATACCAGTACCCAAGAAAATAACCCTCTCCATCATCAATCTTGAGAATACGTCCATTTGTGTAACGTTCATTTCTCTTTCTTCAATAATATAAGGGGTTATTGAACTGTTAAATCTGCTAAGTGTTTCAGACTTAATTCCCATGTGCTTTGTAGCGTACTGATTAAACTCTTTTCCTAAATTCATATGTTGTTTTTATTTTTACAAATGTAATACTATTATTTCAGATAAACAAGATTTTCGGTTATAGATTTTAAATCTTTTTGCGAAAACTTTTCCTTAAGCAAATCTTCAAAACGTTTTCTTGAATAGTGTGCTTTCAAACCAACGTATTTAAACTTATTTTTGTTCTTGTGATAGTTACGGTTAAAATTACCAAAAGCTTTCTCCAAAACATAATTTTTTGTTAGTCCGTTTAATGTTATTCTTTTATTATAAATACGATAATTTATATCATTCTCATAAACCATTAATTTCATCTTTTCGGTTTTATAAGTAATGTGTATTGTTGAATAAAAGGTTGGATTATCTCCTCTAAAAATATTGTGAGACAACTTTTCAGTTTCAATTTTTTTATTTATATGTTTTGTTACCGAACATTTTGAATTTTTAGGTAACTGTTTTTTTAATCGATTTAAAAAACCTTTTGATACCGTATATAAACCAGTTTCTTCGGTAGATTGGTGTAAAGCTGATAATATTGACCCAACCGATGATAAATACATTAAATAACCAGATGCTTTAATACCATATACATCACGTAAATTACGTAGTGTTTTTAACATACGTATTAATGTATCAAGAGTTGTATCTTTAATTATTGATCTAAAAAATTCTTTGTTTTCAATTAAAATATCTAACGGTAGTTCTAGCGGGTTGTGGTAAAAACCTACCTGACTATTATCACGACTATAAACAATATTAAGTAATTGTTGACTTGATTTAATTTCGGATAAATTATAACCTAATTTATATAAGATTGTTACCGCCTCTTCATTTATGCGATAATAGTTTTCTTTTATGTTATCTTTTGACGTGGTATGAAACCAATCACCCTTATCTTCCTTATCTTGATTACTAACATAAATGTTCATATTTAATTGATCTTTATAATCAAATAAACCAGCGATGAATAATTCATCGGTACCAAAATAATTAGCATAATAAGTGTATATGCTCTTACCCGCATAGCTTTTTTTATTCGTTTTAAAAGTATTAGCGTATTCTAAAACATTGTGCATGTTCGATAATTTAACACCAAGCCTTTTAAAAAAATTGTGCGCTATAAAAACAAATACGTAATTATGGGTGCGAATCTTTTTTTTATTATCACGATAAACAATCCTTAGATAGTCTTGTGAAAACATGCTGGTGATTTCTTGGTCATAACCAAGGGTTTTTATACTTTTATTTAAACCATCGTTAATGGACTCTCTCTTTATTAAGCCATCATCAAAAATTGATTCTATTATTGACATTACTTGATGGGTAAAAATAGTTTTCCTAACAGTAGGTATGCGTTTTTTTCTCCGTCTACCACCAGTATCAATACTATATGTCGTAAAATCACCAGTGGTTATGTCAATTGTCAAACTTTTATAACTCTTATACGTTTTTAACCTCATTGTTTTTATTTTTTTAATCTCAACAGGGTTTTTTCTAACAAAGTACCTTTTAAAGATCACTTTATTTTTTTCGGTATCATGTTCAACAACAAACGTCTCTCTATGCACATAACATGGTACGTTGTTTTTTAAGGATTCTTTAAAATGCTCTTCATCGGTTTCCACTAGTTTGGATGATGCCCCAAAAATTTCATCACTACCTACGGTATCGGGTACCTCAACTTGTAATTTCTCAACAACTGACCTATGAATAGTATTAACCATAATATTATTTTGATTTTAGCAAAGATAAACAAAAAAATTTAACAAACAAAAAAAGGTGGAAAATTTTTCCACCTTTTAAAGTCATGAACGGTATCGGAATCAGGTCTCGGGTTTTTATGCCCCCGTAACATAGTGCTAGACATAGCCGAAGCGTCTCTCGACCCACGGTTTAGTACCCACTTTACACCTTATAGTGGGGTTTTTTCTGGCTTAGTTGTATATTTGTAAAACTTGCCGAAAGTATTCCCACCGTTCAATATTTTTAAGCTGTTATGCAAGCATAACGTTCGCTATTCACTGTTTTGTTCATGATAGCAACTGGCGTGAAGTCATCCCCCGCTAAAAGCGATTTTAAGATCGCTGGAGAGAATCCGCTCACCAATGCGGCACCATGTTTACCAAAGCTAACTGGTACGTTATCATGTCTGCTTTGAATGTTCCAGAACACAATTTTTGGGGTTGTGTATCCAGCTTCATTGTAATGACGCTCAATCATTTTCATAGCCGTTTCGTTTGAACGAGTAGCTTGATTGAACTCCATATCTGACATAATCAAGATAGTTGTTGGCATTTCTTCTTTTGGAACTGAGTGTTTAACAGCTTGGTCCAAAAGCATTCTGAAAGTGGCCTCAAGATCTGTGCTCATACCCCATTCAGCACTCTCCAATTGTTGCATTCTAGAAACAATGTCACCATTTAAGTATTGCAACTTTGGTGTTGAGGAGAATGTGATGAAAGCGTCCTTAAATGGACCGACATTTCTTTCAGAGATGTATAATCCCAAAGAAACACACACATCCATACAAGAAAGATTTGCGTTATTACCCGCTGGTGTGCACATTGAACCAGATACGTCACATACTGGTAAAATTCTTTCCTCAGTGTTTGTCAAGTAGTTTGGAAGTGACTCCCACTGCTTAACGCCCACAACTTTGTCACCACCAAATTTTAATGACTTTAACACGTCATATGGATACAAAGCACCAGCCTTGATTGTTTTTGCTGTATTTTTGAACTCATCAAATCTAACACCATCGTTTTTAACAAACGCTTTGGTGTATCTTGACATAGCCAAAGATGGTACGTGGTTGTAAGTGATTTGTGACCACTTACCAGCGCACATCAACTGCTCAACAACTTTGGTTTTTTCTACCAAAGATTTACGGTATTCTTTTGGGGATAAACCAAGATGTCTTTCCAAAGCAATTGCTTGTTTACCTTTTCTTGGCATCCATTTAGCACAAAGACCATCGTTGTTGTTTAAAGCAACCTCAATTAACCCTTTAGCTTGCCCTTCCAAAGAAGTACCAAACAATGACAACATGTCATCCCAACGACCAAACTCAGGGATATACTGAATATTCTTTGCCAAAGATTCTGAATGATTCTCAGCAAGATATTTAAGGATATCTCTAAAGATTTTTCTTTCACCAGCACCAGAACGTGCATCTCTAGCCCAGAAAAGAATTCTCAAAGCGGTCACAGGGCTTTCGTTGAAAGCCTTGCTAAATTTAGCAGTCAATCTACCAACATCTTGGCCACGCATTGCACCTATCATAAAGAATAGGTCAACACATGCATTCAAAGATGATGAGTTAGTTACCATACCATTTTCAGTGGTAGTATTTTCTGTTCTCAAAGCGTCAACTAAACGTGTCATATTGTTTATTATTTTAAATTGGGTACAAATATAGTAACAAAAATGTTAAAAACCAAATTTTTTTTAAAAATTTTTTAAATTTCTTTTGGTCCGTACAGAAATTCACCGTTATCGTCCATACCTTTAACCTCAATTAGATCGTCTTTTAATAGATCCTCAAAAGTCTCCGATATTATATACTTATTGGTTTTATCAATCAAGTATTCCAACTGTCCTTCCATTAAAAGGCAAGAACCAGTTTCTTCGTAATTTCGTGTTATTGTCTCGGTGAGAAACTTTTTTAAGATTTTTCGGTCCATAAACAAACCAGCTTTTTCAAAAAAGTTTTCTGAATCCAAAACATACATAACATGTTTTACGTATTCTGTTATTTCTTTCATGGTACAATATTAAGAACTATTCCTTACATAACCAAATTTTTACCGTAAATTTTTTCAATATCATCTATGTACTCGTTTGACCACCCCTTTAATATGTTAAAGTAGTTTATAAAGTCTTTGTAGTTTTTTCTGTTAATAGTAAATGTTTCGGTGCGTGTGTCCTCAAACATGGTTTTTGTTTTCGAGTTAAAGTAAAGGCTTCCTATTGAGCATTCGTGTTGGTGATCGGTGTCCTGTATTTGATTTACGGACAAGTATTCGTGATTACCATCTGGAGAGATATAGTAAATTTTAAATTCGTGATTTATATAATCACTCACGCTGAACTTGCAAATAAACAAACTGTTCATTTGCGTTAATTTAATTGTGAAGTCTTTCATCTTTTTTCCTTTTTTAGACTATTTATTATTAACTGGAGATAATAAAACGACTTCACTAATAAATATATCAGATTATGACAAAAAAAGTAAAATTCACAGAAAGACAAATAAAAATGCTTGCGGAAGTAGAGGCTCTTAAATTGAAGAACCCTGTTAATGAGGGGATTGAAGATATGTTAGGAAAACATCTAGGTGATGATGAAGATAAAAAAATTGAGTATCCTTCACAAGAAGATTTAGCTGGTATGGATCCAGAGACTGAAATGGGCGGTGACGACTCGATTAAAGTTACTGATATGAAGGGCGCTTCAGAGTTATTAGGTTATTTAGATAAACTAGAAGAAGCAAAATCCATCTTAAGTAAAATTGCCGCAAAGGAAGAGGATGATAACATCAAGGGTAGAATTTACGCACATTACGAAAAAACACAAAAACTAATCTTTGAACTAATCAAAGAATTTGGAATTGTTCACTAAAAACTTAAGGCCCTCTTGACTGAGGGCTTTTTTGTTTATTTTAGCTGTATTTTCCCTATATTTATAGGGTGTCTAAACCATATAAAATATTATTGTATAACAACGGTAAACGTATTAAGGTTATCGATCAGATTGCCACATATAATGAATCCGTTAAAGTTTACAACCAGATATTGGAATCAAACGTTTGTTTCTTTCCAAAAGAATATGATTGGTTAGGTAGAGAAACTGATTATGAATTGGTTTTAATTGGCCCAAAGACGGGTACTTCAATAAATCACTTTAGAAATGAAATGGGTGCACTTGTTAAAGTTAAACCAAAGGGTGATTTTGTTATAAAAAAAATTAGTCCCTACCCCATCGAAGAGGTGTTTAAACATAAGAACACCGATCAAAAACACACATTTAGAACTTTAGTTAAAAATTTCCTGGTAAATAATAATAACACAAGAGTTGTACTGTCTTTTAACAACAAACTTGTTATTGAGTACTTTGAAAACGAGCAGCTTGACGTATTTGTTCTTAAAAACCAAGAAGACTCGTTAAGGTTAAATGAAACCATTAAAGTTTTTACCCAAACAAATGGGTTGACAAACTTTATATTTTTTAATGATCCAACAATTGATACGGTGAGAAGGGTTTATGATGCTTTAGAGGCTAATTACGGGATTTCCAGAGAATGGATGGCCAGAACATCAACAAGATGATTAGCTTCTTTTAAAGATAAACCTGACATCATTTATTATGATCTCAAAAGTTCTTTTAGAAGTGTAACCGTGCACTGTTTTATTTATAAATTTAAAAACTTCCTGTTGTAAAACTTCATGCTTACTTTCATTTAGTTTAATATAAACTTCAGTATTTTTGTTTTCACCACTACTTGTGATTGTTGTTGCGATATTATTTATCTGCTCTAGTTTCATAAATATCTAAATACCTTTGAGATAAAATTTTTAAACCTAGCCCATTTAGATGGCTCCTTTTTAATATAGTTATCAAAATTATTGATTTCTTTACCCAAACCTTTTTTTACGGCATCGGCATAAGCTTTTTTAGCTTTCTCAATTTCAAATTTATCTTTATTTATCTCCTTTTCAAAAGTTTTATAAAGTCTATCGTCTTCCATATTATTTTTTTAAATAAATAGTAAAATCTTCGTTTTCTAAATAACCCTGTACTAATTTTGGTATTGCGATATGCGATAATCGATTTACCATATTCTCTGGATTATATAGGTTTAAAGGTGATAACCCAGATCTTTCATCTAAGAAATTAAACGCCACGCCTTTATTACACATATTATAGGCCATCTCAATCTTTCTAATAACCTCATCCATACCCACAAACCAGGTAAATACGCCTGATCCAATTACATAGTCAAACTTTTCGTTTATCTTATCAATGTCAGAACATATGAATTTTTTTGTCGGGTACAACTGATTAGCGTAAACGATATATTTGTGGTTAATATCGATACCTGTGTAATCTATATTATTATGGTTGTTATTGGCTATGTAATCGTTTAAATGGCCCAACCCACAGCCATAATCAAGTAAAGATGAGTTATCTTCTATACCAATACCAAATAAGGTCTTAAATCGCTTCCTTTGCGTTTCTTGGTCTGTCCAACCAACAGCCATTGGTGTTGTAATTGGGTAGTCTTCAAGGTACATATTGTACACGCCAATAATATCACTGCTCATCTGGTAACTTTGATTCAATATATAATTCAATTATGTTGATGTAATAAACGACACCCGATATAAATGCGGCATCAAAGATAGTAAAAATAATCTTTTGATACAAATCTAGGTTTGTTTTCCCGAAAAGAATTGCTGTCGGGGAAAAACCCAAAACGGGTACAACATATAAACCAACCCAAAAACCAAAACACATCATGCAATGTAATAAAGAACCAAAAAATTTTGATCTGGTTTTTATTACTTCCCTGAATGGTTTAAATAGTTTACTTTGGACCACAATAGATGTGATTCCATAGCATATAAAAACAAAATATGTTAAGGTAATCCAATTCATATTATTCGGTTTCTTTACCAGCTCTGTTAATAATATCAGGGTTTTGTTTAATTGTTTGTATGGTTATTAAATCTTTAATTTTTGTTGTTGACCAATTATGAGATCTTGTCGTGTAAATAACTTTAATCGGTAAGTGGTCACCAGTAAATCTTTTACCGATATAATCATCACCCAAGATTCTAATGTCTGGTTTGTAAAACTCCATTAACTTAATCAAATCCTCTTCTGTTTGGTATGTAACTACCTCGTCAATATATTTGATCGCCATTAATGTTTTATACCTCTCATACAAAGGTATAACGGGCTTATACTTTGTAAACCTAGTTTCAGATGGGTCAATTTGTAAAAACACCATAAAATAATCACAGTGTCTTTTAGCTTCCTCAAAAGTATAAATGTAACCTGGATGTAATAAATCAAAATTACCAGCTGTAAATCCTATAACCCCTTTTGTAGCGTCCATTATTTAATTTTTTTATTCCTCGGTTTTAGCGGCATCAGCTTCAACCTCATTATTCTCAGTGTTTAATTCAGGCCCCTCAACAATAGGTTCCTCAGTTTTTTTAGATCTTTTTTTACCAGTACCCATAATAGATAGTGGGGTATCAAAAGAAAGTTGTTTAAGTTCATCATAACTTAATTTACCAAATAACCCTTTCAATTCAGTCATCTTTTCACTGAATAACTCCTGTTTCTTTTGTAGATCAAGGTTATACTCAATTATATTACTAAAGATGGTATACATCTCTTCAAATGAGAATAAATCACTGAACATGATGTAGTAGATAAACCCAGTGTCCTCAGAAACCTTTTGCTTTTTTAATTTAATTTCTTCTGGTACGTGATCTTCAAGTATCGACCAGGTTGGGTCCAACCAGAAGTCAATAACTCTAACATCAGCGTTTACCCTAAAACCGATAAGGTTATCAGGGTATTTTTTAAACATTTCGTCTAATTTCATATGTTAATTCCGTTTATAATACATGTTATTATGTAAGAGACAGATAACCCAAGATAGATTAACTCTTTATGTGTTAATGTATATTTTTTTGGTTCGATATCAACAATATTACGATAGAATAAGAATATGTGTCTTAATATGACCAAAATAGATAATATAAGGCCCACTAACAGCGCCTTATTGATTAATCCAAGTAGTATGTCCATAATTTATTTTTTTATAAAAATAGACATAAAAAGTGATATTATCAATAATTGTTTAAAAAATACTTATCAAGTGTTTTGTAGACTTCAAAAAAAAGGTCGTGTTCAGATTTTGTTTTGGTTATCTCGATCGACATTACATCATCCCAAAAATTAATGATTTTACTAAATAACCCCTTTGTTTTGGTGCTATTACCATAATAGATGTCCATAAAATAAGCCAAGAAGTAATAATAGTGCTCACCCTTTTCTTGAAAGAAAATGTTTTCTTTCTTAAAATTATCCAAATTTCTTTTCCAGCACCAGTTAAAATGATTTACTTGATCGTCCTGATAAAGAATCACGTCATCACCAAGGTAAGTATCTTCAATTATATAAGTTAATGAAATGGAGAAGTCTCTAAATAATTCAACCTTTTCAGTTGTAATATTATTTATCGTGTTTAAATAGGCTAACTGTTCAAAACTTAACGGTTTTGAAAAATATTCTAAAAACTTATGTATGTGTCCCCTACTCATCTTCTATAATAAATAAGGGCCTCATGTTGATGAAGCCCTTATAAATATAAATTTTTAAAAAAAAATGTAAACTAAACGACTTACAATAATTTCTTCTTGCTAACGCTTTTCCAGAAAACATCGTTTTCATTGATTTGCTTAGCTTTTTTCTCTTCAGAAATAACCGCTTGGTCATAAGAAACCATTTTCATCATTTTTTGTATCTCTAATGAAACAACATCTTCGTTTACCTTTTTATCTTTTTTCTTTTTATTATCATCACCTGGCAATGCATCACTTCTTTCATATGAATCATCGTTGTTGATGTTAAGACCTTTAGATGTATAATCCATGTCTCTTACATCTCTTCTAGCTTTAACAGCTTGCATTAGTTTTTCACCACCCTTAGAGTCGTAATCAACATTTGCCTCACCTTCTTTATCAGGTAAACCGTTTGCTTGCGCAACAATTCTATCTTTAAAGTCATCACCACTGTCATTAACATAATCAAGATCTAACATGCTATTTCTACCGTGTTGTTTAACATCGATACTATCTTCCCAATCACTGTTATTGTGTTTTTGGTTTTTTAAGTTATCAACTTTTTGATCAACGGTTTTTTGAGTTTTTTCAGCAGCTTTGATCATTTCCTCAGCTTCTTTTTCATTTTTAGCGTTTTCAGAATCTACATTCTTACCTTTCTTGGCAACAAATTTAGCCAATTCAGCTTCCTCTAAAAAATCTTCGTCATCATTGTCAACGTCAAAATTACCCATTTTTTCAATGTTTTTCAAATCTTTCATTGATGGTTCTTTTTCATCAGAAAAATCATCATCTTCAGTATCTTTGTATTTGCTATCTTGTTTTTCACCATAAGCTCTAATGAACTCAGCTTTTTTCATAGCTCTAGGTTGTAACTCGTCAACTGTATCCAAAGCATCGGTTAAATTATCATCCATAAGTAAACCTGTTTTTTCTAAGAAAGATCTTTTGGTTGGTGATACTAATAGATTTAATATGCTATTATTAGAACCTTTTGCGAATAATCTATCGCAATACTCCAAATAACTTTCCTCAGGGGTTTTTTGTATGAAATTAATAAAGTTATCAGCGTTAGCATCTCTACTTGATTCGAATTGACTAAAATACTGATTAAATTTATCTTTAATATCGTCTGTATTTAACCCTTTAGCTAATGTAGCCATAGATTTTTCGATCGAGTTCATGAAATTTGTAAAGTATTTCATTTCTCTTTCGTATTGATCGCTTACAGCAACCTCATCGTCTTCAACGTCAGCTTCATCATTATATTCCATAAGCTCATCAGCTGGGCCTTCTACACCGATAGGGCCGACTGGTGCCATGCTAACTGGAGCTGGTGTCATATCACCTTCTGGTGCATTTTCACCTTCCATTTCATTCATCAAGAAATCAAATACATGACTTAAATTTTCTTTTGCAACAGCCATGTGATCAGCAGCCCAATCATGTCCACTATTTAAAATAGCTTCAATTTTACCGTGATCAAATTTCATTAAGACATCAGCTTGTCTTTTGATTTGCTCTAAATTAGAGAAGAACATGTATCTGCTACTATCCTCATCACCTTCCGATAAATCAAATTCGTTCATCCAACCACCTTCTTCTAAATCAGCACCATCTCTTTCACCTTTACCAAATTTCTTTTTAGCCTCATTCCAGTCTTCCATTGAAAGATCCCAACCGTCAACCGCTTTAGCAACGTGTTCTTTAGCTTCAGAATAAGAATGACCGTGCTCAACACAATGTTTCAACTGGTCATAAATAGCAGGGTTAATTCCAGCAGCCTCATCAACTTCACCTTCGCCAAACATATCCATTCCCATACCTTCATCCTCTAACATAGCTTCCGCTGTGTTTTTAGCTTCTTCGATGGCTTCTTGGTAATCACCATTTTCTAAATATTCTTCAATAGTATCTAAACCATTTGCAAATGTGGCTGTATCAGCAAGATCAGATGTACCCATACCTGGTAACATTCTACTAATAAACATGTTAACCAACTTAACACCTGTTTCTCTAGCACCAATTCTTTCAACACTTGCCTCAATTTTTGCGTATTTGTTAGCAAAACCACTAGCTGGTTCTTCTTCCTCTAACGCATCATTTTCTTCGTAAACCATTTCCTCTGGATCTAAACCTCTTCTAAAAGCGTCTTCATAAAGTTTTTCTTGGGATTCCATTTTACCACCCCAAAGTTCTGAAATATAGCTAGAAACTTCGTTTGCACAAGAAGAGCCTTCACTCATCATGCAAGATTTAACCATTTCCATGCATATTTCAGCATCTTCCATCATTGATTTACAATAGCCTTCATATGTCTCACCTTCATTTAATGTTTCAGGTAAAAACCCTTCTCTAACTAAAGTTTCGTACATGCATTCTGCAAGTTGATTATTTTCCATAATACCGCCCATGCACTTTGATGCGAATTCGGGTGTTAATTGTATGTTTTCCATAGTATTTGTATTTTCTAAGTTTTTATTTTCTTCTGTATAATTTTCATCCAACAATTCGATGGATTCATTTAATTGTTCAATAACAGATTCATTGATATTTTCCATTTTAATCATATCAATTGTTTCTGATAAATATTTTTCTCTGATTAATTTTGCTATAAATTCTGGTGACTTACCAGTTTCTTCAGCAATATGAGAGCAATACCCATAACACCCCTCGCACATTTCTTCTTTAGACTCACCGATAAGTTTGATGGGTTTATCTACAGCTCCTTGTGAGCAATATGGGAATGCAAGGCATTTAGGTTCGATGGCCACTAAATGACCACCATTGTAAGAAGGCTTTTGCTTTAAATCACCACCAAACCATTCTAATAAATCACCTTCGGTTACTAAATTACCTTCAGTGCTATATAAATGTTCTTTAACATAACCTTGTGGTGGTACAGCTATTCTACCCACACCAACACCATTTTTAACATTGGAATCTTTCCATGTGTTAAAAAGCCTACTGTTTAATTTTTTCTTTGATATTCTACCTAACGGACCGATAAACCCACCATATGTTGGGCTACCTGGGTCACCTAAAACAGAAGCGACAGAAGCTGATTCGTTAACCAACGTTTTTTCAACAATGTTTTTTAAAAAATCCTCTTTTTTCATTAATTAGGTGAATTTTTAAGGTCACTTACCCAGAAACTTCTTCTGGTCCATAACTGTTTATATAGCTGAACCAACACATTTCTCGTTATTTCAACCACTTTATTTTCAAAATCTTTATTACTTTTAACGGTATCTTTTACGATATCTTTTACCTTAGTTTCAAACTGAGAGCCACGTGTAATGTTTAAGAAATCCTTTATTTCATTCTTAATCAAAACTTTAATGTCGCTCTTATCCGTTGGGGTAAGGGCTTCATTTATTGGTGTTTTATCATCCATTTCAACCAAACATTCTTTCAAATACTGGTCTAATTGGCTTTCGGTTATTTTAACTTTCATGGTACGTTTTATTAATATAAATAGTCTTTAAATCGGAAATGTTACAATAAAAGTAGTAATGTCAGTATAAAAATACCCCCACTTGTTATGTAGGAAATATTTCTTTGTTTCTTAAAAACTTTTATATTATGGTTTAAGTCCGAAATATGCTCGTCTTTTGTCTCAATAACTTTGTTTTTGTTTGTTATAATTGTATCTTTTTCTAAGATAATATGTTTTTGGTCTATTATAATACTATCCTTTTGAACCGACTGTTTAGTTATTAAATTAAGGCTATCTCTTGTAACCCCTATCTCAGCTTTTAATAACTGGTGATCCTTTTTAAGGATCAATGCGTTTCTTATTGCCGTGCAAGGTACGCAGCAGGTTGAATCACTTAAATTCGTCTGCGAAAGAGCTGGAGAGCTCACTGCTAGACATAGCATTAATACGATTAATATCTTTTTCATGTGCCTTTTTTTCCTTATTTAGTTTATTTTTTAAACCAGCCAACTCAATACCGTAAGCCGCTATCTTAGCATTCCTACTTTCAACAGATTTACTTAAAGAATCTATTTTTAAATCACTTTTTGTTATCGCTAAGTTTAATGAGTCTATTGTTTTTTGATAATGGCTAGTATCAATAACACCACTATCTTTCTTAAAAACGCTCATGTAAATTAGGAAACCAATACCAGCAAAAAGAATTAAAAAGATTATATTTTTTTTCATTATAATGGGTTTTGTGATTGTTTGTTTTGTGTGATCTTAATTAAATTATTTCTACCAATTTGTACATCATTATATGACCTACCAATTGTATTTAATAAATTTAGCAAATCTTGGTTTAAAATCAAGGTTCCACCAATTAAATTAATCTTAGGGTCTTCATCATTTGTATCAACCACAATTTCTTTAACCCCATCCAAAGCTGGGTTTTTAACAACGTCAGCTGTTAAAATAACACGGCCATTTTCTAATCTAATATTAACATAAGGTAACATCAAACCAGTGGCATTGATAAAATCGCCAATGGCTTTTGTAAACTCAGCTTTACTTTCATCAGATAACTGAACGTCATCGGCTTTACTTAGATAACCAACAGTGTTAATATTGTCAAAAGTCAACTCCTCACCATCTTTTGATTCAACCTCAACAGGTTCTGTTCTAACCATTTCATCATTTTCGTTTAATAACGATTTAGTTTTTTTAACCGATTCCTGTAATTGAACCGTTCTCACTTTGTTTAGTAATGATTTAATATCATCGTAGCTTTTATCGTAATTGTTCATGTTTGTATTCCTTATTTATTAGTTCATTTATTTTCTTAAAATCAGCCGCTGGTGATAAATCGTAGTTGTTTTTTGTGTAGTTACTTCTATTCAGTATACCCTTTTGCGTATTTGGTTTATTTATAACAATATTATTTCCTATAAAATCTTTTATTATGCCGTATTCTATACATAAATAGTCTATTAATTCCGCAAGTTTCGTGTACTGTTCTTCGGAATAAGTAGCCCAATGTCTTTTATTTCTCCAGGGTATTTCAACAACATCACCAAAATACTCAGAACCTTTCCAGGTAAAGTATTTATCCAAAGCAAGATCTTTACTTAACCACCCAACATTTTCTAAACAAATTGTTATTGAGTTTTTTTCTATTTGTTGCTCCCACATCAATAAACTATAATACTTGGGATCAAAATGTTGGTAAACCTCACCATTTTGTGAAATAAAAAAACACGGTAATCGGTTGTATTTACCGTTGTACCGTGTTTTAATTTTTGTCAAGTACTCATCCATGGTACATGACGTATGTGTAAGAATTATTTGCTTCTTTTTAGTTTTGTTTTTCTGTATGTTCTCATTACCCTCAAAGTAATACTCTTTATTGACTATCATCTTTTGTGAAAACCATAATATTTTCTATTCCGTTATTCTTAATTTCATTAGTTTTATCGTAAACAGGATAGTTCTCTAAATCGCTTTCAGTTGTTTTTTCTTCAATAACGGGCTCTTCAATTTCATTTTGTATATCAATTAAAGAATCCTCTTCAAAATCGTTATTATCTTCAACCACGTATTCTTCTCTATATTGTGAGTTAGCCAAAGCTGTTGGTTCGTCAGCTAAATCTTCCTCAGTGATTTTAGGCAACTTACCTTCTTTACGTAATTCATCAACTTTTTCCCAAACTTTTTTTGCTTCCTCATTTAAATTTGGTTGCGTTACAGCATCATTTACAGCATCATTTACAGCATTATCTGGTCTAATATAATCCACTAATGATTTAATGAAACCTAAAGCGACTAGTGGTAAAATAGCACCACTGACAATAGATAATATTCTTTTTTGTTCAATCGGATCACTATCAACTAGGCCGAATAATTCAACCCAGGATTGGTAATCATTTAAGTGGGTATAAGCAAAAAAAGCGTTACCCATGGCCTGCATTGCTGTTAAAATAAAGAACAAGACCCATACAATACCCTTGTTCATTTTTTTAAGCGCTATGATTGAGGCTAAAGAAGCCGCAGCACCAACCTCAAAGGCTAACGCTAATGTAACGGCTAACCATTTAGGGTTTGATAATTCAAAGAAATCAATTACGTGTATTGTTGAAATCAACGATACCATCACATATAATGTGACAAATGTACCTATAATAAAATTTCTTGTTAATTTATTTTCTGTTTGCATAATTACTTGTTTTTAGCTGCTTCTTTTTTAGCAATAGCTATTGCAGCTTGTTGTGGGTATTTAGACTTTATTTCTTGAACCATTTTTAGTTCATTTTCATTTAAATTTGATTCATCGATCTGAGATATTCTTTCATCAGCCTGGGCAATCAAACTATTTAATTTCTGTAACGAATCCATCTTATAAAATTGTTTTTTTAAATTCTGTTATAATATTTTTGATATTACTTAAAGCTTCATTTATTTCTTCCGTAGCATCTGGCTCATTAACATTGGGTGCGTATGTTTCAATTTGCTTGATGATAAACATAGAAACGTCTCTAATTAATTTTTGGTGTTTTCTAACGCCATCTTTGTTAGTTTTGTACATGGCTAAATAATTAATAGAGTGTTCGATTGGGAAATCGTAACTTTTCATTACGGTATAAGCAACTGATTCCGCTTGTAACTCCCTCTCCTGATGACTACCGCCTCTACCAACATAAAAACCTAATTTACTATTTGCTTCATGGTGTAACAGCTCATGTGCTAATTCATGAACAAACGTTGATAGTAAATCAGCACCAAGGCTGTTGGTTAACAATTCAATGTGTCCGCCTTTACTAACACCTCTAGCACCGCCTAAATTAGATGAGTCTGTTATCTTAATACCACTAGCTTGTGAAAACTCTTTTAGAGCTTTAATCATGATAGCCGACTTTTCATCCTCAGTATCCTCATCACTAAACCATTTTGGCCCTTCTGGGGTGTTTATTTGTTCTCTACCTGGTATTGGTTGTACATTTTTATTGTCATAGATGGCAACCTCAGTAAAATCTTTGGCAGCGCTAACTTTAAAATACCCCTTCTTTTTTGCCCAAACCCAAAATGCGTTATATTTTTCTTTTGGTATTGGCATTTTTTTATTGGGGAGTAGTTTAATACCACTTTCTTTAGCGTATTCTTCAGCCGATTTTGGGTAATTTGCAATAATTTTATAAACGTTTCCAGCTAAGCTACCACTATTTGTTTTTTTACTGATCATGATTTTTTTGGCGTTTTCTACTGGCTCATAACCTCTACCAAACCAATATGGTATTGATCCAAACTCTTTCGCCCCTTTAGTTGCTTGCAACCATATCATAAACATATTAAAAAAGCTATATGAATATTCACCTGTTTCAAGAATGTAAGACTTAGACGCTTTATTAAACTCAGCGATATCATCCAAGAGTTTTTTATCATCCAAACTTTCACCTAACTCACTAATATATGCATCTAAAATATCTAATGTGACTCTACTAGATTTAGTTTTAACCGTCTCATAAGCATCTTTTATATTTTCTAAAAAATCTTTTGTTTTTGTAAGTTGCTCAATGTCACTATAAACACCAATTTCTTTATGACCACTAATATCATGACCAAGTTTTTCATTCGCAGCTTTTACCGCATCATTCGCTATCTTAGCAATCTCATCCGCTGACTTAAATCTGTCATTCCAAAACCACTGTTTTCCTTTGAGATCCCAAGAGGCACCATATTTTTTCATGACATCCTTAACAGCAAAAGTTTCATCGCTAGCCTTTTTTGGGTCTGGGTTATCAGAAACAACAACGATTCTTTTTTGGTTAAAATCATCGATTTTACTTTTTACCGTAATTTGTTCGTCAGTCGGTTGTAAAGCTTTAATTAGAGTTAAAGCTTCCATGATTGGTGATTTAGTGTATTTAAGTGTTAGCATTTGATTATTTGTTTTCTAATGAGCTTAATTCTTTATCGATTTCAGCTTGTCTGGTAACGTCTAACATTTTTCTATCGGTTGACTGGATCATACGTTTTTCAGCTCTAAGACCTTCAATTCTTAAATCCTCATGTGTAACTATAATCATTTCCAATGAATCAACTTTGTTAGACATTTTGTCAATTCTTTTATTTAGACTTCTTACATCGCTATTACATGTTCTCATGAATAGTAATAATAACATAACCAAGACTATCTTGGTAAAATGTTTGTTCAAAATTTGTTCGATTTTGTTCATACTTATAAATATTTAGTTTTTAATTAAAATTACAATAAATTAAAGATTCCCCCAGAATAGAACCTAAGTTTTTTAATAGCTTTTTCCTTAATTTGCCTAACACGTTCTTTGGTTAACTCCAAATCCTCAGATATTTCTTGAAGGGTGCATTCATTACCATCTAAACCAAAATATCTAACAATAACAAGCTTTTCAGTCTCCGTTAAGTTATTTAAAACGTTATTTAAAGCGTTAATTAGATTTACCCTGTCGCTGTCATAAGCTTCGTCTGGTCTTGGTGATGATTTATCTTCATAAATATCGTACAATGATAATCCCTCGTCATCATATTTATCATCAAGCCTTTCAACGGATGGTAAATTTGAGAACCCGTTAATGACATCGTTTTCAGTCATTGAAGCGAAATTCTTTTGTGCTTCTTTGTTAGCTTTACGAACATCATTAATTACGTTAATTGGTAATCTGATCATTCTTGAATTATCGTGCAATGACTGGATAATTGACTGTTTAATCCACCAAACGGCATAGGATAGGAATCTAACCTCTTCCTGTTCGTAATTAAACCTTTCAGCCGCTTTTAATAGACCAAGATTACCCTCAGATATTAAATCCTCAAAATTCAAACCTTGACCCTGGTATTGTTTCGCTACGGTAATGACATATCTAAGGTTTGAATAAATAAGCTTTTCTTTTGCTTTACTATCCCCAGTTTTAATTTGTTTGAGCAACTCACGCTCCTCAAGTCGGCTAAGTGGCTCATGTTTTCTTACGTCTTGTAAGTAATTTGCGATCTCTCTTTGATCGATCCAGTGTGATGTGTCAATTCTCTGTGTCATTGTCTGTATTGTAGCGTTTTAAAATTAATTTTTCTTCCTCTGTTAAACTTTCATAACCGTATTCAATTATTTTATCCAGAATTGGGTCAATAATATCCATACTGATTTTTATATCCTTACCCCTATCTTTTTTCTCCGTTGCGTTTTTTATCTCTTCTTCCAATAAAGCGATGTATTGTTCTCTTGCTTTTGCCACTAAGTCAACAAAATATTGTATTTTATTTAACGTTAACTCGTTATGTCTTTTTGGGCCTTCCATATAAAGGTGTTTATAATATTCATCCGTTACATGCTTTGAGTATCTTTCTTTTGTTATATCAAATAAGAAAAATGATTCTGTATATTCAGAATACATTTTCTTAAAGAACTTATCCAGAAACTTCATATTCTCTTTTGAGTGAAAGATTAATATGATTGAAGCTGGCCCAAAAATCCACTTTAATTGGTGCTCATTATCAAGTATTGGTTTTAACCCATGTTTAAAATTATCGGGATACTTTCCGACAAAAAACATAATATACTTCCTAGGTTTTTTCCCAAATATTTTGTTAAAAAACAGATAGACCTCGTACTTTATTTTAAAAACTATCCAATCTAATATTTTAACCATTTGCGTCAACTACCTTTGAAATGTTATCTGTTTTTTCTACCCTTACAATATTATCAGCCCAATCTTGTACATATGGGTTGTGGCTAATTACCCAAATGTGTTCAAACAATGTTTTTAATTTTTCGAAGAACATACCTAATCTGTCCAAGTTATCATTAGATACTTTACCTGTAACCTCATCAAAGACGATGATATTTGGTTTAGGTAATGAACATACCTTACTCAATACACATCTTAATGCTAATGAACTAACAGTTTTTTCATAACCAGAACCTGATGCCAATGGTTTTTCAATGCCACTCTCGCAATCAATCATCCAAAACTCAATCTCATTTTTATCATTCATGCGCATTTCAAGATCAAAATCACAGGTATCTGATAAAAGGATTTTTAAGTGGCTATTGATTAACGGAATCATGGTACTTAATACCATTTTAGAGATACCGTTTTTACCGTATACATCTAAGTAAACTCTGAAGATCTTGTCCACAACCTCTTCACGCTTAAGTTCGGTGATCAAATTATTGTACTCACCGATTTTGGTTTCGGATAATTCAATATCTTTTCTAAGGCCGTTGATTTGTAGCATCAAAGCTTCTTTCTCATTAGTCTCATTTTCAACCTTAAACTTCAATCTTTGTAAATCGGTATCGATTATCTTGTTTTTCTCCAAAGCCTCTTTTGCCAAACCATAAGCCTTTAACTTTTCTTCACCACGCTCTAAACTACCGTTATAGTTTGTTAATTCCATTTGTTTGTTTTGCAACAATAATTCCGCTTTGTTATAAGCATCCCATAAAGTTTTAATGGTATCGTAACTCACTATCCTTTCAGACAACTCTTCAATGTTTGTAGTTGCCTTTTTGTGTGCGGTATTTTTAGTTTTTAACTTTTTATTGTTTTCTGAGATCTCTTTTTTATGGTCAACACCTTCTAATGGTCTTTGGCATGATTGACAAATTTCACCATCTTCAAGCATCTTAATGGTTTTTTCAATCGCAGCAATTTCCATTCTTAACTCAACCTCTTTTTCTCTAGCATCACGAATGTTTGATACAGCTGTCGCATAGGCATCAACATCAAACACTTCTTTAGGCATTGGGTTATCTTTTTTTAACTGCTCAATTTCACCCTCTTTAGTTTTAATAAAACCCCTAACTTTTTCAATACCAGCTAAAATATCATCCTCATTTAATTTGTACATTTCAGTATCAACATTAACACGGATGTTATTTAATTTATCCCTTTCAGCGTCAAAAGTTTTTAATAAATCGACCTTAGCTTTAAGACTAATATTTAAAGCAGCAATAAACTCATTGTTACTCTTAATCTTATCATTTTCTACTTCAATTTTAGTAAGAATCTCTTGTGAATTGTTATGGTACAATTTAGATTTTTCTTTCCACTCCTGGTGTTTTTTCTTGGCAATCTTTTCTTTTTCCCTAAAGAACTCCAAACCAATGAATTTGGTTAAAATTCTGCCACGCTCAGTTGGTTTAGTTTTGATTAAATCATCTAGGTTGTCACCAGTTGTTAGAATAGTAATTAAAAAGTCATCGTATGAGCCAACATAGGTTTTAATTAATTCATCTGTGAATTTTCTTTGTTCACCATTTAATTGTTTAACACCACCTTTTGGTAATACTTGGTAGAAATCTAACTCACTTTTGCATGTGTACTCACCATTCCTACCTTGTTTCCTGTTGATTTTTCTGCTGATAATATAGTCATCACCCTCAATTTCAACCATACCCTTAACACTAACAGTATCCTCATCACTAAATCGGTTAAATACATCTTCCATCTTGTCAGTTTTTGATGTTACACCGAAGAATAGGAACAACAATAAATCAACCGTCATTGTTGTTTTACCGCCAAAATTGGCTGGGTTTGATACAACAGACGTAATACCTAGTTTATCGGTAAAGTCAATTCTATTGTTCTCCCCAAAAGATAAGAAGTTCGAAAACTGAATTTGTTTAATCTTAAACTTTTTATATCTATTAGTTTGTTCCTTGTAATCCTCTAGTTCAACATTTACTGAGTTATCAAGTTTCATCAAGTAATCCATTGGGATATCAATCTTTTGATCCTTTAGATAACTTTCAATCAATTGTTTTTGGTAGTTTTCATCCAAAATAACTTCAGATGCATCGGCAGTGCCTTCAGCAACAACATCACTATTTTTTATTGATATTGGTTTGAAAATTACCTTAACCTTAGTTGTTTTGTATTTGTTTTGAAAATACTTCTCAATTTGCTTTTCCTTATGTGTTGAGTGATTATCCAACGTGTCTTCCCAAATAACCTTAATTTGGTTATTGCTGTCGTACAAGTCAGCTGACTCTATTTTAGATTTCGTCATATACGTCATAATTATCTTTTGGTTGTTTTTTGATTAGTGTTACTGGTTTTTTTACTGGTTTTGGTTCTTCTTGTTTAATCTCATAAACTGGTTCCTTTGGTTGTTCAATAACAACTTCAGGTTCTTTTTCAACAACTGGTTCCGCAACCTTTTTCTTTCTACCACCTTTTTTCTTTGGTTGTTCAATAACAACTTCAGGTTCTTTTTCAACAACTGGTCTTTCTTCAACAGGTGGTCCGTTAAAGATCATATCAGCTTCAGTTTTATTAAAAAACATTGCAAATGATTCACCATATTTTTTTAAATCAAAACCCTTTCTAAGTGTTTTGTTGATAAAATCATCTACATCGTTTATTCCGTTTACTTTACAAAAATCCAATATATCATCATGTAAAGATTTTTCTATGTTAATACTACGCATTTACCAACATTTCATTGTTTTCTTCGATATCACTGATATCTGTTATTTTAAAGGTCAAATACTTAACAGGGTTTTCAATATCAAAAAATTCATATGACAATAACTTATTATCCTGAATTTTAACGATATTAAAGCCGTGGTCGCTGACAGTTTCACCAAAGTTTTGTTGGATTAGTGATCCCACCATAATAATTGGTGTGCTGTCCTGCATAAAAACTTGTCTTTTATGAATATCACCACAAAGAACCATGTCACAATGTCTGAATTTATTCACTTCAGCACCGTGGGTAAATTTAAATCCTTGTTCATTTACAGCTCCAACAATTGTTCCATGGTATAATCCAACGTATAATCCGTCAAAAGGTCGCATTTCTAATTGTTCTGGTGCCATATGATTGTCAAAAATACTGAATACTGACCAAACAACGTTTTCGTCTTGGTATAGGCCAGACTTTGTGTAATAAACAATATTATCAGCATCTAAAGCGTTAATGATGGGTGTTAGAGCGTCCATACGCTCTTTATTCTGTTCAACAATGTCATGGTTCCCTGGGATGATAATAACCTTACCAGCGGCTTTAGAACAACCATTTAAGAACCAAGACACCTCACTAACCAATTCGGGGCTAATTTGGTTTCTAGAATGAACGATATCACCAGCAATAACGATTCTTTCTGGTTTAATCTTTTTCATTTGATCAAAAAAGTTCTCGCAAATTGCTCTGAACTCATTATGTCTTTGGATATTCCTAAAGTGAATATCTGCAATATGTGCAATAGTTTCTATCATAGTATAAGTCTTTTCATTTTATAGTGTTCGATAAGCATTTCAGCTTCTTTTTTCATGTAACCAATTGGTATCAACCTAAATGTTTGAATGTTTTTATCCCAGTAAAATAAACCACCACGGTTAAATTTCTTACCAGTTTCTCTCTCGTACATCACACCGTACACAGATAATTGTATGGTGTAATCATTATACTGACAGTGAGCTAAATGGTTTAATGGGAAATGTAAAAATTCACCATATTTGTTTTCATACTCAAACTTTTTGTTTGTTTTGAAATCCCATACATTAAAGAACATACCATCTGGTAAATCCTCAATGATATCCGAAGTACCTGCAACACCCTCATCATCGTTAAATTCAATTGACATAATGTGTTCTGGTTTAAGGTACGGGCTATCTATTAAAGATAAACCCTCTTCGTAACAAACATCTCTAAACGCACCGATAACAATTTTCTCAAATTCATCTCTTGGTGAGTACATTCTATTTGGTGCTAACAAAAACCTTTCAAGAATTTCGTGTAACGCTGTACCATACTCATTGGCCATTCGGTTTATTTCTCTCCACTCAGCGATAACCTCTTCTTTAGTTACACCCTTTCTGTTTGCCACTCTTTCGGCATGGTAATCTTCGTCAAATTTTTCTTTGTACTGCCCCAATACAGTAGTAACTGACGTATACTTAACAGTAGGTTTTTTACTGTTACTATACGTGTGGGTTGCGTGATCTAATGTTATCATTCTTTAATTCTTTTACTTGTTTGTAATAATTTACCTAAATTCTCTGGTCCATACTTCTCATAGTACAATGAAATATCAACACCTTTAGGTAGCGTTAAGACCAAAACTCTTTTATAGAGTCGGCCAGCATCTAATTTATTGTATATTCCAACGGTATCATTCCACGCATCTGGATCGAGTGCAATAATAATGAAATTTTTTGATTTAAAGTATAGTTCGTTAAATAATTTTTCAGACATTTTTTTACCGAGCAAAGGAACGCTGTTGGGCACAACGATATGATCGAAAACACCCTCAACTAAAAAAACTGGTTTTTCCCAGTTAATCAAAGCTTCGTTAAAAATTAATGTCTGTTTTTCAACAGCTGGATTCAAGTATTTGAACTTGGTTGTTTTTGGGCTAATTGACCTTGTTACAAAAAAGTTTAACTTACCATCCGCATCGTATGAAGGTACCACAACACGGTTTTGGTATTTACCTTCCATACAAAAACCTATCTTGTATTTTTTAATATGTGAATCATTTAACCCTCTGCTATAGAGGTAATCAAATGCTCCGTTAAATCTGGGGTTGCTTAATTTACCATCAAGTGCTATGTATTCATCAGGTAATCTTAACTCGTCTTTTTTCTCTTCAACAGTTTTTTGCTGGATGAATTTAAAGTTAAGTTTATAGAATTGGTCTAGGGTTTTTTTGTCGGAATACCTTTTAAATAAAAAAGATAGCCTACCTTTGGTACCGTCAGTTTCACCACACGACCAACAATTATATACACCATCTTTATAGGAAATCTCAAGATTACCCTTTTTATCGAATTCAACCCCTTTCATAGCGGAGCAATTCGGGCAGTCAAAACTAATTTGTTTTTTACGTTTATAATGCTTTCTGGGTTCGCCCAAAAAGGACTCTAGTAAGTCAATTAGCTTATCTGTCTCTAATTCGTTATTTAGTAAATCCATAATTCCTACAAAGATAAGAAATTATTTCATTACAAACAAATTTATTTGAAAATTTCTTTCATGTGGGCAAAAGCAAGCATAACGGTGTAAGCATCGGACATATCAAAGTTTTCTTTTTTCAATTGACCCTTTTTATCCAGTAACCAATTAATTTGTGGTTCTCTCTTGCTAACTTTATCCCAGATAAGTTTTTTCTTATCAACATCTTTTGGTAATCCACCGAATAAGACCAGTTTTCCCGCACTACCTGGTTGCATAAACTCAGGGAATGCATATCTTCTTGCTTCGTATGTTGAGATGTATTCTGGGACAACACCAATCACATCATAGCATATTTTGGTAACCATTCCGTTAAAACGTAATAAGGTCCCAACGGTATTAACGTTGTTTGACCTTAATAATGGTTCTTCAATAACTACGTGTTTGATATTGAGTGTTTTGTACTTCTGTACAAAATCATAAAACAAATCAGCTTTTTTGATAAGCTCTTCAGTCTTTGTTTTAGGTTCGGGTTTGGCTTTTGGAGAAATGTGTGTTAACTCCAAAAGCTCCCCTTTATTGTTGAATAATGAAATTCCGATTGTTTTAGTTGAAACGTCTAGTCCAAGTAAGTAATATTCTTCTTGTATCTCTTTTATCATAAAATTTTAATTATAGTCTTATTTTGACATTAAACGACACAACATCATACCAATACTTTTTAATTGGTTGTGTTGGTTTGCAAATCGCCAATAAATTGCCATCAGCATCATGGATACCTAATTGTGTGATGATAACAGGGTATAGATCACCATTTGTTGATTTGAATGATGCCCAATCTTCCGTTTGGTCAACCCCCATCATATCCTTTGCCGTATCATTTGTTGATTTAAAGAACTCGTCTGAAGAGGCTAAACAAACAATATTTAAAGATTTTTCGGTGTTATAACTGTTGTATGACAACATATAATCGGTAGTTCCAGTATAAATAAACTGTGTGCTATCCCATAGAATGTCAGTGCCATCTTTTGTTACGATTAATTCATATGTATCATTACTATCTGTGGTTCTAACATCGCCTCTACTATCAGCTGTTACTGGTGTATTTGATGAGTCCGATGTTATATCATAATTTTTAACCATGCTACTACCAGTACCAGACGTGTAAATGTAGCCGTCAAAAATGTTATGGAAATATGAATCAACGATCAATGGATGTGTGATAACAATAAACCCTTTATCTAAGTAAGCCGCACCAACGCAAACATCATTTTTATAGTTGTATGTTGGTTTTTCTTGGGCACCTGGTGTGAAAACTCTAGTTCCGTTTATAACTTCGCTATATGCATCACCCCAGTTATTAAAGTTTACGTATGGGGGTTTAATCGCATCTGTAAATAATAAAACAACGTTACTTTCATATGTTGTTGAACTAACTGTTGCCAAATCTGGTCTAATACCAAGGGTGCCAATACTAATATCTGGTTCAGATAATTTTTTATCCAAATTATTATTTATTCCAGCATGGTTATATGTACCATATAGTTCAATTGTACCTGGACCTGTCCAACCAGTCATAATGCCTAAACGTTTTGGGTCAGTAACACTTGATGTTGCACCTGTGTAGTAAGGTAATTCTAATTTAATAGTCTTACCATCAATGATTTCACCGTATTTGTTATTTGGTATCTCAAATATCATATACAAATCGTTTGGAACTGGTAAATTCCATGGTTTGTTTGTTTCAAACTCATTACAACCAATTGTTTGCATAACAGTAGCGTAATACTCACCAGTGTAACCTGTTGTTGGGTGAACAAGTAGGGTATCTGTTGATCCCGTAAATGTGTTGTCAATAGCTGTCCATTTGTATGCAACACCATTTTTAGTAACAGCAACGGTATCATTTGTACCAGCAGCGCTTAATACACCATAAGCCGATCTTGAGTATTTTTTATACTCTTCATTGGTAACAGGTAGATTAAGTGATTTTAGTAAGTTAGCAAAGATTGTGTTATTATCTTGTCTACCAACAAAGAAACCTGGTAAAATGTCAGTTGTGTTTAGTGTTGTTCCGCTAAATGTGTGATTTAGTTGTTGAAAACCGTTTGATAAATCAAAAGGTACACTTTCATTAACCAAAACAACACTTTCAACCGTTTTTAAGACGTTATAATTTGTTGGATTAACATCATATTCGATGTAACCACGGCAAGCACCACCATATTGAGGTTGTGAAAACTGTGTATCGTTATATGCAACGGAAAAAACGTATGCATATCCGCCATTAGCCGCAATTTGTGCTGGATTATCGCTAAGATTGGATAACGATTGGAATTTACCTAAAGCCGTATTTGAACCTAGGTTATTTAATTTTACGTATAAACCAGTATTTGTTGAAACCTCTGTGTGTGTAATTACAACATTTTGGGCTAATGTTGGTACATACGCTGGGTTTTCTAATAAATAGAACTCAGCTATACCATTCGTACCAGTACTAATGGTTCTACTATAATATGGGACTCTAACTTTTAATATCGCACTCATTTTATGTTATTTTCTTAATATTTGACCTTTTATTGTTATGTTTTTTGATATTGCGTATACATTATCATTATAGTCCCCAGTTATATCAGTAACTATTTGATTTACAGTTGATAACGCATTGTAGTTACCATCTTCATCTGAAATAGAAAAAGTAACTGGTTTAAAACCTTGTTCTAAAAGTCTTCTTCTACCCAACTCTGTTAGGTAAACTTTAATTTCTTCGGTGCTTCCGCTTTGTGGTACGAACCCCATGTTTTTAGTTTATTTAATTATATTAATTTTATTGTACAAATCAAGTTATTATTCCTATATAATAAATATATGGTTATTTTGTTTTTTCATTTTAAGTTTTAACTAGTATTAGACTAATAACAACTTCTTCGGTAATTCGACTGTTAAATTCGCTATCAGCAAAACAGTTTATATTAAAGCTCAAATCAATTCCACCAACTCTCCTATCTGGATCATTTGATGTTTTACCGTAATGTTGTGCATCTAAGACGTTTAGGTTTAAAACTTCATAATAAGCCGAAAACTCTAATGTCGTTAACGGTAGTAACATTTTATTTGAACCTAGCAATCCAACTGGGGTGACAAGGGTTAACCTACCAATTAGTTTACCGTTATTTGTTAATTGATATACTTGGTAGTGTTTAGTACCAACAATTGATTCGCTACCAGTTAAATTTGTCTCATCATATTCGTTAACCAGTATCAGTTTTAAAGTGTTTAAATTAGATTTTAATTTAGGGTCTCTAAACTGTGCTTTAGCAAATGTTAAATTATTAAAATATATTGATTTTGTGTTTGGGTTCAAAATACTAAACTTACCCTCAGATTCACTGGTGATATATTTGTCTGGCCCAACAACACTGATACCTGGTGTATTTATGTAAAAATCAACTTTAGGTATACTAAAGTTAAAAATGGGCATTTTGTACTCGACTCTTCTTCCTACTGTTATTGTTGCCATATTAATTATCCTATTTCTGGTAATGGGCCCCCGTCAACACTTGAACTACTTTCCATATCATAAACATAACCAACGGTTGTTTGTGATATTGTTCCATTGTAATCAACGATTATTTTAAACTCTTTGTTACCAGTACAAATATTTGAATTGAATAATTGTTCCGTACTAGCGTCTAGTTGAGCCGTGACTTTAAACATATAACCACTCATAAAATTAAATGGGCTAATGTTAGGTTCCGCTGCTAAACCCTGGTTCTGCATTGTGTAGGTTACACCTATGCCACCAATTACTGGTGTTGTAAAGGATGTTATGTAAAGATTACCACCACTACTAACTGTTGATGTTTGCGTTGTTCCGTATCCAGTATAACCAATGGCACCCTCTATCCATGAAACAGACATCGATGAAATCCCAGTATTTTCAATAAGATATACACTTGGGTGTGGCAAATAAGATACATTTATCGTATCACCACTTATATCAACCCAGTTATTAAAAAAAGACGTGCTTATATTAACATAACCGTTTGTATATGGATTACTTGTTGATCCACTATAAGCGCCAGCGTAATCATAAACTTTTAAATCCGATAATTTAAGTTTTTTCTTGTTATTACCGAAGACAGCGTAAACATCAACAGCGATAGTATACCCATTTGAACCAACGGTATAGTTTTCCCCATCACCATTAAAATTAAAATACAGGTCAAATTCTGTATAATAAACCTCACCTTTAACCAAAGTATTGATTTTTTTAAATTGGGTGTAATCAACGGCTATAGTTCTCGAGGCACGTGAGTTATTACCGATAAAACCGTTACCCATGGGCATATTATAAAAATCGGAAGTTTTTTCAACCAGATTATAAGAACCGTTTATAAATTCAAAATCGGATAAATCATTTGATCTATACGGGTGAAAATCGTAATTTTCTATTAAAGCGTTAACACCATTTGTATTATATGATGCGTAATCATAAGGCGCTTTAAGGTGTATACCGTTTAAATTTTTAAGGTTGTATTGTCTAGCCATTAGTCCTTATATGTTATTATTTTAATCGTTTCTGTCGAAAGGTCTGGATCGTATGCAATGTAATTGTTTTCAGCTCTTTGGTTAACGCCCAAAAAACCATGAGTGAACAGTATATTGTTATCCACAGAGCCTCGTTTAGAGTCCTGTGTATAGACTTCACTTGTATTATTAACTTCTGTGGAATCATAAAATTTTATTGTTGGTATTGTTTGTCCAGTTAAAACATGGGGATCAACACCGCTCATCTGGTCATAGTTTGAGTTGTCTATTAACGAAAAATATTTAATTTCATTCCTAAAACCATTGTTTACGAAAGCTTCTCTACCCTTGTCCGTAAGGTATATCTCAAAAGTATATTTATTTCTTTTTATAAATCCCATTAGAAGTCAATTGTAGCTTGTATTACGACCATATCAGAATTATATTTTCTTGTTATTGGTTCTGAAAATTTACCAATAGCCACCATAACACCATCAGTATCAAAAATACCTATTTGTGTAAACGCAACTTTATCTTGGTCAGCATTAAAAGTTGGGTTATCGGTTGATATATATTGATTAGGTAGCACGTTACAAGTTAATTGTGTTTTATATATTGTGGCTTTAATATCAGTTTCTATATTACCAAAGAAAAATACCTCATCACCAAAGCTAAAATCTGTGGATGAGATACCAGGTATGGTAATATAATCACTTAAATTATAGATATCCGTCTCACTATTGTCAAGCATATATTGATCAATATTTACTCTAAGAGCTGATATGGTATCTTTTGTTAAAACATTTGTTGATACTGTTTGACCAGCACCAGAATTATCTAAGTAGAACATTGTTATTTCACTACCCTGTGTTGGTGTGAAATTTAACTCAACACGTCTATCGTCAATTGTTTCATTTGTAACAAAAACACCATATGTTGTTGCATTTAATAACATACCTTTATAGAACAACCAAACTGTTGAGTTATTTGGTTGTTTATCCAATTTAAGTGATATCCTGTTAGGTGCTATTGTTGATTTATAAATTGCGTTAGCGTTTGTGTTTGAGTTAATTGTTGCTAATGAAGGTACTGTTATAACTTGTTTAATCGTCTTAGATGTAATACTAGTACCTGTTAAGTAATAAATTTGTAAAAGATCTGGGCTTACACCATAACCTTGTCCAAAAACAATAACCCTTCTATTATTAGGCCCAACAGCGTATGTTGTTGGATATGCATAATACGTTCCGTCACTCAAAGTATCATCCGATGCTTGTGTTTGTACAGTACCGTTAAAAATCACAATTATTTCACCAACTGGTGTATTCCCTAATTCAAAAACATCAAAAACGTTAACATCAATAACCGAATGAGATGCTAATTTATCAACATCGTAATCAAGAATATCAGCGTGTAATTCAAAATTAGTACCGCTTATATTCATAACACCAGTCACACAACCATTTGTACCTAAAAACCCACTCACATCAATATAAGCCCAGTTAGTTGGGTCAGGTTTAATACCAGTTGACGACTTTTGCCACAACATTAGTATTTGATTGGTTTTATAACCAATACCAGTTTCATCCTCATAATCTTTTAAGAATGAAAATTCGGTGTAGTTTGGATCCTCTATTTTTTTATTAAACTGAAATAAAACATCTTTTGGTGTTGTGGTTGTGTTTTGTATTGTTGTATAATCCTCACAATGCATACCAGTTATACCAGCACTATCAATAAACATATACGTTACATACAAATACTCACCTGGCTGTAAAATACCAGTTGTGCTTGTGTTACCACAAACACCTGGTTCTGTTAAATTTAACAGCGGTTTTGGTAATGTCCAGTTTCTGTTTGATTTATAAGATAAAGCTGATAATAGTTCAGGGTCTTCAATTATAACAATTTTTTCATCAACAAAAACTTTACCAACAACATTTTTATCGTTTTCTTGGTCAACAAGATCATAGTATGGGTATTTTGTAAGGCCTAAACCAGCCTGTGTTGTCTCATTTAAATATTGTAGCTGAGTATCAGCCACAAACGTGTAACCAACCGTATCAGCAACACCATTTGTAAATTGTTGTTTATGCCACATTATATGAGGAACTTTAAGTTTAAACGTTGAACGGTAAAAACCTTCACCGTAAAAGTTAGAAACCGTGTTATTTGTATAATGTATAACCCCTATTTTTGAATTGGTGTTGTAATAGTTAAAATTTATTGCCGTACCTAAATAATCTTTTGATACAACATCGTACTTAGATTTGTCGACTGTTGAGTCTAAACCTATTATGTCCTCAATATTAATAATATTCATATTCCAAACAGGAACATCCAGTTCAGATTGTGTATTATTGTTTGAGAAATCTAGTAACCCCCCTTGCCAGTAAGCTATTGGGCTTGCCTGATCATAATAATCTTTAATGGTATCTTTACCAGGGTAAATAAACGCATCAACTTCATAAGAATCAAAGGTTGGTAAATCACGATCAACGATAATTGTGATTGTTGTACCGCTCGTCAAACCAGTTAAATTATATGTGGGTGCACTATTAATAGATTTAATGACGTACATCAAATATTGAACGGGTTCAACTGTTATTTGATCAGCTGGTACTTGTGTTGTTGTATAATTTGTTGTATAACCGCTTGTTTTAAATTTAACAAACAGATAGTCACCCTCTTTTATGGTTGTGTCATATGAAGAATTTATTGTACCACCATTATAAGTTAAATCAAGAGCTGTGGAACTAGTAGCTGTTGTACCAGTTAATGGACCAGCTAACCACAAATTTGAATCAATGCTTATTGTTGAGCCAGTTGTATCATAATTAAAAAAACCTCTTTCTATTGCTGATGCGTAAACCTCATTTGGTATTGCATTAACGATTGTTATTGGGTTTAGAACGTTAATACCGTCATATGTTAATGGTAAGCTCAAACCTAATACATTATCCGATGGTCTTAAAATATTAACATTTGGAAATGAATCGTTTGAATAATCCATTTCGCCATCCCCAAGACCAAAATATGTGAAATTTAAGGTCCCTTCAGCTAGATTTCTCCTACCGTTATTGGTTAATTTAACATTAACTAACGGATCGTTTTTCTTAATTATATAGCTCATTTTTTGTTTTTATATAAATATCGTTATTTTATAAATTTATGGTAGGCTTATGTAATCTCTTGGGTCAACCGTGTCAATTGTTAAATTATTTGCACCGTCAAAGTCAATTTTAACAACTCTACCTTCACTTATATCTTTTAATTTTATTGTTCTTGTTATTAATCTACCAACATTTGTTTTTGTTGACACAAAATACCCATTTTCAATACCATTATCGTTTGTATCAAATAATGCGTAATTATCCATGAAACCTGACTTATATCTACTAAGATTTCTTGTTACATCAGTTTTAACACTAATTGTAATAGATTCTCCGTAATTAACAACAATGTTTTCGTCAAAATATTTATTTTTTGTTAACACCCTATTGTATAAAGTACTATTAGATGTGTTATTTTCAACAATAACAGTGACATTTGAGGCACCGTTTTGGTTGATGATTAATCTAACTTCTGGTTTAAATCCAGTTATTAACTCAACATTTTCAGGTAATGGTGGTGCTGTCATTATTCTAGGTTTTAATTGGTCTAATTTTGTCAAATCAGCTTCAAATAAAACACCAAATATTGTTTTTGCTGTATGCCCACAAGGATTTGTTATGGTTAAACCACCAATAAACTCACCAGTTAACGGTAATCCGTTATCATCTCTTTCATAATAATAGTCCATTATTATGTCATTTTCTATTCTTCTAAATCCAGTTAAACCGTATTCTTTAACACTTCTAAGGTTTGTGTTTTTAGCATCAAATAGTTTATTAACACCGTTTAATAATTTAGCGTTCGTTGTTGCACCACTAAATGTTTGTTCGGTAAATGATGTTTTTAATTTTAAATTCTTATCAAAGAAATATAAATTATTTTTTGTGGTTGTATCAAGTGATTCGATTTTACCTTCATAAATTTTAACTTTACACCTATCTTTTTTAAATGTAAATTTATTAACTAACATAAAGTCACGTTCTTCCCAGTTAGTTGATAGATGAGGTTCTGTTGTTGTTGAAAATGATCCAACCCCATTAACCGTTCTATATAAAACGTTTCTACTAACAGTGTATTTTTTACTGTGATAATTAGAATTACTATTATACGTAGTACCAGTCGCTATAAAACCTAATATACCGTTATCTTCAGTTGTTCTTGCTAAACGGTGGAACATTGGTTGTATATTAAATGGGCCGTTAATGTACATCCAAAGTACTTGGCCACATAATAATGGCGATAAGAAACTTGGGACTACTTGTGTAAGCGTATAACTATTTTGTATTAAATTAGTGTCTTGTGTACCACTAAAAGTCATTAAACTGTCCGTAGTACCCGTGTAATTTAATGTTGATCCAGTAATCCTAAAATAACTTAAAATGTCAGAATTTTCCGATATTGTATTGGTATCTCCAGGTAATGTTGTGTAGAACATATCTGCAATCAATATATTTGTTGACCCAGTAAATGGTAAAGAATAAGTATAACCACCTGAGTTAGCAGTTGTTGGTAATAAATTTTTAACCCTATAAGCCGATGGCCCAAGCGAATATAGATTTGGATTGGTTGTTACACCAGTAATATCTTTAGTCCAAAATGGGTTATTTGCGTTTGCACCAGTTATTGGCATTTCATACCAGCCAGTACCACCTGTTGGTGATGTTCCAGCGGTAGTACCCGTTGGGTTATACCAAAAACTATATTTAGAATCAATCGAAAAATTAGATCCTGGGTAATAAACGATTTCACCAGCAAAATAATCATTTGTTGGGTCCCAGGTTAACGGTTTATTATAAACATATTCATATAAATCATATATTGCTGTTGAACCAGAACCACTAATATAGACTTTAGCAATATCACCTAAATTTAATTTTTGAGTTGGTGATCCGTTTAATAGTATTGGTTCTGAATATCTGTATGGTGCAACATTTGGTTTAACGATTTCATAGTTAGGTAACTTATCGTACCCTATTGGTGTAAATCTTTTTAGATCGTAATTTTCAATAGGTATAAAACAAGTTCTGGCACCATTTGGCCTGTATATTGGGTGTATTTCAAATGTACTTGATGAACCAGATATTTTACACAAATGATCCGCTGTTATATCCTCAATACAAACATATAATCTATCAACATCAATTGTTTCAACTGTTGTACCACTTGTAGTTTCTACAACTTTTCTATAATCATTTAATTTAATTTTAACTATGTCATTTATAACATAGTTATTTACGCTAGAACTAAAATAAGGTACGACTGCTAAAATATCTTTATATAGTTTTGTACCGTAAACACTATTCTCCTTTTTAAAGTAACCGTATGTTGAACCGCTGATTAGTTTATATCTTTTTTTAGAGATTAAACTTTCGGATAAATTGGTGTTAAAATCTAATTGGTTGTAGTCGGCAAGACCCTCATCATATCCAATAAAATCAATGGTTGTACCAGTAACTTCAACATCATTCTTATACAATTTTAAAAAGGTATAATCTAATTTATTAAGGTTAGCGGTTCTAAGTTTTGGTGTTTTACCGATAAAAATACTTTTTGTTATATTAACATTTTCAATTGTTTGTGGTGTGTTACCTAAATAATTACCTGTAGATGTAATCGTGTACGATTTTTCTAACCCAGGAAATGAGTAGTATATTTGAACACTGTCGCTATAATACGTAGGAGTATTCGTTAATTCTTTACCTCTAACTGTTAACTCAAAATCAACATAATCGTTATTAAAGTTTTTTTCGTAAATTGAAACATCACCGATTTGCGAGGTAGCCTTGTTTTTCTCAAAATATTTACCATACAATAAACCAAAATTATTAACTTCATCATACGACTGATTTATATTTAGTTTATGTACAAATTGGTACCTGTCAAAACTATTATCTATTTTAGTTAAGTATCTATCAATTGTGTGGTCATCGTTATAACCAATTGGCTCTATTGATAAAGCATCTTCAAAATAGTGGTTGTTAATTAAACCCCTACCACCATTAAAGTAAACCCTAAATCTAGGGTCATCTAATGAATCGTAGGTGGTTTCATTAGCGTAATCTATATCAATTGTCTCATATCTAGATAGTTTACATGACTTACCTATCGGTTCAATAACCAAATAAACTTTTGTGTCGACAAAAAATACCCCTTCATGTGTAAAATTAACCACTCTAAGTAAACTTTCATCAGCGCCACTAAAATTAAATAATTGCTCATATATTATAACCCCAAATTGGTCCATTAATTTAATTAAAACCGATTGTTGTGTAGCAAATTCTGATTCAAAAAACAGGTCAATATCAAATTTAAAGTACTTATTTTGTTTTATTAAGAAATAACCATTACTTAAACTAATATTACGATTAACAATATTGAAATTTGTATTAAGTGACTCAAAATCAATATAGTTATTTTTGTCTGGAATCAATTCTAAAGATTCGACTAATGTCTGTGTTGCGATTGAATTCTCGTCTGGTGTGTAAAAAGGACCAAGTTTGTCTTCATCTAGTGAATAAAACCCGTCAAATGATAAAGTATTAGAATCACTTATATATAATTCATCATTTAATAAATTATCAATAACTTTATAGGTTTCCTGATCCGTTGCACCACTATATACTTGATACAAGTATAATGATTTAGTTAAATTAAATGATATTCTATCCGATAAAGGGTTAATTAAATTCTTTTTAAGATAGGCGGAATTTATATGCATATAAGGATCCGTTGTTGTCCTACCTGTATAATGTTGATACATACCAGGAACCACTGTTGTGACTGTTGTACCAGTTGGTGTTGTTGTTGTACCAGTAACGGTATCAAACGTAACTTCATAATAAGTTGAGCTATGTTTTACAATATCACCTTTATAATAAACCACACCGTTTGTCCAAATATTTTCTTTCTGGTATGGTATAATCCAATTAGATGCCGCACCGTACAAAGCATTATTTGGTTTTGTTGTTGCGGTATTTTTTGAATAACCGTAATATTTGGCTTGTTCAATTGTTAAATATTTACCAGATTCATCATAATAATCGGTAATACCAGCTGTAGACATTGATATTGTATCTCCAGTAAATTTAAAATAGCATGTATGTGGTTTTGGTATTGGGCATAAGAAGTCTACGTCAGCTGCTAAATGTGCATGCCCAAAAGATATTGCCTCAATGTAATAATTTCTTTCATCAATTGATGTCGCATCCAATGGAACGCCATCCAATTTTAGATCTATAATTTTATTTGTTGATCCAAAATAACCGCTGTTATAGAATGTTAAATAACCAGTTGTTGATGTAATTGAGCTAGAGTGGTTAACAATACCCGACCCACCACCTTCACTCACTAAAGTTGTTCCAGCTGTTGTTTTACCGTCATGTATCGTTAAATCATCCCCAGTATTTGTTGTAAAAGTTATTTGGTATGTACCAGGACCTTCTGGTAATTTAACAACATGAGTGTTACCCACAATAGGGTCTGGTGTTAATAATATGGTATTTGAATCTTTAAATGTTAATGTTTTTGCATCAGCATCAAAAGGTATGTACTCATATACCATCTCACCATTAACCGTTAATGAATCAGGGGTATGCTTCTGCATTAAAACCAAATCAGTTATTTCAACATCATTCGGAAAATTCCTCATATTCCAAATTGTAAAATAATTTGTTGTAAACGTTAAATCTTTTGAGTATGTTCTCGTTGTACCGCTAAGACCACTAATACCATCTAATTGTGTACCACTTATATAACCATCATAGATAAGTAAATCATCTAAACCTTCTAATGTGAATGTCACCTTATATGTACCAGGGCCATTTGGTAATGTTATCGTATCCGTATCATAACCAGCGTCTAATAAAACATAACTCTTTCTAAACTCTGGATAGGTATTAATCTGAATTGGATTAATGAATAGAGTGTTGGTATTTAATCTATATAATTTATTGTCATATGTGATAAAAGTACCATTTTTTTGCGTTTCAGTAAGTGGTATAACAAATAAATCGGATATGTAACAATCAGAACCGTAGTTAAGATCATTATAAAACGATAGTGAGCTTGTACCAGCTGTTACTACTGAACTATAAGTAAGCGTAGAACCTGAGGTGTATGGTAAATTAGCCAATAACGGGCTACCGTTATTTGGACCATTATAAACAACAAGATCATCGTTGCTCGTGTATTTAAATGTAAGTAAATAATCACCTGATCCAGGTAATGTAATTTGTTTACTAATTGGGTAATAATTAGGCCCCACGGTGTTATCACCTATACCAAATGATGGTACGTTACCTTTATTTACATTTCCGTAATATAACAAATCGTTACCAAAATCTAAGCCATCTTCCCATTTATATATTTGTACATCTGAATTACAAGCATCTTCTATACCATAGTAAAAACCGAAATATTCATTAATAGTCGGATCGTATCCAATGTAGTTTTTACCTTTAAAACCTTCAAATGTAAATGTTGAGGATTCCCCAACAATTGGTAATTTATTGGTACCAATTGGATTAAATGGGTTTGTTAAACCTTGGTTAACAGGTCTTTTTGCTAATTCCTGAAATTCAGAACCATCTGTACCTAACCAACTAACGCTATTGTTTAAACCATGTTTATAGATAAATTTATTATCCATAAACTTAGAGTTCTGTATTTTCTTACCCGCATTTAATATTGTTGTTGCTGGTGTAAATTGTTGAACTAATTTTACCCAAGATGAGTCAAAATAACTTAAGAATTCTAAATCTTTTGTGTTTGTCATTGGTGACGAAACGGAATTTAGATAGTCGTAATATATTTTTGTTAGCGTTGGGTATGTTTTAATTGTTTTTCTGTTATCTGGCTTGATGTAATTATCAAGTGATTTTTGTAAAAACTGGTTAAAAGTTAAATCACCACCATTAATTGTTGGTACAAAAGCGAAGTTTAAATCACTATTAATATCAACAGCATTTCTATTGTAATATCTATAAACAGATAGATCAAATATCTTATCTGAAGCTAAATAAACCTCTAATTCCTTAGAGTTAATAACTAATTTAGAGTGTGGTTCATAGTATTCAGTATACCCAACAGAGTCTTCTGATAACCTTAAAACCTCTTCAGTGCTATAAACCCAAGATTTTACGTTATCGGTATATCTATCAACCGTAAACATACTCACACCACCTCTTTTTTCAAAAGCTTGTATGTACTGTTTACCGAAATCATATGGTCCGAAATTTTTACCGTCATTTGTTGTTGTAAACCCACTTTCTTGGTACCTAACATCATGCGGTACTGTTGGATAACCATCTTTATCAAAAGGTAATAATGTTAGTAACGTTTCATCTGAATAAGCCCCACGGTATATTTCAAAGGATTTGTCTGTGAAGTTAACTGGGTTTCTCGCAATGTATACCTTTTCATCTATTTCAAAAATAGAATCTGGTAAACCAACTAAATTTAAAATAAACTCAATTGATTTTCTGGTTCCCTTTGATTTCCACAGATAATAAGCGTTTATAAAGATTCTTCTCCATAGCTCAATGTCAATTTCAGCTGGAGTTAACCCAGGTTCAACATTAAGATCCTTAATGTTGAATAGGGATTCGATGATAGTGTTCTCATCCTCAACATTATAGGTCTCAAAACCCAACATGTTACCAAAATTTTTAACCAACAAATCTGGAATGTTCTCAATTTTGTCATAAGTTAAATTTGTCATGAAGGTTATACCATCAATGTATTTTCTTATGTTATCGAAATTCCTACCAATGAGACTAAACATTAGATTTATTTTTCTATCATCGGTGTCAAACTCCTTTAAAGAATCTGTTGTTAAAAATCTGGTAATCAGATTTGTTTTTGTTGCATCAAAATCATCCGATATCTGATTTAATTTTGTCAAATAAGCATCAAAATCTGTTGTAAAAATATCGATGTTAGTTTCATCTAATTGTGGGAATACCAGGTGTTCTTCTGTGTTTAATCTTGCACCAGAATCTGTTACTTTTGTATACCTAATAACCGATGAATAAACTTTTAGATCATAGTTATAATCCATCAAAAATTTACCCATGTCGGATAAACTATTTTGGAATTCATCGAATTTTTCTAACGAAGGTTTTAACCAGAATGTTGTGTTAACCGTTTGGTTATTATTAACCACACTACCAAATGGGTTACCCTGTACAACCAAATATATACCATTATCGGTATCAGTTTGTGAACTAGGTAATGTTACATTTAATATTTTATATTCTGTGTCATTAAAATAAACAACAAAGTCGCTATAGCGTTTAGAAAAGTTCCTAACTGGATTTATATTTTCTTCGTCAGTAATAGTTGTACCAGTTGCTGTAAATTCAACGCCAAAAGGGTTATCAATGTTATTTAAGTTTATCTTAAATTCAGAGGTATCTTTGTTACTGTTGTAACTATAATCTGTTACTGTTGGTGATAACAAACCCAAAACATTTAATTTGATTGATGCTGGGTATTTTTGTGATATCTCAACAATAGTATTTTTAACCGTTTCTTTTAGTGGTGAATATAAAACATAATTTTCAAGTTTTTTCTTATCAAAAAGAATGGTTACTGTTAAATTGTTTTCAATCTTAGCGTTAATAGATTCAACTAAATTAGTTGATGACTGTGTATTCCTGTTTGGGTTTAGGTTATTAATCGATTGAGCTGTGTATGATCTTGTTTCAGGACTAATATTTGCGGTTTTACCCTCAACTGGTCTTTGTGAAACACTTGTATTAATCGAAAAATTACCTAAAGTAAAGAATGGGTCACCAGAAATCTCATTATTATTGTTTGCAAATTGCAAACCAACCGCTTTATCACCAATGTTACCCCTTCCAGATATAGCATTTGGGACACCTTGTCTTTTTACAAATCTTAGTGCCTGTTCATAGGCCAAATACGTTGCACAGGGCACATATTTATTTTGCCCATTAATATTATATGTTCTGTATCCATTACAGCCTAGACTAGCCGAAGCTGCAAGAGCCGCTTCTGGTGTATCGTATAAATCAGCTATTAACGGTGTGTTTGAGTAACTAAGATTAGCCATTATTTCCTACTATGTTGTTTAACCCTTTTGTTGTGTCTATATTATTTCTTCTTGTTCTAACTTCATACAATTTATTGTCTGTAGTATCTTTAATCTCATATAAATCATATTGAGCATAAATGTTACCATCAAAATCATACAAGGTATAGATACCATCTTCCATTGATTTGGTTTGATCTGAGTATAAGGCAATTGCCAAACTTTCAGCGTCATAATTAACTAATTCAACCTCAAGTATTTGTGGTGTAAAACTAGTGTTTGTGATTATAACATTTTGACCCTTGTAACCAATAAATGGTGTTGCCGTTGGTTTAAAACTTGGGGCAGCGTTTGGTGTTACTGTGCAAAACAACAGGGATCCAACATTATTGTAAGTATATTTAATTGTTTTTACCGAGCTATTCGGTGTGTCAACTTGTACTGGTTCAACAATAAAAGATGACGTTACAATTCTATAGATATTTGATTGTTTACTACCATTTTCATTTAAGTATTCAACCCTATACCCGTCTAAACCGTTATTAGTAAACTTACTTCTAAATTCAGTGGGTACATTTGTTGTGTTAAAAACAAGGCCCTTAATATCTGGGAATGTTGCCAATTCAGCACAATCCTCAATCTGTAATCTTATTTGAGCTGGTCTAATGTAAACGGTATAAAAACCTTTTGCATTAAAAACAGTTTTAGGTAACTCTAAATTATACATACCACCTAACACCTCAAGTGGGTTAGTTGGGTCAAGTACCTGTTTCATAACATCGGTACCCTTTAATTTTGTAATTGTTTGGGTTTCAGTTGCATTTCTTGTTTTACTATATAAAACAATAACTTCTATATCTGAAGGGTCAACATCCGCTGGTCTTTTAACACCATATACACCAATTGCCATATTTATTGATCTTTAAAATTATATCCTCTTGTGTTTATTTTGTAGTACCCAAATCCTGTTTTTACCAATTCATTTAAATCTTTAACATTTTTTAGTTTTCTGATTGGTTCAAACACATTATTTGTTCCTCTGTCTATAAATACTTCAGATAAAACTTTTGGTTCATCAACCATGTCAGAATAATAATTTAATCCTGGTTTAACCGTCTCATCCAAATTATTTCTCATATATTTAAATATAGTATTTCCAGTGGCATTATCAACATAAAATATGGGATTTGGTGTATCTAAATACAAAACATATTCAATTCTAGCGTCAGATTCCAATAAAATCATTCCAACCACATTAGTACCACTTATTTCTATCCTTTTACCAACCCTAATATTTTCTGGTGCGGGTTTTTCTATGGTACCTTTACCGTCAACAATTTTAATAGGTTTATCGGTTCTTTCATTTTCAAATTGTTTTAAAGCCACATTTTTAGGGTAACTAAGATCCAATAAAGAAAATTTACTATCTGTAACACCTTCTATGAAATATTTTTCGGTAGAGGGTAAAAAATGATTTTTAACTTCCTCAAAAGTTGATATGTTATTTTTATTTGTAACATAATTTTTAGTCGGTTTACCTTTTGCGAATAGTTCGTTATCGGTTATTGTAGCTTCAATTTGTGCTATCCTATCGTTAGATTCATATTGATATGGTAATACAAAAGAACCATTTGGGTCAATTCTTGACTCAAGGTAAACATTAATTACTTTATCCTTACCATTTATTAATATTGTTGCCATTATTTTAAATCAATGTTAATTGGTATTGTTATTTTTTCTGTTACTGACCCATTTGAATTTAATTCACTGTAAACAATAACTAATGAACCTTTAATATTCATCTCTTTTATTATCCCAGAATAGAATAATCCGTGTTGCCCAAAAACCATATCAAGTGAAATAATCATTTCTTCCTCATATAATAATTTTTTAGAGCTAGTTGTTGCAACTAAAGCAAAAGTTTGCTCTTTAAAAGATGGTTCTGTTACTAATTTTTGTGAAAGATTCTGTGTTGTATATTCATTACCTGGCCCAGAAAGAGCACCGTTTGGATTAACTGACCCTTCTAATATACTCATGTTAATAAAAGACCTCTGGTAAAGATTGTTGTAAACATCTTGGTTGTGTGATAAAGATGTTTCTTGAGTCACCTCATCTGAGTAGACCTCAAAATCGTTACTAAATAAAGTTTCTAGATAATTAAAAGTCTTTTTATTAATTGTTTTTGGTAAGACATAAGCCTCACTATATAAATCACTACCTGTTGGGAAATTCTGTATCTCATACGAAAGATTTGCAGTGGTTGTTAAATCAATACTTTGTTCGTTTGAGGTAAATTTTATGTCCTCTAAAATAATACTATTAATTAGGAAATCTGACCCCTCATTTATGTTTTTTAATTTAATAGCTTCTATCGATCTTTTAGACCCTCTTATATTCGTTGACCCACATTTTATATCTCTTATATTTAATAAACCAATAGTTTTTACATCAATATTTGTAGCTTTTTGTAAAAGATACCCCTGGTAATTACCTTGTGATATATATTTTGTGGTGACTAGCATGTATCCATAATCTGGGTCATCCACCCAGTCGGTTTTTTCTTCTATTTTAACATCAACCGCCTCAGTTTCAGTAATAAACCCTTCTTTAGCTGTTAAATATTTTGTGTCAACTAAATAATAAGGCCCAATTATTTTTTCTTTAAATGGTAATATGTTTGTGTAAACCGATACTGGTTGTGTTGGTGTAACATTTGTTGGTTGCTCATTTTTAACAAAAAATTTTGACCAGTAATCATCATAAGCAAATTCATACAAATCAACTTTGTCAACTTCTATGTCAAATTTATCCGTTGTATTATTTAAGTCAAAAATTTTATATTTTTTTGATGAAAAATCTAATTCATATTTTAGGTATAGACTTTTTTGATCGAAAGTTTCAACGTTTTGTAACCACTTCTTTTTATTGTTACTTTTTGCTGAAGGTATAAATTCTATTTTTCTACCGTTTAAAGCGTCCCAAAAATAAAATTTTGCATAAAAATCAGATTTTATGTATTTTTTTAAAAAGAAAAATGAATAACCGTCAACACCCTCAGATAAATTAAATACGGGTCTTTTTTGTGTGATTCCCTCTGTCGTAACCGATTCAATTATATTGCCAAACTCATCAAGTATGTTGTAGCTCCTAGTTTCCCTTTTCTCTTTAAAAAGATATCTATCAGAAGCGTAGATCGGTATTGTTGTTATTCTTTTTTGTTTTTCAACTTCATAAGTGTCGTATATTTCTATGATTAAAAAAGAATTATACAAATATGTCTTATTGTTAAAACCGTATTTTAAATCAACCCAGATATCTTTTTTATCCCAGAAGGGTAAAGCAAATGTGTTATAAAAATGTGGGTACCCTGGTTTTGCTGGGTAATTTTTTCTTAGCTCAACCATTGGGTCGACAACCACGTATGGTTTAATATCATTTATTTCACTTCTAGTTAATTCAAGAGTGTCATCAAATTGCGGTGTCATTAATCCATCTTCATTTCTAAGCTCAAATAATTCGGTTTTAATAGCAGTTTTTGATGATATTACTTTATTACTGTACTCACTAAATGGTGTCTCAATGTAACTTTTTATTTGCTCAATCTCATCGTTTAAAAGATATCGCAAAAAAAAGATATCAAATTCAATGGTATTATTGACATGTTTATATTCAATTGATTCGAAATCAATCACATCATTAATATTATTTAATGATTCAATATTCAATGTTTTTTCAAAAACAAAGTCGGTATCAGAAGCATTGTCTTCCGAAAAAACAAATAAATTTGTCACCAAAGATGTGTTTTGTTTAAAAGGTTTTTTTAACATTTTTTATCTGTATAAGTTTTAAATGAATCATCATTAGTATCGTCATTATTATCACCAAATAAATCGTCCGTAACATTTCTTATGTAATCCACAGTGACGTTAACCGAATCAATATTTGTTATGTCATTTACATTTAAAACGTATTTTTTGGTTTTATTTTTTTCACTTAAAACATGAAAATTTAATTTTTGGTACGCATATCTACTACCATTTAAAAACGGATAATCTATTAAATTACCTTCGTCATCAGAAAAGCCGAGATCTAATATATCTTTCCAAATAAATTTATCGTTTTTTCTACTGTAAACAGCATACGGTGGTATGAACTTATTTGAGGCTGAGTCTTCTATATATGTTGATTTTAATCTTAATTTTATTTCATAAAATGGTTTGTACTTGAATATCACATCATTATGGAAAAAATTATGCATAATCGGTGATATTAGTGTTTCGGTTAACAATTCAGAAGAATATTCGCAAATGCCATAATCTAAAACATTATTTAAATCTGGTTTATCGGAAACTTCCGATGTTGATTTTTCGGCCACTGTTTTTATACCCTCTCCAGGGTTTGTATAATCAATTAAATAATTAAAATTTGACTCAACACTCTCAAATACTTTTTTTTGTGTTGACCCGTTTTTTATGATACCTAAATAACATTCCGTTATTGGTTCGTTTTTGTTATCATATAAATTTGTTATATCAAGATCATCAGTAAAGTAATAGTTAATTAAACCATTATTATATAGATTGTTTGAAAATCCACATTGATCGAGATCTTCCGATATTGAAACAATTTTTAATTGTTTAACATAGTATTCTAAAACCTCGTTATCAACAACTTTAGACATAAAAAATTTAGGGTTTATTAAATCGTATGGCGCTGGTCTCGGTTTTTTTAAAGCGTTTAAAATAGTTGTATCATCTTTTGTTTGAACGCTCCTTATAACACCAGTATATGCGTTTTGTTGTGTTGTTGGTGTTGGTACTGCCGCAGCTATAGTATTTAAATTTGGTAAACTTTGTCTATCAACAGGTTTTGCCTCAAAAAATTTTTTGTTGTCCATAGGGAAATCTATGGTTATTTTATTACCGTCAACATTTATAACATTATAAGTTCCAGTTTCTAGTTTTGCTGTATCTTCACTCCTAATGTAAACTGTATCACCAACTAAAAAATTATGTTCAAAATGTAATAAGAATGAAAAGTTTTTACTGGGGAATTTTATATTTGGGTATAAAACACTTGCGGGTAAACCTTTGCTTAGGTCAATATCAAATATCTTATTTTTATTATCTGTTGATGTCGTGTATTTTATTGAATAACTTTTTTTACCTTTTAAACCATTAAATTTAACTGGTATTGCTAAAACAACGGACCAGTTTTCTTTATTAAACAAAAAAATGTTTTTATTTACGTTTATTTTTACACTCCTATAATATACGTCTCTTGAGATAATAGGTGATATGGTTCCATAAACTTTATATTTTAAATTTTCATTTTTTTCTTTAACATATTGGTCATCTTGCGATACATTAGTAAATAAATTATATTCATTTCTAACCATAGCTGGTTGCTCTAGTATCACCCTAGATTTTAAAGTTTCGTTGGCTCCACCAAAAAACTTATTTTCACCCAATACTTCAATAATATTACTCATTGTTTGTAAAATAATTTTTTTCTATTGATTTTAAACCGTTAGCACCATCCCAATATCCAAAGTAGTAGTAATTACCATTGTATTTATTTGATACATCTGGGTTAAAGGATGTTGGTTGTGCGTTACCAGTGTAAAAACCATATGATGTGTAAACTTTATTATCTATCAAATCTTTTAATTCATCTGTAATATCATATATTGATGTTTCTAATACAGGGAATTTATTTTCAAAACTTGTTGATGATATAAACGGTCCCATGGTAAGTATTGGGCTATAAGCCTGGGTAAATCTTCTATGTACCCCAGCATCGTTTGTTGTAGCCTCATTACTTTTAGCTAACTCAACAGCAAATAAACTCAAATTTAAAGGCCCATCAGAGTTGTCCCCAAAGTTATAAGTTCTACCATCACCATAAAAATTAGTACCTGTTTGATAATCTAAAAAGTCACTACTACTAAATATTTCACTAAACACTTTACCCTGATTTAAACCAAACAAACCAGAACCAATTCCTATGTGATATTCATAATCTTTAACTTTTTCATTATATGAATTTAGCGGTGATACCCAAGTATAATTTATAATATTTTTTGGAAATATGACCGCTGGGTCATAATTTTTATCATAATTTTCGTTAGTATAATCAATCTTTTCAAAATCAAAACCAGGTGCGACATCAAATAGATATCTTGGTATTAACGTTGATCCTATTATTTCAATGTTATTTACATAAACAGCCTCTTCTCTACTAACAGGAAAATTCCATTCGATATCCTTGTTAGGGTTTACGGTGGGGAAATAAGTTACCTCACTACCAACATAAGATACGTTATCAGCTCTATGTTTATTATATTTAGTTTTTATTGTATAAAATTTTCTTTTTCTATTAATTAAATCATACTCAAATAAACCGTTTTTAGTACCTTCCCAACCACCCGTTAAAGGTTCACCGTCCCTAGAAGCTGGTATTCTAATACCAGGCGTTGGTGATATTTTATAACCACCCCACGGTATTCGTGTTTGGTAAGATTCGCCATTTTCATATAACTCAAATGCGTAGTAACCTTTTGTTGGTATACTATTTTCAGTATCATCTGTGGGCACCAAATCACCGAATTGAGTTAATTTATAATAGTCCATGTACATCGGTAACGATATTCTAAATATACCCGTACCCTTTTCAGCTTTAAAAGCACCAACCCTAACTCTACTACCTGGTGTTAGTTTATCATCTAATCTGTAAACAACAACCACCATGTCATCAAGCGGCCAAACCTCACATGTATCACGATTTAAATTTTTATCAAAACCATATAACTCTATTTTCTTATCATTATAAAGTGAAAAGTTGTAGTTTTGATCTATGTAATAACCAGCGCTTGGGGTAGCTACCCAACCAAAAAATATGGCTGTTGGTGTGTATCTGTAATTAACTTTAAAATCGCATCTTGTAATACCAACATCGTGCTCAACGTCATCACCCCAAAAAGGTGAAACATTTACTTGTTTTACCTCATTAAAAATATTAGGCATCTCATTAATGTTTGTTTTAACTTCAACATTAAAAGTACCGTCATTTTGATAAATATAATTAGGTATTTTATTGACATCGGAGCTATTTGCACTAGTTGTTGATTCAGCTATTGTTTTTATGCTGGTGTACTGCGTTGTTGATTCAACTAAATCATTAGCTGACAACTCAAAACTTTTTGTGTCAAAAAGGTCAAAGTCCATCATAATATTATGTGAACCAACTGGTACACCGAATATCATATAATCACCAGAGTCGTTAGTTATTGCTGTGTACTTATAATATTTTTCCATTATCTCAACATATTGTGGGTAATGGACAAAATCGCTGATGTTTGGTAGATTACCAACAGCTCTATGACTAGGATTTTGGTTTCTAGTTCTTGGTAATAAATTATACCTAACTCCATTAGGGAATTGATCATTAACAGTTTCAAATGGATACAATTCAGTTATCTCTGGTCTTAACTTATCATCAGCTTCTATGGGTACAAATATAGATACCCTCGCATTTTGCAAGCCATAGCCATTGGTTGTTTGAACTCTACCAACAATAACACCAAAATCAGATGAGGATTTTCTGTAAACATCCGTACTGGATATTTTTAAACTTAAGATTTCTAGATTATCAAAATCGTCTTCTAAGTTTACTTGAATCCTATCATTTGTTTGGCTATCATTTAAAACTATTCTAATGTTTTTTTCCATAATTAATTAATTCCTGTTGCAATAACTGGTATAACTTTTATATCAGTATCACCATTTCTAATGTTTAGCATTTGATATTCATCAACAATTATGTAATTGCCTGTTATATCTATTTCACCAGTTGCGGAATCAATTAATGATTGGCTTGTTGTGTTTGTTGAATAACCAACTCCAGTTTTATTAAATGCTTTAATATAATTAACGTTTAAAACACCATCAACTTGCGTAATCTTTTTGATCATCTCACCAACACTGTAACTCTTACCTAATTGTTTTTTCTCATCCAAAAATTCGTTTTCAACAATTGTGGTTATATTTGATACCGCTGATATTTGTTGACCGTTTTCAACCAAAACACCAATTTCAAAACCTAAATCAATGATTTCAGCTGGTTTAACAACCACATAATCGTTTATCATTCTAAACTTGGATAAATAAGCGGCTATGTTTTCCATCAATAAAGATGTCACCGTGTTTGATATATCACCATTAGCGTCATAAGACAAGACACCTATTTCAATTTTATTTTGTTTTTGTGTTATACTGGTTTTTGCTGGGGTACCAAATTTACTTGGCATACTTAATAGTAGGACTTTGTAGTCATTTAACGTTACAGCCCTATTTTGTGCAGCAAAATTATAACCAATATAGTTCCTTAACTCCTCAACCGTTGGTTCGTCAGAACCCCCGACAGCTGGTGTTGTATTTGTAACCGTTATTGATGATTGTACGGTTGAATTAATTGCTGTATCTGGGCCGTTTATAGTCGATGTTAATCTGTTAATAGTTGTTATTGTACCAGGGCCAGTATTTGTTCCAACACCGCCACCAATTCTATATCTAACAAATATTGTTGTGTTAGCTATTGGTGCCATACCAAGGCTACCATTTCTTAAAAAACTTTTAAGGTCAAAAGTACCCCCATCTAGGAAATCGTCTAGAATATCAAAAGATGAATCCGTTTGGGCACCAAAGGTTATTGTACAAAAACCTTTTGGGGTAAACTCGGTAATGTATCTTTTATCTATTTTTTGGTAAATACCTTTTGCGATACCACTTACTCTAGGTGAATTTATGTCTTCAACAAAAACACTATCTTCAGCTAATGAAGGTACTTCATACCACTTATTTGGACTACTGATAAATTCGCTATCGGTTGGTGTCGCTGTAAAAGTCGTACCAGCTTTATGGATTACAGACTCAACAGATAAAACGTTGTTTTCTGGTAAAGTTATTTTGTAGAAAGGTATTGAGTTTACAAACGTTTGGTTATAAACTTTTGTCGTACCAGCTATAACAATACCAGTTTTTGTAATTGAGTAAGCTGTTATCTTGTTGTTAACAAAAATAGGTCTCTTTGTTCTATCAACGTTACCAGAACTATTTGTGGCTAAATTAAAATCAACATCATACACCAATTCATATGTATTTTCGCCATTTGAAACTTGTGTACCAGCTTTAATAACTGGTAAGTATCTTATATCCTCTTGATCTCCGTAAACAGGTACTTGAGCTGTAAACTCAACAACCGCAACAGCTGAAGATTTTGTGGGTAATTTAAGACCATATGTCTTAGCAATATTATATAACGATTGTCGTTCTTGTGCGTAATCTAAAACAGTTTCTTGCAACGCCCTATCGATTTGATAGTTTAAGTTATCAGCAATAGCCGCATTTAAATCTAAGAATACTGATAGTATTGACGCATCGTTAAAGCTTTGTACAACCTCTGGGTAATACTGTTTGATATAGTTTATTTGCTCCGTTTTTAAAGAAGCAAAATCTCTTTTACTATAATTTATTTGTCTGTTTGCCATTTTATACTGTTATTGATAATTTATCGCTCGTTGAGAATGTTTTGGAGCTTATTGTGTAATCTAAGTTTATTCTGATTTGGTGTTCCTTTTCGGTATCATTTAAAAATTCAGGCTCATTCCCAACATTTGTAATGTTAATTGCATTTAATTTTAAATTTGGTATGTATTTTTCAACCGCATCCTGAATCTCATTTTCTATTTTACCTAATGTTGTTTCATCAAGCGGTTCAAAGATATATTGATACAAGTTAGTCCCAAAGTCTGGTAAGTAATACCTAGATCCCTTTCTTGTTAAAAGAAGGTGTATTAACATTGATTTCACCTCAGCTTCTGGTATTGTCGTTAAACCAACATAATCACCGCTACTTGATTCCGTAAAAGGGAAATCAATACCAAATGTTTGTTTTTTAATTGCCATATTCTTTTATAAATAAATATCGTAATAATTTATTTTTTGTAAATAAAAAAAAATCCCGCCAATGTGACGGGATTTCAATAATATCGCTGTTTTACTTATGCGCTACACCCAAAACAATCAAATTGGCTGTTTTCTGGTTTTACCGTTTCCTGAACTTGTATTGGTTCTGGTTTAGGTGCGATTGCAGCGGTTGGTGTCTCACTGTTACTGATACTGATTGCTAAGTGTTTTGCACCAGTTGAGATAGCTTTTGTTCTAACATAGTAACAAAGTGATTTAAGACCACGTTTCCAAGCCCAGAAGTGACTAGATGACAATTTCTGAACGGTTGGTGCCTGGAAATAAACGTTCATAGATTGTGATTGGTCAATAAATGGTGCTCTATCAGCGGCCATATCAATCAATTCTTTCTGTGAAACTTCCCAAATTGTTCTATATTTTTGGATTAAGTGCTCAATTCTCTTAATTTTCTTCTCATAATGCTTATCAGTTGGGTCCAAAAATTTGTTAAAATTAATATTTTGGATCGACCCTTCGTTCATAATAATCTCATTTTTAAAAGCTTCTGACCAAATACCCAAATCTTCAAAATCCTCAATCAAATATTTGTTAGCGATTAAGAACTCACCACCTACAACTCTTCTATTGAATAGATTAGATGGGATAACTTCTGTCATTTCATATGAACCTGTTATTTTAGCGGAAGAGGCCACTGGCATTTGTGCGGTAAATAGGCTATTGCAAATACCATGTTCTTTAACCAATTCTTTTAATGAATCCCAATCCCACATTAAGTCAGATGGATCAACACCCCACATATCAAATTGATAAATACCTTTTGACATTGGGGAACCTTTGAAGTGTTTGTAAGGTTTGTATTCACCAGTTTTACACAATTCATTACTTTCGCTGATAGCAGCAAAATAAATCGTTTCAAAAATTCTTTTGTTAAGTGTTTTAGCCTCTTCAGACGTGAACACATAGTCCATTAAAAAGAATACATCAGCAAGTCCTTGAACACCAATAGCAATTGCTCTTTGTTCCAAACCGCCTTTTTTACCCTTTTCAGTTGAATATGAGTTAATGTCAACTACTTTATTCAGAGCCCTAACAATCTTTCTAACCTCAAAGTAAAGTTGGTCAAAATCAAATGTTTTGTTTTTAACGTAATTTTTAACAACCACAGATGATAATGTACAGATAGCTGTTGTCTTTTCATCTGTAAACTGATAAATTTCGTTACAAAGATTTGATTGTTTGATAACCCCAATATTTTGGTGGTTTGTTTTTTTATTGGCATTGTCTTTTGAACAAAGATATGGTACCCCAGTTTCAACCTGTGACTCAATAACTTTAATCCAGATTTCCTGGGCCTTTACTTTCTTACCTAAGCCCATTTCTACAGCTTTATTGTAGTTGGCTTCATACTCATCCCCAAAACACTCTTGGAGTGGCTTAATACCGTTCTTAACGATGTCATTAGGGCAGAATAAATACCAATCACCATCTTCTTCAACCGCTCTCATGAAATTATCTGGAATCCATAACGCTGTGAATAAATCTCTTGCTCTTAATTCTTCAGCACCAGTGTTCTTTTTAATTTCAAGCAGGTCAAAAATATCTTTGTGCCATGGCTCAATATAGATTGCTGCACTTCCTGGTCTACGCCCTTGTTGGTTAAAGAAACGAAGTGATTCGTTTACAATCTTAAGGTATTTTAATAACCCACCAGCAAAACCACCAGATGTTTTAATTCTACTCTCTTTACTACGGATATTTGACATACATAGTCCAATACCAGCTGCGTCAGCAGAATAAACAGAGATGTCTCTTAAACTATCTAAAAGACCGTTTCTAGAGTCATCGTTATTGTAGTGTAACACACATGACGCTAATTGTGGTATTTTGGTACCAGAATTAATCATAATAGGTGTTGCTGGTGAAATGTATTGGTTAGACAATGCCTCGTAATACTCAACAGCCTCTTCAAATGATTTGGTAACCCATAAAGCCACACGCATATACATGTGTTGGGGTCTCTCAATTTGTTTACCTTGAGATGTTTTTGTTAAGTACATTTCATGTAAAGATCTCCAGGCAAAATAGTCAAATTGGAAATCTCTATCATGATTAATAACGGCATCTACGTTATCAACACCATAATCCTCAATCATTTTTATCAATTCATCATTGATGATGCTATCTTCAGCTAATAATTTCATTGTTTCGCTAAAGCTAGGGTTTGTCTCTTTGTGATAAGAAGAGATGGCAATATTGGCGGCTAATTTACTGTAATCATAATGACTACCAGTATATGAAGCAGCTATTTCAGCCAACAACTTATCAATCTCTTTTGTTGTTACAACCCCCTCATTTGGTAATGAAGTGATTACTTTTATAAAAATTTCGTCTGAGCTAACTTTTAACCCTTTAGCCGCTTTTTTAATTCTAGTTAAAATCTTTGACGGGTTAAATGAGGTTTGCTCATCATTACGTTTTTGTATGATCATTTTATTTTTTTATTTGTTTAGTTTAATTTAAAAATCGTCAGTAAAGCTAAGTTTCTCGTTAAGTTTAGCTTTCTGATACTCTACGGTTCTTGATTCAAAAAAGTTCCCTTTTGTCTCCACGGCAATTTGTTCCATGAATTTAAAAGGTTGTTCAACATTAAATTCTTTTTTGCACCCAAATTTAGTCAACAAACCATCTGTGACAAACTCTAAATATTGTTTCATTAGATTTGAGTTCATACCAATAAGTGACACTGGTAATGACTCTGTGATAAATTCTTTTTCGATATCCAAAGCAGATAATAAAATCTCTCTGATTCTAGATTCTGAAGGTTTATTCTCAACGTGGTTGTTGATTAAATGAATTGCGAAATCACAATGCAAGTTTTCATCTTTAAAGATAAGTGTGTTTGCGTTGCATAACCCCTGCATCAAACCTCTGGATTTTAACCAAAAGATTGAACAGAATGATCCTGAGAAGAAAATACCCTCTACAGCAGCAAACGCAACTAGTCTTTCTTGAAAAGAAGCGTTTTCAATCCAATCCAAAGCCCATTTAGCTTTTCTTTGTACGGCTGGTAAATGTTCCAATGCCCTGAAACTTTCTAGTTTTTCTTGTGCGTTTGATATGTAGGTATCAATCAACAAAGAATACATAAGGCTGTGGATGTTTTCCATTGCTATTTGCATGCCATAAAAAAACTTGGCTTCTGGATATTGGACTTCCTTTAAAAAATTCTCGGCAAGGTTTTCATTAACAATACCGTCCGATGAAGCAAAGAACGATAAAATGTTTTTAATGAAATACTTCTCGTTATCCGTTAGATTTTGCCAATCCCTGATATCGTTAGATAAATCGACTTCTTCGGCTGTCCAAAACGCAGCCTGGTGTTGTTTGTAAAACTCCCAAATGTCGTTGTGTTCGATGGGGAAAATAACAAATCTGTTTGGATTTTCCTGTAAAATTTTTTCTTGCATAATTCTTATTAATCTTAATTTTTCTTGTTTAAATAAATATGGGCAAAGATACAATTATTACCCTAAATCTTCACTAATTTCTGTTGTTTCTTCTTTATCTTTTTTTAACCCTTCAAGATATTTCCTTCTACTTTCAATACTTTGCTGTTGTTTTTGGGTCTCAAAACCTTTTTCAGTTAGCATATCATTTGTGTCAATTAAAATCCTTGAATTGTCAAATAAGCAATCTTTAAATATCATACCATCATCACCCATACGGTTTTTAAGGATTGATATTGTTGCCACCTTTTGATCTTTTTGTTCAAGAGTCTTACCTATACTCATGATAAAGTGAGCGATTTGTGCCTTTTTAAGGTTACCACCCATATTTTCAGTCTTAACCACCTCAACACTTGTAGAACTTCTATTACCCTGTGTTGCGGTCCAACCAGCAACATTCATCTCATCTACCATACTTTCAAACGCACGCATGATTTTACCTTCATTTGACCATTCTTCTGAATTTGAAAACTCTTTCTCCATAGAAAGACAGTCAATGTAGTCTAAGACAAGCATGTCCACTTTAGTACCCTTAGAATTGATTTTTTTGATGATGTTTTTAATTTTATTAATTGTAACACCATCGGCTGGTAATTTTTGTAAGTACAGATTATTTTTGTGTTGGTCTTTAATAATTTTAATTTTACTTTGTATTAAAGATTTATTATCTGATAACTCACTAAGGGGTATACCAGTTAAAGCTGAAAAGTGTTTTCTCTGTACAGCTTCTTCTTTATCCTCAAAAAATATTTGTAATACGGTTTTTCCGTTAAGGAATGCGCTACTAGCGACTTTTGTTAGGAATGTTGTTTTACCAACACCAAGTGGTGCGATAACTAGACCAACTTCACCTTTTGACAAACCACCTTTTGTGCAGTCATCAATACCCTGAATACCTGTTGGCATTGGGTCTCTATAATCTTCAGATAATACTTTATCTATGTTATCGAATAATAAGATAGGATCTTGTTCTTCCTTAAAAGTAATAGCATCCTTAATCTTTTTTTCGATCTCATCATAGTCCGAAATAACACCACGATCTAATTTCGTTTTTATTTCATTTACAGCACTACGTATAGATTGTAATTTACAGAATTTTTTAGCGTTATTCTGTGTGTTTAGGTTACCAACTTTACAATCCTCTATATCGTTGATGGTATCATCTAATTGCGTTCTAAAAGCTTCGTGCTCAACAGGAATCTCATTTTTAACCTCAAGTCTTAACGATGGGAAATTTAATAATACATCGTGTTTTTCATGGTATTTTTTAATTATGTGAGCAATTTTCTGAAAAGCTTCAGATGGAAAATATTTGGGTTCAATAATGTCAATTATCGATTCACCAAATTTATGGTCTGTAATTATTTCATTGATTAATTGTAATTGAAAGTCTTTGCCTAAATCTTCAAAGCTGCTTATTATGTTAGCCATTTAATTTTATTTTTATTGTACTTGTAAACTGTATCCAAGGTATTCTGTTTCTAACTCTTTTGTTGGAGTGCATAAGCATTTTTGAATGCGTGTGATTAACTCATAGATGTGCTGACGAATGTCTACAGTGTATCTAACTTTTACTGGGTAGATTGTAGCATCCCACTCTCTGTAAGCAATTACATTACCATCATGTTTAACCACGATTTTCATCATATCTTTCGAACCGTTTTGTTCGTAATCTGGTGTTTCCAAAAAATGGCGTTGGTGCTCAGTAATGAAGTCTAATGCTCTGTCTTTTAAAACACTTTGGATCAGTTCAACATTCTCATCAATTGCGTATTTAAAATTCATTGAGTTTATCGCTTTGTTATTAAAACCGATAATGTTAAAGAATCTTTGTACAATAATGTTGTCGTTCAGATAAAGTGTAAATTCAAATTTACGTTGTTCTTTTTTTTCTTCCATGTTATTTGTTTTTTGTGTTGTATGCATTTTCTTCCTTTTTTATAATAGTAATAAAACTTGACCAGAAAACAAAGAAAGCGTCATCATTTTTTGGTAAAAAATTTAATAATTGGTCCTCTTTCATCATTTCCATGATTTTTTTGATACCGCCACGACCTTCAGGTGATAAAGTTTCGTTTACCATTTCACTTATAGCTTCCTTTAACTCTTCAGTAACGTGCGGTTCTTTTAGGTTGATTATTTTATTCATTACCGAAAAATAATCTGTCCCGTATGTTCCCCATTTGGTTTCACCGTTAATGATCGTGTTTAATGTTTTATCATTCGGTTTTTCAATTAATAGTTCTTTTGTTCTATCAATAACCCAATCCTGGTTAACAGTTTGTTTTTTTATTTCTGGGAAATATTTTAATACCTTTTGCTCACCAATATTTTGCAAACCAGATATGTTATCACTCGTATCCCCAGCAATCATTTTGATAATACCAACATTTGAATAGTGGTAGTCAAAATAACTGTCAAAGTTATCGATGTTAACCATAACCTTAGCGTTTTTTATTGTTAAACAAACCTTTGTGTTTTCATCAAGAAGTTGTAGTAAGTCACGATCGTTAGTATAAACAATTTTATTCTCGTTCGGGGAATTCATTGAATAGTATGCTATACCATCATCAGCTTCGCAACCATCAATTTCAACTTGTCTAATTGATAATTCTTCCAGGTATTGTTTGATTCGGATTCTTTGTCGATCCAAATCGTGTTTTTCATCAATTGTTACCTTATTGTCACGGTTTTGTTTGTAGTATGGATAGTAACCTTGTCTATATTCTTTAGAACCCTTACCTTCCCAGAATACAACAACCTTTGTAACTGCGTAATCTTGATAAAACCTTTTAATGGTGTTAATAAAGTGGAATATGGTACCAACGCTTCCCTCTTTTCCTTGGAGCTGCTTGGTACCATGAAATCCCTGTTTTAGTAGATATTCACCGTCTATAAGCAATGAGTTAATGGTTGTGTTAACTCTATGTCTTATTGGTTTATTAATCTTCATCAGAATATGAGATTTTTTGGTTAACCTCGTATTCCTCTAACTCAAAGTTAGCATCATCTAACTTACTAGCCCAATACTCAAAAGTATCTTTTTTGTAAGCATCTAAAGCTGCTTTATCACGTTTATCATCTGTAATAAATCCGTGTGGTGTTACAATAAGTTTTGAGTCAGCGTAACCAAGACCATTAATGTGGTTTTTGTCTACAGTAACTTTAGTTCTTGTTGCAAAGTTGATTTTTCTACCTTTGCTTGTTGCATCAATTTTGTTGATACCACCGTCAGCTTCGTTACCAAAACGGAAAACTAATGTAGCTGCTTGGTAGATAGCTTCACCACCCTTTGGTTTCATCTTAGGTTGGCCCATTGGTGAATCTGGGAGTCTAACCCATGGTAAGTTACACACAACCAAACCGTTTAGGTATGGTGATGTTTCTTTACGGCTGTTGTTGATTCTTTGGTTAATGCCCATATTAATCTTTTCAGCCAATACACCTGCGGTATGTTGTTTACCACCTTTACCTTCCCATGTCATCTTACATGGTACTGAACCAACTGAATCCCAGAAGAAACAAACATCATAAGGTAAATCACCTTTTGCTTGCATATCCAAAACTTCATTGATGTAATCGGTAACTTGTTCGATGAAATTAAAATCATCACGGTAAAGGAAGAATCCATCCCACTCACCAGTTTCTTCATTTCTTGAGCAGTCCAACCCCATGAGTTGGCAATGTTCAAAACTCCATTTTTTCTCGGTTACCAAATAAACTGGTAAGATACCCTTTTTCTGCGCATCAACTGATGCCGCAATTAATGCACTTGTTTTACCTGTGTTGGTATGACCAAGTAACATGTTAATGTGACCCATACACGGACCTGGAACCCCAGATGCCTCTAAAAAGGCTTCACCACAATTCAGAAATAAATCTGCTTTGTATTTTGTTGTCGTACTCATTTTCTTTTTGAGATCATCAAAAGAAAATTCTTTTTTCTTTACTGCCATGGAATATTTAATATTTTAAAAAAAAGCATGGACACATACTTGGACATAATGTCCGAGTTAATATCCATGCTTAAGCTTTATTTTTTAGAATGGTAAATCGTCAATCTTTAGTTGAGCGTTTGGTACCTCTTCAGTCGCTGACCCTTCCGTCATAGACGAATCATCATCAGCATCTTCTTCAGACATAGCAACTGGTGCTGGTGTCTCGTATTTAGTTTTAGGGGCTGGTGTTGCGGTTCCAGTGTATGTGCTTACACCATCCTCAACTTTGGCGATAAAACATTTTTGTTCGGCATCCCAAATTGGTTCGCTACCTTCAGCAACGATGTTTAAATATTCAATAGATTTTTTCTTGAAGACATCAGTCCACGCCATTGGATCGCTTAACCACTCAACTGATTGGTTTTCGTCCTCAGACAATTTAGACTCTCTATCAGGGATGATAGATGCAACTTTAGTAAAACCAACTTTGCTATCTTTTGATTTATCTCTAATCATAGAGATTGTAAGATCGAAACCTTCAAATGGGTTCCAGAATGCACCGTATTTTTTAACAAGTGGTGCAATTTTGTCCATGATACCTGAACCGTCTTGTACTGCTGGAAATCTCCAGAATTTTACACCTTCATGTTCTTTACCACGTTCGATAACACGAACAATGAAGAACTGGCGTGATTTGTAATTGATGGCCAATTTCTTGTCTTCTTTGTCTGCACTCTTCATTAAGAATTTGTACATCTCATTCAACGGAGAATCTTCACCATCTTGTGATGGGTCATAAAGTTTTGTCCATCTTTTACCAATTTTTAGGTTGTGGAAATAACCAACTTTGTACCATTTAGTTGGGTCATCTTGGTTAGGAAGAATCCTAACTGATTTTTCACCACTTTGTGCACCTTCATCAAGTGCAATTGTGAAATACTTTGTTAAGTCGACAGAACTAGATTGGGTAGTCTGTGTTGTTTTCGACTTTGCTTTTTCGTAGTCGGCCAGAGTGTCTGTTGCGGCCTTGGACCAATCGATTTTCTTGTAGTCAATCATAATTATATAAATTTTATGCTACAAAAGTAAGAACAAAAACCACAAAAAACAAGTTTCTGGGGAAATATTTTTAAAAATTTAGAAAATCGACTTGTACTTCTTAACCCCAAATACCAATAAACCTCTGTAAACGCTTGTTGTTTCGTTTTGACTAGCGTTAACAGCTGTAACCTCTATAGATTGTATTGGCATTTCTAACATGCCCATCATTGAGAACGTTATGTCTTCAACACCGTTAATGGTTGTAACTACGGTATCATTTGTATTACCCAATGTTATAAAACCGTAATACTCTATTGTATAATCAGTTTCATTTACAAAACCAATTGCTGGGTCACCAACAGTTAATTTTTGCGTAATTAATTCTTGTTGTATATGTCTCATTATTAATAATTGCTTACAGGTTTTTCGTTATTATTTGCGTTGTAAAAACTATTTCTAATGTCAGTTTCGTTGTAGTTATTCATAAGACTGTCCATCATAGATAGTTTGTCTGGTCTATTTTCAAGATCAGTTTGTGTTTTTGGTGCGTTTCCACCCATATACTCATCTTGAGTAACACTAAAAGGGTAAGAATCTTTAGCCAAAGCTTTTCTTCTTTCCTCTTCGGTTGGCGGTCTCATCAATTCAACTTGTTTTGTTAAAGCATTCATTTGTTGAATAACTGAGTCCATTTTTTGTAAACCTTGCTCAACACCATTAACTTTAGCAATGATGGATTCGATTTTGTTACTAGCATCCGCAATTTTTTGGATAATGTTGTCTGTTTTACCAGACAAATCTTTACTAGTATTAACTAAATCAGTAACATCAATTTCGGTATCACCCTCAACTGGAGCCTCTGGAGCCACCTCTGGGGTAGCTGTGGTATCAACACCAGGATCTGCACCTAATTCAGCATCTGGAACGGCAGTATCCACACCAGGATCTGTAGCAGGTGCCTCAGCACCTAATTCAGCATCTGGAACGGCAGTATCCACACCAGGATCTTCGGCTGGAACTTCTTCAGCTGGGGCATCTTCCTCAGCTTCATAAAACTTATAATGATGACCCTCACCCAATTTTTCTTGGTAGGCCATAATACTATTAAATCTTTTTACCTCTTCGGATAATACTTTATCTAATTTTTTGTTCATCTTAAATATGTTTTACGACTGTGACTTATTGGTGATTCTTCTCTTAGTAATTCTCTACCATCTTCCATCATTAATTTCTTTTCAATCAATGTTCTTTCAATTAAACCGTCTTTTGTTTTTACATAACAAACCCCAGTTTTTATATCACAAACTTCTTCACCGATTTGTGCTTCTTCAATTTTTTTACCCAAAAATTGGTCTAATTTACTATTAAAATTGCTCATACGCTTTTATTTACTATAAATATCTGGTATTTCAATAAAAGTTGTTATTATAACAAACTTATTCAAATTACCTTATTTTACCATTTTAAATTGTCACTGGAAGTGTTCATTCGTTTAAAATAATCAACAGCGAATGTGCTTCTACCCGCTGGTAAAATACCCCTGTCTTTTATATGGTATTTATCCCAACCAACATTACAACCGTAACAAACTTCAACCTTCCACGCAAAAATGTATGCGGCAACATAAGCCTGTAACTCATCACTTGATAAACCAGTTACATTACTACCAGCAACAGATAAATCATACTTTATTGTTGGTATTTCGGTTTTAAGCTGTGCACGGAAATTATCAGTATTTCTTTTCCAACCACCTTCAAGTAAATAATTTAATTGGGCTGTTACTGTAGATCCGACTGTATCAAAAGTTTTATTATTCCACTGTATTAATCCAACGTTGTTTTTACCGTTAATAACATCAGCCCCACTTTCAATAAGTGGGTTAAATGTACCACCAGTTTCTTTATGTATGTTACCTAAAGCAGCGGCTACCTCAATTTTACTCCAACCCCTATCTTTTAAATAATTTTTAATTTCAACTTTATTCGCCTCTGTTTCAGCGCTACCAATTGTTTTCTTATCTGGTGAACTACCACCAAACACCAAATATGGTTTTGGATCTATTGCTGTTAACCCAAAATAACTACTATAATCGGTCGCAATACCAGTACGTACCTCAAAATGTAAATGCGGACCAGTACCAATACCTTCTTTACCGCTTTTTGCTATGACATCCCCAGCTTTTACGTTTGCACCTTGTGTTGTTTTTGGTTCAGAAATATGACCGTATAGTGTTGATATGTTATGCTCCCTATGTGCGATTATGACTAATTTACCAAAACCGCTTGATTCTTTATCCCCAGCAAACACAACATTACCATTTAGAACTGAGTAAACTGTTGTTCCAACCGCAGCATCTAAGTCAATACCCTGGTGAAATTCAGATGCCCCTGTTGCTGGTGCTGTTCTATTACCAAAACCAGAGGTAGGTACTATTTTCGCCAAAGGATCAACCCAACTACTTATTTTTCGTTTAGTACCATCAACAAATCTTTTAGCTGGTGGTACGTAAATTTGATCTGAAGTAATATCTTTATCTAAAACCGTCCAATCTTGTGGCGCTTCTTTTGTACCTCTTACCGAAGAATTAATATAACTTTTAATGGTTCTATCTTTAGCTTCTGTACTTTTTAATTGGTCTTCCGTTGATATCGCAATGAAACTAACATACGATTTACCATCACTAATTGCGCCTAAAACATCTGCTTGATAAGTGGTTTCATCTGTTCCCCTACCAGCTGGTAAATAAGGGTCACTATATGACGCATTATAAATAAATTCACCAGACAAAGGACTTGTTTGGCCACTTACAGTACCAAATCCAAGTACAACAGGTGGTTTTTTATCAACATTGGCAAAGAAATTGTTACTATTCAAAATAGGGCTATTACCAGAGGTAACACCAATTACTGACCTATTATACTTTAATCTAGCATCTTCGTGTATTTTTGGTATAAATGGTGCTTTTCCGTATCTAAGTACAACAAAATATTTTTCACCAACTTTACCATTTGTTATTTTAGATGTATCAAAAGGTAATAAAACAATATCATTACCTGCATTATATGCGTTTGTTATCCTAGTTTTATCGTTTTGTGTTAAATTGGTATTTAACCACGCTTTGTAATCAGGTATTACTTGAATTAACTTATATCTAGAGATACCATTAACAATTTTTGTTGGGTAACCATCAGGTGTTGTGTATGGTGTATAGACATCAACAAAAATTATATCACCATTTTCAACGTATAATTTTGGGTTAACGTTTATACTCCATATAGATGACAGACCACCCGAATTTGGTTGAATTTGGACTGTTGAAAATGTTTCTTCTATACTACCATTATGGTTACCATCTGGGAACATTGACCCAGTTGTTTTAAACACAATGTTTGTTAGATTGTAAGTTGAAAACCCTTGTAGTTCTTGGAAATTATTTTTAACCTTACCCGAGACCCAATATGAAGCACCAAGGAAATCATTTTTACTCTGTTCAGAATAATTACTAGGTATTTCAATATCTTTAGGGAACGTTACTTTTGGTAACGTTGCGTCATCCCCAACAATACCATCGGTTTGACTTGTTATTAAAGTTGTTTTAACACCTTTTAATGGCTGGTCTTGTGCTAAATATGTGGCTACTTCAGCTAATGGTTTTTGGCTAAATTCAAGTAATATTTGTTCATACTCGTTACCAGAAGTTGGGTATGTTTTGAGTAAATTTGATATGGATCTACCAATACCAAGTTTAACAAACATATCATAAACAACAATGTCCGCAAAATATTTAACAGCTTCCGCTGGTTCTTGACTACCAGCAAGTAATGATGCGTTGTTATATAAATAAGCTATTAAAGCTTTTATAAGTAATTTATTATTTTGATCGCCATTTGTCATTAAATTAAGATATGACGCTGCAATCCATTGTCCACTATAGTTAACATATTTACCACCACTTTCAGCTTGTGAAAATAGGGCGAAACCATTATCAGTGCCACCCGCTACAGATGCTCTATTATTATAAGCATAAACCTGACCATCTGTGTCTACTGGAACTCTGTTGTTAGGGTCAACATAACCACTAGCTTCAGCATTTATTTCAGCGGTTCTAAGTAACTGTGCCAATATTGACGTGTTTGCTGTTGGTTTTTTTGATATTGGTTGTCTAACACCTTTAAAAGTTGTTGTCATGGTGTTTGCTGTTATCTTATGGCTCACATTTGTTATCCAATATGTACCATAAAATAAAGGTACGTTTTTAACATAAAAATATGTTAAAGGTTGTATACCAGCATTTCCTAAACTTGTAACTGTACAAGAATAAGATCTGTTTTCCATTGCCGTAAATAATTTACCACTTGATAATTGAGCAACGTTTTCAGGTGACGCTAAGTTAACCTGGGTAAATATACTCTCTTCTGTGTTAGCAAATTCATCCGTTGACAGTTGGATGTTTTGGAACATGTTTTGATTTTTATTACCAAAATCAACAATAAATGAAGAGACATTTGAATTTAAAATATCATTTGGTATACCCTCATCTAGTATTATACCTTGATTATCCGTACCCAATTGTGATGTTTCTATGTCCAAACAAAATGTATTACTTAAATCAAATTCAGATAAATTGTTTTTCTTTTGCTTGTTACCAGCTGATACATTAGATGTCAAAGAACCTAACTGAAATATAAAAGCTGGATTTGAATCGAACATCTCAAGATTATTAAACACGCCAAACATATCATGAGCAACCTCAAATGGGTCCTGGCTTTCAGCGATAGCACCATTTAAATTAACATAAGATGTTAATGGTAATAACAAGAATTCGTGATCGCTTGCTAAGGTTGATAAAACAGACCACATTGATTTTGATCTTAATGTGTTATCAACTTGCGTAACATTTTTTAAGTCATCCGCAATAACTTTTTTAAGCGCATCAATATTGGCCAACACTTTACTACCATAAGGGTTATTCCCCCTATCAATAACCATTGCGTAATCATAAAGATCTTTTAATTTACCTTCAGTAACATCTGGTGTAATTCTTTTGTCCACGCAATTCTCATAATCAGTATCATCGGTTTCAACATTAAAGTTAAAAAATAATGGGTGGTTTAGTATATCATTTACACTAATTTGAGCTAAATCTTTACTCGTCTTTTTAATTAGTCTTTGGTCGTTTAAATCTATTTCATTAAATGAAACACTTCTATCGTATAAAGTTTTTATCCTATAATACGTACCAGTTCTAAGTTCAATTTGTGATTTGGTTAACTCTTCATTATACTCATCAACATTTTTTGAATCCGCTAATTTATCCAAACCATCAATTTTTGTTTTTGACAATTCAGAGAATTTTTTTAGACCAGTATTAAAAGCTTCTATTTGTTTTGTTAAAATATTTTTGTTGGTATATTCGATAAACTCTTTAAGTTTTTCAACAGCTTTAATTTCATCAAAAGTGTTATAAAAATATTTTACCTCACCAACCTTTGTTAAAACACCATTTACTATTTTTTCTGTTACAACATATTGATTAAGGGTCCAATCGTAAATTTTGTTAGTCGCACCCTCAGCTGAAGGAAATATTGTTGCGTTATTAAAACTAGAGTCATAACCAAACATCGTACTATTTATACGGTTGCGATATAATAAATCTTGTTGGCTGAATATATCACCTATATAATTTTTTATATACGGCATTAACAGTTTTAAATTACCCTCTGTTATTTCAATGTTTAGGGTGATAAAAAATACTCTTACTAATTCTGGTAATAAAGTTTTTGACACAGTTGGTTCAACACCACCTATATAATAAAGACCCAAATATTTTGTAATTAATTCGTTATAATTACCTGGTATTGTTTTAATGTCATAAGGACTAACTGGTTGATCACCAAATAATAGTGTTCTAAATAACAATCTATAATCGACCTTACTAATAATACTGTCCGCTGTTCTTGTCTCACTAGCGTACATTATAATCGGATTAAATATATTAGAATTTAACCTAAGACCTTCTGGGTTTTCACCAGTGTTATCAACATATAAAGATCCCGTTGTTGTATAGTTGTTAATTGTTATTTTAGAGTTCATAAACTCGTCAATAACAATTTTAGCTTTATTTTCTTGCCCAATTGTTAGTGCGTAGTTTAATATTTTAGATATATCATTTTTAGAAGCAAACTCAATAAAATAACCAGAGTAACCACATAAAAGAGCTGATATCTCTTCCCTTGTATAAGCCCTATCCAAAGTTAAAGTTTCTGGTAAATTTGAATAACCAAATATATTAGTGTGTTTAATTAATGATTGAAAATTAAAAGTATCAAAAGCTTGGGTAAAATAATTCTTTGTATTTGTATCAGCAAAATTTTTAAATAAAGCTCTAAAATCTTCTAATTTATCAAAACCAAAAATATCTACAATGCCATCTAAAGATTCTGTGTAAGTTTCTTGATATAGACTGGTGTCTGTTTGGTATTTTGAATAATCACGAATACTAAGATCCTCATTTAATGGATCACCCCATTCATATAATTGCTTCACATTATCCCCATAACCATATTGTAATGTTTCAAAATAATCAATAACTTTAATATCTTTTAAATGTTGACCCTTTTGTGACCTATAAACGTTTGTGTTTGGGAAAATACTTCTAGTTTGATCAAACCAAAATAATTTAGATGTATTATAAACAAGACTCTTATTATTAAAATTTAATTCTTTAATTGCGGATGGATCGGTTGTGTTCCCAATAATATATAAATCATCATACCTATCAAGATTTGACGTTACCATTGGGTTTGTTATATTTAATGTGGTTAGACCGTCATTGTAAACAATTTGATTATATTTTGGTAAAAAGAAGTTGTCGTTGTCCGATATTGAGTTTGGTATTGTGCGCTTTTGTGAGTATTTAAGTGCTGATGTTAAAGCTTTTTGATCTAAAAATTCTGAATAAATTGTATTAATTGAAACATTATTAGGGAGATAATCATAAAAAGTTTTATAATTAAAATTTAAAACACCCAATAAATCATTATTTATATCATCGTAGTTAGTAAATGAAGATATCGTTAGACCAGTTACATATGGATCAACTAAATCGTTTGACCCAATAATGGTTGACACATTATTTGTTTTATGGTAGGTATAATTTTTATTTGAAAATAATTCTTTAACACCTATCTCACCACCGCAACTTGGGTAAACGACATATGTACCTTGTTTATCCAATGATGATAATTTAGAACTTTTTTCTGTGTTAAATTCTTTTGACCATATCGATAATAATAAAAGACCAATTTGTTCATGTTGTTTTTCAGTTGTTGCTGTTAATATATTTGATAAAAAATCTGTTAATTGCAAAAAAACATTTGTTCCATGAGCAATAACTGGCATGAAGGAATTTGGGTCAACATCATATAATGATAACACCCTAAGAGTTTTATTAGGTCTTCTAGAATCTTTTTCAGCACCATCTGGGTGAAAAAGTAAATGTATTAATAAGGCGGCAAAATCTGATAAAACTACGTTACCATTTTTTGCGTTTAAATTATTAACAGTACATAAGTCTTTTATTAATGTAAAAAAATAATCTGTTGTAATATAACCGCCAAGATAATTAGCTTTAATTTTTGACAGCATTAAAAAAAACTCCGTTTTTTTGGGTGATTTTGAAAATACAAAATTAGTGTCAAACGTAATTGTTTTTGTTAATGTATCTAAAGCAGCTTTTATCCCATTAAGATCGTGTTGGATTGTGGTTCCATAACTATTGTATGAAGCTAAGAAATTAATTTGTGTATCATTGTATGTTTTAAATGTTTTTAGATTACCTTTAAAATTACCGATAATATGGTATGGTATACCGTTATCATTTAAATTAGTACCCTCATCTGTTTGTCCATCAAGACCTTCATTAAAGAAAAAATATGACATCGCATTCATATAATTATTTAATACACCGTACCCACTAAAAGGTATGTGTGATGCGATATTATTATTTAAAGATATATAGGTATTAAGATTATAATCGTAATATTTTTCTCTATAATTTTTACTTATATTAGTTTTACTGAAAGAATCGCTACCATTACTAACCGAATCATCAATATGTCTTGGTGTGATTGGTTTAACAAAAGGTGCTGTTGCTAATATAAGATTTTTATCGTCATACACATACGAACCATAATGTTTATTTTTTATGATCGGGTCATCAAATAAATCATAACCGTTTTTTGCTTTTAAACCATTTATTAAATCAAGATCGATTTTAGTGTCTTTTTCATAATCATTATAGTAATAAAAATCATACATACCACCAATATATAATATTGTGTGTATCGGTAGTTCAACTAAACCTTGTGTTGTTTTAAACGCTGTTGATAAAAATTTAAGATCTAATGGCCCACCCACGTTAGATGGGCAAGAAATATGTCTTAAAAACATTTGGCTGCTTTTAAAAAATTTACCTGTATTAATTTCTTTTACGATATTTTGTGCAAAAATAGCGTGGTTATTAGGTGTATTAAAACCTAAAGTACTACCATCTGCATCATCTCTTTCTTTTTTAAGTGTATCAAAAGTTCCATCAATAGTTTCCCCTGTAACACTACTCATCATAGCGTTTATATCAATATCAGTGTTTAACAGATATCTTTTATCTAAAAAATCTTTATTGTTATAAAATGCCATATTTTATATTATTATTTTACTATATTTAGTCTGAGTTTTAATTTTATTTTCTGGCATAAGCTGTTTATTAAACACCTCAGTTTTAGCCGATATTGCAAGTGCGTTTGAATTTTCATTATTAGCCGCAACTTTATTGTCAATTTTAAAATCTATCGGATAGTCCGTTAAATTAATACCATAAGTATTATTGTGCAAACCATTGCTATTTTTTGTTGTTGGTGTGTAATTTGCCCTAATTTCAGTTGGTAAATTAAACATTGTTGGGTCATTTCCCTCAATTTGATCATGGGTATCTAAACCATTAAAAAACACAGCGTGTAGTCTATCTGGCTTGTTTGGGTTTTTTCTACTCTTATACTCTAAAGGATCATAATTATACAACGATTTAAATATCTCTAAATTAGTTGCACTATTGATATAACCTTCTATTTTTTCTTTATTAGAATTAATGTCGGCTATTGTGTATTGTACATCCATTAATTTATTCATTTCAACAATGATGTTGTTAATGTTGTTAACCAAACCAATAGAATTATTCGCACTACCAGCCATTGTTCTGGCAAAAGCATCATAATGTGTTTCTGTTGTACCAGCAGTTGGGGTAATTTTATTTTTTATGTTATTAAAAAAAACACTAACACTTGTTTTATCCGCATTTCTAATTGAATCATCCAGCATTAAAAATTCATGGTTTGTGATCATGTCAACCAATTTTGTGTTTATTTTTTCGGTTGACCCGAACGAAAAACCACAATATAACATTAGTTTGTCAACAAACTCATAAATTGTTTCGATTGGTGTTTGTTGTGTATCGTAATGGTCAAGGTTGTTTATAACCAATAAAGATGATATTAAACCGTTTATCTGATTACTTACTTTAATAGCCGTTTTGTTTCTTATGTTTTCGTTATATATTTGAGACTCGCTACTAGATGTGTCGATTTGCTTATCACCAATAGCAGTCATTCTCTCTAAAGCACGAAAAATTTCTTCGGTAAACTGAACCTCAAACCAATCTTTTGTCTTACTATTCCCTGGATACGTTTTTTTAAAAACATATGTATTACTAGCAGTGTCCAATTCTTTTTGAAAATAATTCGGAAACGGGTAAAATTTTTGTATGTCTGGGTTATTAATGTCTATTTCATATTCACCAAAAAGTGATTGTATTTTCTGTCTACTGTTACTATCAGCAATTTGTCTAAATGAGTTTAAAGCTGATAAATTTAACAACGTTAAAAATACTTGCATATTATTCATTAATATTCGAATAACATTGTCGATATTTGGTACAAACCCTATCTTTTCTTGTAATTGAAAGAATAGTTCATCTTCGGTAATTGACTCAACCTTTTCAAAGAAAAGAATTAAGTTGGTTGTTATGATTTTATGTACCTCTCTAAAAAATTTATCGCTGAAGTATACCTCTCTAAGGTCATCAATGTTTGTTGATGAAACATCGTTAAACAGTATTAAATCATCATTAAAAATAGTTTTTATATTATTAGTATCTATTTTTTGTATATATGAAACCTCATTTTTAAAACCAGCTGCTGCTGTTAGTTTTAATTTAATTTCATTAATGATACTTTGTTTTAAACTAATATTAGCGCCAGCGGTTGTTGTATAGTCATCCCCAGAAAATAAATCAATTTTTGTGGAAACTGTATCAGCGTAATCCCTTATTAAACGATACGGGTCAATTTTATTTTGACCAGTTTCGTTGATCATTGTTTCATTCTTTAAATTAACCAAACTACCAGTATTTAACCTAGTTATTAAATCATCGTTAAGATAATAATCATTTACTGACCTTTTATTTTGTCTTAATAACTTTTGCCAAAGTGGTAATTGTTGTTTTAAAGACTCATTAAACTTATCTTCTAATATTGAATACGTCTCTAAAGCAACAGATCTATCATTATTAATTTTTTTAAGCTCGTCATTATAAGCTAATTCGTTTTTACCCAGAACATTACTAGTTCTAATCATATCTAATATAGATGGGTATTTTGCAAAAAAATGTTTTCTAAACTCATTTTTACTTTTTTCGTCTGGGCCGTCTATGACTAGCTTACCATCAACCTTTTTAGTGGTTACACCGTATAAAGCTTCATATTTTTTGTTTTGTTTTTCGTATAAACCCTGTAATAATCTTTTACCTAGATAATCGTTGCTACCCGCATCACCTATTCTATACATGTATGGTGCTAAATATGCATACACCATCAAGAAGTTGTTATATATTGAAAAGGTTCTTGATAAGAATTCAGCTCTGATTATGTAATTACCTGTGGATGAGTCAAACGTTGTTGACGTTTTTGTCATGGATAGTGGGTATTCAATACCCTTACCATAATAACCCTTTATTGTTAAACTAAATAACGGGTATGGAAACCTATAAAAAATGTTATATGGGTTTGTTGGGTCATTTCCTCTCTCAAGCAACGTCCTACCCTGTACATCAACAAATTCTATCTTTATGATAGGTGTCATTGATGCGTTATGTGATATATCGATATTTGTTATACCAAATGTTTCTGGGTCAAAAAAGTTTTCCTGATCACTGTTAGTGGTAAAAAAATCACTCCAGTCTGTTGTAAAAACACCTTTATTTCTTTTTTTATCAAAGTTTATGGTACCATCATTGTTTTTTGTGGCTTCTTTTAGTGGGTTCATAAAATTAACCCCTATTTGACCTATCGTTACAACGTTAAAACTAGCATCATCTTGTATAATAGCACTATCTGGATTTAAACGGGCGGTAAGATTTGCATACATAACAAGATCTTCCTGTTTAACATACCTAGGTATTATATCATTTTCGCTATTAATAACTTTATTAGGGTCAACAACAAAAACGCCATTTTTTATGGCGCTATTTGCTTCAACCGACCTTCTACCAAAACTAGATAGTATCTTTTCATCATATTTATTATCCATAATACGCTACCCTGTTTTTTAATTTAGTCTCATACTCTCTTAATGTATCCTGTAATGGATATGGTACCCTAAGTGTGGTATTATCAGGTATTTCCCATTCACTAGACGCTACATCTGGATTGGCCATTAAAATCAACCAACCGTAATATGGTACGGAATAATATTGCTGACTGATTTTATCCAACCTACTTTTACCTGTATTATATACGGTAAATAAATCGGTCGTTTTTTCAGTTAACTTAATAAACGGTGCGGATATGTGTTTTGAGTCACTATCCAATGTTTTGTATCTGTTAAAGTATCTAAGTGCCATATTAATAATTAATTAGAGAGCTCTGGGTAAAGTTCTGGGTAAAGTATTGATAATTGTGTTTGATCATTTTGTTTTATAGACTCAGCCTCATTTGTCGTACATAAGTTAATAATAGGATCATTCTTGTATTTTGTAAAGAGTTTTAGGTTTTTAACAATAACAGGATCTGGTTTACTTGTTTCTCTAAATGTTACTAAATAATCCTCTACACCACCTTTAAACAATTTAGCACGCATTTCTGATATACCCAATACTTTGTTTTGATTGTCAACACCAAAAACATTTTTATTTATGTTTTTAATCGTATTGTCGTTTATATTTGACATATAACTCAGAACATCACCTAGATCAGCATCGTATTTTTTAACAAAACTCTCAATAAGTTTAAAGGTATCCTCAATTGATTTTTTTATCTTTTTCTTTTGAGCCTCTACATACGCTTCACTTCTTTTTGGGTCGTTTTTAATACTAGCTGGTGGGTTAATACCAGTTTTTTCTATTTTAGCCATGATAGCCTCAATATGTGTTGGTTTATTTATGTATAAGTTATATAAAAACTCAATGAATAAAACCTCATGCATTGCTGACATTTTTACAGTTTCACCGTATGTTATACCAGTTGTTACACCAGTTGTTATACCACTTGTGGAACCACTAAAACCATTTAATTTAATTTTTTGTTGGTCTGGTAATGAATTAACATACTCTTCTGTTATGGTATAATCATAAGCCATTAAAGTGTTAAGATTTTTTAATTGCGTATTTAATGTTGTGCCAGTTATATTAGGGTTGTTATCATTAAATAGGTAATAATTTATATCCTTTATAAAACTATTTTGTGAATTTGTTTTTTTGTTTACACCGTAATAGAACAAAATATTAGAAACTGTATCACCTGTTGTTGAACCAGTTGGGTTTAATGTTACACCAGTCAAATTATTAACTTGTAAATCAAATCCATAAGACGGTGTATAAGCTAAATCAATATCATTGTTTTTGCTCTCAAACTGGTCAGATAACATAACCTCTAAAGTCTTATTACTAAAATCTAAAACTTCATAGTTTATTTTTTCAAACGTATATCTCATTTGATAAACACCATCGTTATACACGTTATTAGCTGTATTTGATATACTACCATCATTTGCTCTTGTAACTAAAGAGTATGAAGTTGTTTCTAGTGATCTGGCACTATCTGTCGTACCATATTCATATGGGTTAAATGAAAAATTTTCACTTGTTATAGGACCAGTTACTGGTGGTGTTACCTGCCCAAACTTAAAGGTGTTTGTGGCAGTTGTTCCGTTAGAATCTAGTATATTATTTGTTGGTAAGAAGTTATCAAAATCGTATTGGTTTGGTAAATCATTAAGTGTTGTGTAACCAAACACTTTTTTGATGTACTCCATGTTTCTATTGTACTCTTTTATTATATCATCAGATGCGCCATTATCTATGTTATTTTTCATTTGTTTAAAGAAATACAAACCATTACCTAATGAAGCATACTGATTTATCGTGAAACCAGTCGTTGGTGATAGAGAATTTGCGTCATTAATAATATTGTACACATCCGATAAACTAATTAAATTACCACCGTCTATTGATAATTTTTTGTACTCATCATAAGGGTTATAACCAAACATAGTACTACCAGTTACTGGCGTTTTTAATTTTTTACCATTAGGTATTACTTCATATAATTTAGCCCTACCTTCTGAATACGTGGCATCATATCCGTACAATGGTAATGATAAACCAGCTAATACAACTGACATTTTGGCCACCGAATCATTTAAAGCGTTTATAGTTGTCTCATCATCCGCATCTTTTATAGACATGAATTTTGTATACTCAACATCAAAATAAGACGTAAAATCTTTAATGTGCTGTGTGTCTAAGTTTTTATAAAAAGATTTAAATGTTTTAAGAGTGTCATCAGGGCTAAACCAAAAAGCTAAAGTGTTTGTAGCGATTTTAGTTCTAAATTCGTCTTTAAATGAACTTATGATATCTCTATATATTTTTATACCGTTAGTGTCTCTAAAGAAAATACCACCTGTTTCAGATATACCATTAAAATTATTAGTATACCCATTTGTAAAACTACCTTGGAAATATTTACTACTTCTACCATTGTTAGTGGCACCAGTTAATGCTGTAAAATTGTAAGGTAAACCTTTACCGTCACCAATTTTAAACATGTATTCTTGTGGGTGTAAATTAAGTTTTAACGCCTCAAATTCCTCTGGTTTGTTATTATTCTTAGTTAAGAAAAACGGGTGTTGTCTAAACACGTCACCAAGTTCAAAATATCTTTTTTCTTCAGCAACGGTATTAAATATTTCTGAGTACGTTAACCCGCTAAGGCTTACGCTAGGGATTGTAGTACCAGAGATATTATTAATTATTTCACCTATAGTTGTACCACTAACAGATAGAGGTTTTTTATAGTTTTTATTCTTTAATACATTATCAATAACTTTATATTTGGCCGTTGGTGTGTTATTTAAACTTTCTTTTTTACCAACTAAACCACCAAAAGCTGTTATGTATTCACCAAAAGTTGTATACAATGAATCAAATAAATCATAATATTGTACATCATATCTTTGTATGTAATACCTACCATATTCTTGTCTAAATGCAAACTCACCAAAATTAGAGTGATCTATTGCTGTCCAAGTTGTTGTATCTGTTGGTAACGTTTTTGTATATACACCATTAACAATAGGGTACTGGCTAGCTTTTCTAACATAATATTGGCCTTGGTATATAACGCAAGTTTCCGCCTTGTATTCTTTGGTTGGGTCAAATGTTGTTGCTCCAGTTAAATAATGATAGTAAGTACCACCAGCTAATTTTGGTAGTAATCTTTCGCTAACAACCCCAATTGTACCATAAGGTATTGGTAAATTTTCGGTTGAGGGTGTTATTAACTCAGCCGCTGCAACTATTGGTATTAAATCCAATGAATTTTCAGCAAAGAAATCTTGTTCTAGATTTATTAGATCTCTTTCTCTTCTATCTGTGTTAGCAAAAGTTCTTTCATCATACACATCAGTGTTGGCGTAATAGTTAAATGTTAATGCATTTTGTAATTGATCAACATATCTTCTTAAACCTTGCCCACCAATATATTTAAACGACATGTTGACTTTCGCTAACATTGGTTGTACACCAATACCTTCTGGGTTTAAATCCCATAATAAAGGATCATAACTAATATTTAAACTATTAACTATGATTTTTGTGTGGTAAAAATCACCAATTCTTAAAACAGAAACTGGTGGTCTACCAAATGCCGTATTTTTAGCGTCACAACCTGGAACACCAATATCCTTTGTGATTGTATCACCAGGTCTCATACATTGCTGTAAAAAGGTTAATCTTGCATTTAAACCCTCGGGTGTCATTGCATGAAAAGCTGGACTAAAATATTTTAATTTTTGTTTTAAACTATCAAAAATAATAGGTGATTCCTCTGATAAATAATCGAAATAATCACACTCAGTTAATAGTTTATTAAGTATTCTTTGCGCTATTTCTCTTTTTGTTACGTTTGTTGTTGGTACCTCTTCTTCACGATACAATGGTGGCGTTTCAGCTGGTGGTTCTTTTCTTTCTAAAGGTATTTCTTTTGGAATCAAAGTTGCGTTAATTTCAACCCTTCTAGCAAAAGACGCTATAGGTGATAAATTACCACAAACAATATCAGCCTCTCTTCTGGAAACTTGTTGGAAAGGTGCCGTATTAACAGCTATACATGTACCAATAAGTTGACTATTTATCGGTGAAGTAATTCCAGCTGGTACCGATGGTATAAAATTATTTTTTACTTTATCAAACTCATCATAAGTTTTAACCATATAATAAGTTTTGTTGTCACCATAACTTATTGGAAAATATTCTATACCAGCAGATGTTTTTAGTGGTCTACCGAATAAAGTTGTATACTCATTTGGTTCTGGGTTTGTCTGAAATAAATCATCAAGTGTTTGACCTCTTGAGACAATATCAAAACTGATTTCTTGTTTAGAATTAATATCACCCCTTAAGATAACAATTTTTTTAGATTTTTCTAAGTCACCGTGTAGTTTATTAACATCCGCTTCAGTTAATATAGGTTCACCATTTATTGTATAACATTTAACGTCATCATCAGACATGACATCAAGTATTAACCATTTTGTAACCGAAACAAATCTTCTTGATGCTAATTTATCATTATATCTTTGTAATTCCGCTAAGTTTTGACCAGGAGCTGATGGTGATGCGTGTGCAACCATACTAAATCTTAAGTTATAGTCTTTAGTGCTTGCATAATTTTTCGCTGAATAAGCTTTTGCAATGTTTAAATACTGTTCCTCATAACCATAAGATTTTCCAGGATAAGTTTTTCTATCCGTAGTAAAAAAGTGTTGGTGTTCTTTTGCCGCATTTGTACCTATTGTGTAATCGTATCTAATCCAAGCCAATCTTTCTGATGGGTCTAAGTTAGAACCACCGCCAACAGCAACTTCTTTAAACTCAGAGTTTTGATCGAGTTTTTGTCCTCTAGCTAAATTTTGATAGATATCATAATAATCAGAATATTTGTCAACGACAAAATTCGCTTGATTTTTATACGAATTTTTTTGTATAGGGATGTCATTCTCAAAAAATAAGTTAAATTGTGTTATCTTTTGGGTTTCTAATTTCGGGGTTTCTATCGTAATACCTTCTTGTTTAAAGCTACCTGATGATTCAACTTTGGTTCTTATTTTTTCATTTGGTAATCTAATATCCAAATCAGATATAACCTTTTTAAAATACTCAATATCACTATCACTAAACACACCCCATATTCTAGCTAATTCAAAAATATCGTAATCTAAACAACCTGCCCAGAAAGCTGCTAATAATTCATCAACTTCACCATCTGTTAATTGAGCAAATTCTTTATCTACTAATAAGTTCATTATTGTTGGGTGATCGACAACTATATCCCATGACAATGTGCCAGATCTTTCTGTGTTGTTGTAGGTATAAATTGGTTCTGGTCTACCTAAAAATTGGTGTGTTGTCCAGTTTGTTGTTGTATCATCTGTGAATCTAATATTGTATGGCGGGAACCACATTATTCTACCACCATTAGCACCCTTTTCACAAGGTGGTAATTCATTAAATTGAGATGAATCTCTCCAAGCTAAATTCTCAATGGAGAACATATATTTTCTGGCCCTTTTCTCACCAAAAGCCTCAACAACAGCGTCTCCAAGACCATCACCTAACCTACCGTAACCTTCGTTAACGTTAAGCGCTGATGGGTGTATATTTAAGTTTCCGTATCTATCCAATACAGAATTTCTTTCTTTTCTATTTAACTCTTTCCATCTAATAAGATCCGTTATCTTTGAAAATGGTTTTGCTTTTGTCCAGGCTCTACAAAGAGTAACCTCATTGTACATTCTTTCGTCATCTCTTTTACCAGCTGTATCTAAACCAGGTACTAAATAAGTGTACCCGATAACCTCATCTTTTTTATTTTTTCTTGGTGTTTTAAACGGTGTAATAACCCCAGAGCTTTTTGGGGAAAAATGATAACCATCGGTAAATTTAGTTTTAGTTTGGTCAATAGATCTTATTGCACGATTACTTGTACCAGATTTCAATAATTGTTGTGTAACCCCCATTATTGAGCAATCTCTAAATCTACCAGTTGAGGTTGGGTCATTTGGATCCCCGCCCATTGTTCTGGATAATATATCATCGTCAAGTTTACCTAAAGAATCCCATTTAAGTACACCATTTTTACCGTCTTCTATTGTCCAACGTTGTTCATCAGTGCTACCTCTCCAAATAAATGATGTTTGTATTGATCCGTATTTAGAAACATTTTCAACACCTGGTTCTACATAATAATCAGGAACACCATCGTTTATTCTAATAGACCTTGTTAATTCACTATTACTCTTAACTTGTAAACCGTTATTATCTTGTAATAAATTAAATATGCTAACATTTTTACCTGTTGTTATATAAGGTTTAAAAACAACGTCCTCAGTACCTTTTTGTGCTTTAGTTGTTCTTTCAAATATTCTTCTATCAGTAGCACCCATTTTACTTGTATAATCTGGGGAATATTTGTTATTACCTAAATTTGAAAATAGAAAAAATCTTTGTGATCTACCTGTTTCATCTAATCTATCAATAACCCTATTATCAAGTTTATTTTCAATATTTGAATCACCGAAACAAGATGGTCTTAAAACAATTGAGTCATCGGTAAAAAAAGCAGATGTTAAACCACCCAAACCACCAATGTCCGAAATAAAACTCGCTAATTTACCCAATCCACCTTTAAATGTTGTAATATCGGCATTACCCCTTTCAAGAATTGATGATGGGTCTTTAATAAATTCAATAACTTTAAGTGGATTTGTTAACATGTCATCGATGGTTGTTAAACCAGCAACTTCTTGTGCACTTTTTGCTAATAATCTTGTGTTTAAATGAAACTTTAATTCTAAAGCCGCTATTTGTGCTAATAAAGTGTCATTCTTTAAAGTTGGTTCTGTTAGTAAGTTTGCAATATCCAAATCAGCGCCCAATAAAGCGCTTAACGGTGTTGATGCCGTTGGCACGTTTAAGAAATCACCCATTCTTATTTCTGTTGGATCGGCATTACTTAGCTTGTCTTCAGTAAGATATGGATTTTGTGGTGTGTTTGGGGCTTGATTTAGTAATAAATTTTGTAAAATTTCATATACAACAACGTTTTCCGCACCATATTTATTGGTTGTTATGTTAGTTGTGTAGTTTGGTGTTAAACCAGATAATTGAGCTTGGTTTGGTACAATAAAATCGTTTATAATTGTTTGTGAACCAACTGGTACAATACCTGGATTAGCCAATGTAAACGCATCGGTTGGATCTGTTGGATCCTTAACCATGTTTTTGTTGAACAAGCTAATCATTATTGGTCCAGCTAACGTAACAACATCACCAGGGTTAACATTTGAAAATGTGCTTATTTGTGCTAAGGTACCTCTACCAGCCAAATATTGTGCAGCGATTGAAGCACTTGGTGATAAAGCTGTTAAACCAGCAGAAACATCCGCTGGCGTATTTAACGTCATTGATAAGTTCAATGTTCTTGGCGCAAGTGCGTCTGTTAATACATTACCAGGGTTAACAACATTAAAGTTATTGATTGTTGTATCTAAACCTCTACCACCCAAATACTGTGTTGCTATTAAAGCTGATGGTGTTAAATCAAAAATACCAGTGGTGATATCAGCTGGCGTGCTTAAATTCATTGCAAGATCCAAAGTTCTTGGTGCAAGTGAATCAGTAACAACATTACCAGGGTTTACGTTTATAAAGTCATTGATAACACTGTCCAAACCTCTACCAGCCAAATACTGAGCGGCCAAAGCACCACTTAATGATGTAAGACCAGCTGTAATATCTGTAGGTGTATTGAGTGTATGTGAAAAGTTTAAGTTTCTTGGTATCACTGAATCAGTAACAACATTACCAGGATTTACGTTAGGTGATGTTGTAATTGCAACAAATGTACCTTTACCTGAAAGATATTGCGCAGCATAAGCACCACTTAAATTTGTCAACCCAGCCGTAATGTCGACTGGTGTATTTAATGTTTGTGCAAAGTTTTGTGTCCTTGGTGTAATAGCCTCACTTAATACATCGCCAGGATTTACGTTAGGTGATGTTGTGATTGCAACAAATGTACCTTTACCTGAAAGATATTGTGCAGCTAAAGTAGAGTTGGGCGACAAATCATTTACACCTGCGGTAATATCCGTTGGTGTATTTAATGTTTGTGCAAAGTTTTGTGTTCTTGGTGTGATAGCATCTGATAAAACATCACCAGGGTTAACAACATTAAATGTGTTGATAACACTAAATGTTCCAAGTCCAGCCAAGTATTGAGCCGCATAAGCAGCGTTAGGTGTTAAATCATTTACGCCAGCGGTAATGTCCGTTGGGGTACCAATATTCATAGCAAGATCTAAAGCTCTTGGTACGATGGCATCTGTTAATACATCCCCAGGGTTTATATTAGCAAATGTATTGATTACAGTAAAAGCGCCTTTACCTGAAAGGTATTGGGCAGCGTAAGCCGCATTAGGTGTTAAATCATTTACACCAGCTGTAATATCCGTTGGTGTGTTCAAAGTCATGGCAAAATCCAAATTTCTTGGTGCCACGGCATCTGTTAACACATCACCTGGGTTTACGTTTACAAAATCATTTACAACGGTAAATGAACCTCTACCTGAAAGGTATTGAGCGGCAAACGCAGCGTTAGGTGTTAAGTCATTTACACCAGCAGTAATATCTGTAGGTGTGTTTAATGTGTGTGATAAATCTAAAGTTCTTGGTGCAACAGCTTCTGTTAATACATCACCAGGGTTTAAGTTAGCAAAATCGTTTATAACTGTTAATTGACCCTTACTATTAACTAAAGCGGCAACATAAGCGCCACTCGCTGTCGTATCTAATAAACCAGCATTAATATCAACTGGTGTATTTAATGTTTTATTAAGATTAGCTATTCTTGCTGGTATGCCGTCTGTATCAACATTACCAGGGTTTTGTACATTATAAAAATGTATAGCAGCGTCTTGTCCTAACGAACTTAAATAAGCGTTAACTGTTACCGAATTAGTTAGATTAACTAAACCAGTTACAACATCAGGTGGTGCTTGTAAATTTAAATTAAGGATCACGTTTCTAAACTGTCCCGATATACTATTTAAGCTCATATATTATAAATATTATTCAAATTGTTTTTTATTAAGAATTATATCGGTGAAATACCAAAATCAACAATATAATTTGCGGTACCACCATCATTTTGTGACATAGTTCTTTTTATCCATTCACCCATCATAACAGGATCTGAATCATAAAACTCTTTAGCGTTTATTTTTTGTACCCCGCTTTTAGTTTTTGCTTCAATCTCTCCATTCACAACAACTGTAATTGTTTGTTCACTAGAGTTAGTAGCGTTTGAATACTTATTGGCGTTTAATTCTGAAATTAACGCCATTGCTGATCCAGCATTTCCAGATAATATTTTACCGTTTGATAAAGCCAAAGCATCTTGCACTTGTGACATTTCAGCACCCATTGATTCAGGTACAGCATCGAGACCAGCTAATTCTAAGAATTTTCTATCCGTATAACCACCACCTTTTAAAGCTTCAGTTGTTAAAGCTTGTTTATATTCATTACCACCAGTAAAAGCGTCAGCAAAATCAGCACCGCTTCTTCTAAATCTTGCACCAGACGTTTGATAAAAATCTTGTGCAACACTTTCCATACCCATGGCTGAAGTAACTAATCCACCAGCGCCATCAAGAACACCCATAATACCATTACCTAGTCCACCAAAAAAATCACCAAAAAAAGAAGAATCTTCATCTTCCTTTCTAAAGTTTTTTACGATTTCTGTTAAAGCACCTTTATTATCAATACCAATATTTTCTGTTATTTTTCTTGTTTTTTCATCACCCATTTCCATTTTAATACCAGCTTTCCATAAAGATTCACCAACGTATGGCACCTCTTTCATAGATTTAAGTATTTCACCAAAAATAACTTTTACGTATGGCATAACACCATCTAAAACAAAACGTATAACTTTATCGAATATGGTACCTATTTTATCAAAAAAGCTTTTGTTTTTATCACCCATAATAGCTCTTATGTCTGTAATAAAACCCTTAAAACCAGCTAAAAACATATCCATACCAGTTCTAAATTTACCACCTGGGCTAAATAAGTCCCTCATAAGCGGTATTAATGTTGCGGCTATTTCTTTACCTAAGGTTTCAATTTCATTTAATAACCCACTATCAGCTAAAAGCTTATTTAATTCCGTAAATAAAGGTGTTAAACCAATTGCGAATCTTTCTAATATATTATTAAATCTGTCCTGTAAGGTTAATCTTTGTTTTGCAGCTTCGTCATTAGCGGTTCTTTGTGCTAATATTTGTTTTAATTGATCTTGGCTTGTTATGTTACTAACTAATTGGCTAACACCGTTAGCCATTTTAATTTCATATTGACCTTTATCGTTGACTGTCATTAAATTAGCCAATGCCTGTTGGTCGTCATCGCTAAAACCGATTAAAGAACCTGTAGTTTTTGTTAAGTTATTTAATTTGTCAGCTGTTTTAGCTTGCTCTATACCAGCATTAACAATATCATCATAATTTTGTCCAAGTGCTTCAGCGGTCTCTCTTAATATTTGACGTTGCGCTGGTGGTATTATAAAATCACCATTTTTGTTTTTAATAGCTAAACTTTTTGCTGAAGTTATTAATTTTTCGGCCATACCGTCCGCATTGTTCATCGAATCGTACATTAATTGGAACGGGTCACCAAACATTTGTGCAAACTCACCACCAAGAACTTGTATCTTAGCCGCAGCTTCTACGGCCTTTTCTGGGCTAAAAAAAGCATCTTTAAATGATTTAATTGATTCGGCTAAGTTAAATCTTAATGATTCGGCTTTAGCGGCTAGTTTTGTTAAACCCTCAACGCTTCTACCAAAACCAGACCCTGTTAAAGCTTTAACAACATCTGTTGTTGTTTGTAATAATTTTGTTTGATTAATATTAAATCTAGCAGCTTCATTTCTACCTTTTTGGGCAACTTTAAGTGTTGTACCTAATGAATATCCAACATTATCAAATTCAGCAACCATTTTGGTTATACCCTCAACAGCTAATCCAGTACTATTACCAAGATTAACAATATCAGTAATTTCTTTAGTACTAAAAATTCTGTTTTTACCAGTTGCTTCACTAAAGCCTTTTATGATCTTGCCAACGTCTTCTATTTTACCACCATACTCGAGTATTTCGTTGTATATTGTCGGCATTGCATCTAATAACTGGTAATACTCTTTACTCGTCATACCAATATCAGCGGATAAGGCACCTACGACTTTTTGCATTTCCAAAAACAATTTCCAAGCTCTTTCTATTGGGAAGATGATTTTAAAAATTGCTTTACCAATATCCCAAGCAACACCCAAAATACTACCAAACAAACTAAATAAACCACCAAATATGTTAGTTAATGTACCACCAACTTTACCAAATAAATCAAATGCTTTACCCAAACCACTTACGGAACCTTTAGCTGTTTGATAATTTACTTCTTGTATTTCTTTTTCAAGTTCCTTTTGTTCTTTTTTCTTTTTAACTAATTTAGCCGCTTCTTTATTACCCCTTTTTTCAAGTTCGTTAGCAACTTTACCCAGATTAACAATTTCATCTTCGGTTTTTTTAAGATTTTTCTTAGCTTTTTTAAGGTTATCAGCATCTTCAGCCATTTCCTTGGCAAATCTTTTTAAATTACCCCATATTGATTGTGTTTTTAAATCCCACTCTCTACCAGCAGCCTTTTTAGCATTTATGGCATCATACATAGACAACATCTTATTGATGTGGTCCTCTTCTTGTTGTTGGCTTATAATACCCTTTTTTCTGGCATCTGTTAACTTGTTTAAAGCCCCGTCCAAATTGTTAAAAAAATCCGCTTGCGCCATATATTAAATTTAATGATTATTGCTTAACTATAAATATTAAACATTCTGTTTTATTATGAATTGTAGACCATTTGATTTATTATTTGTTTAGATACAATATTCGTTGCATCTTTAACACCATTATTATCCAAATCATGTTTTGTTAAATCTATTGTACCAGTTAAATTTAATTTAACAACTGGTTTTTTTACTGAAGCAATTTGATTAGCTTTTTCGTCAAAAAATAAAATAGCGTCATCTTTTCTACCTTGTAATAATTGACCATTTGCAAAAACAACAGGCCTTGTTGGATCAAATAAGGTTACACCAAATTGACTTTCTTTTTTAAAGGGTATATTTACGTTTGATGAATTTTGACCATAATTCATAAAACTAGGTGTGGGTATCATCGTATTCGGTTCATTTTTTTTAACACCTTTATTGGCATCCTCAATTTTTGTTTTTAAGTCTGTTAATTTACCTAAATCAATTTTATCTTCAATATCATCGGTAGAATCGTTATATTGTATAATATCGTTAATTAAGCCAGGTAAAGCTTCTTTCGCTAAAAAACTGTCTTGGCCACCAGATAAAACACCCTTTTCTTTCATTTTTAATCCATAACTTCTCATTGAGTCGGATTCAAAAAAGCTACCAAGACCTTCTATAATTGTACCCGATGCGTATTGAAAATATGGGACAATGTCACTAACAAAAAAGCCTAAAATTAGCGCACCAGATTCACCAATTTTTTGACCGATGTCTTTTTTAGGGTCTTTAAAAATATTAAATATTTTACCAAATAAATCCGTTAAAATTGTTAAACCGTGCATAATAGTTTCACGAAAAGAACCAGAGCTAGAAAATATACCATGTATAAATTCAATCATACCAGTTGATATGTCTTTGACCAAACTATCAAGATCACCAATTGTATTATGGTTATTAAAAAGATTATTTAATTCAACAAAAAATTGTGAAAATCCGATTGAGAATCTATCGAGTACAATTGATAATCTTTCCGCCAATGTTTTTCTAAGTAACGCAGACTGTTCGTTTTTTCTCTCTTGATTTAAAATACCATATATTTCTGAGGTGCTTGGGGTTTCAGATAAATTTTGTATAACCCCATTTGATAACCTTATACTATAAGATCCATCTTCATTCATTGTCATTAGGTTTGTCAATAAATCTTTTTGGTCATCATTTAAACCAAATGTCGCTACACCTCTTTTTCTTAAAGCTTCTATTTTATCCTCATATTTAGCATCCTCAATCGCTGCGTTAAATAATTCGTCAGCATCTTGGTTCATTGCCGTTGCAAACTCCCTAATTAATTCACGATCAGCTGGTGATATTTGAAATCCGTTTTTACCTTTAAAAGCCTTACCTTTAACAACTTCCATTAAATCAGCTGTTAACTGTAAAGGGTCTTCAATACTTTTAGCCATCAACATCATTGGGTCGCTAAAATAAAAAGCAAATTTACCGCCAAGTAATCTGGCTGTTGCAGCCGCCTCAATTGCTGTTTCTGGATCAGTAAAAGCGTCTTTAAACGCCCCTACACTTTTTTTAACATCAATTCTAGCTTTTTGGGTTTTGATAATTAGTTTGGTCATACCTTCTAAACCCTTCTCAATACCAAAACCAGTTAATTCAACAACCAATTCACCAGCTTTCTTAAGAATCGTTGTTTGGTTTTGAGAAACCGACATTGATTTGTTTCTAACAAAATCGGTGAATTTTAATGTTCTGTCTAAAGAATATCCAAGGTTTTCAAAATTACCTATAAGTTCACCAGCAGCATCAACACCAAGCCCTGTACCTAAACCTAGCTCAATTATTGATTTAAATTCAGTACCACTAAAAACTCTATTCCTGTTTGTTAATCTATTATAGGCATCGTAAGCCTCACCAACTTGCTCAATGGTACCACCAACATCTAAAACTTCGTTCATTATTGTTGGCATCTGATCTAAAAAATTTTTAGATTCACTTGCAATTAAGCCAGAGTCAGCCGCAACACGACCAACCAATCTTTGCATTTCTAAAAATTTTTCATAAACCGCAGCAACCCCAAATTCAAAATCAAGTAAATTTTTTGCAAAAGAAAAAGCAACTTTTACGATACTTAAAGCTACTCTAAATAAAGCTTTTAAAGCACTCCACGCTAATTTAGCAACAAGCATTATTATTACCACATATGGGTTACCACCTTTGGCGCTTGATTGAACAGAATCAGCAACGTCATCCATTGCATCTTTAATATTTTTTTCAATTTCAAGTTGTACCCTTTTTTTAAATAGCTCTTGGCTTAATTGCGTTTTATTATCTTTTATCGCCTCGTTTTCTTTTTCTTTAAAAAGGTTTATTTGATCTTGAAGAAATATTAAATTTTCCTTTCTTTTTTGTCTTTCTTTATATAGTTTATGTTTTTCAGCTTGGATTCTTTTAAAATAAGCGTATAAACCCTCATTCTTAGAATCCCATCTATACATTTCTTTTTTCTGGGCAATAGCATCGTTATACGCATCAATTACATCTTGTACGTACCCCTCAATCATTTGTTGTGAATCGGTTGAAGCTGCTGTGTTAACTTGCAACTTTTTAACCATTTCATCTATCGCTGATGCTATATCCCCTTGCATTATTAATAAGTAACAATTATCTGGCCACCACTTTTTCTAATATTTCTTATTTTTTTTGGTAGCGCTTTATTAACAAAATCCAAATTACTTCTATCATTAAAATAGGCTATAATTTTGTCTATTGTTGACGGTAATATATTATTGATCTCTACTTTCCTCGTAACTTTTTGTTTATTTGTGTGTATAACAATCGTGTTATTTAAAGTATGTACTCTAATATCATCTGGGTTATTTGGGTCCACATTTATTTTTACTTGTGTTTTTGTAAAATCATCCGATAAAAGCGCTCTTAAATTTTTATTATTTAAGTGTATTAAATTTTTATCATACTTAAGTTTAACGTCCTGATATTTCTTTTTATCAACAAAATATGCTATTGTAATAATAATTGCCGCTAAATCCTCACCATCACCCAAAACACTTTTATCATACATTAATGTGTACGAGCTAATATTTCTATAGTGTTTACCAGCAATTTTTAATAAGTGGTCTTCGGCTTTATCTAAATAAGCATCAGCCCTATTAGCGCTAACTTGCGCTTGAACATTTGCTTTTATGTCAGGTCCACCAACATTTGGGTCATTTTGTGAATCTTCTTCAGATTTTGCTATAAACTCTTGGAAGCTTAAAGGTTTTACATTAGTCATATCTTCGTTTGGTAAATCCTTAAACTTAACTTTACTACTCCAAGGCCAACTTATCTCACTAAGATTCTCAACTATCTTTTCTAATTGAGCTTCTGTTATAACATATTTTTTCATAAACGTATTTTAATATAAATATCGAATAAAACAAAAAACCCACCTTGATAGTGGGTTTTATTTATCTTCTTCCAGCTTTCGCTTTATTCATCTCTCTTTCTCTTGCTTCTTTTATTTTTTCGTTTTCTTCCATCAAGATATCAATAAATTTCCTTCTCTCAAAAACTGGCATAACCATTACGTCTGAATAAGTAAAATTAGCATGCTTAACCAATATGTACGATTCGTACATCATTTGGTTTCTATACTCATACGTAAGGCCAAAGAAATTTGGCTGTAATAGGAAGTTCACCAAAAAAAAACTCTCCACTTGGAGCTTCTACATTAATGGTCAAATCAAGACCTGGTTCGTTATCTGATAAGTGCTTCCTAAATTCAGCAGAATCCATTGGTGACATAGTGTCAATGAACTGGGCAATTGCAGCCTTTTCTCTAATACCATCAACTTCAGTGATTTGACTTTGTAATCTAAGTGTCATCAATTGGCTAATAGCGTTTGAACCCATCTTTTTGGTTCTTGCCTGATCCTCTTTAACCAATTTATCATCCTCATCAGATGTCAAATATCTAAACTTAACTGTTTTCTTACACTTTGGTAGTGTAAATGAACATTCACCGTTTTCATCTGGTTGTAAACTATTTTCTTTTGTTGGTAATTGACTAATATCAATATCCTCGATAAATTTTTCCCCTGTTTTAGGGTCTGTTAATTCCACTGGGTAAATTTCACCATAACCTGTGGCTCTCAAAAAGAAGATAATAGCGTTTCTATCACCTGGTAATAATTGTCCAGCTTTGATATCTTTATCTAAAATCTTTTTTTCCAATAAAATATCTAACACCTTACCACTTTGCAATAAGTTTGGTGATGTCAAAATGTTTTCATCAGCAGCGGTCATATACGCAACCTTAATGGTGTCTTTTTTATTTTTGTAAAATTTACCACCTGAAGGTAAACCAATTACGTCATGTGCTGGTTCAAAGTAAACTTGTTGTCCGTTATCCATATTTCTTATTTATTTAAATTAATTATAGTACATTATTAAATAGTGTAAACGGTATTTTTTTCAAAATTTACCCTTTACTCGTTTTTTGACGGTACTTATTATAATAATACGCACATATGACCAAAAAGAAAAGAAAAATTGGAAAATTATTTAAAAAAATGGGTGGTACCTCAAATCTTGAAGTATCTTTTGCTGAAATACTTACAAGTTTAGGTGTTAAATTTGAACAACATTTTGTCTTTAAGAAGAGAGAATTTGATTTTTTATTAACCGAACACAACATTTTAGTTGAAACTCATGGTTGTTTTTTTCATTGTTGTAAAAAACACAATCCAGAGCCAAAATACGCCTTTCAAAGAAGAAACTTAAAGAATGATCAGTATAAGGTTAAAATCGTCAAATTTGACCTAACATACACCTTGTTGGTCATTTGGGAACATGAGTTGGATAAAGAGAAGGTGCTAACCGAAAGAATTAACACTTTTATTGAAAAGCACAGCAAATTGCTTAATGGATAAAAAAAAAGGGGTCGCATAGCGTCCCCTCTTTGTAAAATGTAATTGCAAATCTTAGTAAACCAATATACAACGGTCCATTCTTAATGTTGCGGTGATATCTGCGATTTCGTCATCGCTGTATTCTAACGATCCAAAGTCAACGTTGGTCATAAATGTACCTTGAAGGATCCATTTTTCCACAACAACACCTGTTGGATCAAGCATTTCTAATTCAATATCTTTTTTATAACCAGCAGCGTAACCCATTCTACCTGTTACAGATTCAGCGTGTAGACGAACCCATTCCATTAATGCTTGAGCAGCTGAAGGACCAATAGGGTCTTTAAACGTAACGTCAATAGCATCCCAAGTAAATCTACCAGCAACCCAAGTAGATGTATTTAAGAAAGGAATCTCAACTTCGTTTATTGCAATTTTTGGTCTTGACGTAGAGATTACAAACCACTCGTTAATTCCAAGTGAGCTTGGGAATCTTAAAATAAACCTGTTCTTTCTTTTTGGTTCGTAAGGAACAGGCATTTTCATTAATAAGTTAGCCATATTTTTTCTTTATTTAATTTTGTTTTATTGTTTATTAATAAATATCTTTGTTTTTGCTTTTGTACACCTTTTTAAAAAAATATTTCAAAATACTTGACTTTTGCCTGTTTTTATCTTATTTTTGTTAAGGGTCTTAACCAAAGTACTCTATTCTTATAGTACTATAATATAATACTTATTATATTCTATTCTATATATGTACTATATATTATTTTTTCTTTGTTACTTTCTTTTTTACCGTTAGCGGAAAACCACCTGTGGTAAAAAAATATGGGGGTACTATTAAGGCACCCCCAGTTTTATTATATGTTATCGAATGATACGTTTTGTGGAGTTACTGTAAATTCAAGTTCAATGAATTCCAAAGTAGGTGTTGGTTTGATAAAGATTTTACCTTTTAAAGTATTTCTATCGTTATCTTCAACGTCCATTGCAACGCTAACTCTAAAGTCTGTTAAACCTCTTTCTTTTCTGATGTTATCCAAGATTGGGTTAACCAAAGACAAGAATTGATTTCTAACTGTGGTATCATTTGGATCGAATAATAATCTCTTAGATACACTCATGATCAATCTTCTCGCTTGTAACAACAATCTTCTGATGTTCAATCTATCAAGAGCACTTGATTTAACCTGCAAGTTTCTGTTACCCCAGATAACAACCCCAACGTCTGAATAAGTCGCTAATGGGTTAATTCTACCTGGATATAAAATATCTCTTGCTTCTTGGTCAAGAACTATACGAGCTCTATTACATTTAACTAAACCTCTATTGTAACCAGCAGTTGCAAACCAAGGGAACGCTACGTTATCTGTATAAGCCATATTTCTTACTACCTCAGCAGTAGGTGGGATATACAAGTTTGCGTTATTGTCTGTATCTGTGATTTGTATCCAAGGATAGTAAACCGCAGTGTAGTTAGAATCGATGTCAGTGTTTTCTAATTCATCAACGATATCTTCAGCAAAATACCAGTTTTCAGTATCTGATGGGTTGTTGTTGTTTAACAACTTGATATCAGGTAATGTTGGTAAATAAATCGCATCCAATCTCTTTTCTTCAACAACTTCAATAGCGTCTCTAACCAAATCAGTGTTGTTTAACACGTCAATACCAGGAGTTGCCAAGATGTTGATAGCGGTTTCTTCTGGGTTTTGGAATGTTCTGATACCGTACATTGTTGCATAGTAGTCAGAAGTACCGAATAACTCAGCGTACTCAACATTTGTAAATGTATCGAATGTACCAGCTACGAAACCAGTTCTACCGATTTTGTACTCATCTGTGTTTGTTCTGTTAACTCTATAAGCATCCCAACCATCAAAACCACCAGCAAATAAAGCTGTGAATTTTCTTGTTCTCATGTTATTATAAGGGTGAGTTGTTGTTCCGTCAACCACAATTGGGTCAACAAATGAAGCAACACCAACCGCAAAAACTTGTTCTCCAGTAACAGAGTCAACAATGGTACTAGCATTGATATCCATGTGGAAACCTTTTGTTTTTGTTGTATAATCATCACCAGTATTGTAGGCGTTGTCACCTAAGATACTAATTTTACCTTTAAACAATAATAGGTCTTTATCAAATCCAAATTGGCTTGAGAAACCTAAATAGTTTTTAGTTACTCTATCACCACTAGAAACTGTAGCATTAGCAAATGGTGGGTTGTAAATTGTGTCACCAGGTGCATAATATTTCAATTTGTAAGGCATTTCAGGAACAGCTGTTGCTGTGTAACCACTAGCACTATTTGTTCTAAATTCGTAACCTTCAAAACCAGCTGGTACACCATCAGTTGGTGCGTTTACAGCCATTTCAAGAACAACATAAGCGCTCTTTAATGGGTATTTGTTATCAATTGTACCTATTTTTCTACCAACGAAATTGTCTAATGACTCATCCATCGTACAATCAACAAATTTTTCAATTATTGATACAGCTCTATCTGTGTCGCTAAATGATCTGATGTAGATATCAAAAGTTTTCTTAGATAAATCAACATTAGCGATTGAAGCTTTGATTTCAGTGTTAGCACTTGTACCGTCAGAAATTGAAATTAATCTGAATAATCTTTGTGGTAAACCACCTCTTAACTCAGATACAAAGAAAGGTGTTACTGGTGATTGATATTGGAATCTATAGTGATCCCAGTTATTAACAGATGTTAATTCACTGTATAAACCTTTAATTTTACCACTTAACCAACCAAATTTCAGAGAGTTATCATAAACTTCCTCAACATAGATTTGAGAATCTTTGTCAGATGGTGTAGTACCGATTACTTTTTTGATATAGTTAGATTTTGTGCTATCTAAAGAAACTGTATAAGAGAATGTACCGCCAGTTGGGTTTGCTGTTGTACCAGTTAAATCAAAAGCTAAATATGGGTCGTTAACAACACCTGTTGGAGCGACCATATCTAATGAATTAACTTTATAACCTAACACATCTGAAGTGTAAGTACCTCTACTTCTAACGGTTGCAACGTTTTTGTTGTGACCTTCAGCGAAAGGATCAGCTGTTAACGTAACAGTGAACAATTCTAATTTACCGTTAAGTGTGTGAGCACCAGCACCTGTAAATGTATGGCAATATAAAGCAAATGATGGTCCACTGTATGTCTCGGTAGCGGTATTGTACGCTAACTCATTATTTAAAATATAAGCGTCTCTATCACTTGTTGGAACTGTGAACGGTAATTCATATGCGTCAATATAAACTGGGGTTATACCATGTGTAGCCGCATCAACCGTTAAATCAGTATCCATATCGTCAGTCAAAAGACCCCAATATAAAGCGTTTCCGTTATAGAAATCAGCATTAATGTAACTACCAACAGTTGTAAAGAATTGGTTAAACACGGTGTCAAAGTCAGTTGTAGCAACACCAGTTAAGTTAGCGATATAATCAATAAGATCGGTGTTACCAGAGTTACCAGTAACATAAAAACTATTGTTATTCGTGTCAACTTTAAAATTAATGGTTGTTTGTGTAATACCAGTGTGTGATAATGTTGATTCATCACATGCACCTAATGTTTTAATAACCCAAGCCATACCAGCATCATAGCCAGATAATCCTAAAAGTCTTGTAACATACAATTGGTTTGATTGTGTTAAATACTGTTTTGCTATGTATGGTAATTCATACTTAACAATTTGTGTATTTTTAAATTTTTCTGGATTAGTACCACCAAAAGTAGTCTTAAATTCATCAAAATTTCTGATGAATATTGGTTGGAACGCTGGACCCTTTAAGGTTTCACCCACTACACCTAATGTTGTAACACCAACTGTCTCAGTTGTGAATGTTAAATCTTTTTCGGTTGTGTAGACACCTGGAGATGCATAAACTTTGTTTGCCATATTTAGTTAATTTTATTTATTTAATTTTATCTTATTCATAAATATCAGATTTTTTACCAAAAAACCAGAATACCTCTTCATTTTTAAAATTCTTTATTTATTTTTAAGTATTTTCCGTTATTGTAAAAGTTCTACTAATCGCTGGTGTTACAATATAATCATCGGGATCTGATATAAACCCTTGTAGGTTAAAATTGTATAACTGTACGTAAAACCTTTTATTATTAAGGTCAGTAACTTGACTTTCATCTGAAGAGTCTTCTAACACAATTGGTATATAGTGTCCGTTAACTACAGTATATGCCTGCCTGCTTTGAAAATTTTTTAAAACAGTGGCGTTAAATTTGTTTAGTTCTTGCTGTCTATAAGCAAAAATTCTAACATCATAGGTAATATCAACTGGAATTGGTTGAGGTATTTTATAAACATCAACCCCCATTTTATTACCATCCCAAGTAGGTACTTCCGCATATGTATAATGTCTACCAGTTGGTATATTATAAATCAAAGAAGGGTTTGTGCCGTATTTCGTATCTGGGTTTCTAACAATATTAACAAAAGGTATTTTTAAATTTTTATACTCATCTGAAAATTTCCATGTTTGTGAAAATTCGTTCCATTTTTGAATACCCATCATAAACACAGGGACTTTTTCACCATCAATTGAAATTGCCAATTGATTAGTTACAAAATCTTTAAAACCCCTATCCAAATCAATATGCATAACACCTTTTGGTAGGTAGGTATCGTTGTTGATGATCATATCTTTCATATTTTCAGCAGCACCGCTTTGCATTGAGTAAGGATACTCGATGTTAGCACGTTGTTGTGTTAGATTGATCTTCTTTTTAAATGAACCTGGTAAAGCCATAATTATACCCCTTTAAATACGTTAGGATCAACGTTTGTACATTTTATTCTTCTAAAATAACCAGAATAACCAAATTGAGTACTTGGGTTATCCGTATTTACAGTATCGTCATCAAACACAGTAAAATATTTAAAATTATTTTGTCTGTCAGAATAACCGATAATATCACCGTAACTTATCTCAGCATTTTTTTCGTCAAGTTGTTTTTGTAAAACAGTAAACTCAAGATTACCATAGTCTTGGTACCTTAAATTTCCGTTTGGTGAGTATGATTTATTTTCACCGTTTTCAAGGCTAAGTATAACTTTTAATTCAACTGGTGATAAAAATCTAATATCGTTTACATTACTTTCACCGTAAACGTCATCCATTTGGGTGTTAACTCTGTCAACTCTAAATAAAACAACAGTAAAGTTCATGTCCCCCTCGATTAGTTCTGTTGCCATATCAAGCTCAAGTTGAAAATCCTCTTCATCGTAAAACCTATTCAACCTTGTATTTGGTATTCTAGTTTTTCTTTCCATTGTTCTTTTCATATAAATACTTTGATTTATTAATGAATTGACTTTGTCAGAAAAATTTATTATTATTAGATAATAATAAATTAAAGGAAAAGGAACGTAAATGCAGTTACCGATAGAAAAGAGAGCGCTGGATATATTAAAAACATATAAAGGGTCAAATGACTACATATTGGGTATACAAAAGACCTACTTTACGAGTAAAAGTTTTATACCAACAAAAAACCAAAGTGATTACATTATTAAAAACGGTAATGTTGATCCAGTTGTTGTTAACAAATTATTCGACATTAGTAAATCTTGTAGACCTTTTATTGCTGAGCAATTAAAACTAGATTTTATACCAGACAAAATATTCATAAACAAATTACTTAGCAGAAAGGAGAACTTTTTACACATTTATGGTTGTTTTGAAGAGGGTTGTGATCAATACTACACCTTCTATATTTCAAAGGAATGTGTTAAAGTTAGCAGACCTGAACCAGAAATTGACCCAACAAAATATGAAAGGGACCCAAAACCGCACCAAATAACAGCGATTAAAAAATTATTGACAAACGATAAATTTATCTTGGCCGATGAAATGGGCCTTGGTAAAACCACGTCAGCTATTATTGCGGCTATGGAAGGTCAATTCAAAAAAATATTGGTTGTTTGTCCAGCATCACTTAAACTTAACTGGAAAATTGAGATTTCAAACTATGATTCTCCAGATAATATCAGTGTTGTTGACGGAAGTAATCTTACTGTAAAAAAATGGACAATTGTAAACTACGACATTCTTAAGAATTTTCACCATTTACCTAGACGTGGTGTTAAAACAGCTGATCTACCTATTTCACCGATTGACTATCATAAATTTGATTTAGTTATTGCTGATGAAGCTCATTATCTTAAAAACGCTGCATCAAATAGAACCAAAATATTTAATGATTTTGCCATGAAAATACCAGTAAGATGGTTATTGACAGGTACTCCGATCACAAATAAACCAATCGATTTCTATAATCTTTTATATTTGTGTGAATCACCTGTTGCCTCTAACTGGGTTGGTTATGTTAAAAGATATTGTGCTGGTAGACAATTTAACCGAAAAGGTACCAAACAAAAGTATTGGGTTTGTTCAGGATCATCAAACCTAGAAGAGTTGAAAGATTTTTCAGCCGATGTAATTTTAAGAAGAACTAAGAACGATTCTATTGATTTACCACAAAAGACGATCAAACCTGTTTATTTACCACTAGAATTCTCAACTAGCTATAACGCCTATATTGATGAGTATGAAGCTTGGATTGAGGAAATGGAAGCTGCTGGTGAAAAACCAACAATTACCGATCACTTAACAAAATTGATCAAAGTTAGGCAGTTATTATCTTACGATAAGATTGCACACACAATTGAAATGGCGGAAGAAATGTTGGAGAATGGTCAGAAAGTAATTATATTTAGTTGTTTTACAAACACAATCAAAGAGTTACAAGCTCATTTTGGTAAAAAAGCTGTGACAATTGATGGGTCGGTTTCAAAAGAAAAAAGACAACAAGCTGTTGATGCATTTCAAAATGATGATAAAATAACTGTTTTCTTGGGTAATATTGTAGCCGCTGGGGTTGGTTTAACTTTAACTGAAAGTAGCGTTGTAATATTCAATGATTTGGATTGGACACCAGCTAATCACATGCAAGCTGAGGATAGGGCACATAGAATTGGTCAACAAAACCAGGTTCATATCATTTACCCATTATTTGCCGACACCTTAGATATGATTATGTATAAGGCGCTCCAAAGTAAAATGAAGATTATTAGTACGATTATGGGTGATAACCCATCTGAAGAGGAAATATCAGTTGGTAAAGAGGTTATTATGCACCTTAGACGTTAATGTTGTAGCAAATAGCTCCCTTTAACATCTTTTCTCTGAGCACCAACATCACTATCACCAGTTGGTAATACAATCACATTGTATTTAAGTGGTTCTCCTTGCGTTGTTGGTAGTTCATCTGTGTATACGATTGATTCGTAAGGTACGTTGTATTTAACACTTATACGGTTCTTTAAACTTTCTTTAGCCGCATCATCAATAAATGTCGCTTTACCTTTTTCATCTTTAACATAATGAGGACCCTCTTTTTTGAAAATATCTTTAAATAATTCTTTTGGTACTATTTTAGAAATTTTAGCTGTTTCTGTATCGACTTTAGCTGTTTCTTTCTTATTTGCATCATCCGAAAAATTCATAACAAAGTTTGGATCAGCAATATTAGCGATATCCCCCATTTTTGTATACGCATAAGACTCAACGTTGTAACCAGCTTCAAGTAATTGATTTGTTACACTAATTGCTATATCATAGTATCTTTTAGCAAAAAAATCACCCGCATCGTTCCATCTCAAGATTAATTTAATATCAACCTTATCTTTTTTTGATTGTCTTTTAAGACTATAAGCTAAAGGGTCTAATTCATCCATTATTATGTTTTCATAAGTTTCTGGATCGTTTAATAGTAAATTAAGTCTTTGTGTATATTTTAGGTTTTTACCATCGTTCATAATGTAGAAACCTTTTCTAGCGTAGCAATCAATCGCACAAGATCCAGCCCCAGGACAAGTATTTATTGTGTAGAATTTACCTTGGTCCTTATCGTAAAGAATACTTCTTAACGCTGGTATACCAGTATTAACAGTATATTGTAAACCACCCCTATCACTTTTTTCCATTTTAGGGTTTCTATCAAATATTTGTTTTGGTAATGCCGTAATTTGTTTAATAAAATGGTCGATATCTATTTCACCCTCGTTATCAGTTGGTATATTACCACCACTAATAATAGGTTCATTTGCACTTATCTTACCCCTATCTTTTGACGGTTTACCTAATCTATCTAGTTGCGAATTTAACATACTAACAACAGATTCTGGGGATAAACAACTCTTTTTAACATCACTAAAATCCTTTTCCCAGTCAACCTCAGATATATTTGTAGACTCATTTAAACGAAAACTAAATAATTCTTTTGTTCTGAGTATTGCGTTATTAAATTTGTTATTGGTCATAATATTCCCGTATTTAAAAGTATTTATTATAAATATTAGGAACATGAGAATAAATCCAACCGAAAAGCAAAAAATATACAAACAAGCCAAACATAGGCTTGGGGCTCCTATTAGGAAGATTCAATTAGAAGATGAACAAATGGACTCACTTCTTGAAATCGCTACAGAAGATTATGTTGAGTTTATTAATAATTGGTTGATTGAACACCAATGGCCGAGTTTGATTGGTTTAAGCGTTAGCGAAGCTGATTTAACCAGGGCTTTTATTTATAGAACTTTTGATTTAGTCACACAATACACATACTCCTACTCAAAAATTGTTGGTTTGGGTGCTGGTGAGGGTGGTTATGTTCTTAAAAAAGATTACGTTGAGTTAGTTAAGGGTCAACAAATATATGAGATTCCAGCAAATAGAGAGATAAATGAAGTGTTATGGTTTACACCAGCTTCATTGGATCAATCTGTAATCGACCCATTCTTAGGTGTTTGGAACAATCAATTCGGTGCCGAATATATGGGTTTGGGTAGTTATTACATTTTACCAGCTTTTGACATTTTAATGAGAACAACGGATAGAAACCTTAAAAATAGGATGATTCGTTCTGAGTTAATATATAAGATCACAAATGCGCCTGATGGCAAAAAATATCTTCATTTAATGAATACGCCAGGTGGTAAATTTGACTTTAGGGGTTCAATGCTAGATCAAGGTAAATGTTGGTATTGGTATTATGATATTAACCCATTAATTAAAGATGATTGTTTGGCAAAAAACAAAGATATCATTAAATCACCAGCTGATGTTCCTCTGGATGATATATCATTTGATGACCTAAATGATCCAGCTAAAGTTTGGATTAGAAGATATTTTATTGCTTTGTGTAAAGAAACTTTGGGTAGAGTAAGAGGTACTTTTGGTGGTAAAATACCAGTTCCAGACGCAAATATGGAAATTGAATACCAGTCACTTTTATCAGAAGGTAAGGATGAAATGGTTACACTTAAAAAAGAATTAGAGGACAGAATGTTCAAATTAAACCCATTGGAAATTCTTAAAAGAATGTCTACTGAGGCTGAAGAAATTAACAAAGCTCTTAAATACAGAGCGTTCCAAAAACCAATTAAGATTATATAATGTTTTATACAGCCCTAGATAATAGTGATTATTTTGATTTAATTGTCACAAAAGATTGTCGTGATTTTTATCGTGATTATAACGAATGTAATTTAATAAATATTAATATTACTGAAAATCTATGCTCAATACCTGGGAGTATTCAAACAGAAGAAGTTGAATTAAAAAACATAACGTTAACAGGTTATGATAATTTTTTTATACCCAACGGAGAGATATCAAATATCAATAATTTCACGGGTGACACAATAGGATACACTGTGAATGAAAATATTGTTGTTGACGTTAATAAAGATTTAACATATGTTATTGAAACTGGTGATACTTTTTGTTTTCATGAAATATCTGGTTATAGCGGAAATTACTGTTATGAGATTGATCACCTAAATGTTGACAATGGTATATACTATAATAAATTAAATGGCGGTTTTTACCAGGGATTCTACAAAATTTTTGGTGAAAATGTTGAGTGGTTCCCAGCTAGAGCAAAAATGGGTTGGACCGTTGATATGGTTGTCCATTTCCCAATGGATGTACCAGGTAGTTCAGGGTCATCTGGTAGTTCAGGGTCTTCTGGATCATCTGGCAGTTCTGGTTCTTTTGGGTCTTCTGGATCATCAGGTAGTTCTGGGTCATCTGGTAGTTCAGGGTCTTCTGGATCATCTGGTAATTGCGTAACTCTAAATAAAGTATATCCAAATAATAGCGGTTTTATTTTTTATCTGGGGACAAGAGCTGAAAATAAATTTGCTGATAAAACTGATATTGAAATTCAAAGATTTGAGGATAATTACGACATAGTACCTCTAAACACAACAAATTTATTTACCTATAATAACCTAATAACATTAAATGGTTTAACGAATTATATTGGTTATTTTAATTATTATAATGGTTTAATGTATACTGGTAGAAATTATACAGTAGACTCACAACCTTTACAATACCACCAAGAATATAGTGATCTCACGTATAATGCGTTTGGTATAAGAGTCACCAATGATGGTAGAATCGGTTACAGAACAATATACCCAACTGATATATGTTATACAGGCGTAACCCAAGAAGTTAGTGGTATAACAAACAACTCGTTTATTATGGACCCAATTGATGACTGTGTTAATTATACAAGATCACTAATTGTTACAAAATATTTTACAATAGAGGAGTGTTATACAAAAAACCCTGTTATTGATGTAACGGAAAATAAATTCTTGAATATAACTGGTGTATTTGAAAGAGATTTTTCTTATGGGAATAACTGTCAGTTAAAATATGGTGATTATAAAAAAGGTACCTTCTCAATATACCTTAATGGGTTCTTAGTTTTTAGGAATAGGAATTTTGTTGAGGTGATACCACATGAATTAGATATTGATTCGAAATACCAGGAAGGTGTCCCCTTTAATATTTCATTTGGTGGTGGGACCCAAAGCTTAATCGACCCTGTGGTATTTGATGAAAACAAAGTACTTGGTACTGTTTTAGAAAGATTTTTTGCTGGAACATTCCTAGGTGGTGTTAAATCAATTAAAATGTATTGTGTACCATTGTACACTGTTGAGGTTAAAAAAGAATTTAGAAATATTGCGGGTATATATAATTTGCCGATAATAAAGGGTGGTAGACAGATATTTATAAAAAATTTATTCTAATGATATTCAGTATAAGACAAAATGCAACATTACCTATCTTAAAAATGAAAGTTTTTAGAGATGGACGCAACGATTTTAGACGCTTTGAGGAGTTGATTGAAAATTGTGTGGCCACATTTGCCATGAAAGATGAAAAAACTGGTATATATAAAGTTGCTAATAAAGCTGCAAATGTTGTACTTGAAAATCCTTGTGATGAAAATGGTTACAAACATTATATCATAACATACCAGTTTACAAAAGATGACACGGACAAACCTGGGGTTTTTCTTGGTGAGTTTAAATTAACGTTATTCGATCTTGCCAACCCAACAGAAGTCTATGGCGAACTAATAGCCCCTATTCAAGAGGAACTATACATACACATCTTAGATTCATTCGTAAAAACAGATATTATTTAAGTTTTTTTGTTTTTTTAGATTTTATACTTATATTTGTGCCAAAATAATGATTATGGCCGAATACAAGATTTCCCTTGAAGAGATAGAAAAGTTTTTAAATGGGCACGATGATGAGAAATACATCGTGAATGTTGAGTACGATGCCGAAACTAATCTGATCCATAAAGTTAAACAAGATCCAGAAAGGGGTAATTATATTGAAACCGAACCATTACTCGCTTTCATGTGGATTAAAAACCTTAATAAAATTAAGGAACTAACCAATTTTTACGGTAATAGTGATGCCAAAATTAAGTCCGCTAGACAAAGATTTGGTATTGAAATCAAAGCTTTAGGTGGTGACCACCCAAAGTTAATTGACGGTTATAGGTATTTGGTTACATGTAATCAGGGTCACAAAAGAATGTTAGATTTTTTTAGAGAGGGTGGTATTTTTGTTTACGACAAAAGACATGATATTAACACTCATTTCTTAATGATATCACCTGTCGAGCAGTATTTTATACATACTGGTAAGCGTTTGTTTAAGGGATTTGAAGAATACGATGAGATTCACAAATTTATATTTGACTTAGAGACAACAGGGTTAGACCCAGCCATCAATCGTATTTTCTTGATTGGTATCTACACCAATTTAGGCGTTAGAGAAATCATACCCGTTGAAGATGATGATGAATCTGAAAGACAAGCCATTACAAAATTCTTTGAGAAAATTAATGAGATTAAACCAACCATCATTGCTGGTTATAATAGTGCAAACTTTGACTGGCCATTCTTCTTTAAAAGATGTGAAATTCTTGGTTTAAATATTCAGGATATCGCAATTACCTTAAAAGTTGGTGAATTAATCAACAACAAAGATAGTATTTTAAAGCTGGGTAACGAGGTTGAGGACTACACCCAAACTAATATGTTTGGTTATAGCGTTATCGATATCATACACTCAGCTAGACGTGCACAAGCAATTGATTCAAGCATGAAATCGGTTGGTTTGAAATATGTTTGTAAGTATAACAAGATTGCAAAAAAGAATCGTGTTTATATTGTTGGTGATAAAATTGGTAACACATGGTACTCAAAAGATAAATTTTATTTTGATGATAGAACAGGTGCCTACTCTAAAACAAAACCAGCTTTGGAGTTCATGGATTACATTCGTAGAGAAGATGTTCAGGCTAACCCAGATAAAGTGTTTGTTTTTGGTGATAATATTTTAAGACAAGGACTTGGCGGTCAGGCAAAAGAAATGCGTGGAGAACCGAATGTCATTGGTATCGTAACCAAGCACACCCCAGAATCAACACCAGAATCTTATTTCAATGATAAGGATTTTGAAATACTTAAAAAACACATAGATTCCGATATTAATCAAATAATCGAAAAGATTAAAGAAGGTAAGACAATCGTTTTCCCTAAAATGGGTATCGGTACAGGTTTGGCTCAGTTAGATATGAGAGCCCCAAAAACATTCAAGTATCTAAAGGGTTTATTAAGTGCGTTACGTGATTACATTAATACTTTTCAAGAAGTTGATGGTAGATATATCGTTGAGCGTTACTTGATTGATGACTTATGGGAAACTATGGAAGTGGACGATGTTTATAACCAGTCATCGTTCTTGTTAGCTAAATTAGTACCAACAACATATCAAAGGGTTTCTACCATGGGTACAGCTGGTCTATGGAAATTATTGATGATGACGTATTCATTTGAAAATGATTTGGCAATACCAGTATCGGATGTTAAAAGAGATTACACAGGTGGTTTATCAAGATTATTTAAAGTTGGTTATTCAACCACTTTAAGAAAGATGGACTACAACTCACTTTACCCAGCTATTCAGTTGGCCCATGATGTATTCCCAAGTGTTGATGTTAACGGTGCGATGAAATCGATGTTAAAGTATTTCCACACCGAACGTTTTAAAGCTAAAAACTTAGCCAGCAAATACAAAAAAGAAGGTAATTACCAATTGGCTGACAAATATAAACGTAAACAATTACCACTTAAGATCTTTATTAACTCGATGTTCGGTGCCCTTGGTGCACCTATGGCTTTCCAATGGGCTGAAATTGATGTCAGTGAACGTATTACTTGTACGGCAAGACAATACTTAAGATTAATGGTTACATTCTTCCTTAAACGTGGGTACACGCCTTTAGTACTTGATACGGATGGTGTTAACTTCATGGCACCAAAGAACGGTGAGCCATTTACCTATATCGGTAAGGGTTTAAATGATGAGGTTGAAGCTGGTAAAGAATATACTGGTGTTAAAGCTGTGGTAGCTGAATTTAATGACACCTATATGCGTGGTGAGATGGGTCTTGGTTTAGATGGTATTTGGCCAGCGACAATTAACTTATCTAGGAAAAATTACGCTTTACTAGAAGATGACGGGTCAATTAGTTTAACTGGTAACAGTATCAAATCAAAAGCTATGCCCGTTTACATTGAAGAGTTTTTGGGTAAGGGTATGAAAATGTTATTGAATGGTCATGGCTATGAGTTTGTACAATATTACTACGAATACGCTGAGAAAGTGTGTAATAGAGAAATACCTTTAGCTAAGATTGCCACAAAAGCTAGGGTTAAGAAGTCGATAAATGCTTATATAAATCGTGGTGGTGATAAAAATGGTAAGCAGTTGGCAAAACAAGCTCACATGGAGTTGGCAATAAAACATAATCTTGATGTTAATCTTGGTGATACAATTTATTATGTTAATAATGGTAAAACAAAATCACATGGTGATGCCCAAGAAAATAAGGATGGGGAAATGTATGCAACATTGGTACCAAATGAAATTATTGAAAACCAACCAGATTATATTGGTGAATACAATGTACCTAAATATTTAGAAGCCTTAAATAAAAAGGTTGAACCTTTATTAGTTGCGTTTCCACTTGAAGTTAGAGATAAAATTTTAATTAAAAAATCTGGCGAAAGAACAATGTTCTTAAGATCTGAGTTAGATTTGGTAAACGACCAACCTACAGATATTGAAGACCAAGACACTTTAGAAGAATTTTTTACCCCATCTCAAATGGAAAAAGAATTCTGGGCTAAAATGAATTATGAATCAGATTATTGGTTTTCAGATAAAATAACTTTCAAAATACCTGGTTTAGACGAAGAATTTACGGTATAGTTGAAATATTACTTAAATTACCGATATTTATAGATAAAATATCGAATGTCACAAAGTAATAATATAAAAGAATTTATTGATCAGGATGGTGATATAATCAGTGGTGACAAAAAATACATTGATTACACTAGCACAACCCATGATACAACCGATGCTACTATTTTGAAAACAAGACAACCGTTTGTTTTTCAAAACTATAGAAGATATTACGGTGAATCTGTACTACCTTTTAATAACGAAGCTGACTATTGTAAAGGTAACCCTAAAAAGTTTTATGAGTTTTTAGAAAAAAAGGGTATGGAGCATACTTTTGAGGACTACTTCACTGAGGTAAAACCCAAAAAAGATGTTAAACCAGTAATTGACCCAAAAGATAAGCTAAAAGAAATCGCTAAAGAAAAAGCGTTTAAAATGCTTGAAGACCTTCTTTCAAAAAGAACTGATAGTGATTACCTTATCTCGAAAGAGATGCCAACGAGCATTGAAGAGGTTAAAGATAAAGAAAAATTACTTTTTGATAAATTTGACAAGATAGTTGAATTTTTCAGAGACAACCTAAATGAAGGGGAGAAAAAATTATTACTTTCTTATTTTGAAAACTCATTAAAAAATGGATAATATACATGAAGAAAACTCAAAACTTTTAGGTAATTTCTATGAAGTACCTGAGGAAGTGTTGGTTTACGTAAAGTACGCTTTAAATAAACATGGTGAGGATAATAAAACGGCTAAGGGTTATAAAAGAGCTAATCATATTGTTAATAACCCAAATCAACCGTTTGTTAATTTAGTTAACATTAAAAACTATTTTGACACCCTTGATCCAAATAACATTAATAACGTTGAGTTTGATTTGCATGGTGGTAAAGTAATGAATACTTGGGTCCAGGATTTAATAAAAAGGGAGAGAGAGCGAGTTGAGGGTAATAAAGTTGCTAGAACAAACGCTGGTATGGATGGTCAATTTAGAAAAGACTCTGAGGGTGATGAATTTAACACCGATTTACCAAAAAACGTAATGGATACACCAGACATAATGTTTAATAGTGCATTACTTGAGGATATCAATAAAATAAAAAATTTAATAAATAAAATCTAATCATGGCTGACAATATTTTAAAAGTACCAGCGTCAGAGCAATTAAGACAAGTTGCTTTTGAGGAAAGAGAGGGTAAATTAGTCCCAATCAACGAATATAAACCGAACTCTTTTGAATATAGCGCAACAAACCCTAACGCACTTAGTGGTGACGCTAAAGGAAAAGGTGACATTGGTAATACTACTGATGTTGAAGAAAGATCAAAATTAGTTGCTGTTAACAATTATAAAGATACCAACACATATCCAGATTCATCTGTAGTTTAATTTTTTTTATTTATGCTTATTATTGAACAAAACGAGAATGAAAAATTGTCCTTATTACGTCAAGCAATTGAAGATAAGGTAGAAATTTCATTTTGGTATAGAGGTGTCAAAGTTAGCGACCCTAAGAATAAGAAATACACCAAACAAAACTGGAGATTTGCTCAACCAACCGATTTAGGTAAGAGTAAAGGTGAAGGTAATAGATGGATGTTAAGGGCTTATCAAAAAAGTGGAGTTAGCAACACCAATAATAGAGCGTGGAAAACATTTTTAGTGGATGAAATGAATAACATAACCCTGTTAAACGCAGATAATAAGGCATACGTTTTACAAAAATATGGCTATTTTGAAAAACCAGACGGATCTGGTTTTAGTTTGAGTGGGGATAAAAAAATGGTTAATGATAAACCAGAAATTAAAATAGATATAAATAAAAAAAGACCAGAAAATAAACCAGAAGAAAAACCAGCTGAACCTCAAGCTCAAGTACAAAATGTGCCTGGGACCACAGATGATAAGGAAACAATAGCTGAACACAGTTCTGGATTCTTAAAATGGATATATAATATATATGGATAATCAAGATAAAGCTGCACTATTAGCGCAAGGAATCGCTAAAGCAAGAATGGTGATGGAAAAAGTTGAGGCCAACACAGGCGGTAAAATGGCTCAAGATAGAGGTATGTCTGGAATCAACAGAGAAATCTATTCAGACAATTACCAAGAACGTGAACCAGAATACTTAACCGAAGAGGAAGTTGCTGCAAGAACAAGAAATGCCGCTGGTAATGTACCAAAAAACACAATGAGAAATTTAGCAACATCAAAAATGCCAAAAGAAATACTACAATCATTCATCGACAACCCGATTGTTGATCCAACAATCCCAGTTGGGATGGATAGTTTAATGGAGCAAGTTGCTAAAACGCAACCTAAAATGAAACAAATTGAGGAAATGGCTCAACCAAGGCCTGCTGCACCAGCTCAATCGGCACCAGCTATAACAATGGATAAGGAATTAATTGAATATATCATTAAAAAGACTGTTGAGACTGTTCTTGAAGAACAAGCTAAAAAAACAAGTATTGATGAAAATTTTCAAATTAAAATAGGTGACAAAGTATTTGGTGGTAAACTAAATGTTTTGAAAGAAAATAATAATAAAACAAATAAAAAGTAAAACTATGACAAAAGAACAAGTATTAGGAATCGTAAGACACTTATTAACATTTGTTGGTGGTGTTTTGGTCGCAAAAGGTTTAGCGACTGATGTTTTGTCTAACGAATTAATCGGTGCCGCTATGACATTAGTTGGTGGTATATGGTCAATCGTAGCAAAAAATAAATAACTAAAAAAGGTAAAAACATGCATGTAATTAAATTTTGTAAGAATAAGTGTTGCCCAGTTATCGAGGTTCAAGAAAACGCCATAGTATTAGGCGACAAAGATGGACCAGAAGGTATAACAACATGGACCAAAAACCAATTTGCTGACTTTGTTGAAGCAGCTAAAGAAGGTAAATTTGACGAGATTGTTAACGAATCTGAAAACTAAGATTCTAACTAGAAAAAATAAATGATGGGGGATTTGATATTCCCCATTTTTTTTGTACTTTTGTTTTGATTTTTCCTTAATTTTTACTATTATTATGGAAACATAGTCAACTTATGAGTAAAATTAACATATTGGTACAACCAAATGACCGAGCTGGTTCGGGTAAATATAGATGCGTAGATCCTCACGTGACTTTACAAAATAATAATCCAGATGATTTTTTTGTTGAAATTAATGAAAACGTTAATTTTAATGATGATAGCTATTTAAAAAAGTTCCAATTATTCTTTTTCCATAGGGCTCCAGGCGGTAACTATCTACAGGGTGTTGAGATTATTAAGAAGATTAAGTCATTTGGTGGTAAAGTAATCATTGACTTGGATGACCATTGGAATTTAGACCCATCACACGGTTTATATCAAACTTCAAAAAAGAATGATATTCCGCTACACACAATTAATATTGTAAGAGAGGCTGATTTAGTAACAGTTTCAACCCACTTTTTACAGAAAGAGGTTTTAAAATATAACAAAAAATGCGTTGTATTGGCAAACGCTATAAACCCTAACGAAACACAGTTTAAACCACAACCCAGTCAGTCTGATAAATTAAGATTTGGTTGGTTAGGTGGTTCTTCACACGTTAAGGATATCGAATTGTTAAAAGGCGTACCACAAAGATCAAATGAGTACGGTGATAAAATGCAAATTGTTTTATGTGGGTATGACACCAGGGGTAAAGTTAAAGCAATACACCCAGAAACTGGTCAGGTTATGGAAAGAGATATGCAACCTGTTGAAACAACTTGGTTTATGTACGAAATATTTTTAACAGACCACTTTAAAACCATCAAAGATCAAGAGTACATCAAACATTTATTAAAATTTGATCAAACCCTTAATTATGATGATAAGAACATGCCGTATAGAAGAATATGGACTAAATCTATTGATACTTACGCAAAGGGTTATAATGAATTTGATGTGGCTTTAGCGCCATTAAACGATAGTTCTTTTAACATGTATAAATCACAATTAAAAGTTATTGAGGCTGGTTTCCATAAAAAGGCTATTATTGCACAAAATTATGGCCCTTACACTATTGATCTAATTTCTTCAATTGAAAAAGGTGGTGGATTTAACCCAAAAGGTAACGCTTTGTTAGTTGAGCCGAGTAAAAATCACAAACAATGGAGTCAACATATCAAAAGATTAATTGATAATCCTAATCTTGTTGAGGATCTTGGTGAAAAATTATACGAAACTGTTAAAGACAGATATGATATAAATTACGTAACAAAATTGAGAGTTGAAATTTATAAAACATTAATATAACATGAACGATAGATTAGAAAATTTAAACATGGACGATCTTTTTGATGATGAAACCAAAAATGAACTGGATAATATCCTAAAACAAACCCAACATATGATGGGTGATTGGGATTATGATCCAAATGACATGACAATTAAATTAAAGGTTTCTTTTATTAATAAATCAAATAACCCCGATCCAACTTATGAAAAAGAGGGTGATAGTGGTTTTGATATCAGAGCGAATAATGATAAAACGATTGAAATTGAGCCTGGACACAGAGCTTTAATACCAACAGGCTTGTATTTTGAAATACCCATGGGTTATGAATTACAAGTTAGGTCCAGAAGTGGACTTGCATTAAAAAATGGTATTATGGTTTTAAATAGCCCTGGCACCGTTGATTCTGGTTATAGGGGTGAGGTTGGTGTTATTTTACATAACTCAGATAAATCAGCACCTTTTTATGTTCACAAAGGTGATAGAATAGCACAAGGTGTTATCGCTGCTGTACAAACAATGGGTAAAACTAAATTTATAAAAACAAACGAACTATCAAGTAGCGACAGAGGTACTGGTGGTTTCGGATCAACTGGTATTAATTAATGGTAGTATTTAAAGATCAAATAAAAGCTTATAAAGCGATCACACAAGATATCTTAAACCAGATAGAATATAAAACTGTTTGGTCTGGTAAAAGAATTGAGGTGGGTGATAAAGTTTTGTACGCATTTGTATACCCTTTAAATTCAGAGGACTATAAATTAGCAACGTTCCTTGAACGTGAATTAGATGAAGTTAACCAAATCTTCACCTATGTACAAACAATAAAAGGTATTATACCTGTATTAAAATATAAAAATGATAATCTTGTGAGAGATTTAATCATAGAGGAAGAGGATGAGTCATAAAATTAGTATCGTTTTCTCAACGAGAAAAATAGAAAATAGTTTCATTGAACATGTTAAAAAAACATGTATGTATAAGGGTGTTGAAGTTTTGCCTTATGAAAATAAGGGTGAATATTCTTTAACCGAAATATATAATAAGGGTTTAAACGAGGCATCAAGCGATATTGTTATTTTTTGTCATGACGATATCTTGTTTGAAACAAAAAATTGGGGTGAAAAAGTTTTAAAAGCTTTTGAAAAAAACCCTGAATATGGTATTCTTGGTGTTGCTGGTACTAACCACATGATTAGTGGTATGTGGTGGGAAGTGCGTAATGCGATGCATGGAACTGTTAAACATACCGATGGTGTAAAAACATGGACAAACAAATACTCCGCAAATTACGGCAACCAATTAAAAGAAATGGTTGCTGTTGACGGTTTATTTATTGCTGTTAATAAGGCCAAAATAGAAAATGTTTTTGATGATAGATTTAAAGGTTTTCATTTTTATGATATATCATTTTGTTTATCAAACCATATTAACGGTGTCAATATTGGGTTAATATCAAATATAACAATATTACATAAATCTGTTGGCCAAGTTAATGAACAATGGATGGAAAATAAAACTTTGTTTGAAGAAATATATGGCGATAAATTACCTATTTGTTTAAACGAAGAAACAAAACATATTATCTTCGATAAAGAATTACCAAAGATTGATATGCATGTTCTTTGTTGGAATGAGGAAAAGATTATACCATACTTCTTAAATCACTATGAAAATTTTGTTACAAACATTATTGTTTACGATAATAAATCAAATGATAACACCAATAAACTTTTAAAAGCGCACCCAAAGGTTACTATTATACCTTATGACACAAATGGGGAAATAAGAGATGACGCTTATCTTCAAATAAAAAACAACGCCTGGAAAAATTCAATCGGTAAAGCTGATATTGTTATAGTTTGCGATATGGATGAATTTTTGTATGCGGAAGATTTTAAATCAGCGATTATTGAGTTTAATAACAGCGATGCCACGATAGTTAAACCAACTGGGTATGATATGATTGTTTCTGATTTTAATTTTGATTATACAAATAAATTAACAGACCTTGTTAAAACTGGTTATAAAAACAACCTCTTTGATAAGATGGTTATGTTTAAGACAAAAAACATAACTGATATGAATTATAACGGTGGTTGTCACGTAGCGGCACCTAGAGGTAACAAAGTTAGTCTATTTGAAAATAAATTCTTATTACTACATTATAAAAGACTTGGGTTAAAATATTTTTTAAATAAAATGTCTGCTTACAGAAAAAGGTTAAGTGATTTTAATAAAAAATATAAGCTTGGTTATGAATATGAATTTGATAACAATAAACATACCGAAGATTTTAATGAGTCTTTAAATAAAATAGTTGAGGTTATTTAAGTTTAGCAACTATTTAATTTAAAAAAATATTGTATGGGATTTTTTAGGATAAAAAAAAGAGTAAAGACTGATAATAATTCTGAGGTCAATACCGTTGATTTTAATAATGAAAGTGATGACATTGTGGAAGAAAGATTACCTGAAACGCAAAAATCTTCAATCAGAAAAAAATATACAGGTGATAACACTGGTGAACCATACATGAGTAAGCAACCAAAAATTATTAAAGTAGAAACCGAAAAACCTATAAATAAGTTTTTTAAGAAGAATGATCGTATTATAGATTATTCAATGCCAGATATAACTGAAACGTTTGGTGTTATCGATAACATTAATAAAGTAAAACCTTACCCTTTTAGACAAAGAAGATTAGCGGTCTTTATACATATGTATTACCCAGATTTATGGGATACACTAGATTCATACTTAAATAATATCAGGTGTGATTTTGATTTATATGTTAATATTGTTATAGATAACTATGATCAAGAAACTGTGTATAAAATAATTGACAAATACCCAAATGCTAAAATAATAAAAAATATTAATAAAGGTAGGGATATCGGTGGGTTAATAACGATGTCAAAATATATTATTAAAAATCAGTATGACTCCATATATTTTATACACACAAAGAAAAGCCCGCATTTAAAAAGTGGTCATGTTTGGAGAACTGATATGTTAAACACTTTAATGGGTAGTGAAACAAAAATAACTAATTTTATAAAAGATATAAGATATAACGATGTTGGTTTAATAGCACCTGGATTATATCTGACAAAATCAATGGGTAGTAACTACAATAACCTAAAAAGACTTTTAAATTTATATGAAATCGAATATGATTTAAATAATTTAGAGTTTTCGGCTGGAACTTTTTTCTTATGTAGTGCGGAATTAATTGAAGAAATAGGTTCATTAATGGATTTATCTTATTTTGAAGACGGTTCTGATTTAGATGGGCAGATGGCTCATGCTTTTGAAAGATTTTTACCTATACTAATAACAAAGAAAATTAATAAAACAACAAAATATGTCTAAGCCAAAAATTATTTGTTTTTATTTACCACAATTCCATCCTTTTGACGAAAACGATACTTTTTGGGGGCGTGGTTTTACCGAGTGGAATAATTTATATGATGTAAAAACATTTCACAAAGACCAAAAATTTATGAGAACATCATATGAATTTGGGGATTATGATTTAAGAAGTTATAAAGTTAGAAAAAGACATGCTGAATTAGCTAAAGAGCATGGTATTGACGGTTTTTGTCTTTACCATTATTGGTTTTATGGGCACCCAGGTAATAAAGTTATGTACGAAGTTGCGGAAAGGATGTTAGAAGACGGTGAACCAAACATAAATTTTTGTTTTGAATGGGCAAATGAACCGTGGACAAAAACATGGGATGGGATGGAGAAAAACTATCTGATTAAACAAGAGTATGGTTCTGAAAAAGACTGGACCGAACATTTTAATTATTTACTTAAGTTTTTTAAACATAAAAATTACATAAAAGTGGATAATAAACCAATGTTTCTTGTTTATAGAATGGAGCATTTTAAAGAGTTTGATAAATTTAAAGATTTTTTTAATCAACTGGCTATAAAAGAAGGTTTTGACGGAATTATTTTTTCACAAACATTAAACCATTTTAACCAGGATGGTAGTAATTATGGTGTTAATAAAAACGCTGATGCTTATATTGAATACCACCCAATGTTCATAAATAGGTTTTCTAAACCAGAACCAGAAAGCAATGAAAAAGCGACAATTTTTTATGCGCCAAAAAAATGGGAAAAAATTGTTAAATTTAAAAAACCAGAAGAAATTGGTGACAAGCCGTACATACGTGGTTTTTATAGCGGTTGGGATTCTTCGCCAAGAGCTAAGAATAGATCGGCTACTATTGATCTTTACAATGACCCAAAAACCTTTGAATTTTATTTAAAACAACAAATAGAAAATGTTGTTGAAGATAACAACGAACCGTATAATTATTTATTTATTTTTGCCTGGAATGAGTGGGGTGAAGGTGCGGTAATTGAACCAAGTGATTTATACGGAAATCAATATTTACTTGCTATAAAAAATTCATTGAATGGCGTTAAATAAAGTCTGCATAATATCATTAAAATATTTAGAACCGTATTGGGAGTCAACGCAAAAAAATATAGTTGACTCGAAATTGCCAGTAATATACGTTGACAGGGGTGGTGTTGGCTCAATGACAACAGCTTTTAATAGTTGCATACCAAAATTACACGAATTGTTTAATGATAATTTACCAGAATATTTGTTTTTTGTAACAAATAATAATTTTACATTAGATACTATTAATAGATTAGTTGAATCAATGGATAGTACAGGTTTTGCTGCAATACACCCAACACATGATAGTGATCACCCATCTCATGTGAATAATAAATCTGGACAAGTTATTGAAACAAAATACATTGAGTGGACATCACCAATTGTTAGAACTGATTTGTTTTTAAAATATCCTTTAAATGAAAATTATCATTATTGGTTTTTTGATTTGGTTTGGAGTTTTGAAATCAAAAAGCTTGGTTATAAAATTGGTGTCGATCATGGCGCTTTTGTTGATCACAGGTATCTTGTGAAAGATTTATCAAACCCAATATCCAAAAAAAGAAAAGAATTAAGAGACGCTAGAAATGCTATTGAATATCAAATACTAAATAAGGATTATGGTAATAATTGGCAATTAATTCTTATGTAAATAAATTTAGATGGAAGTAACAAAAATATTAATTGATTTTGATGGTGTCTTAACGGATGGTAAGATATATTATACACACAATGGTGAACAGTTTAAAGGTACCAACACACGTGATGTTAGGGCTATTAGGGAATTAATATCATATGGATATGATGTTATTATATTAACTGCAAGTAGTTGGCCAGGTTCAGAAACTTTCGCCAAAAAAACGGGATCGGAGATTGTTATATCAAAGGATAAAAAACTTTTTGCCGACCAGTTAAACGAAAAATTTATTGCTGTTGGTGATGATGTCTGGGATCTTGGTTTAATAGAAAAATCAGAAAGATTCTTCGCACCAAAAGATTGCGATAGGGCAATTCGTTATAGTAGTAATAAAATTGAAATACTTAACTGTAAAGGCGGTGAAGGCGTTATAGCCGAACTGGTATGGTTATTATGTAAATAAATAAAAACAAAAAAAATCTATGAACACAAACAAAACAAAAACATCTTCTAGAAGAACAAGAAAAAAATTAACACCTGAAGAGGAGTATGAAGCTTTTGAGGCTATTAACAGAGCGCATAGCGGCAACGTTCTTGATAAGATGAAAATTGACATCAAGTGTAAAACACAAAATCAAAAAAAATTAGTAACTGAAATAAAAAACAAAGAGATTGTTATTTGTTCTGGGTTACCAGGTACTGGTAAAACCTTCTTATCTTGCGCTGTAGCGCTAGAACTCCTTAAGACTGACCCTAAATACCGAAAAATTGTTATCGTTAAATCTGTAACAACTTTGAAAGATGAGGAGATTGGGTTTTTAAAAGGTACTATGAAAGAAAAGATGGAACCATTTATGTACTCATTTATGCATAATTTTGAAAAAGTGGTTGGTAGACATAATGTCGAGCTTTTAAGGGCTAATAATATGATTGAGGAAATGCCTATTGCTTATATGAGAGGTATTAATATTGATAACTCAATCACAATTATTGACGAGGCCCAAAACATCTCAATTGATAATATTAGAACTATTATGACCAGACTTGGTGAGAATTCTAAAATGATATTCTTGGGTGACGAGAATCAAATTGATATGAAAAAGAAGGGTGAAAGTTCTTTAAATTTCATTATCCAAAAATTTAGCGATTTTGACGAAGTTGGTACAATTACTTTGGGTGAGGATGATGTTGTTAGAAACCCGCTAATTAAAAAAATCGAAAAAATATTTAACGAAAGTAAAATGTAGACTTTATTTTAGGCTGAAACCATGTTATTTTTATACAAAAATAATCCATAATATGGTAATAGGTATTACGATAAATAACATTTTAAGAGAACACGTTAGTAAGTTAAAGGATTTATATGAATTTGAGTTTGAAAAAGAACCTATTTTACCTATAAATCCTTTTGACTTATCTAAATCATTCCCAGATATTGAGGGTGAAACTGTTGACACAAATTTTGAAGTTGACAAAGAATTGGAGCTGTCCGAAAATAAAAAAGACACTTCTTTTAATTTAAGTAGATTCATGTATGAAGATGCGTGTTTTGAAGTATTTGGCCGTGTTGAGGAGAGCCAACCTGGGATTATTAAACAGATATCCGATTTTTCAAATAAAAACAAAATAAAAATCGTTTTATTGAATAACGAGAGTCAAAGATCCAAATCAGCCACACTATTTTTTCTAAGTAAAAATTATTACAATCTTGAGCAAATAATCTTCCCAAGTAAGTGGAAAGATTTTTGGTCGCATTGCGATGTTTTGGTTACAGATAACCCTAAACTGTTAAAAACCAAACCAAAGGATAAAATATCGATAAAATACAAAAATGATTTTAATGTTGACATTAAATCAGATTATACTATAATTAACATTGAAGAATTATTTAAAATCCTAAAAAAATTAAAGAAAGAACAAAATGGAAAAAACTAACGAAATAGTTAAAAACATTGAATCAGCTATAAGTAAGATTCAAAACAAAGAACAAAAAATTGTTTTTTTGGTCCCAGACACTAAGGGTAATGCTAAATCAAGCGTTATTCACTTATATAAGCAAGCGTTAACACTTAAAAACTTAGGTTATAACGTTAGTATGCTACACGAAAAAAATGACTACATTAAAGTTGGGTCATGGTTAACGCCAGAATGCGATGAACTAGAGCATCTATCAATCGAAGATAACAATTTGGTTGTTGGTGCGTCAGATTTTATTATTGTACCAGAGGTGTACGGTAGTGTTTTTGAACAAATAAATAAAATGCCTTTAGAGAAAGTTATTTACGTACAATCATTTGATTACATGCTTGAAGCTTTTGCTCCTGGTAAATCTTGGGTTGATTTAGGTGCTGAGGAATGTATCACAACATCAAACACACTTAAAACAATGATTGAAGATACGGTTCCAGTTGAAGATGTTCAATTTATTGAACCAGCTATTTCAAACGAAACTTTCAATTTAAACGACAAACCGCAAAAACCTATTATTGCAATATATTGTCGTGAAGCTAGAAAAGCGGCTAAAATGATTAAGTCGTTTTACTTAAAATATCCAATCTACAGGTTTGTTTCTTTTAAAGATATGCACACAATGCCACAGGATACTTTTGCTAAGAACTTAAAGGAATGTTGTGTTTCTATATGGATTGATGATGACTCATCATTTGGTAGATACCCAGTTGAATCAATTAAATGTAATGTACCTGTTATCGGTAAAGTACCTAATATTATCCCAGAGTGGATGACAGATGAAAATGGGGTTTGGGTTTATGACGAAAATCAAATACCTGAAATTTTATCTAGTTACATTAAAAATTGGTTAGAAGATACTTTACCAGAAAATTTATTAAATGTGGCAAAAACTGTCGATGGTAGATATACTGAAGAGACTTTTGAAAAAAGTACTAAAGAGGTTTATGAATATCTTTTTAACAAGAAAATTTCAAAACTAGAAACAATAAAAGAAAATTTTAAAAAAGACCTAGAACAAAATGAACAAAACTAATTTAACCGTTATAATTCCCGTACACTCAGTTGCTGATATTGGGAAACAAAAATTTGATGATTTATTCGATATAGCTTTATCATCAATCAGTAGAAATGAAACCAAACCAGAAAAGGTATTAATTGTAAGATGTAATTGCGTTGAAGTTGACGCTAAGTTAGAATCAATGGATTTTTCAAAATACGATTTGAACGTTGAAGTCATAGCAAATGATGGGGATACCGACTATCAAAGTCAAATAAATTACGCAGCAAAGCATGTTGACACAGAATACATGTCGATCTTAGAGTTTGATGATGAGGTATCAAAAACATGGTATGGTAACGTTAAAACACATATTGAAGCTTATCCAGAAGTTGATATGTTTTTACCTATTGTTAATGATGTTTCTGAAGATAACAGTTTTATAGGTTTATCAAATGAAGCTGTCTGGGCCTACAACTTTACCGAATCACTTGGTAATGTTGATTTAGAATGTTTATTGGAATACCCAAACATCAGTCTTTGTGGTATGGTTATTAAAACAGCTGTTTTTAACGAAATTAACGGGTTTAAACAAATTAAGTTAACATTTAATTATGAATTTTTGTTACGTTTTCATAAAAACGGACATAAATCAATGGTTATTCCAAAAATTGGTTACAAACATGTTAACATGAGACAAGAATCATTGTTCTGGTTATATAAAAACAGTGAAGCTGTTGAATATAAAATGGACCCTAAACAAGCTTTATTTTGGATGGAAACCGCTAAAAAAGAATATTTGTTTAACGATGATAGGTATATAATATATGAGGAAAATGAAGTTAGTGAATAATGGCAAGACAGAAAAAAGATCGCAACTACTATGGTGTAGACCAGGAAAAAGCGGTGATCATGTTTCTGGAAGCTAAAACGGTTGGTGAAAGAGAAAAAATTTATAGAGAATACTTACAAGAACCTATCAATACCATGATAGAAAGTATTATCAGAACTTATAAATTATATAGACAATCATACGAATTCCACGATTTACATGCTGACACGCTGTCATTCTTGATGACAAAATTTGATAAATTTAAACCTGAAAAGGGTAAAAGATCATTTTCGTACTTCGGTACAATATGTAAAAATTACCTTTTTGGTGAAATGGTCAAAGAATATAAGAAAAATACATCTATCGTTGACATTGATCAATCAGAGGGTGATATTTTAAAAAGAGATGAATTATTATATCGTATTGATAATGAAGATCTTGACCTAACACTTTTTATTGAAACTTTAGCCAGCAATATAAAAGATGAATTGAAATCGGATGATTTAAGTGAGAACGAATTTAAAGTCGGCCATTCACTGGTTAAAATACTTGAGGAGTGGCGTGAGCTATTTTCACAAGTTAATGACGGTAAAAACTCACCAAAATTCAATAAAAACCTAATATTATTATACATTCGTAATATGACTGGCCTAAATACTAAGGAAATTAGGAACAGTATGAAAAGATTTAAGTCATTATACCGTATTTTTAAGGATAATTATTTAGATGGTTGATATTTATATGAAATAACATTTATTATGGTACCAAAAAAGAAAAAAGTTGACGTTTCAGAGGATAGCATGAAAGAGCTCATGCAAGAGACTTATAATGAAATTGTTGACGAAAGAAATAGAGCCTTAACAGCTTACAAAAAGTTTACAAAGGATATCAATGAAAATTCTGATATTGCTTTAGTTGGTAAAATTACGAATGATTTATTAAAAATAATCGATTCATCAATTGAAAAAAAACTAAGGTTAATCAAAATCCAAGGTGACATACTTTATAAATCTGGTAAACCATCCGATGCCGCTGGTGTTGGAAATATGACAATTACCGATGAGGATAGGAAATGGGCTGAGGATTTTATCAAAAAACAAGCAACTACAAGTGAATCGGATACGAACGAAAAAGAGTATGAATAATAATGGGTTCACAAAGCGAAATATTCTCAAGATATAGATCATTAGTGGTTTCTAATAAACAGAAACCATACGCTACCGATGCGCAAAAAAAATTAGATAAATTAGAATTTGTTGATTTTTTAATTGAACTAATCAAATCAACCAGGGGTCAAAAAGAATTTAAAAGTTTAATTCTAAAAGGTAGTTTATCCCAATTAAAAAAATTTGATGAAATCAACAAGGTTATTGTTGATAGTTTTATAGCAGCATTTGGTTGTGACAGTAATTTAATTATACCGCAAAAATATACAACATTAGCGGTTGGTGGTATAGAAATAACCAAACAAGAAATTGACTCTTTTGGTTTATTGAATATTGATCCTGACACAAAAACAGGTAAATTAATGTATGAGGGTAATGATATTACCAAACATGCAAATTACTTTTTCAGTAAAGCACAAAATGCTATAAGTGACGCACCTTTAGTTTTAAAAAAGGGTAGTAGGGTTTTATTCACACTATACGCAAAAGATTCATCAACGTTTGTTTTTAAATTTGGTGAATTTTACTCTAAAAAACAATTTTCAATTTTTTTAGAAGATTATTTATCCGTTGCAACACCAGTTTTTAATTTCCCTAATTTTATGGCCATATTAATGGACATATTAACTGGTTCATTATCAGTTAAAGCTAAACTAAATAAAAAAATAATAGTTAAACAAAGTGCTTTAATTAAAGGTTTAAAAAAAATGTTTGGGTTCTGTAATGAGGATGATAATGAAAATCCTGATTCCTCAAACAAATCTTTTTTAGATAAAGAGTTTAATCCAGCTGACGCACAAAAAAATGGCGAAGATGGCGGTGTTTTAAATAATGACGCTGATTTTGATAACGTATTTAACTTTAATAAAAAGGAGTTAGACGATATAGAGAATACTGGTAATCTTAGAGCCAATGGGTTTTTAAGATTTTCATCTTGTGGTAATCTTGATATTGCTATAAACCCAGATGACATTATAAACTCATTAGAGGAGTTATTTAATAATAGTCAGGGTAATAAACTATTATTTCCTGATGAAAACCCACAAAATGTTGTACCGCAAGAAAATAATCCTTTAATTGATAACTCAAAAAAAATACCAAATTTAGATCAAGCATCCGATGTTTTGGACAAAGCTTTAAAAAATGGTATCAATGATGTTGTTAATTCTGGTGAAATAGGTGTGTCACTTAATTTACCTAATATAAATGCCGAGATTCAATTAAATATATTAAAAGCAATACCATATGCGTTAATGCAAATGATTGCAACACCTAAATTACTGCTGGTGCCTAAACTATTTTTAGTTTTAAAAGGTGATAACACGAAAAAAACACCAGAAGAAATGATTTCTTTTATAAAACCATTAATTAAAAAAATTGGTAGCTTTATAACAGATTTATTAATTAAGAATATATTTAATTTAATAAAAAAGGATTTAATTGGTTTAGCTAAAAAAATCAGCGCTGATTTCTTAAAACAAAGAGGTCTTGATTATATATCATCACTAAAAAGTTTATTATCATTATTAAAAGCTTTAAAAGGTTTTAAAGTTGGTGGTTGCCAATCAATAATAGAACAAATACTTCGTTTGTTAAAATTATTAAATGTGGCACCAATGCCACCAATGCCACCACCATTGGTATTATTGGGTGGTGCACTAAAACCTGGTTTAAATCAAATTGCTATGATTAATGATCTTAAATCTAATTTAAGTGAAAAAGGTATTGAAACAGCCGCAACTTTTCCAGACGGAACACCAAACCATCTTATGATTGCTTTGGAAGAAAGTATGAAAGTTATGATTGGACATATAAAAACAAACGCAAAAATTGAAGTAACTACAGTTGGTGCTGGTTTTACAACAGGATTCGGACAAATACAGTAATATATGAATAACCCAAAACTAAAAGAAATTTTTGAAAACGTTGATAAAAAATCAAATAAAGATTTAGCAACATTATTAGTTGCCTTAAAAAATGATTTTGAGGACGTTAAAGAAACTGTTTTAAAATTAACAGCAACCATGGAAGAACTTGAGATTACATATGACAAAGTTTACAATGAATTAAAACAAAGATTAAAATTCGAAGATAAAAATGAAGGGTGAATTTAGTTTAGGTATTTGTTTTAACAACAACGATCCATTGAATCATGGTAGAATTCTTGTGGCTCCGTATGAAGAATACAAGGGGCAAGTCTCGTACACGTCTATTGAGAATGCTATTGATCGTTTAAACATAGGGTCAACCAAATATACAAAATGGTCCGATAGGGGTTCAGCTAACAATAAAACAGCCGATCCTTATATCGCCACCCCATTTTTACCTAACCAAATATCAGTAATACCAAAACCTGGTCAAGTTGTTAGATTAATTAAATACGATGACGGTACTTTAAATTATATTGGGCCAGTAACGCAAAACCCAGTAACATTAAACACAACTTATTTCGAAGAAAATAGTAGACGAAAATTCCCAGTATCGGATGACATATCAAATAGTGTCAATGACGCTGTTTTTTCTGGTTACAATAATGAACAACTTTCTTTAGGTAACAATAGAATTTTATTAAGGTTAGACCATTTATCAAATCGTTCTAGAAAAAAAACTTACCCAATATTTCAAATATCAAAATTTACAAAAACCATAAACTATTCTGTTAAAGATGTTACTGAAACTGTTAAACCAGACGTTTTTTTGGATTATATAGTAGAAATAACCTTTGATTATAAAAGAAAAGATGATTTTAATAGTAAAAACATTGTTTGTAGTATTAATTTATACAATACTTTAGAAATTGTAACTAGTAAGCAAAGTAATCAATCGACAGTTGTTAGAGGTTTAATGAAAAAAGATTATAACAGATTCCAAGATTACACATCAGGTTTAAATTATAACCAATATACTGTTAGTCATACATTAGAATTCAATGATATCGAATCAATGGATAAAGCTATCGAAGATATAATATCTTCGTACAAGACAAAAAAAATTAAATATTACAACCCACAATTAGTTGGTACTCAAAAAATTGAAACCGCAGCTAATACAATTGTTTTAAGTAATAGAATACCATCTAAAGCCAATAATTCTGGTGCTAATCACGACACACCAGATGAGGTTGCTGATTTAAAAAACTTTGTTATTAGAATAAACCCAACGAGCAGGGATTTATACACTAATCCAAGCGCTGACTTACAGAATAAACTTAACATACCAGCAACTCAGCCAGTTGATACAACATCATTGAATTATATTAGGTTTAATGAATTTAACAATTTTATACGTAAAATTAAAAAATATAACAATGAAAGATTTTTGGGTGATCAGGAACTACAAACACCTATTACAACAACAAGCAAAAAAACTCAACAAAATTTAAATGATAAAGAAGTTACTGTAAATGTTAACTATTCCGATAAATTTTTGTTTTTAAGCAGTATTAACTCAGTAGATTATCTTGAAAATGCCAGGGAAGGGATGAGTAATGAAACCGTTTCAAAATTTTTATCAAATTTAACTGTAGATGATTCAGGTAGAAGTTACCAAACATATGGCTTCATTAGGGGAGAAAAAGTTCTCGAGCTTTTAGACCAGATACTGTCTATTTTCTTGTCTCACGGACATTCTATTGGGCAATCTGAGGGTTCTTTAAGTAAAAACGCTGTTGAATTAATCAAAAATTTGAGGGGTGATATTGCTCAAGAAATAAACGGAAATACAACAAATTCAACAACAAAGATAATTAATCATAACTTACGTCTTAATTAAAATATTTATTACTATGGGCATATACAGAACATATTTTGATAAAAACAACACTATTGTTAGAGATAGTGATGTTAATACTGGCAGAAACCAAGTGTCAGAGCTATATTTTGGTAATCTCATCAGTAGATTTTTGTTCTATTGCTCATTTGATGAGATTAGAAACCTTGTAAATTCTGGTGTTATAAATCCAAGCGGTAATATAAAACATATCTTAACGATTAAAAATACAAGTAATTTTAATATTAAGGATATATTGAGTATCGATAATAATTTAATGTTTGGTGATTATTTCAGACCAACCTCATTTGACCTTGAATTACACGGAGTCAACCAATTTTGGGATGAGGGTAATGGGTATGATTTTGCCACTGGAATTCAATCATTTCCACAAAATATTGAATATGTTTTAGGGCCATCAAACTGGACTAAAGCAACAAATACGACAAATTTTTCAACACCTGGTGTTGTCCCTAATAATTCAATACCAATTGCAACCCAACATTTGGATCTAGGTAATGAAGATATTAAAATGGACATAACCAATTTTGTTAATGCTATTATAACTGGAACCACAAATGGTACGCACAATGGATTTTGTTTAAAATATTCAAACGCCATTGAATCTTTGACATTTCCAGATAGTAGAGTTTGTGCACTTGGTTTGTTCACAAGACACACACAAACCTTTTTTGAACCGTATATTGAAACAGTATATGATGATCATATTGATGATGAGAGAGTTACTTTTTATTTAGGTAAAGACAATAAAATTTTCTTTTACTCAGTAATTAATGGTAAGCTAGAAAATTTAGATCAATTACCAACATGCACAATTAATGGTACTGGATATACTGTCAACCAAAAAACAAAGGGTGTTTATTATGTAACGGTTAATGGTGACGAATCAAATTTTGTGAGTTATACAGAGTATAATGACATTTGGAGTGATATTGTTTATAATGGTAATACTAGACCAGACGTAAAATTAAGATTTGTTCCAATTGATGCTGATAAGTATTATAATTTTAACATAGATGCTTTGGATGATACGAGATATGGTTTATCTTTGAGCGGTATTAAAGTTGGTGAGGGTTTGCAACAAGGTGAACAAAGAAAGGTTAACATTCTTTTAAGAAAGCCTTACACCGTATCAGAATACTATGTAAGTAATAGTGTTTATTATAAACTTTACGTTAAACAAGGGCCAGCTATTATTGATATTTTTGATTGGCAGCCAGCTAATAAAGCCTTAAATAATAACTATTTTACAATAGATACAACTTGGATGGTACCACAAAGATATTTTGTTGACATCAAGATCGAAACCAACGGTGAAACAACATTACATAGTAATGAATTGCATTTTGACGTTGTAAATAAAGCTTAACAACATGTATTTAATTTATATAAACCCACTTAATAAGAATTTTAAAGGTCAATACACCTACGAGTTTATCTTTACAAAGCGTTTAGATAATGTCGAGTATGGTGATGATTGGGATGTTCAACCAGCTTCAAGCGGAACACCAACACCACCAAGTGTTAGACAGATCGAATCAATTGGTATGTTAAAATCAGATGATATTGAATTGGATCTCGCAATGAATTCGGACACATTTTCAATGTATGACTGTGTTGAAGGTATTATCGCACTTGGTTGGGAATCAGAATCACCTGAAATCGAAGATAGACTAGTGTTCAGATATGGGGAAACCATTGAATCGATAAAAGAAAAAATATATAGTAGAGATAAGCTACTAACAATAATAAATAAAGAAGAAATAGATAAATTCTAACGGAAAATATGGAAACAAATAACAATGATGATGTAATGGGTAAAGCAGCTGCCTCAGCAATTGAAAACCCAGAGGGTATGGCGCAAAGTTTGGATAATTTAAAAAATACATTACAACAACTTGCGGATAAAGCTAAAGAAGTAAAAGCTACTGCTGGTGTACAAGATACAAACACTGGGGTACAAACAGAAGGTGAATCGGGAAGTCCTTGGACTGAAGAGGATACTATAGATGAGTTAATGTCTAAAGTTTTAGGTTATACCTATTACGACTCACCATGGAACCAAAGAAATAGATTAAAATCTAGCAGTGAAAGGTATAATATTAATGATGAATCTGGTAAGACAGTTAAAGCAAACGCTTCCGAAGAAGACGTTATTGAATACGCTAACACCGTTTATCATTACGATATGGTTGATAACGATGGCGAGGAAATTAAAAGCTTTGAGGACGCTAAAAACGCTTTAGAGAATGAAGGTAGTTTTAAACTTGTTAATGTTAAAGACACTAAACAAATGAGTTTGTTCCCAGCAGAGAAAAAACAAGAAGTGGAAAAACCAAATACCGTTATTAGTAAAATGGACGATGCTTCATACCAACGCTTTCTTGATGGTATTAGTAATGCTTTTGTACGTAACAGAGTTAGTGAAGTGATTGAAATGTTAAAAGCTGGGGATAAAAAAGGTGCCTACGTTAAATTAAGAAGTTTGGTTGATTCATTAAAAGAATCAAAAGAAAATTTGGTTAATTCAGAAACATTTCGTATTATTGCAGAGTCAGAAAGACCAAAATTGACAAAATCAGATATTTTGGAATTTGTTAAACAACGTAAAAATACACTATAAAATGAAAAATAATCAAATGCCACTACCGACAGAAACGCCTGTTGAAACACCAGTAAAAACACCTAACCCAGTTAAGGACCCGTCAAAAATTGACATACCAAAACCAAAAGCTGATCCGAAACCAAAAGCATAAAAATTTGGTTATTTAAAAAGTTTTACTTATATTTGCCTTGTTAATAATAAACAAGGCATTTTTTTTATGAGAAAATCAGGACTACAATTGGGTGATTACCCAAACTACATCGCTAAATCAACGGTTGATAAACTATCTAAGCGAACTCACCCATTGGCTAAAATGCCATACTATGACCAATCTACTCATCCAGAAACGTGGAGAGAAGAAGTTATTGCATCAGATCGTTATAAAGAATTGGTTGATTCTTATTGTAACACATTTGGTATGGACAAATCCCAGTTAAACCCAATGGATGTTATGATGTCCGCTGGCTCAGCTAATTATATTGCTGTTAGTAAAGAAAATGGTAAGAGACCAGCGCTTTGCAATTTAGCCGAAAAAATCATTAGAGATGAATGGTTTATTGGTAAAGATGAGGTTATTTTTGACCTTGAGATACTAGAACCAGGTAAAATTAAACTACCTGAAAACATGAGTATGGAATCACCTTTAAACGAAGAAGAGAAAGAGGAGATTGAAAATGAGATGGGTGATGAGGTTGTGAAAAGAAGAACAATTAATGCGCTTGCACAAGGTGCTTCATTAAGGGGTCATTACTTATTCCATTTATATCGTACTGAAATTGAAGAAATTGTACCCGATATTACAAGCTATTACCAAAAAGCTTTAATTGCAAATGATTTATTTTATTACTTGATTAGTGACGAAATGTTCCAAAAGCAAATTGAGGCTGACGATTCAAATAACGCTGGTTACGTTAAGCTTGACTTTAGCGGAGAAATACCTAAAATTATAGCAAAAGCGATTAATTTGCCGATATTAATCCATGAAATGATAAAAGGTATTATCTCTTTGTTATCTGTAGCTGGTTTACCAGAAGAAGATGCGGATAAAGTGATTGAATATACTGATACTATCATTGCTGAATTGTGGGATATTCGTTTATTTCCTGTTGTATGGGCTAATTTTCACGCTTTAATTGATGACGAAGATTATGACATTAAAAAATTAATCTTAATTGATCTCTTTAAACGAGATGCTGAAGATTTTATTGATTTTATGTCATTGTTGGAACATCGACCTGATTATGCAAGAAAAGAGATAAAAGATATTGTTAAGGAAAAAAGAATGGAAATTATGGAATATAATTTTATTAAAGATGACCTTGATAATCTTGATTTAAGCGATTTAGGACTATAATAAACTATTTATATGGAAACAATAGGCCTTGGCAAAACAAATTACCGATAAAAAAGAATTACTTTTAGAGTTCGCAAAATGTTCTCAAGACCCTTGCTATGTCATAGAAAGTTATTTTGAAACTTTTGATAAGACTAGAGAGGGTTATGTACCTTTCGAACTTTTTGATGGTCAAAAAAAGCTTGTTTCCAATTATAGAAAACATAGGTTTAACCTAGTTCTAAAATATCGCCAGGCTGGTATCTCAACAGTAACAGCGGCATATTCTGCTGTACTTACAGCTTTTGCTAGCCCAGATCGACCTGAAAAAGTTTTGATCTTAGCAAACAAGCAGGAAACAGCAATTGAATTCCAAAACAAAATCATTAACTTTATTAAACAATTACCTGACTGGGTAAATGTTTCGTTTGATAAATCATCACAAAAACACGTTAGATTATCTAACGGTTCAGAAATTAAAGCCGTTGCAACATCACAAGATGCTTTGCGTGGTTATACACCTACTGTCCTATTAATTGATGAGGCTGCCTTCGTTGAAGGTGGACAAGAACTATGGACAGCGTGTTTGGCTTCAATTGGTACTGGTGGTAAAGCTGTATTAATTTCAACACCTAACGGTTTAGATCCTATCTACTACGCCTCATATGAAGGTGCTATTAAAGGTGATAATAGTTTCTGTGTAACACACTTAAAATGGTGGCAAGATCCACGATTCAACAAAGATTTACGTTTAATTAAAACTAAAGATATTGTAGACTGGATTCAAAAACCAAATACAGAAAAACACGAAGAGGTTGTTGAATCTGTAATCGATCTACACCCTGATGTTATAGCTAAATTTATTAGCGATGGCTATAAACCACACTCTACATGGTATGAAAACATGTGTAGAGACATGAACTTTAACAAACGTATGATCAACCAGGAGTTGGAATGTGCGTTTATTGGTTCTGGTGATAACGTTATTGAGGGTGAGGTAATTAGAAAACAAGAACAAGAGAATGTTATTGACCCAATTGTTAAAGACAAAGCTTGGGATAGTAATTTATGGATATGGAAACTACCTGAAAAGGGTCATAGGTATATCTTAGCACTTGACGTATCTCGTGGTGACTCTGAGGATGCCACTGGTATGTGTATTATTGATTATGATACATTCGAACAGGTTTTAGAGTATCATGGTAAAGTTCCACCAGACGTTGCAGCGCTAATAGTTGATCAGTATGGAAGAATGTACGATGCGTTATCAACTTTTGATATCACTGGTGGTATGGGCATAGCGTCAACACAAAAACTTAAAGAACTAGGGTTCCCTAAAAAACTATTACACTATGATAATGATGGTGATAGTAACAGCATGTATTACATGCCAGATGAAAATGCTATACCAGGTATAAATTTTGCGTCTAAAAATAGAAGAAGTCAAATTGTGGCGGCTTTAGAAGAAGCTGTTGCTAGAGGTGGCTTTAAAATACGTAGCGAAAGATTGACAGCTGAGCTAAAAAAATTCGTTTATAAAAACGGTAAACCAGACCACATGAAGGGCTCACATGATGACCTTATCATGGCTCTTGGTATGTGTTTGTTTGTTGCCAATACATCATTTAAAAGATTACAAGAATCTGATAATATGACTAGGGCTATGTTAGATAGTTGGAAAATAACAACTAGTAACACAAAAACAGATGCAGACTATTTATTAAAAGACGTGACTAGTTCACCAAATCCAGATAAATCATATTATAATTCGGATGAATTTGCCACCAATAATAATATGATGAACACAAAAGAATTTGGTTGGCTATTTGGCGTAACTAAACCTAAACCTAATAATTAAAAACAATTAAACAAAATGGCAAACATAATTAAACAAGGTAGAAGCACTGGTCCTGGATCAACATCAATCGTTAGAGGTATTGACCCAAAAAATTTAGATAAAAGAGATGGTAGAGCGTTGCAAAGAAATGTTGACGCTATCAAATGTTCTATAGAATCTGATGGTACAACAACTTATGTGCAAAAAAAAGAATGGGATGAAGCTGTAGAAAACTACAAGTTTCCACCATATGTAGAATGTGAATACGTAAATTAAAAATATATGGCAGATAATAGATTAACAATATTCCAAAGGTTAAATAAGGTTCTTGGCAATGAAGTCGATGGGCCAAAATATGTCATTGACCCTAGTTCGTTTAATGGGTTAAGTGGTGACGATTTGGAACAAAAAAAGTTAGAGGCGCAACAAACGCTATATCTACAAAATCAATGGAAAAAAATTGATAATGAGCTTTATCAAAAAGCTGTTTATTACGAACCAACAAGAATTGCATCGTATTATGATTACGAAGCTATGGAATATACGCCAGAAATTTCTGTTGCATTGGATATTTTTGCTGAAGAGGCTACAACAGCAAATGAAAACGGTAAAGTTTTAACAATTTATTCTGATAGTACCAGAATAAAAAAAGAATTAACAGATTTATTTGAAAATGTGTTAGATATTAACGCTAACCTAACATCTTGGGCTAGAAACGTATGTAAATATGGTGATAACTTTGTTTACAACAAGATTGTACCTAACCAAGGTATCGTGGGTGTTACCCAATTACCAAATATTGAAATGACAAGATCTGAACCTGGTTTTTCAAAGATTACCAGTTTAGATGATCAACAAAAAGAAAAGAACATTAAGTTTTTCTGGAAAGATAAAAACGTTGAATTTAATTCATTTGAAATTTCTCACTTTAGATTACTTGGTGATGATAGAAGATTACCTTACGGTACATCAATGCTTGAAAAAGTAAGAAGAATTTGGAAACAATTGTTGTTATCTGAAGATGCGATGTTAGTTTATCGTGTTACCAGAGCACCAGAAAGACGTGTTTACAAAGTATTCGTTGGTAACATGGATGATAAAGATGTTGATGCTTATGTTGACAAAATCGCAAATAACTTTAAAAGAGTTAATATGGTTGATAAGAGCAACGGACAACAAGACACACGTTATAACGCACTAGCTGTTGACCAAGACTACTTTATACCTGTTAGAGACCCAAGCCTTGCAATGCCAATTGAAACGCTTCCTGGGGCTCAAAACCTATCAGAAATAGCCGATATCGAATATATCCAAAAGAAAATGCTTGCCGCACTTAGAGTACCTAAAGCTTTTATTGGTTTTGAAGAAACTACTGGTGACGGTAAAAACTTGGCCATTCTTGATGTTCGTTTTGCAAGAGCGGTACATAGGATACAAAAAGCTCTTATCCAAGAGTTAAATAAAATGGCTATTATCCATTTATACACCAAAGGATTTACTGATGATTTGGAAAACTTTACATTAACGTTAACAAGCCCATCAACACAGGCTGAAATGCTTAAGATCCAAAACTGGAAAGAGAAAGTTACTTTATATCGTGATGCGGTTTCTGACGCTGGTAACGGATTCTCAGCTATGTCAATGACTTATGCTAAGAAAGAAATCTTAAATATGAGCGATGATGAGATTAAACTTGATATCCAAAGACAAGCTGTTGAAAAAGCTGGTGGTGAGGAAATTAAAGCTCTTGGTGAAACGATTAAACAAACTGGTATATTCAGAGACATTTATAAGATTTATAAAATTGACCCTAACAACATGACGCTTGGTGCTTCTGGAACTGGTAGTGATATGGGTGCTGCTGGTGGTGGCGGTGGTGGTAGTATGTCTGACATGGGTGGTGGTGATACCGCTGGTGGAACCGATTTTACAGCACCATTGGAAGTTCCTGGGGCTGAAGCTGGAGCTGAAATACCTGGTCCTGAAACAGGTGGTGAAACACCCGAAGCTGGAGCTGAAATACCTGGTACTGAGGAACCTTTGGCTGAAATAACCAAAAGAAAATTAGAGGCTAAAAATAGATTAATCAACGAAGCTCTTAAAAAAACAATTGACGAAATTGATGATTTATTAGTATAATAAAAAAATAACGGATATTTATATAAAAATATTAAACAAATGTTTGGACAATTAAAAGAAAGTATTCTTTCAGATTTAGAAAAAACTTACCAAGAAAAGGGTGAAAAAGATTTTAAAAAATCTTTTGCTAAGTATGTTAAAGTATTAAAAGAAAATAATGTGTTGAGAGAATTTAATGAGGTTTACAACTTATTAAATACAATGAGATTTGAAAACGAAGATATAGCAAAAGAGTTTGTTGAAGAATCAATTGCACACTTAAAATCTTTTGATTTAACAAAAGTTGATGCGTTAAAAACTTTAACCGAAAATATTACCATTGTTAATAATGTTGTTAATGAGAGCATCGACCAATTAATCTTTAATAAAAAATTATCGCTTATTGATAAGGTTAAATATAAAACAAACTTAATTAAGCATTTAACTAGAGTTGATGAGAATATTGTTTCAATAAAAGAATCAATTGACAAGATCAATGAAAGTTTATCTGATAAAATTTCAAAATTAAATGAGGAGCAAGTTAAAGTTTTAAATTTATTCGCTGAAAACGATGAATCGGCTATTAATAGCTATTACGCAACATTGATCGAAAGCACACAAAACGTGGTTGAGGAAACAATAAATAAATCTGATGATATTATTGTTGTTAAAAAACTGTTAGAAGTCAGATCAAAGTTAAATGAGATGAAAAATCAAAAACCATCTTTAGATGTTATTGATAATGTTCTTGATTTAAAGAAAAGTTTCGAATAAAAAACACATTTTACCATAAAAAGTAAAGCCAGGGTAGCGAATCCTGGCTTTTTTTGTTCCATAACTGGAACGGTCCTAAAACACCGCTTATAGCGGAATATCTTATTTGGTTTCCTCAACCGTAGTATCAACCTCATTAGCCGAAGCTTCAGCATTTGATTTTGCTATTGATACTTTGTGACCCGTATAGTTTTTATAACCGATTAAAGCAGCGCCAATCATGGTAAAAGCCACCGCTTGGTTAATTACGTCCATACTTTTGTCAATGAACATTTTATCAATCACCCCCAATAAGAATGATAAGCAGCCAATCATAACGATGATAAAGCCTGATGTTGATGTTACAGATGTTTTTCCGTCTGGGTTCGATGTCATTTCACCGAAAGACCATTTTTTGATGTCTCCTATTTTCATAATATGTGTGTTTAATTATAAATATCTGAAATTTGCTTTAATGAACATTTTTTCTTATTATTATAATAAGAAAAAAATAAAATATACTAAAACATGAAGAAACAAAATGCAATGCAAATTTGGGAAAGAAAAGAAACTCTTTACAGACGAGAGATTTCGAGTTAAATACGGTACAATTGATGCTGTTAAATTAAACGCTGTGTATCTAAATGTTGAATCATGGGTCCAACCCAAAGAGATAGACAACTACGATTCATACATTAGAATAATGAGAAGACAGATTATTGTCAAAATAAAGGATAATATTGACGTAACAACGTTTAACGAAAATTTTATTGTTGATCTAGACTTAAGAGCATCTGGTATGTCATCAGATAAAAAAAGTTTTATGTTCATTGAATTAACAGTATACCCTAAAGAAAAATTAAAATTTAATTCTACTTTAATGTTTAAAAAAATGCAAGAACTATCTAATCTTATAGTGGAATCTTTAGAACAGAATAAACTAAATTACTTTTCAAAAAAATCAAATGCTAGATCAAGAAGAATTATATGAGATGTCACCAGAAGAGGGACAAGAAATGCTTAAAGACCACTTAGAGAAGATATACCCATCAATCGAATCGTGGTACACAATAAACAATACTGATTTCTTTTTTAATTTTAAGACAGTCGCTACTGTTGAATCTGGGTTATATAGCATGATATATAACGATGGTAATGGTTTTGGTGTTTCTAAACTAAGTTATAAGAGTGATGAATTCTTTCACCTACCTTCTTTACCACACAATGAGATCATTAATGATTTAATTAATTTTTGGGACAATGTTGATAGGTTTAAAAAATATAACTTAACACCAAAGAGAGGTATTATCTTACACGGTGATCCAGGTTGTGGTAAAACATCATTAATTTACCTTTTGGTCGATAAATTAAAAGAATATAATGGTTTATCGATTTATTTTGATAACCCTTTTAATTGGGTTGAATTGGCTAAATTGGTTAGGAAAGTTGAAAAAACCAGACCGTTACTTTGTATTATTGAAGATATTGATCTTGTGATCGAAAAGTTTGGTGAAGAAGTTTTCTTAAACTTTCTTGACGGTTTAAACTCAATTGATAATGTTGTTTATGTGGCAACCACAAACAATCTGGAAAAAATACCAGCTAGGATTAAAGATAGACCATCTAGATTTGATAAGAAATATAAAATAGAAAAACCAACAACTGAGGATAGAAAGATTTACTTTACTGGGATATTAGATAAAGAGGATCAAAAGCTTTATGATATTGATAAATTAGTTAAAGACACCAATGGTTATACTATGGCCCATCTTAAAGAAACTTTTATTTCGTTGTATATCCTTAAAAATCCATATGATGAAACCATTAAGCGATTAAAAAACAAAAAAATTGCTGATGAAAGAATGGGATTTAATCTTTCTGAGGATTAAGTCGACACTTAACTTGTTTTCATTATATTTATGTAATATAATCTATTAAAATGGGTATAAAAATATTAAAAGAAAACGAAGAAGGTTTTGGTATCTTAATTGAAGGTGATGCTGGTTCAGTATCTGAGGTATTACAAGGACAAATTATAAATGAAGAAATTAGTAGGGGTCCAATAGATTTATCTGGACCCATATACTATTACGCTACATTACAAAAATATGGTGTTGAGAATAGAAATGGCCGAGTGTATCCAGAAGACATTTTGAGAAGAGAAGTTGAAAGATATAGAGAAGTTATTGCTCGCAATTCTAGTTTTCATGAATTGGATCACCCACAAGAATCTGTTATTTCGTTAAAAGGTGGTTCGCCACACAGAATAGTTGATATGTTCTGGAAAGATAATGTTCTTATTGGTAAACTAGAGATATTAGTATCTGAAGGCTTTAGGAGAGGTGGTATTATATCTTGTAATGGTGATTTAGTCGCACATTACCTAAGTTATGGTATGACATTAGGCATCTCTTCAAGAGGTGTTGGTAGTCTTAAAAAAGTTGGTGGTAAAAATGTTGTACAAAGTGACTTCGAATTAATCTGTTGGGATATCGTTTCATCCCCATCTACACCAGGCTCCTATCTTTATAAAGATCCACAAGACTTTAAAAAATATGATGAGGTTTTAAATGAGCCAAAGGAAATTGAGGAGAGTACCGCACCAGAAGAGAACGATTTTTTGGCAAATCTTAATAAATTTTTGAAATTTTAAGTTGCTTTTATAAAAAATTTTTACTACTATTATAACAGTTAAAAAATATTTTTTATGAAAACTTACTATTGGTACACAGTTACAATTCAATTCGTTGTTGAAGACGAGCAAACGGGTAAAATCAAAAAGATTAAAGAAAATTATCTTACCAAAGCAATCTCAGTTACTGATGCAGAAGCCTCTGTAATCAAGGATCTTGAGGGAACAATGGGTGATTTTAGAATCTTAAAAATCGATGAATCTAAAATTGTTAGAGTTATCCTTCCACAAGGAGTTGACATCAACGCTGAATAAAAACTAAGAAAAAAAGACGTTAAAAACCATCCATATCGGGTGGTTTTTTTTGTTTAGGCCCAGTACAATATAGCGTATTGGGAATATTTTTTTAAATTTTTTTGCTCTTTCGATATTTTCATAGTATTTATTACTAAGATAATATATCATAATAATTTTTTAATAAATTAAAACATGAGCAAAACAAATATTTTAGCAGAAACTCTAGCTGAAATTCAAGAACTAAGAGAAGCCGTTTCTAAAAACGCTAATCATGCGTTGAAAAGCACTCTTAAAGAAGAATTAGAAGAAATTGTCAAAAACAACCTAGAGGAAGTTAATGACGAAGAGTTAACAGATGACATGCCTGGTGATAATCTACCAGGTGATCAAACAGCAAATAATGATGCAGACGGTATGGGTGATATGCCTACTGAGCCACAAGATGGTGAAGAGGTTATCGACTTAACCGACAAGTCAGATGAGGACGTTATTAAACATTTCGACCTTATGGAACCTGCTGACGAGATCGAAATCGTACAAACCCCAGAAGGCGGAGTACAAATCAACATTCAACCAGCTAAAGGTGAAGAAGGTTCTGAGGAAAATCCAGAAGAAACACCAGCAGCTACTGAAATTGATGAGTATAAAGACGAGCAGCCTATTACAACTAGTGCTGCACTTGACAAACAATTTGGGAAAGTTGTCGATGAAATGGTTGACTTAGAAGAAGAGCCAGTGTATGAGGTTGAAATCTCAGAAGAGGATCTTAACGAAGTTGCTAAGGAAGCTACAGCTCACATCGTAAACAAAGGTGGATCAGTTCCAACAGGTGAAAGTAAACTCGAAGAACCCGCTAAAGAAAATGGTGTGATTAAAAATGCGGCTACCAAACACATGTCTACTAAAGGTGGATCAGTTCCAACAGGTGAGAAAAAACTTGAGGAACCAGCTAAAGAAAACGGTGTTATTAAAAATGCGGCTACGAAAGATATCCACGAAAGTACACAAGATACGGCTGGAAACAAAAACAAAGAAAAAGAGTTACATGAAAGCTTGGTGGTAATGAGAAAAAAATACCAAGAAGCAGTGGCTGAAAATAATAAAAAGACAAAAGAGTTGGATAGCTTCAAAACTTTAGCAGAAGAATTTAAAGGTTCTGAAACTGAATATAAATCAGCTATTAAAAATCTTAAGTCGCAATTACAAGAAGTTGCTTTGTTCTCATCAAACTTAACTTATGCAATCAAATTGATTACTGAAAACTCTACAACTAAGGACGAGAAATTAAACATCCTTAAAAGATTCGATTCAGCTAAAAACTTAAACGAATCAAGAGAAATCTTTAACAGTTTGCAAGATCAGTTAGTTTCTGGCAAAACAGCAACAAAACAGGTGATTGAAGACAAAATTATGGAAACACCAAAAGCGAGTGGTTCTTCAAAATTAAATGAATCAACCGCTTATCAGAATCCACAATTATCAAGAATGTTGGATATCATCGGAAAAATTAAATAATAAAATTAAAAACAAACTTAAAAAATACTAAAATGGGAGCATTATTAGAATCAGGAAAAGTTGGTAACGTAAGCTTAAATCACTTAAAGGCTGTACGTACTGACGTAATTAACAGATGGGACAGCTTAGGACTATTAGAAGGTCTTGCTGGTCACAGAAAAGAGAATATCGCACAATTATTTGAAAACCAAGCATCACACATGCTTAACGAATCAGTTGCTTTAGGTAACGAAGGTTCTTTCGAAACTGTGGTATTCCCAATCGTGAGAAGAGTATTCTCAAAATTATTAGCTAACGAAATCGTTTCGGTTCAAGCATTAAACTTACCTATTGGTAAATTGTTCTATTTCATTCCGAAATTGGATAATTCAGCGTTTGACGCTACTTATGCGGGTATTCCAAAAACCGCTCAAAGTAACGTAAGTGCTAACCTTTATGATTCTTTCTACGGAGAGAACGGTCTTTATGACAAATCTAAAGGTGCTGCTACTACTTTAACTGGAGCTACAACTACAGCTAACTTGTATCAATTTGACTCAGCTTCTGCTAGTGGTTACGCTACTTTGGCTGGTACATCTTGTGCAACTGGCGCAACTTCAATCATCAAGGTTGATTTCGCTGCATCAATCACTAACTGGGAAAATGCTGAAGAAGTTATGTCTACATTGGCAATCGCTTCAGTTACTTCTGGTGCTGATTTCGATTTCTATTTACCAGCTCAAAAATATGGTAAATCAATCATGGATTCAAGTGGTGTTGTTTACATTGCCGTTGTTAACAACAGTGCAACAGTAGCATTACCTTTGACTGGTTTAACCGTAACAGCTAAAGAATACGAATCTTTAGAGTACAATGATCAAATGGGTGAAGTAAGCTTCGAACTTCAATCTGTAACAGTTTCTGTTATTGAAAGAAAGTTAAGAGCTCAATGGTCTCCAGAATTAGCTCAAGACGTATCAGCGTTCCATAACATTGATGCAGAAGCTGAATTGACAGCTTTATTGTCTGAGCAAGTTGCTGCTGAGATTGACCGTGAAATTTTACGTGACTTACGTAGAGGTGCTGCATGGAGAATGACTTGGGATTACTCTGGTTCAAGAGTTAACACAGGTGGTTTATCTGCAACAAACGGTTTCTATACTCAAAAAGATTGGAACCAAACTTTGATCACTGCGATCAACCAAGTTTCTGCACAAATCCACAAAGCTACTTTAAGAGGTGGTGCTAACTGGATCGTAGTTTCTGCTGAGGTTTCAGCTATCTTGGACGACTTAGAATACTTCCACGTATCTAACGCTGCTCCAGAGCAAGACAAATATAACATGGGTATTGAAAGAATCGGTTCATTGGGTGGAAGATACCAAGTTTACCGTGATCCTTACTTCCCAGCTGATACAATCTTGATGGGTCACAAAGGTACATCTTTGTTGGATACAGGTTACATCTACGCACCATACGTGCCAATGCAATTAACTCCTACAATGTACAACCCATTCACCTTTGCACCAGTTAAAGGTATCATGACTCGTTACGCTAAGAAAATGGTTAACAACCGTTTCTATGGTGTAATCAAGTGTCAGAATATCGTTAGCTTCGGTATCACAGGTTTAAGATAATCTTAGGGTTACATTAAAAATTAAAAGGGTGGATTTTTTCCACCCTTTTTTTGTTTATATTTGTTTGTTTTTTTACTATATTTGTATGGTTAATTAGAAACATTTATGAAAAAATTATTATACATCGCCCCACACCTTTCCACAGGCGGTTTACCACAGTACTTAACTAAAAAAATTGAATTACTTAGAGATTCATTTGACATTTATGTTGTTGAATGGTCTAACCACACTGGTGGTGTGTTGGTTGTACAAAGAGATAAAATAACTTCAATGGTCGCCCCAGATAAATTTTTTACTCTGGAAGAAAATAAAATTCAACTAATTGATATTATTAATAGGGTATCACCAGATATTGTACACTTAGAAGAAATTCCTGAATATTTCATGGATTTTGAGGTTGCAAAAGAAATTTACAAAAAAGATCGTAACTATGTTATTGTAGAAACTTCTCACGATTCATCATACGATGCCACACAAAAGAAATTTTTCCCAGATAAATTTATGTTTGTATCTGATTGGCAAATTAAATTATTTGAATCAATCGATATCCCAAAAGTTTTGGTTGAATACCCTATTGAATATAAACAAAGGCCAAATAGAGAAGATGCATTAAAAGACCTTGGTTTAGATCCTAGTAAAAAACACGTATTACACGTTGGTTTATTTACACCAAGAAAAAATCAAAAAGAATTTTTTGATTACGCAAGATCTTTACCTGAATATGTTTTCCATTCTGTTGGTAATCAAGCTGGCAACTTTGCTCATTACTGGGAACCTTTGATGAAAGATAAACCAGAAAATGTTGTTTGGCATGGTGAAAGAAAAGATGTTGACAGGTTTTATCAGGCGATGGATTTATTCCTATTCACATCTAGAGGTACAGATAATGATAAGGAAACAATGCCTTTGGTTATCCGTGAAGCGATTTCCTGGAATTTACCAATTTTAATTTACAACCTTGGCGTTTATCTTAATTATTTCGATAAGTTTGATAATATCAAGTACTTAGATTTTTCTGATTTTAACAAAAATTGTTCTTTAATCAAAGAAGTTTTAGAAAATGGTATTGAATTTCAACCAAAAGTTAAAGAAATTAACAAAGAAAAAGAAGCTATCATTATTTCAACATATCCAACAACAAAAAGTGTTTTTGATACAACAGTTGAATGTATTTTAGCGGCTAAAAGAACGGGTAGAAAAGTTATTTTAACATCACATTTACCAGTTTCACCAGATTTACAAAATTTGGTAGATTATTATATCTACGATAAAAACAATATTTTAACAAAACATACATTCTACTCCCAAAGTAGATATAGTGAAGCTGATTTCTTTGCTTTTGTTAACTTAAGAGGTGAAGGTAACGATGTTTATCACGGCCCAACTTGCTACACAAATTATTATAATGGCGCTGCGTTGGCAAACGAATTGGGTATGGAAAAAGTTTATTTCCTTAACTACGATTATGTTCTAAAAAATGATGCGTATCTAGATAACATTTCAAATATATTAGATACAAAATCCGCTTATTTTGGTGATATGCCAAACAATCCAGAAGGTCATTCAGTTACCACATTTTTTATGGGTATTAGACCGTCTTTTTATTTAAATTCCGTAGAGCCAATATCTTGCGCACAAGATTATGAAAATTTAAGAACAAAATGGGGTTCATTTAGTAATGGGTACGAAAATATGATGTTTTTTGCCTTCAAAGATAAAATGAACCAAATCGAATTGGTTGGTGAAGAACAGTTTAAAAATGAAGTGGCGACTAATTTCCACCATAGAGATTATTCTAGGGTTGAATATTTCACAGTTTTGCCAACAACAGTACCTAACTCGTTTGCTGTTTATTTCCAGGTATCAAATTCAATTGACAGTAGAATTGTTAATATTAAAATTAATAAGAATGGGTCTTTACTTAAAGAGGAACAAATTACTGTAACAGGTAGAGGTGCTTGGTATAACATGGTTGGTTATAATTTAGATGAAAACGCTGAATATACCGTTGATTATCAGTCCTTTGATAAGGATACCCAACAATTTATTGAAAGTAAGTTTTTAAGAATTAACAATGATTATATCACAAATGTCTTACCGAATAACGGAATGTTTGAATATAAAGGTGATATTAACGGCATCAATTTATTGAGTGATAATGATAGTTCAAAACCTAAAATTAGAATTGTACATTTAGTTACTGAACCATCAACCAACCCTAAAGAGTTACGTTCAGCTTTTTCTTTAAAAGATTTTGCTAGTAACTTCGACAATGTTGAATACTATGAAAAAATCAACGAGATCTACAAAGAGTTACCACCAGTTGATACGTGTAATAGACCACATGATGTTGCACCTGAACCAGGGTACTTCAAACTATCCCCAGGGCATTACGGCTGTTTCTTGGCACATAAAAACGGTATAACTTTACCAGATAACAACAAATATGATTTCATCTTAGTGTTTGAGGGTGATGTCATAATTGATGCACCTTACCAGGAATTGTATGATAATTTAATTAGATGGTCACAACTGGCTAAAGAAGAAAATGTTGATATGGTCGGTTTTGGTAACTACTGCGCTGAGAGATATAGTGGTGAGCGTGAGGATTTAATGCTTAATTTAAGTATTTTTGCACCAGCGCAATCTTACTTGATTAATAGAGAAAAATTACCTACTTTTGTAGAAAGATTTGAAACGTGTAAATGGGATGCGTTTGACTTGTGGATGACCAAAGTTGCCAAACTACACGGTGCAATGGCAAACAAGATTTATACTAAACATTTACCAGGATATTCTATTGTAGATAGAAAAGATAAAAATAAAGACAACGACTACGCAGCAATTTTCACTAATTAATGTATTTACACGGGCATAAATTAAACACTAAACACCCAGATTTTAGTCTTGGGTGGTGTGAATCGGTATTTAAAGAAATTTGGTTAGATCACGAATACTCAAGATATGGTGTTGAAGTTGAAAAAGGGGATATTGTTGTTGACTGTGGTGCTAATGTTGGTTTTTTTACTAACTACGCACTAAATTATCGTAAAGCAAAACATGTTTACTCATTTGAGTGTGATGAAACTTATGTGGAATGTTTAAGACAAAATACAAATGAAAATGTTACCATAACACAAGCATTTGTTTCGGATAGAGATGAAATTGGTCACTATAACATAGAGAGAATGTTACATGATTTTGGTTTAACCCACATCGATTTTATTAAAGTTGACATTGAGTGGTGGGAATACCCATTATTAATTAACATGTCAAATGATACGATGAAAAGAGCGAACAAATGGGTAGTAGAACTACATAGTATATATGATAATTATGATAAAATATTAGATATAATTGAAAAATTTACATTAAATGGGTTTGATGTAAATTATGAACAAGTACACAAAGAAACAAACCTAGCATTATTATACGCAAAAAAGAGAATATGAAAATTTGTCAAGTACATCCTGGATGTGGAATACCAGTGCCACCACCTAATTGGGGTGCTGTAGAAAAAATAGTATGGGAATTTACCCAGAATTTAAGATTATTAGGGCATGAGGTTGACATCAAATATGCAAATGAAATTCAACCAGGTGAATATGATGTTGTTCACGTGCACATGGCCAATTTATGCCATTTTTTACACGATAGAGGTATACCATACATTTATCAATTACATGATCACCACGCTTATTACTATGGTAAGGGGTCTTATGTGTTCAACCAAAATAATAGGGCTATTCTCGAGTCACAGGTTTCATTAATGCCAGGTAGATTTTTAGTACCTTACTTTGAAACAGAAAAAGCTATTTATTTTTCACATGGTGTGAATACCGATTTTTATCACCCTTCAGACATCAGACCTAAAGAGCATAAACTATTATGTTTAGCTAATAACGGATTAGCTGGTATGGATGGGTACGATAGAAAAGGTTTTGGCTTTGCAATTCAAGCCGCAATGGCAAGAAATCTACCGATCACAATTGCTGGTCCAAGAAATAACCAAAATTTCTTTAATGAGAATCCGTGGGTTAATGGGTACGCAAAATTATCAATTGAGTGGGAACCTAATCAAGATGAATTAGTTAATCTATACCATAGACATACAATTTTTATGCACCCTTCTGAATTAGAAGCTGGCCACCCTAATTTAACTATATTAGAGGCCGCTGCATGTGGCTTACCAATTAACGGTGCCATTGAGATGGAAACTGATTTTAACGGTATGTGGAGAGCACCTAGAAAGGTTACAGATATTGTACGTGGGTTAGATGATATTATAGCTAATTACGATTCATACCGTGAAAGAGCTATTCAACACGCTGAGTCTTTATCATGGTACAATAGATCAAAAGAATTATTAGAAGTTTATAAACAATACGCACAACAATGAGGATATTAGGGCTTTCAGCTGGATCACATTCTTGTGGTATAAGCTTAATAGAGAACGGTAAGATAATCTTTTCTTTAGAAGAAGAAAGGCATACAAGAATAAAAGTTTACAAAGATTTTTATGGCGGTTATTTTAGATACCCACAGTTATCAATGTATGAAGCGGTTAAAAGATTTAACCTAGATCCAAACTCAGTTGATTATATAACGAGTTATTACCCCAAACATGAGGTTAAAGTATTTTGGGAAAGCTTAGGGTTAGGTCTATTCCCTGAACAGAAATTCATATTCATTGATCATCATGATTCACATGCTGGGACCGCTTATTATATGAGCGGTTTTGATGATGACACACTTGTTGTTACCATGGATGCCAGCGGTGGACAGTATAGTGCAAAATATTTCGTAGGTTCTAATGGTGATTTAGATTATATCGATGGTTTGGATTTAACAAGAAAATCTTTTGGTCATTATTATGCCATGTTAACAGAATTTTTAGGTTTTAGAAGACTTAAAGATGAAGGTAAAGTTGTTGGTATGGCCGCACACGGTAGACATGATAGCCTATCATACCAAGCCTTTAATGAGTGTATTAAAATTGAGGGTATACACACCGATAAAGACCAATCAGACGTACTATTAGGTCAAATTTATGTTGATTTTTATACCAGATATTATAAATCATTAGGTTCTAAAGTGTTTTTTGGGACAAAAGCTGACTTAGCATATACAGGGCAATTTGTTTTTGAGGAAAAAATATTACAAGTTTTTAATAACTTACATAACATGTACCCAAACATTAAAAAAGTTGCTGTAGCTGGTGGAGTTTTTGCTAATGTAAAATTAAATAAACGCATCAATGAATTATATTGGGTTAATGAAATGTTTGTCGCACCCCCAATGGGTGATGAAGGTTGTCCGCTTGGTTGTGCTTTATTGGTACATAAAATGTTTACACCAGGGTTCAAACCATTTAGATTAGAAAACATGTTTATGGGTACGGAGTATACTGATACTGAAGTTGGTGAACATTTTTGGGACCAAAATAAATTTTCAAGGGAGATATTCACCCCAGAATTGGCAGCAAAATACTTGGCTGAAGGTAAAATTATCGGTATGTTCAACGGAAGGTATGAGCACGGCCCAAGGGCTTTAGGTAATCGTAGTATTATTGGTGAGGTAACTAACCCAGATACATATGATAAAATTAATAACAAACTACAAAGAAATGATTTCATGCCATTTGCGCCAGCTGTAATGGAAGAACATGCTGATACAATTTTTAATGTCACAAAATCAAGATATACAGCTGAGTTTATGACGATGTTATATGATACAAGACCTGAGTGGGCCAATAGAATACCAACAGTTGTTCATCCTAAGGATAAAACGGCTAGGATACAAATAGTAACTAAAACAAGCAATCCAACATTCTATAAAGTTTTGGATGAATATAATAAAATAACTGGCGTACCTGTTCTTTTAAATACATCATTTAATGTACACGAAGAACCAATCGTATGTCACCCAAACGAAGCGTTTAATCATTTACAGAATGACGTTGTTGACTTATTAATAATAAATAATTTTATCTACAAAAAATATGAAGGACATCTTAATTAACGAATACAATAATACTGAAATCTTAGCAAAAGATTACAAACAACCAGCAAACTCATTTATAGTACATTTTGTAAATGGTGCTTTATGTGAAATTAAAGGACCGATATCAAAAAAATACAAGGTTGTTTTTTCTGATAATAAAACTGGGCACGTTCATCACGTATCTGAGATTACAAATAACATGTGGACTAAAAGTGCCATTGAATATTTTATCGAATGGAATATTAAAGTATATGAGTTAGAAACGGAAGAGTTAGTTTTTGAACACACATACGATTGTAAAGATAAAAGGGTTTACATCCATTTAGATAGCTCTGCTGTTGGTGATACAATGGCTTGGTTTCCGTATGCGGATGAGTTCAGAAAAAAACACGGGTGTAAAGTTTTGTGCTCAACATTCCATAATGAATGGTTTGAGGGTATGTATCCAGAAATTGAATTTGTTAAACCTGGTACACCTGTTATTGATTTATACGCAATGTATAAGATTGGTTGGTTTTACGATAATAAAGAAGTTGTTAAAACCAAAATCCCGATTGATTTTAAACAGCACCCTTTACAAGAAACTAGTTCATGTATTCTAGGGTTGGATTATGAAGAGGTTAAACCAAAGGTTTTTGTACCAGAAGAGCCTAGTAGAATTGAAGGTAAATATGTTATTATTGCACCTCACGCATCTGCACACGCTAAATATTGGAATCATCCAGGCGGATGGCAAGGTGTTATTGATCACTTAAATGCTAGTGGTTATAAGGTTGTTATGATTACATCAGAAAAACTGGGTGATGCTTGGCATGATTCAAAACTTGGTGGTACATTAAGAAATGTTATTGATAAAACTGGTGGTCATATTGATCTGGTTGACAGAATGATTGACATTAAACACGCATCGGCTTTTATTGGTTTAGGTAGTGGTTTAAGTTGGTTATCTTGGGCTATCGGAACACCTACAGTTCTTATCTCTGGATTTAGTTACCCTTTATCTGAGTTTGCTGACTGTGAAAGGATTTTTAACCCAAATGTTTGTAACGGATGTTTTAATAGACATTGGTTAAACCCAGGGGATTGGGAATGGTGCCCAGATCACAAAGATACACCAAGACACTTTGAATGTTCTAAAACTATTGAAACTCAAACTGTTATAGACGCTGTTAATAGACTTTTAACCAAAAAAGAAGAGCCAGTTCAAGAGGTCATTGAAGAAAATTTAGAAAAAAAAGATAAAAAAAGTTTTTTTGGTAAGTTTTTTTAGGTATATTTGTTGCTATAACATATAATAGCAACAACTATGTTTTATAAATATGACGAAAAACAACTCAAATTTGTTAAGAACAAATTGGGTATAAGGATAGCATTAGGAACCACCATTTTATTGATGGTTGGTTCCTTTTTTATTGGTAGGTATACCAGCGGTACACTCACTAAATATGAAAAAGAGTATATTCATATTAATTGGGAAAAAGAACGTAACGCTATTAATAAAGAAAAACTAGCTAAAGAACTAAAAGAATCTGGTATTAAATTCCCACACATTATAATGGCCCAGGCTATTATTGAATCTGGTAATTTTAAGAGCGAACTTTATAAATCAAATAATAATCTATTTGGTATGACAATACCTGGTTCAAGAAATACCACCAATATTGCTGTTGATGGTAAATATGCTAAATATAACACATGGCAAAGGTGTGTGCTTGATATGGCTTATCTGCAACAATATAATTTAAAGGGTATTAGATTAGGTAATGATGAGGATTACTTTATATATTTGAAAAATAGTAATTACGCTGAAGCTCCGAATTATATAGCCGCTTTAAAAAACGTAATAGATAAAGAAAATTTAAAATCTTATTTTAATGAGTAAAGAAAAATTAAAAGATATTCTTTCAACACCAACTTATTGTGGGCAAGAACAATATCTTATAGCAAAAATAACCAAATATCTTAGTGAAAGTAATCTGGATTATGTTATTGATGAACACGGTAATATCTTCGTAACAAAGGGTATTGCCGAACATTATCCATGTGTTGTTGCACACACTGATTCTGTGCATAGAATTGTTGATATGGATATCTTACATCACCCAGATGAAGAAGACATTATATATGCGGTTGAAAAAGGCACAAATAAGCCCACTGGCTGCGGTGGGGATAATAAAGCGGGTGTTTATGTATGTTTGGAGTTACTTGAGCGTGTAGAGGTCTTAAAAGCGGCTTTTTTCGTATCTGAGGAATATGGTTGTTTCGGGTCAACACTAGCAGATGAAGTTTTTTTTCAGGATGTTGGTTATGCTTTACAATTTGATGCACCTGAAAACGATTGGGTTACACACTATTGTAATGGTGTTAAGTTATTTGACGAAAATGGTGATTTTTATAAAACAATAAAGCCAATATTGGAAGATTACATGGGTGATTATTCTTTAGGTAGACACCCATATACTGATGTTAGTATTCTTGGTGCGTTTTATGATTTTTCATGCATCAACTATTCAGTAGGTTATTATAACATGCATTCAAAGATGGAGTATGTTAGTATTAGTTTTGCACAACAAGCCAGAAATATCGCTTTAGAGATCATTACATCCCTGGGTAATATAAAGTACACATTTGTTGATGAAAACGTCAGAATTGATAAGGAAAAGGCTAAAGAAAGGGCTTTAAAATCACTTAACGGTTTAAGGAAATAAAAAAAGGGGCGCTAGGCCCCTTTCTTATTTTATTATTTCTTTAAATCTTGGATCTCTTTATCAAGATCTTTTATCGCCTCGATAAGTAAACCAACCAAGTTTGAGTAAGCTACCGCTAAGTGTCCATCGGATTCCCTTGTCGAGATAACTTCTGGGACAACTTTTTGAACTTCCTGTGCAATAACACCCATTTTCAAAGATTTATCTTCAATATCATTTCTTGTATAGTTAACACCTCTCATATTTCTTACTTTATTTAAGGCATCACTAATTGTAACAACATTGTCCTTAACTCTTTGATCTGAGTATGCAATAACATCAGCAGATGCGTAGATAGTACCAGTAACATCTAATGTATATGCTGGAGTAGCGTTGTTAATACCTAATCTTGTATTAGCTATATCCGCTTTCAAGAAGCTAACGCTTTGTACTTGTGTTGTACTCACAGTTCTAACTAAGTAGTCAGGTTGGTTTGTGAATGAACCACCGCTGATACCTGATGTACCGCTAATTGATTGTCCACTTGTTCCAGCAACACCTGATGTACCGTTTGAACCATTAATACCTGAAGTACCACCAGCTCCATTTGCACCTGAGTTACCAGCAGCTCCAGCGGTACCATTTGTACCATTTGCACCAGATGTACCATTTGTACCAGATGTACCTGAAGAAGCTGACAATCTACCAGTACCAGCCGTACCGCCAGCACCTGAAGTACCAGATGTACCTGAAGTACCAGAAGATCCGTTAGCACCCGAAGTACCGTTAGCACCAACACCTGATGTACCAGCACCTGATGTACCTGAAGTACCAGCTGTTGCTGAAGTACCAGAAGAACCAGCTGTACGAGAAAGACCCGATACACCACCAGTACCAGTTGTACCACCTGTTGCAGAAGAACCTGATAAACCACTAATACCTGAGTTACCGTTGTTACCAGACGTACCGTTTGTACCAGTTGATCCTGAAGAACCAGAAGTACGAGATAAACCACTAGCCCCAGCGTTACCATTATTACCAACAGTACCGTTTGTACCAGTTGATCCTGAACTACCTGATGTACCACTTGCCTGTGTTACGCCAAAACCTGCGCTTAATGCATTAGCACCCACAGTACCATTTGTACCGCTTGATCCTGAAGAACCAGAAGAGCCAGAGTTTGCAGAAGCACCAATGTTACCAGCATTACCTGAAGTACCATTTGTACCAGTTGATCCAGATGAGCCACTTAATGCTGACGCACCTATGTTACCCGCAGCACCGTTTGTACCATTAGACCCTGAAGAACCAGATGAACCAGAGGCTCCTGAGTTAGCAACTAAACCTATTGTACCGCTTGTACCTGAAGAACCACTTGATCCTGAAGCACCTGATATTCTATCATTACCACTTGTACCCTGAGTACCAGTTGATCCAGAAGATCCAGATGAACCAGAGTTTGCCGATAATCCGTTAGCACCAGCATTACCTGAGGTACCGTTTGTACCTGTAGATCCAGACGAACCACTCAATGCTGATGCACCAATGTTACCCGCAGCACCATTTGTACCATTTGTTCCCGAAGAACCAGATGTACCTGAAAGTGTACTTGTACCAGAAGGAACAACCAAACCATTTGTACCAGCCGTACCTGTAGATCCAGATGAACCACTATTACCTGAGTTACCGTTAGCGCCATTGTTACCGTTAGTACCGTTTGTACCATTTGAACCCGATAAACCACTATTACCTGAGTTACCGTTAGCGCCATTGTTACCGTTAGTACCAGTAGAACCATTTGTACCACTTAAGCCAGAGTTACCGCTGTTACCATTCACACCGATAGTACCATTTGTTCCTGAAGAACCACTTGATCCAGAAGAACCAGATAATCTTGATAAACCTGAAACACCATCTGTACCTGAAGTACCAGTTGATCCAGCTGAACCTGAAGAACCTGAGCTTCTGCTTAAACCCGATTGACCATCTGTACCTGAGGTACCTGATGTTCCAGCTGTTGCAGAAGAACCAGCTAATCTACTTAAACCTGATGTACCAACCGTACCGTTTGTTCCTGAAGAACCACTTGATCCAGACGAACCTGAAGCACCTGAGTTAGCCATTAAACCGACTGTACCGTTTGTACCGTTTGAACCACTTGAACCAGATGCACCACTTACAGCGTTGTTACCATTGTTACCTGAGGTACCGTTTGTACCTGTAGATCCAGACGAACCACTCAATGCTGATGCACCATTACCACCGTTTATACCGTTTGTACCAGTTGACCCTGAAGAACCGCTAGAGCCAGAGTTAGCACTCAATCCGTTGTTACCCGCAGCACCATTTGTACCAAACGTACCTGATGATCCTGAAGAACCTGAAAGTGTACTTGTGCCAGAAGGAACGGCTAAACCATTTGTACCAGCCGTACCTGTAGATCCAGATGAACCAGAAGATGCTGAAGAACCACTTAATTGTGATAAACCTGAGTTACCAGTTGTACCTGAAGTACCAGTTGAACCACTGGTACCTGAAGAACCAGAGTTTCTTGATAACCCTGACGCACCATCAGTACCCGCAGTACCAGTTGTACCAGAAGAACCTGAAGTTGCAGAAGAACCAGCTAATCTACTTAAACCTGATGTACCATTTGTACCATTTGTTCCTGAAGAACCAGATGACCCTGAGGAACCAGAAGCACCTGAGTTAGCCATTAAACCAACAGTACCGTTTGTACCATTAGATCCTGAAGAGCCTGAAGCGCCACTTACCGCATTGTTACCATTATTACCGTTAGTACCGTTTGTACCTGTAGATCCAGACGAACCTGAGTTTGCAGAGGCACCACTATTACCAGCAGCTCCAGCAGTACCATTTGTACCAGTTGTTCCTGAAGAACCTGAAGAACCCGACAATTGTGATAAACCACTATTACCAGCAACACCCGCAGTACCAGTTGTACCAGAAGTTCCTGAAGAACCACTTATCGCAGAAAAAGTACTTTGACCTGAAGTTGCGTTAAGACCGTTTGTACCAGACGTACCTGATGAACCAGCTGTTGCTGAAGAACCAGACAACCTACTTAAACCAGAAACACCATCTGTACCTGAAGTACCTGTTGAACCAGCTGATCCAGAAGAACCTGATGTATCACTTGCAGCGGATATACCATCTGTACCTGAAGTACCTGATGTACCAGCTGTTGCTGAAGAACCAGACAATCTTGATAAACCTGATGTACCAACTGTACCATTTGTTCCTGAAGAACCAGATGAAGCAGATGAGCCACTTAATGCGCTTAAACCGTTATTACCAGCATTACCTGAAGTACCATTTGTACCAGTTGATCCAGATGAACCACTTAATGCTGACGCACCTATGTTACCTGCCACACCATTTGTACCATTTGAACCTGAGGTTGCAGATGAACCACTTAATTGTGATAAACCTGAAGCGCCAGCTGTACCTGAAGTACCAGTTGTACCTGATGTCGCTGATGAACCGCTATTTAAGCTTAATCCTGAAGCACCCGCAGTACCATTTGTTCCTGAAGAACCTGAAGTTGCTGAAGAACCAGAACTACCACTTAAACCACTATTACCTGAATTACCCGCAGTACCATTTGTACCTGTTGATCCTGAAGAACCTGAGGTCCCTGAAGATCTACTCAATGCCGATGCACCGTCTGTACCAGCGGTACCAGTTGTTCCAGAAGTACCTGAAGTACCAGCAGAGCCAGATAATCTTGACAATCCTGATGTACCAACTGTACCGTTTGTTCCTGAAGAACCTGAAGAAGCGCTTGATCCGCTTAATTGAGACAATCCTGAATTACCAGCTGTTCCGTTTGATCCGCTCGTACCTGAAGTTGCGGATGAACCAGATGAACCTGCGCTACCACTTAATTGTGATAAACCGTTTGTACCCGCAGTACCTGTTGATCCAGAAGATGCTGAAGAACCAGCTGTTGCACTCAATCCTGAGTTACCAGCCGCACCTGAAGTACCGTTTGAACCTGTACTACCTGAGCTACCAGATGTACCAGAAGATCTACTCAAACCAGATTGGCCATTAGTACCTGAAGTACCAGTTGAACCAGCTGAACCTGAGCTACCACTTAATTGTGATAGACCATTTGTACCTGCTGTACCTGAAGTAGCTGAAGTACCAGCTGATCCTGAAGAACCGCTATTTGCACTAGCACCATTTGTACCGTTTGTACCAGTTGATCCACTTGATCCAGATGTTCCACTTGATTTACTTAATGATGATTGACCATCTGTTCCATTTGTTCCAGAAGAACCACTTGTTCCTGAAGAACCTGAAGATCTACTTAAACCTGAT